GGAACAAACTCGGCGGGAGCGTTCGTCGGAAACACGGACGGCATGGTGGCTGGTAGTGTATGTGAATGGGTAAGTGGCAGAGACGAAGAGGGTGACCAGTGCAGACAAAACCTGGGTTTTGCGTGAATACACGCGGCGGCGATCATTCTAGCAGTACAGGTCATCGTCGTCAGCACCGGTGGGCGGCATGCCAAGTGATGACGACGTGAACGCGGACTTTGTCAGTTCTCTCATCCACCCGCAGCACTGCTCGGGTGACAGTGGGGGCTTGTTTGAGGTTGTAATCCACTGGGAGCGTGATGTCGGATACCTGGCATTCAAATGCTCGGTCGCCTTCTGGGCTTCCGTCCAGTGGGTACACTTGAGCGAAGTCGCCATCAGCTGGGCGTTGAAAGAGTAGTAGAAAAGGGGTTCCATCGTATGAGTGCAAGTAAAGACATATGCGTGGACGGTTGACAGGTGTGGACAAAACATAGGTTTGATGCGAAACGGTACGTGCATTACATGGTCAATACTTCCGCGCAAACTTCTTCACCTCGAGGCCCTTGAGCGTCTTCTCGAGCGCGGTCGGCTTCTTCTTGGGCGCCTTGCGTACCGGCTCCTCCTCGGCCACTGGATCGAGTGGCGGCGGAGTCAACACGCGCATGAGAGGCGGTGGAGCAACTGACACTGGCTCCATGCCAAGCTTGACGCGATCGAGCTCGTACACCTTCTTATTGTCGTCCGTCATACACTTGAACGTGATGCGCCCGTCGTCAATCATGGTGCGCAACTCAGTCACCGACGGACCGAGGTTGGATCGCACGAGCGGCCCAGGCAGAACGTCGCTCACCGGTCGAGAGACCAAGGCGCGCTTACGGAACACGGGGCGCTTGAGGAGGACCTCCATTGGAGTTGAGTGGATACATACCGTGCCGCAGGGGACTGACCCGTGCAGACACAACCTACTTTCGGAGCATGTAGAGAGCCAGACACGTCACGACCGTGCATATCACGAGCACCTTGATCTTGTGGTTGATTCGATCACCCACGTCAGAGTTGACAATCGCGGTCGTGTTCGGCGGCCATTCGCGCGTCCTCGAGTAGAAAATCGGCACGTCGATACCTTCGAGCTTCCAAGTGTCTTTTCCGACCAGAGGCTTGTAGTCCGTACTGGCCGTCCAGTTTCCCTCGGCGTCGATGGTGATCACGGCGGCTTCACATGCGTCAATCTCGGCGATCGCCTGATCGGCGATGAACGTGCCTACGAAGCTGAACGGCTTTGCCCATGCATGTGCGCGCTCACGAGCCTCCAGCATCGCCTCCTGTTTCTGCACGGGTGTCTCATTGACGTGCGGTCCATTCACGGGGTCCGAAGGTCCGTCGCAGAAGATCATTATCGAGTCTGGTGGTGTTTTCTTAAAGCGGCTGTGCGCCGTACACATAAATGGCCGAGATGAATGACCGTATTCTGGACCTGATCAAGGAGCGTATGGCGAAGGGCCGCGCACAGTATGGCCACGGTCTCAAGGAAGACTCTGGCTATGACTGGGTGAAAGAGGCGCTCGAGGAGGCGCTCGATCTGTCGATTTACGTCGCGGCGCGGCTTGTCGAGGTGTCAGTTGACAACGTTGATCGTACCAACCATGAGTGAGTTGTACGTCGATGCGTAATAGAGCGTATCGGGTGCAGATGATGACACGTGCCACACGATGGTACCCACGTCCGTCGCCGGGTAGCTCACGCCGGCTGTATACACGTCACCGGCACTATACGCACCACTGACGGTCTGAATGTTGAAGGGCTGACCCGGTGCATCCATGTAAAACACGATCGTCGTTCCACGTGACACGAAGAATGTGGGGTTTATACCTCCGTTGACCAGGTACGCCTGGTTCTGATAATTCTGAAGAAGGTATCTGGTGATTGTCGGTGATACGACGTAAGGAAACTGTACGCTCGAACGAAGTCCGTAAGGACTCTGAACCTCGACAGTGAGGTCCTGGAGCTGAACATCAGTGCTCTGTGCGAACCCGAGCGTGATTCCGGTTTCGCCCGTCGACGCAATGGACACGCCACTCGGGAGTGCGCTCGTCGTATATGCCAGCGTCACCAGGTTGTAATACGGGGATGTCTGTGCGATGAAAAATGTGTTTGCGCTCACAGTGTCGATGATGACCGGTAGGGGTGCAGGTGTCCGGAGTGCCGGCTTGTACTGCTGGATCGTCGCGAGCACGTAATTCGGTGCCGGCCATGCGATGTACTTTACTGGACCGGACAAGCACAGCTCGCCGTTGAGCGGTACAGTTTTGCGCACTTGCTGAATCATCAATCTGTGCGTCGTCATTTCAAACCAGGCTCTCTCCTCGTAGGGTAGGTGGATGGTTTCGCACCACACCTTGTACGTATAGGCGGGCGAAAGCCCTTCGATCAGAAGATCGAGCTGAGTGTACCGGATCGACACGAGCGGAAAGTACGTCCCCTCGAAAGGAAGCCATAGAGGCTGGAACCCAACCGGAACGTGACGCTGCGACTCATTCTTAGCCTCGAGCACCGGACGAATGGTGTTCATGTACGTCGAGTCGCGCTTGTCGATAATCTGTTCGCCGAGCCGGGTCGACATGGTGGTGAAAGTGATGGGGACTGGAACGAGTGCGTCCGTCACGAGGTCATGTGCCGTGATGTATACATAGCCGAGAAGATCACCCTTTGACGTGTCAAACTTGACGAGTCCACCTGGATCGACCCGAACACGTTCGAGCGACATGGCAAATGATACATGTCGCTTGTACGATGAACGAAAAAAGGACATCTGGGGCTCGAGCGTGAGCCAGACGTCCTGTGGACCCTCGACCAACAGTTGTGCACCGGTCGTATCGGTCATATCTATTACAGTCCGAGGTTTTTTAGTCCCAATAAAGCAGTGACGCTGTACCATCCTTGATCTCAATGACGTTGTACCCGACGGCGTACAGGTAGCTGCCAGTCACCATGCTCGTGAATGGCACGGTTTCCGGTGTCACAATCTGAAACTTGTCGATCCGGGAAAAGTTGAGCGTGCCGGTCGGCTGGTAGGACGTCGTGTCCAGGCAGAATGGGATCACGGCGACGTTCGTGTTGCTGAAATAGCCGTTCGGTGCATGGTAGTATGCGTTGACGTCAGTCCACTGTTCGAGGTGACGAGACTCACCGACGTCGGTTCCGTTCACTTGGTACTTGAACTGGTAGTCAGCAACGGCTGGCATTCTATTGTCTAGTGAGAGTTTTTTCCGCATAAACAAGTCGCGACACGTCTAAGGAATGAGTCATTACGAGACTCTGGGTATCGATCGAGGTGCATCGGTCGACGAGATCAAAAAGGCGTACCGGAAGCTCGCTATGAAGCACCACCCTGATCGGGGCGGTGATCCCGAAAAGTTCAAGGCGATCAATCAGGCACACGAAACGCTCTCCGACCCCGAGAAGCGTGGCCGATACGATCAGTTTGGGACAGATGACCCTCAGCAGCAAATGCCACAGGGTCCAGACATTTCGCAGATGTTCCAGAACATGTTCGGTGGCGGATCAGCCGGGCCGTTTGGTCATGGCCAATTTAGTGGCGGTGGGCCTGGGCGACGCGGTGATCACAAGCACGTCATCGAACTGACGCTTGACGAGGTGTTCACGGGTGTTACCAAGACGATCAAGGTGACCATCTCCAAGCCGTGCTTTGCATGCCTGAAGAAGTGTTCCGTGTGTAACGGCGCCGGCATGCTCAGTGAAGTGCAAAACATGGGCTTCATATCGCAGATGTTTCAGCGGCCGTGTCACCAGTGCCAGGGTGGTGGTCAGATACCGCAAGGCTGTGCACAGTGTCACCACCAGCGTCACGTGACCAACGCCGCGTCAATCAATCTGAACGTCGCACCGGGCATCGAAGATGGCGTGTCTCAGGTGATCGAGGGACTCGGCGAACAGGCGCGGTCGCCCAACGAGCGCCCGGGCAACCTGAACGTTATTTTCCGCATCAAAAAACACCCCAAGTTTGAGCGAAATGGGCACGACCTGCGATACAAGCTCACGATTTCGTTCGAAGAGTCAGTCAACGGGTACGAGTTTGTCGTACCGCACTTTTTGGGCCCCCTGACGGTGCGGACACACGACCTAGACAATGTGATTGATCCGCGCAAAGACTATAGACTCGAAGGCAAAGGGCTTACGAAAGAGGCGAATCTGTATATTAACTTCGATGTTCAATACCCGCGTGTCCCCCACTCTACAAGTCCGCGTACGACACAGTAGGCGCGATGCGGTAGCTCTCCATAAGCATGCGAGTGAACGTCTCGTTCGGAAACTCGCCGTTGTGATCGTGCACATAGCTCAGCAGTGCGCGGCCGGCATATCCTGCATAGTGGTGCAGCGTCTCGGGTGACATCACCGGGTTGATCGGAACCGCGCGCAGGCGCCGGATCCACTCCGACTCTGACGTCATAACAGTCGGCGCCACGTTGTCCATAGTGTACCAGGCAGGTCCCGTGAGCGGCGGCGGGGGCGGCGCAGGCAGCGTAAAGGGCGCGCGGCACATCGGGCACGGCGCCTTGACCGTACGGCGGCGCGTCGTACCGCCCGTCGACCCGCGGCGCGTCGCCCACTCAGTCAGGCACGCCGTGTGAAAATAGTGACCGCACTTAGTCTTCGTTCGCTCAGATGGCGCCATCTCGTTCATACAGATGGCGCAATCAGACGGAACGTCCGGGAGGAGACCCCCCTTTTTCGCATGCCGCCAGCACATCTCGAGGCTGCGGTACCGCGGGCACTTGCACGGCTCACCCTTGGCCGTCGTGCCGGTACACGGCGGCCAGGTAGCAGCCGTCGAGTCAGTCGCGCGCGCGCTCTTGTTGTAGTGGATCAGGCACATGCCATGGTCGGCGCACGCCTTGTTTTTGCACGGCGCCCCCTTGGCCGTCGTGCCGGTACACGGCCCGCGAACCACGCGCGGAGCACGAGGAACCCGGACGCGCGGCGCAAAGGCGCTCATCGGCAGACGGGCACCGGCGGTCACAAAGTCATACTGAAGGTCGCGCGGAATGGTCCCCCAGAGAGACCGGATCGCCGCCACAGTCGTCACCGCAAGTTCGCGCGCGTCAGGGAAGCGAGACATTATGACGTCTAGACGCGAGTGAGTGAAGGTACCGTGTGTAGCGCCTGATCGGTGCAGACAAAACCTACTTTTCAGAACGTTGGACACGACTGTGATCGGCACATGTTTGGAAAAAATATCCTAAGAAGCCTAAACGGAAACTTCCCGTTCCGCCAATACAAATATCTCATCCTACGTAAACTAGATATTTTGACTCTAGACGTCATACTCGCGACACGCGCGCGGATCATCGAAACACTGTTCGTCCTCGATACCCTGTTTGATATTCTGTTCCTGGGCGCGGTAGGCGTGCGAAAGCTCCTCGGCGAGCTCCCATGCGTGTCGACACTCGATCGTATCCTCAAAGTTGTGACAGAGGAGCATGGCTTGATCGACCGCCTGTTTAATCTGACGCTTCGTCACCCGGGTGGGTCTAGGCTTGGAGGTCGACGAGCACCGCTTGGTGGGCCGCGCTGCCATCATGACAACCTTCTGCGCCAGGGTCCGCATTTACGGACACAGAGGTTCTATCTTTTAAGACCGACGCCGACGAGCGAGAATCCACTGAACGAATATCCCGACCGGCATATACAGTACCGGCGATTCATCTCCTTAGTGGGCCATCGCCTCGAGCATGCGAGGGCCCTGGGTCCGAGTGACAACCGCAAAGACCGCTTGCATCGCAGTCATGACGCAACCCATCATCTCATCCTCATCCTCAATCTCCTGATCCCAAAAGTGCGGTACGTACCACGTGGTATTGATCGCCACCTCCGTGCCGATCAGGAGCGTGTTGAGAAACTCCTCCCAGAGTTCCTCGGATATCTGGTCCGGCTTGTGCGTCTGGTAGAATGCGTCGATGATGAGCTGCTCGATCGCCTCAAAGTCAATCTCGACGTGAGTCACATACGTCCGGTAGAGAAACGACGTGAGATCGGCGCCAATGTCACGCTGAATGTCGCGAAAAACGTCGTTCAGCAGTTCGGCCATGGTTCGTGAGTTTGTAGTGTCGTACCGCCCTAAGTGACCCGTGTAGACAGAACATCGAAAAGTACCTCCTTTTTTTGTCAGTCGATGGTAGGATGCGCGATTCGATCGCCAATGGGTATTTGCAATGTCGAGCGCCAACCATAATCATCAACACGGGGAACATTAACGTGAGTAACACGCTCACGCTCACGGGTACGATCGGCGTGACGTCGCTCAGAGTGACTGGAAACATTTACGCGTCAAACGCGCTGACAACCACAAATGTGTTCACCGTGACCGAAACTGTCACTGGTACGCCGGGCGTGACGTCGCTCAATGTCACGGGCAATCTATACGTCTCGAATGCTTTGACGACCACCAATGTTTATGCGACTCGAGTATACGGTGACGGTGGGTTCTTATCAAATGTCACGTCGACGCCGACGAATAATGTCCGAAAAATCACTGCAAACCATACTGTTCTGTTGACGGACTACTATATCGGCGTCAACGGGACGGGCGTGACCGTGACCCTGCCTCTCGGATCGACAGTTCCTTCAGGCAAAACCTATGTAGTCAAGGATGAGTCCGGGCAGGTGACGCCCAACTCAGCCTACCGATTCACAATCAAAGGGTCAGGCTCGGATCTCATCGACGCTTCGACGAGCTACACGGTCACGGTTAGTTTCATATCCCTGTCCTTTCTGTGGAACGGAACGAGCTGGTCGATTATCTAGACACACAGTAGGATGACGTTCATACCCGCCCAGACGGCGAACGTCTCGCAAGCAAATTCGACGTCGACGGCACTTGCGGCCGGCGCCACATTCACTGGAACACCCGAGGATGTCAGTCAGTATGCATCCATGAGTGTTTCGTACTACGTTCAGCCGTACACGGCAACCGGAAACCTGTTTGTCCAGTTTTCAAACACGGCGTCGCCATTCTACGCCGTCTCGAACGTCTACACGCCCATCTCGGTCGTCACCTCGAATGGGTTCACACTCGATTTCACCACGCAGGCGCAGTACTTTCGCGTGGGGTACACCAACGATTCGACGCCCCAGACCAGTCTCATGATCCAGACCATCTACCACCCGACGGCACGTATCGCCGTGAAAACCAATCGGACCGCCGAACTGTTCACGGACTATACGGACTGTATCGATACGCGTTCGCTCCTTTGGGGCAAGACGCTCGGTGGAGGCAAGTACGAACAGGTGGCGACCAACGGCGATAATTCGCTCGTCGTTTCTGTCGTGGAACCTCGCGGCGCGTTCGGCGCGATGGACGTCAGTCAGGATACGCCGACTGCGCAGGTGGATTTCATATACGGGATCAATACGAACCTGACGAGCAATACGACCGCATCGGGTGGTGTCGTCGGATGGAATGACGGGCTAGCGAACGTCACCACGGTCGCCACTGTGAGTAGCTCGGCATCCCTCTTGTCCCAGCGATACGTTCGGTACCGTCCGGGCGAAGGCGTCAAGGGTCGATGGACCGCCATGTTTACGACGGGCGTCACCGGAAACACGCAATTGGCTGGTCTCGCATCTGGAACGACCGATGGTCTGTTCTGGGGATACAACGGAACGTCATTCGGTATTATGTACCGGAACCGTTCTGTTGATACGTGGGTCCCACAAGCCTCGTGGAACATCGATCCGATGATGGGCGGTCTGAAGAGTGGTTCGGGACAGATTCTCGACCCGACAAAACTGAACGTCTACCAAATCAAGTTTCAGTATCTCGGCGGCGGGAACATGTTCTTCTACGTGCTCAATGGAATCACGGGTCGGTTCGATCTCGTGCACGTGATTCGGAACGCAAACTTGGCGACACAGACCAACTTTAGGAACCCGTCCATGAACATGCTCTGGACGACGTACAACAGCCCGAGTTCGACAGCCGTATGTAAAGTGTCCGGTGGGTCGTGCGCCTTGTTCGTCGAGGGCATGCGTACATTCCTCGGTCCGCTCGTGTCAGAGGATGCCTATCTGACGGCGACGCCGAACCTGACTCTGACGTCAGTGCTCGCTGTGAGGAATGCAACGACATTTAATGGGATCCCGAACCGGGCGTTTCTCCATCTTCGATCCATCTCAGTTGCGATTAACGGCGGAAGTACAGCAACCATCGTCATTCTTCGAATCTTGAGAAATTACACGTCGGGTCCGACCGCATTCCTTGCGACGAACGGTACGACCGGAGATAACGGCGTCACAATCACGAACGGTCAGTCGTGTACATCGACGAGCGTTCCAGCTCCTACTAGCTACGTAACAGTGTCCGGCGGGAAACAGGTGTTCTCGATAGTCATATCGGCGACATCGCTCGCCGTTATCGACCTGACACCCTATGATATTTCAATCTTCCCAGGTGATACTGTATCGTTCGCGGCATATGGAACAGCAAGTACACCACTGGTCGGTGTGACGGCTGTGTGGAACGAAGACATCTAGTCTTTTCTGAGCGTACAGTAGATGGCGGACGACAGTCAGCGTGTCAAGTACGTCTACGTCGATTCGTCGAGTCGCGACACGGCTCTGTACCCGTCAGGGGATGCGTACACTTTGCATTTGACCGCCCCTTTGCACAGCGTCGTCCGGGTCGATCTGGTCAATGCCAAGGTGCCCAACACACTGTACAACATCACGGCCGGCACGAACATCTTCACGTTCAACTCGGTCCAGTACAGCATCGCACCAGGCTACTACTCGTCATACGGTCTGGCGTGTGCACTCACATCTACGACGGGTGGTTCGATCATTACGGTCAATTATCTTCCAGATGAAGGCCGATTCATCTTTTCAGCCTCGGCACCATTTACATTCAGCGCAAATACACTCGAGCTCCAGTTGGCGCTCGGTGTTGCCGCCGGTACGCTGAACAGTTTCACGGCAGCCTCCTCACCCATTTACGTGAACGACCCGACCTATACGGAACTCAATCTGTACAAATCGACGACGCTCGTGGTACTCAACGTCACCGAGTACATCTTCCTGGACATTGAAGAGCTCCGTACGACCAGCGTCCTCGACGCCAAGAAACTGATCAACGGTACGACTGACGGCTCAACCATCCGATCAACCTTTGGTATGATTCCGCTCGACGTGACCAGCGGCTCGATCAAAAACTTCAAGGAGGGCTCGGACTACAAACAGTACCTGGATTACGACACGCCGATCCCGAAGATTCAGCGTCTGACGGTCCGATGGCTGAACAGCAAGGGCGCCTCGGTCAACTTCCAGGGGTACGATCTCAACGCATTCACGCTCCGGTTCCACTGCGAATACAAAGAGCCGCCTCCACCTACGCCACCTCTTCAGGATGTTCAGATTCAACGGATCGTCGACGCTATGTCCATGGTTCCACCACCACCCAAGCCGCCGCCCGAGCGTCGCATTCTGGGTCGGTGGATCATCGCTGTGATTGTCATCGGGTTCGTCGCGGCATACATCGCATACATGCGTCTCTTGAAGCCGCTGCTCGAGCGTCTCGCCGCCGTGCCTGCACCCGAACCATTTAAACCGAAGGTGTCTCTCTACTAAGCAATGGAAGAATGGAAGCCGCAATGGGATGCGATTGTGAACGATCCGGCGTTCCGCCGACGGTTTTCAGAGTGTCAGGGTGATTACAATCTCACAACGTGTCGTCGGATCGTCCATCCGAAAGGGACGTTGTACTTGCCTCTGACGGAAGACGAAGGGCACTTCTTTGCATACGAATTTGTCGGCTCGAAGGTTATACGAGTTTTCGATCCGGCACATCCCAAACACCGATACGGCGGAAAGCTCGATCGTGCGCTCGTTTCAAAACTCAGCGGCCGACGTGTCGTCATGTGCCGAGATCACCCGCAGACGCACGAAGAGGATACGTTCTGTGCGACGTGGACACTGCTGTGGCTTAAACCGAATGCATCCTTGTACTAGTAATGGCTACGATGACACCCATCGCGACTCTTACAGATTTTATCGACTCGATCAAGGAGAAGCTCACTGATGGCGAATACATCGAAGGCATGAACATGTGCAAGAAGGTGTTCGACAAGAAGGAGCGTGAAAACCCCCTGAAACTGTACCGGATGACGTACCTTCGCCCGTACATGTTCATGGATGAGCACTGCGACGATGAGGAATGCGACGACATGAAGTACTGCCTGAGTTTCGAGCGTGCAACGTCTCTGGTTCAGCTTACGGATCGAGGAGCGGCTCGAATCCGTGAGACGAATCTATTTTTGGGCGACAAGGAGGAGATGTCCGCGTTCATAGACGCGGACGTCTTTCACTCCTTCCCGAACGAGTTTGACGAAAATATGGAGTGGTACGAGTTTCCTGTCATTACACTGGAGCTTGCTGTTTCTGATCCCGAGTCAAACTCGGACACTGCGGTCACCGTCCGCGACGTTTAGCGGGCCGCTTAGCGGGTCGACCCCAACCCTACGGGTTGATCACTTAGCGGGTCACGGCGAAGATGGGCTGGGCTGGGGCCTTGGTGCCCAGGGCACGGTTCATGATCAGGAAGACCACGATGGACAGCAGCGTCGTGAAGATGGCCGTCAGCAGGTAGTACACGCCGCCGTTCTTGGGCACGGACACCACCTGGGCAATCACGAAGCGGACCAGGTCCATCCACGCAATGGCGGCGCCGAAGGAGAAGCCAGCCACGACAAAGTTGCCGGTCTGGCTGGTGAACTGGGAGGAAACATCAGCAATCACGGCGCTCATTTTGATTTCTGTTCAGAAAAAAAATCATCGTCCGGGATGAAAGCCTCCTCCTGGACGATGACGGCATACCTGACCTTGGCTGGGAGCTCCTCGTCGCTGGTGTCATCGTCCTCAAACACGTGAATCTCGCGTGTGCTGTATCCTTTCAGACCAAGTCGGTTGCCTTGTCGGCTGCCGACTTGAGAATCCTTTCGATCGGGGACTCTGGTTCCCACGAATCCCATGTGTCTGCACACCTATTCATATTCACGAAGAGTTCTTCGGACCCCTCGTAACGCGTGAACGGTTCTTCTGACTCGTCCACCTCTTCGAGCTCATCTTCGTCACTGTCAGACTCGTCGTACACTTCTGGAAATAAAGAGCCCACCTGACGCCCCGTGACGTTGCGTACGGCGTACATGAGGCCGTAGGCAACATCCTTGCCAGTCACCGTCTCCCTGCCACACGCCTTGGCGTAGTGGCTGGCGAGCACCATCGCCGATTCCATGACTGGCGTGAGAATATCGAACGCAGCATCCTCCATCGTATTAGAAGGCGGGATTTGGAATGACAACCCTGAGCGCGGCATTGTAGTTGGCCACGCCACGACATAACGGACAGGTGATCGTCCAGGTTGGAAACGTGCCATGGTGTGGGTCATAATGTATACGGTGCGGCGGCTTCATGAGCTTGCGCGTACACCCGATGCACACTTCGTGACGACACGCCAGGCTCTGCTTGCTGCCGTCGACCGCAAGCATCTTCTGGTAGCACACCGGGCATTCTGGTACACCGGCGCCATCTGCACCCAGGGCCGACACCCTGAGGATGCATGTCTCGCACGTCTCCTTGTCTGGATCGTCGTTATGCCCGAGGAGGTCTGTTTTGCACGTCGTACAGAGACGCTTGCTCCCGAGAACAAAAAACATCTCCTGTCGAAGCTCGTCCGTCGGACACTGAAAGCCTCCGAGGCTACGTGGCCAGCTGGATACACCCGTATAGTACTTGACATCGTAACGGGTGCCGTTACGATGAGTGATTTTGAATCGAACCCCATGTGAATTTGTATAGTCCATACGCTACAATAGGCTTAACCCTTTAACGGCACAGGCATGCCTCCTTCTTGCGCCCAGTGGTCATGAGCACGGCGAGCACCATCAGCAGTGCGATGATTGCGAGTGTACGAGACATTTACTCTCGCACAAGAAATTACTCGTCGTCGACGTACTCATTCTCATCCCCAAACTCATCCTCTGGGTCTTCGTCTCCGTCGTCGTCGTCGTCTGAAGGCGAGTCACACTCGTCCTCTGAGGGCTCATAGTCATCGTCCGAGTCGTACACCTGTTTGATCCAGCCGTCGGCCGTGTTCGCCGGCTCAAAGCCCGCCTGTTCTTCGTCGTCGATGTACTCGACGACATAGTCATCGTCAATCTCGTACGGGTCAGATTCGTACCTGTAGATGGTCCGACCGTGATCCTTGTCTTCGGTCGCCGAAAGATACACGATCGTGTACGAGTTGTCACGCTCCTCAGTGACCCGGGCCAGAAGAGGCATTGGCTTCGGGCCGCCGATATCCGTGAGAACTCGAACGAGCATTTTCTGTTTCGTTCACAAGTTTTTTAGACGCACATAGACGCGAGCAAGCCGAGGTTTTCAGTCGATGGTGGTCGTGTTCGTGCGCATGCTGGACACCCCGCCAGAAACAATGGTGGTAACGTGTGCGTGTGTGCCACCGTCGCAACCGTCGGCGGTAGAATCGGGGCCGTTTGTGTCGTCATGACGCGTTGAACCGGCTTTTGCTTGACGTGCTGGTGGCAGTAGCCATTCTCCTTGGCGGCATGCCTACACTGCTTCCCCTTGGCGGTGACGCCGCGACACGTCGAGCTCTGAGTCTGATCAATCACTGCCACGTCGCGCAAGAGTTGACGCATCGAAATGTCGTACGTGCGCGAAATCTTTTCGAGCATCTGGGACATGCGTTCGTTGACACGCTTCTCCACCTCATCTTCGAGGATCTTGAGCACATGCTCCATGGTATACAAACGCGCCCTGTGTTTATGTTACTTAGAGCTGTGCCCAGAATAACAATCAAATGCCTGTCTGGCACGCAGTCAACCTGGAAAATGTAGAGCATGGTGGCGGCCGTAACGGCACGGTCAAGTACAGCGTCGATGGTGGAAAGCCGTTTCGGTTCCAGATTCCAAAGGGTCGCGTCATGTACAACGGCGTGTCCGAGTACGGCTCGATGACGATCGACGTCCCGGGTGTGTTTGGCGCGTGGTGGCGCGAGACGCTCGAGCCGACGCTCGTCGGCGGAATGGTGCCGTTCAATTCAAACCTCAAAGACTCGGGTCTCCGGGTCAAGGTGGACAAGTCGACTCAGCTGTTCAACGCGCAAAAGGAGATTCAGTTTCATGATGTCAAGGAGGGTCTTCTCGCCAATACGGTTGTGACGTGTATCATCGAGATCACCGGGACCTACTTTTTCAAAGAGTCTTTTGGCTTGACGTGCCGGGCCTACCAAGTTGTCGTCAACGAGGTGGAGGCCCCGTCACCCGAGATGATCGAGGATGGTGACGAGCCGGTCAAGGGTTTCGCATTTACGGGCGTCTAGTTTTACATGGAGCGGCCGCTCAGGATACGGCGCAGCAGGGTAGCCTGTGGGCTGATGCGACGACGAGTGCCACCCATGTGGCCGCGGCTGTACTTGGCGACCGGCTTGCCACCCTTGTACACGCGGTGGTGGTGCTTGATGGTGTACTTGCTGTCACCCTTGGTGATGTGGGACACCTTGGGCGTGTACGTGCGTGAACCACCGTCCGTGCGCGTGAACAGCTTACCGCTCTCCTTCGTCTTGAAGACGCGGCGACCGTGGGACAGGTAACGCGTCGGGAGGTACGAAGGCATCGTACTGTTGACTGAGAAAATTACTTCTTCGCCTCGAGCTTCGCCTCGATGCACTGATCGAGCAGGGAGCCCTTGGTGGCCGGGACGAAACCCTCGAGGCCGAGCTTCTTGTAACAATAGCCGAGCGCCTTGCCACGCTTGGAAACTTCCTTCTGCTGGGTAGTCTTCTTCGTGGCGGGCATTTTACTATACGCCACTATTTTTTAGTGATGCACATGAAAAGTTTGATGCCCTCTGGGCCATCCTTGATCGTGACAGAGTCCTTTGTGCCGAGCGTCGCTCGGCACTCTTTCGCCTTGGTCACGTACTTGTACATCTTTTTGCCATCCGGGCCTACATTAAAGAGAACCATGCCCGTGGCTTTGATAATTTCCTTGCGGACAAACTCCGTATCGCGTGCCCATGTGCTCTTCAGTCCCTGACGCCGCTTCGCCTTGTCGACAACCTCGCCGCTAGCCGGTGACACCATGAGCTTCTTGGCCGTGAGTCCACCTGACGTTTTAACGGCCGGGTCTTTTGCGTGGAGCGTCACCGCGCGGCTCGGCATTCTATACGTGTCACAGAAAAAACCCCTAAAGCTGACACGCCCTCTCAGAGTAATGTTCATGATCTGCACAACCTCTCAGGGGGCCATCGGCCCCCGGTGTCCCGTATGTGCCCAACTCGTGTACATGCTGTGCTGAGCGACGTATGGTGGCGCTCATGCGTGAGCAATCGAGACGTGAAGGCGTTCCGCGCGCCCGGTTTGTTCACTGGACTCAACGCAAGTTTGGGCCTCTGGTGATTCAACGGACGCGCCGGGATGGTCAACCGGGAACGTCACTTCCGTGCGTCGTGTGTCGCAAGACGCTCGATCGTATGCGCATGCCGTGGCGGGCCCATATCGATTCGCGATGGGTCGATCAGACGAATGCTCCACCGTCGAAACCCACGACCAAACAACGAAACAAATGGGAGAAAAGTAGGTTACGTCACGACGGATAGACGAGACGCGCGCCGGATTGATATCGTGAATCATGGAGTGCTCGATCTGTTTCGGTGAGTGTGAGAAGCCGTGTCAGTTGACGTGCACTCACGCTTTTTGCAAGCCGTGTCTCGTCAAATGGCTGGCGAGTCCGACGCAGCTCGAAGGTCCGAGCTGCCCCATGTGCCGTGGTCCGATTCTCTTCAAGGGTCTCCAGAAGATTCAAGGTGCTCTTGAAGAGAAGCGATGGGATGCAGCGTACGACGACACGTACGCCGAGTTGTTTGATGAGCTCGTCATGCACGAACAGGGAGTCGCTGCACGGTGGTTGGAAGCGGCTGCAGAGCATTCACCAAACCTGGCTCGTTTTTTTCGCCAAATGGGTCGAGATGTCATGTCTGATCACTGCGTCGACATGCTGCAGAGAATGGATCGGACGTTCCAGGCCATGCGGGCAAACGGTGAACACCCTGAGATTATCAAGGACATCGTTTTTGACGGCGACATCAACTATGAGAAGGAGGTGAAGCGAGCGCGCCGCCATGAGTGGAAATCGCGCGAACCGTACAAGATGCATAGCACGCAGCGCCGCACGCAAATGCGCCGGTTTGTTTAATGAGAAGGGAACGTTCTCGAGATATATTTAAGCGTCCGACACACGTCCGAGTCCCGCGCGACCAGCGACCACAGGTACCCCTTTGCACACCAGTTGTAGTACGCAACGTCTGAAAGCCAATAGAATGTGTGCCACGCAATGTACAGTCCGAGTGGACGTAGCAACGTCTTTATCTCCATGTAGGGTCTAAGATTGCTCCTTTTAAGTGTACTTGCGTTCGCGCGTGTTGAAAGGAAGACCGTTGAAGTTGGTCGTGGCTGCGAGGGTGTATGCACCCATGCGCGGCCAACGAATGACGTCCCCGACATTGATATTCACGGGCAGGGACGCTTTGCCGATAACGTCCGCTCCGTCGCACGTACACCCAAACACTGTGTATGACGTGTACGGCCCATCGGAACGAGTCACAGCCTCGGGTACGGCGTGGTCCATGACGACGCAGTTGAATGCGCCGTAAAGCGATTCGTCGATCGTCACGCACCCCGGTTTCGTACCGATGACCCACGTGTAGAGCTCGATCGCATGTTCGACCAAAAACCGTCCCGGTTCGGCAATCACCTGACACGCGTCAAACCCGTGCTCAGTGATCGCCTTGTTGATTTCGACCGAGGCTGGAAGGATTGTCTCGAGGTTTTCGGACGAAAACCCACCGCCGATGTCGAGGAGGGTCGGCGTGAAGCCGTATTTTTCAAGTAACGTAAAAGCACGACGCGCTTTGGCGATCGCAAGTGCATGTGCGTCCGCCGAGTTGGCAAACGATCCTACGTGGAAACTCACCCCTACAACCTTGAATCCGTGTGCTCGCGCCGTGTCGGCGAGCACATCCCATTCGGATTCATCGGCACCGAATTTATTACCCATGGGGCACCTGGCCTTTGGATCATCCGCCTTGATGCGAAGGACCAATTCCATGTTTGATGCGCCCGCACGAGTGATTTTCTGGATTTCGCAGACGCTATCGAACGTCGTTCGAAGAACCCCGCGACCGGCTACAGACACAATGTCTTCCGGTCGTTTACATGGATTGGCATAGATGATGTCTTTGGCCTGGGCTTGAACTTCATCCATGACGAGATTCACTTCGGCTGGGCTGGCGCAATCAAACGCCGCGCCACAGTCGAAGAGCGTCTGGACCACACGAGGGTCCGGACAACACTTTACGGCGTAAAATGGCCGTACAGTCGGAAACATGTGAGTCCATAACGCGAACGCTTGACGAACCTTTGTCAAGTTCACGTGATAGACCATCCAGAAGTGCTGGGACTTCTAGGTGAACTGAACATTTTATTCTTATCTGACGGACGATGAAGTGAGCAACTATGCGTGAATTACAAGCGCGTCTTGAACATTTTTGCGATCGTCCTGAGCTTCATGCTGGAAACCCCCGGCACCTGCTTGAGCAACTTGGCATCCTTGAGCACGTCGGCGCACACCTGGGACTTGGCCACCTGGAGGTTCACGATGCTCTCCTCGACACTCGGCAGATCGTCCGACACGTCCTTGTAAATCAGCTTCTTGACCACGACCGCGCGCTTCTGACCCGTACGATGGGACCGGCCGATCGCCTGGAGCTCCGTCGCCGGGTTCCACGCGGGTGCCGTGATGTACACCCGAGATGCCTCTTGCAGATTCAGACCCACGCCGCCGGCCCGAATCTGGATGAGAAAGACTGCGTTGGGTGCCGCGACGCGAAACGCGTCGATCCGACGCAGCCGCTCAGCCGAGTCCACGTTGCCGTCGAGCCGGTACACAGGGATGTCACGCTCAATCAGCATCTCCTGAATCCGGTCAGTCTCGCCGGTAAACTGGGTGAATACCAGCGTCTTCTCATCTGAATGTCCGAGAATCATCTCCATGAGCACCTCGTGCTTCTTGGACCGCCCCGTGTACGCCTCCGTGTCAGTCTCATTCTTGAGTGCCATTCCGTCGAGGTACAGCTGTGGCCACGTCATCACCTGGCGGATGCGCAGGAGGCACTCGAGAATCTCCATCGCATTCACGGGACGCCCGTGGTGCTCCTTGATGAACCCCTGGCCAGCCAGGAACGCCTCCGTGTAGAGATCGCGCTCCTCGGGGTACATGTCGAGCTCGAGGTTTTCGAACGACAGCGGGGTCGATCCGGCACTCACGTCAGCCTTGGTTCGGCGGAGCACGTACTTTGTACGGATCGTCTCGTACTCGCGCGTGACCGTGCCTTGAGTGATGCCAAGGAAGCCGCAAAGAGTGACAAAGTCACGCATGCTGTTGAAGATGGGCGTACCGGACACGACCCAGCGAATAGGCGCGTCAAAGCTGTACAGGCACTTGCACAGCTTAGACTTGGGGTTGCGGATCTCGTGCCCTTCATCCAGGATGATGCGGTCCCATTGCGTGTCCGCAAGATCGGCCACAACAGAGTAGGGTGAGATTGCAAGACCCTCAAAGTCAGCCGGAGGTACCTCGCGTTTCGGTCCATCGAATACATACACCTCGAGATTTGGCGCGAAAGTTGCCACCTCGGATTTCCACTGGGCCACGATGGACTTGGGGACACAGACCAAGGTGCGCCCCACAGGGTTGCGAAGCATTGTCTCAATAAGCTGGACCGTTTTGCCGAGACCCATCTCGTCGCACAGGAAACCACCCCGCGGCCCTGTTGCTGTCTCGCGCCCAACCATCCAGTCCACACCATACTGCTGGTAGTCAAAGAGCATTTTGTAGTAGCACTTCGGCGCGTTCGTTGGTTAATAGGTACGTGTAGAGCGCCTGACCGGTGTGGACAAAACCTCCTTTTCGCTTTTCACTCAAAAAGGACCTACGGTCCTTTTTTTCCTCAGGCAATGGTAGGTATGTCGAACGCGAACTACGAGACACTCGGCCTCCAACCGGGGGCATCCCTTAACCAAGTAAAAAAGGCGTACCGTAAGCTTGCGGTGACTTACCACCCGGACAAACTGAGACAGAAACCGCAAGCAGAGCAAAACGCCGGAGTACAAAGATTTAGGAATGGCAAAAATGCGTACAACCGCATCTTGGCCAAGAACACGCCAAAGCCCGCCAATAACGGCGGTGGTGGCGGCCTAGGCTTCACGCCTCACAATGACACCGCCAACGGCCGTAGAAGCGCCGTCGTGGGCGAGATTACGGCATTCAAGGCCAAGGTGATCAACGACTTTTTCAGAAAAAATAGACCGGCAAAGTTCGTTCCCGGACCGAATGGAACCACGACGCTCGCGGTCGTACCTGCAAATGTAAAGACGGGCAAACCGACGCTCGCTCTAACGACCGTACGGGGTGAACCTCATAAACTGATCGAGGCGCCGGCCGTGGTGCACGAAGCTGTCGTAAACGGCAAAAAGCTCCCAGCCTTTGTGCGCCGCAACACATCTTACGCCGGTAACGGTGTCGGCCGCGTAAATAACACGAATCCAGTGCCCATTGTACAGCCGGGTAAACCCAGTTTCTGGAATCGTTTCAAACGCCCGTCGATGCCGTCCTTCGGGCGTCCTTCGATGCCGTCGTTCGGTTTCGGTGGCCTGTTCAAGTCGGCTCGCCAAAAGGCGATCAATGCCGGCAACTTTATACCATCGAATGCGTTCAATGGCGCCAAGAATGGATACGAGTACAAGACGAACAGACACGGTCGGGGGTACTACCGTCTCGGATCATTTTACGTAAAGAACCCGATCAAAGGTCTACCGGCAATGGGTCCAGTGCCAGGTAAATCCAACAACGGCAGTGGCAACAAGGGCCCCAAGAACATGGGCAATGGCAACAACGGTCCCAAGAACATGATCACTGGCAACGGCGGAGGAGGGCGCGGTGGAGGCTACGGCGGTGGATCCGTCCGTGTTCGTACAGGAAACGTCCGTACGGGCGCGACGCGTATCGGCAATGTGAAGAGCACGAGCGGAAGCTCCCGGGTCGAGGGTGTTCGTGGCGGATCTTCACAGTCCGAGGGTGGTCGCGGCGGCACGGGCGGGTCAGTGACATTCCAGCCGACGATCAAGGTCAATGTGCCTCAGGCTGCCGCACAATCTGCCGTACAGTCGTTGCCGGCCCAGGAACGTCAGGCGCTCGGTAACGCCGGTGGGTACAACAACGCAGCTGCTGCAGTGTCAAACGCAGGGGGTCCGGCCACCGTTCAGCGTGCGATCACTGCGCTCAACAATAGTGGTGGCAACGTCAATGCGGCCATGCAAAAGACGGGCCTGTCTCGCCAGGTCTTTACGAATGTGAACAGGCTCGGCAGTGGGCCAATCTCGGCACGTCGGACGCTCGCAGCTGTCAAGAAGGTGACTGTAAAGACGGCGCCGTACGTCGGCGCGAACGCGACGCAACGTGTCGCCCCAAACATGTACGCGCTCGCACCCGTGAAAAAGCACCGCAAGAAGCGCATGGAGGTGAAGCTGTCCGAACTCAACCGCGTGATCAACGCCGTCAAGAAGAAGAAGCTCATCTCGCTCGTCGCACACAATGTCACGCGGACGAACATCCACGCGAACAATGGCCGGCTCAAACCGTACTACAAGCGCGTGATCAAGTCGGCGATCCTCAAGCGGCCGTTCGCCAAGATTGCGCGCGGGCACGCCAAAAAGGTGGTTTTGTCCGCACCGGCCAAGAAGCCGCGCCGTAAGACGACACCTGCAAACATACAACCACGCTACAACAATGAAGCGTATCACGCGCGATGAGCTCGGCGCCGTCAAGCCTCTGGGCTATATGGAGGCGGACCTCGATCGTGTCGAGGAGGTGTTCGGAAAGCCTACTGGTCGCGAAAAGACGTGGTATGTCGAGTTTGCGAGCGGCATTCGCGCTCGCGTGTCGTTTCGGCTTGACGAGCTCCACGTCGGCGGAGCGGACACGTCGGCGCTCGAGGAGGTGGCCAATGCGCTCGAGGGCGGTCTAGGGTATGTGGAGGAGCCGGCGACCCCGCCTCTAGGTGAGATTGCCGGTGCCATGGTTTTGACTCACGATCCCAACATTCTGTGTCGCGACGACACGTTCAAGTACATTGTGACGCTGGATGCCATGCGTCGGAAGCACCAGCAGCTTCCGTCGTGGATTCGTATCACGACCATCACCATGATTTGCAAAGTGTTTGCGTCGGCACGCATCGATCTCGACAAGATTCGCGATGCGTTCCGGGAGCAGGGGTCTATTCGTATTCGGCGCAAGGGTGCGCTCTTCAGCGGACACGAGTGGAAGATGAAAGAGACGACGTTTTACAACCAGGTGACGGTTGGCTACATCGATCAGTATTCGACCAAGTCGATCAAGGTGTTTCCGAACGGCTCGTTCCAGGTGTGCGGCTGCTCTGACCTCTACGACTGCCAGCGCGTGTCGAAGCAGCTCGCATACCTGCTCACCAAGGTGCTCGAGCTTCCCGAGCCTCTGACGTCAGATGCGTTCCGGGTCGTGATGATCAACACCAACTTTTCGATGAACCGTCCGGTGAACCAGATGGACATTGTCGACAATCTGAGCCAGGCTCCGATGTTTGACGTCTCGTTCAATCCTGAGCGGTACTCGGCCGTCAAGATCAAGTTCAAGCCGCGGCCGGACATGAAGCAGGTGACCGCGAGCGTTTTTTCTACCGGCAAGGTGATTGTGACGGGGGCCGAGACGCTCCGCGAGATTGTCTTTGCGTACGACATCCTGAACAAGGAGCTCAAGCCGTTCACGTACAACAGCGACTCGTTCATCACTCTCTACGGCCGCATGGCCGAGTCGCCGGACGTCGAGGACTACACCGTTTTGCGCGAATCGATCATCGAGGCGATGGTGTACTATTCACCGAAACGCATCGAGGATGTGGAGAATCTCGACCAGCTTGTCGAGAAGGAGGGCCTGTCCGATGACCGCATGTACGAGCTCTTAGGGTTTGCGAAGCAGCTGGCGACCGTCATCGAGAAGCAGCTGCCCGACTCGTTTGACACCGTGTTTGGTGCCAAGTTTGAGTCGTGGGTCAAGGCGTTGCAGCAGCGCGGCGTACAGGCGTGGGTCTAGCGGCGAGCGAGATTATTGACAGTGTGTATTTTCATAATCAGTTTACGCGTGGCATTATTGATCTCCGAATGTATATTTGTACCCCGACGCATGTTTAAACGATGCGTCCGGTTAATGTTCTGTACAAGACGGCGGATACGCGTCTCCAGTGCGGCAAGCTGTGTGGCGAAGGTTGCGTACGTCTGATTCCAGTTCGGGTGATTTCGCACGTAGTTGTTAAAGTTCTTACGGAGACTTGCGTGTTTCTCGGCTGCCTTGAGCAGAACCTTCAGATGGGCGTTGGGGGACAGCGTCATGTGTAATATCGACCAACATTTTAAACGTACTCTTCGCTCTCAGGTGTCGACGTCCCAACCGGTGTCCGTGCGAGCTTTATCAGGGAATCAGCTACGCGTTGCATGCGCGGGCTCGTAGGTGAAGAAGGTATGTCTATAGGGCGAGGTAGGGCGAGGTAGTTGACGAGCTTTGATTTTTCGACGGGGTTACCCTGTTCGATCGCCGTGTTGAACTCGGCGAAGCAGTCTGACAGGAACGCCAGGCCTTCCGTGACACGTTCGTTGCGCCCGAGCGTGAGTTCCTTGGAAATCTTGAGGCCCAGGCGTTTGAATGCGAGCGACGAGCGTGTCGCATTCGTCATTTTCTCGTTGATCTTTAAATACAACTGGATCGAGCCCAGTACACCTGTACCGGACGAAAGGACGGCGTTCATGATACTGACGTATTTCTGTTCGACAAACTCGTTCAGGGCTACGGCAGTCAGTGCATTGATGGCCGAGATGATCAGGATCGGGAGGTTGAAACGTGACGCGAGCGAATGGTAGTACACGAAATCCTTGGTGTGGTGCTGGTAATACACGTCACACTGTCGCTCCATGTTACGCAGGTACGTTTCTTGTTCGTCGAACCAGACTTGGTCCTCCTTCATCTTACTTCGGACAAAGATTTTCTCCAGGAAGAGTAACATGTCGACCCGTCTTGGTATGGGTGATGGCCGCTGCCTCACCGTCTTCGATTCCACGCGCCTGTATAATGACGCCATCATGAAGAAGCAGGGCATCGCCTACGAGGACAACCTGTCCTACCGCAAGTACCTGCAGGAGAAGGGTCCGGACGCCTTTGTCGTCCCGGGCAACGGTGCCTGCATGGCACCCGGCTTTGTTCGCCAGGCAGATTCTGGAAACTAATAGTATGACGTTCGTCGTGAAGATTCCAAAGGGACCTCCCAAGTGGTCAGTGCTGCCGATGACCGTCAAGAGTCGGATGACGGCCGTCGAGAAGAAGACGTTCCAGACGCTGGTGAAAAAGGAGCGTGAGGCTCACGCGATGTTTCACAAGTACGAGGTCAAGCCTGATCAGGCGAGCACCACCAAGGCCTGGAAATACTACGCCGTCATGTTCAAGACGATCGACAAGGCGGAGAAGATGCAGAAAAAGCTAAAGGCGAAGTACGCCTCTTAGGTATGAAGTTTGTCATCGATGGCAACATCGGTGCAGGCAAAAGCACGCAGCTCGGCATGCTCGAGCGGCTCGGTCTTTTCGTGAAGCGTGAACCGATCCACGAATGGCCCCTCGACCTCTTTTACAGCGACATGTCCCGTTGGGCACTCACACTCCAGCTCGCCGTCATGCAGACGCACCAACCCATCAAGGAACACTGGTCGACACCCGTGTTTTACGAGCGTTCACTGCTCGCATCCCGGTACGTCTTTTGGGAGAATATGAAACAGAAGGATCTCGTCAAGGCGGCTGAGGATGTCGTCCACGAGCGCGCCTACGAAAAGTACAAGTGGTACCCTGACGTATACATCTACTTGTCGTCCGATCCGGTACAGGACTACGAGCACATCCAGTCGCGAGGTCAGGCGGGCGACAAGGGGATTACGATCGACTACCTCGAGAGTATCCATGCACTGTACGACGAGCTTCTCATGAAGATTCCGTGCAAGGTGCACGTGGTGAATACGCGCGGGTGCACGCCAGATGAGGTGCACGCACAGATTCTTGATATTTTGTCGCAGTACTCAACAAGGAGCAATGGCGTGTACGTCTGTAACGCTCGACGGTCGGAAGTGCAAGCGACCAGCCCTGATCAACGGCCAGTGCTGTGTACACCATTCCCAAACATGTGCCGTCTGTCTTGAAGCAGTCGGCAGTCTGAACTCCAAGGCGACCAAACGGCTCACGTGCACTCACGCCTTTCACACGGCGTGCATCCTCACGTGGTTTGAGACGTCAGACGAGTGTCCCATCTGTCGCACCGAACAAGACACCGACCCCATCATCGTCTTTAAAAAGCGGGTCGAGGATAACATCCGTGTTCGGTACCGCGACGCGGTCCGTTCGCTCCAGAACGAGGTTCAGGTCCTGCGGACGCGTCGACCGCGGTCTCTTTTTCCTCGAAGAATACTACATGACGAGGGCGAGGTGCACGGCCAACACGCGTAAGGGGACGCAGTGCATGCACAACGCACGGGAAGGTCACACCACGTGTACGACGCATGCGATCCAAGCACCTCAATGCCCAGTATGTCTCGGCGACATGTCATCGCCAAACACTCGCACCCTCGAGTGTGGACACGCCTTTCACGTTCGGTGTCTCGAACGATGGAAACGCACGTCCAGGACATGTCCGATGTGTCGAACTCCCTTCGATCAGCCGATGTACAAGGTTCGTGTGTCCGTTCAACGCATGGCGGACAACCATGCGTCGACCGAATCGTACACGACGAGTAACGTCGCGAGTCTCGTGACGTCGTTCGGTATCGATCCACTCATGGATCATCGGTTCCTGACTGACATCATCTTTGATATCGCGGCCGGTGAATCCATCTCGGCCATTTTTCAGGAGCTTGGTCTCAGGGTTCCAAACCAGCCTTTCGTGCCCGTGCCAATGCCAACCGTCCCGCCCCGCATTTGACAGCATACGCAGAACAGAAACGCGTATAGTTCAAACCGCCGTAGTTACGATCGGCCCGACGAGGGTCACGAATCGTCTTACCGGACGCATCAACAATGACGGGCCCACCCCCGAACCCTTGTTTATGTGCCCATAGCTTCACCGGAATCGTCATCACGCGACCGGGGCGCAACTTGCCATCCGCGTCAGGCTTTTCGTTCAGACCGTCGAGCCGACGAAGTTCCGTGCCGTTCATGGCGATCCGGCCGTTGTTTGCACTGGTCGGACGGTGAGCCCGAGCATACGCTGCACGAATGACAGCTTGTGGCACCTGGAAAAATGCCGCCAGTCCCTGGACCGTATCATGATGACGACGCATGCCGATGAGCGGATTGTTTCCGGGGGCGCGCGTCTTGTACACGACCCGAAAGATTTGCTTGTACCAGTGGAAATCGCCGTAGCCCGGTGCGACGAAGTTCATCACCTTGTAGTACCCGGGCTTGACAGGCGATGAGCCGCTCGGAAGCTTGTACGCCAAGCCTCGGTAGTCGTCCAGAACGCGCTTGGCGATCCCGTCACACGTCGTGTACCCCGTGAGCTTCGGGTGCTTACTATTGTACTTGTTCATGTTCCCCATCTGCGTCTTGCCGGTTGAGCGCGGGTTCAGCAGATCGAATGCATAGTCGTAACAGTTGTCGTGGTAAACACCAACCGTGCCATATGGAGCCCACTTAAAGACGGTCGATGGGCACACTTGCGGAAGTGGCTGACGACGTACCGTGGCGAGACGACGCACCGAGGTCGGCCGAACGACAGGACGCCGACGCACCACCCTCACTGGCATTAATTTCTACGCACAAAATAAAATGATCGGCATTCTCTCTTCCCGTGGCACCGGTGAACTGCTCACCCAGCTGACCATCTTCCTTCTGTACGTCGTGATTCTCACGTTCGTGCTTCGGTTCCTGTGGAACGGTGTGCTCGTCGATCACATCAGCATCCTGCGTCGCGTAGACACGCTGCTGAACACCTTCCTGCTCGCACTCGGCATTGCCATGTTCCGTCTGTAAAATATCTTAGATACTAGAAATGGAGGCGGTAAGGAGAACTCTCATGAAAACAAAGATCAGGAACGCGCTTAATAAATCGAGCCACTCAGGCCTGGTCGCTTTGTCCAGATGGACCAACAAAAATAATAATGGAAATGTTCACGAGGTACTTGCCAATATATTGAACAGAGCCAAGCACGCAAAGGCCACCGCAGAGACGCGTAAAAACGCAAGTCTAAAACTCATGTCGCTCGTGAATAATGCCGCTATTGTCCTTGACCCGTTGGGACACAAACCTCCTGCGAACAAGTACAAAGGGTTTATGAAGCGGTACGGCGTGTTCTTGACCAATGGCCGAAAGAGGACGATCTTCTCCAAGGCGCCGTACAAAAAGACGTCGGCCGCAAACTACGCCAAGCGATATCCGAGCAAACTCGAACGTGTCATGTCATACAAGCCGAAACCGCACGAGATTCTCGCCGAACACTTCTTTCCAAAGGGCCCTCGACCAGTTGAGTACCTAGGTGGGGGTGCCGATGGTAAGGTGTACACGACGAATGACGGTCGCGTCATGAAGTTTATACTTGGAAGCGCACCTCAGGAATACACCGCATTGCGTAATCTTCAGAGGACGGGTCTTGTACCCTCTTTCCGAGACGGAAACGGTAAAGTCTCGCGCCTTTTTCCGCTTCAGCAAAATGCTGCCCGTGAGATGTTTGGAAATACGACGGTTCAGATGACAGCCCTTATCATGGGCAGAGCGGGTGGATCGAAATCGATGACACTCCGAAAATACATCAAGACACATCCAGCGGTGAATAAGGTGAATATCGCACAGCGTCTGCGCTCCGCAGTGAACACACTCGGTCTCAAAGGCATTACGCATGGTAATATGCATGATGAGAATATCATCGTGGAAGTTGATTCCAGTGGTCGAATTCGGCGCATGTGGCTCATCGACTTTGGGCGCTCGAGCAAGATTCCCATCGGACGGACGGCGAGAAACATGCTTGCCGCGTCACAGGCAATACTGGTGAGCCGTCGGATAAAGCCGACGGCATTTCCTACGCACGGTCCGTACGGGACTTCTTTGAATGTCCCGCTCGCCGGTACACAGCAGAATAGTCGTATCGATCCGCATATGTTTGCGGCGATGACGGGAAATAGTACATACACGCGTGCGAATGAAGCTCGGATCCGAAACAACAGAAAGCTTGTCGCCGGGATGAAAAACCGTCCCCGCGTCACGACACCCGCGCGTCGTGCAAAGAGCGCAAGCCCTAGCCGGAACACATCAAAGAGCACGCGAGCCAACGCCATCGCGTACATCAGAAAGCTATCCGCGCCAAAAAACTAGGCAAGTCGTCAACCGGAACACATAGCACACCCCTCGGGGTTCGCCAGCGAACAAGCGATCTTCTCCTCGTCGGTCGGCACGGCCGCGGTCAGCGGCGTGATCGTCACTTGTTGAGGCTTAGCCTTGGCGCGCGTCCGTAGATAGTACATACCGGTCTTCAGACCTTTCTTCCACGCATAGACGTGCATGGACGAAAGCTTTGCGACACTCGGATTCTCCATGAAGAGGTTCAGACTCTGTGACTGATCGATGTAGGCACCACGATCGGCACTCATGTCGATGATGCTCTTCTGCGGAATCTCCCATACGGTCCGGTAGATTGCCGCCAGGTCCATCGGAATGCCCGGTACGTTCCGGACCGATCCGCCGTCCCGGATAATCTGATCCTTGATGTCCTTGGTCCACATGCCAATCTTCTGCAAGTCCTTGACCAGGTGCTTGTTGATGACGACAAACTCACCGGCGAGCGTCCGACGCAGGTACAGGTTGGTCGTGTACGGCTCGAACGCCTCGTTGTTGCCGAGAATCTGAGCCGTCGAGGCGGTTGGCATCGGTGCGATGAGCAGCGAGTTGCGCAGACCCCACTTGACGATACGCTGCTTGAGATTGTCAAAGCCGTGACGTGTCTGACCCCATAAGTCAAACTGAAGCTTGCTGTCATGTGCCGGTGATCCACGGAACGTTTCGTATGGCCCCTCCTCCTCAGCAAGGAGACACGACTCCTCGAGCGCCCCAAAGTAAATCACTTCAAAAATCTCTCGGTTAAGTTCGCGTGCACGAGGCTCGTCAAACGACAGACCGAGCATCATGAACACGTCAGCCAGACCCTGAACCCCGATACCGATCGGACGGTGACGCATGTTCGACTTACGAGCCGCCTCAGTCGGGTAGTAATTCTTGTCGATGACCCGATTGAGGTTACGGGTCACGACATGTGTGACTCGGCATAACTCCTCCATGTCAAACTCACCGTCCTTCACGAACGCCGGCAGACTGATCGATGCCAGATTACACACGGCCGTCTCGTCCGGTCCGGACACCTCCATAATCTCGGTACAGAGGTTGGATGACTTGATCGTGCCGATGTTCTTCTGGTTCGACTTGGCGTTGACCGAGTCCTTGTAGCACATGTACGGCGTTCCCGTCTCGATCTGCGACTTGAGCATAGCGTCCCAGATGGCGCGCGCCTTGACCACCTTCTTGTACCGGCCCTGTGCGACATACATCCGGTACAACTCATTAAACTCCTCGCCGTACACGTCTGGAAGACCGGGGCACTCGTGCGGACACATCAAGTGCCAGTGATCATCCTTCTCAACCTTCTCCATGAACAGGTCCGGGATCCACAGCGCAGTAAACAGGTCGCGACAACGCGCCTCCTCGTCACCCTGATTGAGTCGAAGCTCGAGAAACTGCATGACATCAGCGTGCCACGGCTCGAGGTAGATGGCAAAGGACCCCTTGCGCTTGCCGCCACCCTGATTGACGTACCGGGCCGTGTTGTTGAAGACGCGGAGCATCGGGACAATACCGTCAGCGACCCCGTTCGTGCCCTTGATCGGCGTGCCAGACGCCCGGATGTTCGAGGCGTGGATGCCGATACCGCCAGACCATTTGGAAATCTGGGCACATTCCTTGAGCGTATCGTAAATGCCCTCGATCGAGTCATCCTTCATCGCCACCAGGAAACAGCTGGACATCTGGGGGCGATTCGTACCGGCGTTGAACAGCGTCGGCGTCGCGTGCGTGAAGAACTTGCGCGACATGAGATCGTACGTCTCCTTGACGCGCGGAATGTCATCGCCGTGGATGCCGATCGCGACACGCATGTACATGTACTGCGGCGTCTCACCAGGGTACAGGTAGCTTCGCTGAAGAGTCTTGAGGCCAAAGTAGCCAAACTCGAAATCACGCGTATGGTCAATCACACCGTCGAGTACGATCGCGACACATTTCATAAACTCGTTACTCACAATCCCCTTGGAGTGCAAGACAAGCATCGAGTCCGAGAAGCACTTGGGTGACATTTTGTGCATGTTCGAGACGACGATCCGAGTAGCCAGGATCTCATAGTCGGGGTGCTCAGTCTGCATATGGACCGCCACCTCGGCCGAGAGATCGTCAATCTCGCTCGTCTTGATTCCGTCGTACATGTTGGTGAACACCTTCTGTGCCACCTTGTCAGGCTGGACGTCCAGTCCATCACACAAGTTGGCCAGGCGCTTGACCACCTTGTCAAATAGAACCGGTACAATGTCACCGTTACGCTTCTGGACCTTCATTTGCATTTACAAAGGCTCAAGTTTTTATGTGCCATAGTAGTAATGAGCAACTATAAGGTGTTCCCTTCGCCGCTCAGCAACGCCTTCTTCTCCGGCTTTAACAAAGAGTACCTTCAGGGCGCCATCGCCGCCGACGTCCGTGGTCGTACCGGCATGAATATCGATCGTCAGAGCGACGGCGACTTGGCCGCTCTGATGCACCGTGTATACATGCACATGATGTCCAACCCGGACTCGGATGCACAGGTGTCCCAGATGAACGAGATTGTTGTTCGCGAGGCGTCCAAGACGATCCGCATGGGTATTCTGCAGCAGCTGTCGTACTACGACTACATTTCCAAGCAGCCAGTCCCTCTTGCGATGCCTCTAAGCACGACAACTCGCGGAATTAAAATGCAGAGCAATGACAAATATGGCTTCTAAGGAGGAGAAGAAGGGTCTTCCGACCGGAGCCATCGTCTTCATCGTCCTCATCATCATCGGCCTGATTGGTGCCGTGATGTGGTACATGCACACCACGAAGGGCGCGAACGCCACAGCAGCACTTCCTAACGCCGGCACATCTGCTCCGGGTGGCATTGCCGCCGTCGCGAGCATGCCCAGCCCGACCAATGTCTCAGCCGGCACTGGCAACGGCGCAGTCGGTCGTGTAGGTGCTCAGGTGTGAGCGAGCCGATCACATCCACAAGAGCGAACACCAGGGTGACCCACACTGGATCTGGTGAACCACCCTTTTCAAAGCGCTGTACGATGCAGCGCTTTGAGAAAGACATTTTTTATAAGCTATTAGTAATGCATCTGAAGACGTATCAGTTGCACGTAGATACCGCATCTTTAAATAAGACGGCCGGGATCCAAAGCTTTGTAACCAAACGCGATGGTAACCCGTTTACGTGCCAAGTGCTTTTCGGAAATAGACACCGTGCATTGAAGAGTATCTCTCTCAAGAATGCACAGATTCCAATCGGATATTTCAATATTCGTGCACCCTACAATGTTATCAATTTGAACAATACGGACTATATCATTCCGGAGGGTGTATATAGTGGCACGGGTCCCTATCTTTCTGCGATCAACGGCGCGATATCAGCATCGGGTATCCTCTTGAGTACTCTCGGCGCATGGTCATTCGTAAACAGCAAGGCGGTGTTCACGTCGACTGCAGGGTCGGTCACTTTGACTCTCCCGACGAACTTGAACTACCCAACTATCCCGGTGTTGCTCGGGTTCACTCCGACGCAGACGCTCATAGGCAACGTGTTGACATCTCAGAATTCGTACATCATTAATTTTGATACTTATATCAGCATCTGGATCGAAAATTTGGGCCAGTCGTCACAAGAGCCAGCCGCCATAACTTTCAAAATTCCGGTAAATGTAAACAACGGGAGTATTCTACATTGGTCGGAGAACACCCAGAACACACAGAAGGTACTCGTGACTGATAACTCTGTGCGCGTCGATCGGTTGAATATTACGGTGCTCGACAGATTTGGTGTTATCCTGAATAACAACGGTATCGACTGGTCATTTACTCTCGAGATTGAAAGTGACACGTAAAAAAACTATGGATATAAGGTAATGAATACCGACGGTTTCGTGGGGAACAAATATCAGGGCGCCACCGTGACGCGCCCGTACGACTTTGGGACGGACGCTATCGAACGCCAGCGTGTTTCGATGGGTGCGTCACTCGTCGATGCCGATTTCGAGTATGGTCTCCAGGCGACGAAATGGCAAACATACACGGATTTTCGTAAGACGCCATCATTTTACGAAATCCCAGGAACAGATATACCAAACACGTCGATAGCTTCGATATCGTCCAACGGCGGTACACCGTCCGTCATCACCGTCACTTTAAATGCTGCGTTGTCCACGACGGTATCGTCATCGAGCTCTGTAACGACGACATCGGCCGTACTCGTTCTGGCGTCGTTTACGGGAGTAACAACTGGACAGTCGGTCTATTTATCGACCGTGACCGGGCCTATTTATGTATCGGCCGTGAACGGCACGACCAACGTGACGATTACATATCCGACGCAGACGGCACCCACGATCGGAACGGGTGCAATCTACTTTTACAATTCTATTCTGCCCACAAATAACACACCGATCAGTATTTTAGGCTTGGAAAACTCCACTCGGAACGCCAACCGAGCCGAGGGATTTTTTATAGCGACCGTAGGTGCATCTACTGCGACGACACTCATTACCTACACGGCGAAAGGTTTCGTGACGGCCAATCCATTGCTACAATCGTACACGATTATTCGGCGCGGCGGTATATTCAATAATTCAAATGCAAAATGGACGAATGTGCACGTCGCATCGATCGCACAAAGCGGGACGACAGTGACCGTGACTATGAATGCTTCATTCCCACACGGTCTTATACCCGGAACTCCAATTGTAATCACTGGAACATCGGGAGGGTCGGGAACGAACGGGAACTTTTTCGTCGCCAGCGTCAACTCCAGCGGCTATTCGCCAACCGTCTTTTTCTACACGGCAACTGGAACCGCGACAGCCTCCCTTACCATTACATCTTTGGCGATGTACGTTCAACCCTATTCTTATATAAATCATCGGCCGTTTGATGGTGGCGTCATCCTCAGTCCAAACATTCCGACACACGGAGCAAGCATCGTTCGGCAATCTAAAAAGGTGTTTCGGTACCAGTCCGGCAAAGGCCTTTTGTGGTCGTCCGGTACACTTTTTTGCCCAAATATCGACATTGTCAGTGCGACATGGTCAGGGAACCTCATAACGGTCACGACAGCCGTACCACATGGTTGCCCGCAGACAGGTGCAACGGTTGTTATTAAAGGCATCGCGACGTCGGGATATAACGGTACATACACGGTGAACACTGTTACAAGTGACACGACGTTTACACTCGTGAAGTTTACCTCTCTAGTAACACCGGCTATTCTTGGGGATCAACCACGGCTTGTAGTCTCGCTATGGCACGGGGCGAGCATTCGGGCCGGATGTTTCGATGATCAAAACGGTCTATTCTTTGAATACGACGGTCAGACGTTCTGGGTCGTCAAACGATCATCTACATTTCAACTCACCGGGTACGTGTATACGTCAGTTCAGAGTCAGGTGTTGACTGGCGTCGGTTCGCAGTTCACGAGACAACTCAGGGTTGGTGACAAAATTGTAATCCGCGGAATGACTCACGCAGTGACTACTATAATAAGTGACACTTCACTGTATTTTAACCCACCTTATAGAGGATCGGCCATTATATCGTCGACAGCACCCGTGACAGCCTGTAAAGTGAAAGAGGTTCGGACCCCTCAAACTCAGTTTAATCGCGATACGGTTGACGGCAAGGGTCCGAGTGGATTCAATCTCGATCTCACGAAGATGCAAATGATCGGGATACAATATTCGTGGTATGGAGCGGGGTCTATAGACTTTATGATTCGCGGCGGCGATGGTAATTGGGTATATGTTCATCGATTCAGACAGAACAACGTCAACGACGAGGCCTATATGCGAACGGGTAACCTGCCTGTTCGATACGAAGTAACGAACGAAACTGCTGCGGCCGTGTCGACACTGTCTGTTGGTTTGTTATCTTCGACTTCGGCCACTACGATTCGTCTCACGGAACCGACCACGTATTGGCCTTCGGCCGGTACAGTAATGATTGATAACGAGATCGTTACGTATGCACGCAAAACAGACACAACCCTTGAAGGCGGGTCTAGACGTGCGAGTCTTGTTTATAATATTGCGGATACGGGCGTATCCCTCAAAGGATCAGATGAATCTCACAATGCTGGTGCGACTGTGTTTTTGGTGAGCTGTTCGTGTACACCATCGATCACGCATTGGGGTTCTGCACTTTTAATAGATGGCGGGTTCGACGAGGATCGAGGCTATTTCTTCAATTATCAAGTGAATGCAGCCGGTGTAACTCTAGGAGGCGGGTCCACGACCAATCTCTTTTTACTTCGTCTCGCGCCGAGTGTGTCGAACGGCATCATCGGTGATATCGGTTCACGTGATCTACTCAACCGTGCTCAACTTTTACTGCAGCGTCTTGCGGTGTTTGCAGGGACGACCACAGCGAGTGCGGGTAGTAGCGGCAGTGCAATTGTTTCAGGAATTCTCAACCCTCAGGGTGTTACGCCCGTGAATTGGATCCCGATCAATAGCAATGCGAACGGGTCTCAGCCGAGCTTTGCACAAGTCTCGGCCGTAACCGGGAACTATGTCTTTGGTAGCGGCGAACGCGTGTTTTCTACGATATGTAATAATGGTCAGAACGCGCTCGAACTATCAAACCTGAAAGAAGTTTGTAACGGTGTCATCGGTGGCAATCAGAGTTTTCCAGATGGCCCAGATACACTTCTGGTCCAACTTAATGTCCCGATCGGATTTCCGGCGCTCAACTCTTACTCGGTCAATCTATTCTGGACCGAGGCTCAAGCGTGAGCAAGCTTCTCACCAAAGTGAACCATGAGCACGGCGACAAGCGCGAGCACTAGGCCGACCCACTGGATCGGGTGTTTGAACCTTTCGCCGAGTATAAAAAAAGCTACACCCGCTCCAAGGATGGTGATCATCCCTTCCCAAAGTGCTGAAACGTACAGCATATTGGCATGGGAAAAGCTGCGAATCAGAAAAAACAGGACGACGGCATAGCCCATCATGCCGAACACCAGGTTGTGCTTAGTCGTGTGGCCAGATTCGGCGAAAAACTTGAGATGGCAATTGCCGAAGATTTCGGCACATGACATGGCAAGGACGTTGACGAGCGCCATTTAGTACTACGCGACATTAGATTTTCCCTTTGACGTGTCGCATCTGATTGGACAGCTTCATGTGCCAGCCGTGCAGGACGAAAATTTGAAACATGAGCATGATCACACTGAGTATGATGCTGACGATCGGCAGCCACTTGACCCATGCTGGAGGGTCTGGGATCTGCTGCTCCTCTTTCATTACTTGTTACAAGTAATTTTTTTCGAGAGCTCCGTAAACTCCTTGGACAACTCGAGGTGCCACGGGTAAAGTACGGTCAGCGCAAAGATGAACGTCAGGCACGCCACGATCAGGGCTGCGACGGGCATCCACTTGAGCCACTTGGGTGCGTCAGTCGATCGCTTCTCGACGAGCTGCTGAGACTCGATGTCCATATGGTACCATCACTGAAAAAAAAATATCTGCATATGGTACGTACCCATGGGTCTTCCGAGAAATTATCGTCAAGTTCCCAATAATACTCCTGTATATGTGAATCGTACACTCCTCCGTGCGTTTGCAGCCGATCCCACTTATGTAAAATGGCAAGCGGTCAAGAATGGGACACAGCACGGCGTCCGTGTTATAAATGTAGACCCCGCTTATAACAAAAACGGAAGAATCAAGAAGCTGTTCGCGTTTTACATTGCTCTTAATAACTCTACCTCGCGCGGCGAGCGCGGTCGCTCACGCGGGCCGGGGGTGCGCAACAACGCGAGAAAACCAACACCAAATAACCTGAATAAGTTGTACCTTGCCGCATTTGGCGATCGTCGGCGTAGTTTAAATGGGACGATTATCCTGAAGCATCGTCACCAACACATGTTTTTTCCGGGCAATTTTCGTCTTCAGCCATTGAATCTCCGCCGCCCACGTCGGCTTAACACTAGTTTTCGAGAGCTAAGATCACCATCACCCAGACGACCAACACCCCTTCTCAAAATTTTGAACAAAAAATGAACTCACCGCCGTTCCATATCCAGTGACTGTCGATTGAGTGAATCGCCCGACGGCGCGACTGAGCGTCCATGGTCCATCGCACGCATATCCTCCCGCACCTCTTCGGCGATGTTCCGTTCGTAACTAAAGCAGCACAGGTTCACCTTTGTACACTTGGACTTGTACGCATACCGCACGACAAGTCCCAAAGCCGAAAAGAACATGGCGGCCAGTGACACGATGAGCACCGGACTGTACGTTTCGTCCATCCCTCTTATTCACTCGGAAAATCCTCGAGTTCGACCGTATCACTGTGTGTCGGAAAGTTTACCAATACGGCATCAGTCAGGCCGAGAAGGCGCAGATAGGCACTCGTCTGTGTCCTGTGCTCATCCTTCAGTGAGCGCACAGACTTGAGCTCGACGACGAGACGCCCGTCGACGATCAGATCGGCACGCATGTTGCCGAGCGAATGGTCCATGAACATGATGGGCACTATACGCTCAGTCTCGTACGCCACGCACGCCTTTCGGAGACACACCTCCATGGCGTTGTGGTAGACGCGCTCGGAAAACCCGGGTCCGAGCGTCTGCCAAATTTGACGCGCCGATGCGTGAACCAGAGCACGCGCCATAGCTTATTTTGTCGGCATTTCTTAAGCTATGACGCGTCGTAACGCACTCATGAAACAAGCGACCCGCTCGCGAGCATCGCTTCTACTCTCAGCAGCCGCATCAAAGAAACCCGTACCGGTCGTCGTGTCGATCACCCCGTACAAAAACAGCAAGGGCCGTGCGATCCTCCAACTGACTCGTACGACGTACGTCGTTCGCGATGGTGGCAAGTACCTCTATGGTATCAAGGCGCGTTCACCCCTCCATCTACTGATGGGTGCGCCGCGTGCTATTCGCCCGAGACGTCGTGCGTAGATTTGCGTTTGGATCGAAACGAGTGATGTACCACGCATTGGGTGCCCTTTTCTTGGTGACGAGCACGTACTTGTACAGGCGCGCGACAGCCCATTGAGGCGCCGTCGCTCCCGGTCGGCTCCCACCCGTTTTCCACGCCTTCAGGCGTTATTGGATTTTTGAGCACGTCTATAGAAATTTCTCCGAGCAGCTTGAAACATAGATTGGTTTCGCCATTTTTCCAAGGCTGCGCGTGAAACGGATCTTTTACGCCGTGTCACATTGAGAGTCTTTTTGGCTATATTTTTCAAAGACGGCGATGAAGCCTTAATAAGTTCTGGAATGACGTGTGTATTAAAATAATTATTCATAGCCCTGTTTACCACATTTTTATTCTTCCACATAGGAGGATGCACGGTATTTCCAGGAGTTTTTAGAACGTATCTATTGTTTGTATTAATGTTTCGAATAATCTGTCTAATTTTATGCTGAGCTGCAGTTGCTTCCCTCCAATTCGTCCCAGGACTAGGCCACGAATACACAGTATATGTTACTCCTCTCCATTTATATGGGGTTATTAGTACAGGCAATGCGTTCTTCGCATTCTTGTATACTTTGTAATGGTTTAATTGAACACCTCTTGCAGCAGCCTTTGCAGCGGTTCTAGCCACAGCCGTGTTTCTATTCATTTATATGATTGTATATTTTATTTTACACACCTACTAGCGCCGCAGATTCTGATCAGGATCGGCACGGGTCGCGTACCACGCCCTAGGCGCCTTGCCCTTCGTCACGAGCACGTATTTATACACGCGCGCCACCGCCCATTGAGGCGCAGTCGTACCGGGTCGGCTCCCACCAGTCTTCCAGGCCTTGAGACCGCGGTCGTACACCGTGTTGAGTGTCGCACGATGGATGCCCGTCCGCTTGGCGATCGCATCCTTGTTGAACTTGAGGCCCGGGTACGTCGTGTGGAACAGCTGAGTCCACTTGGACTTTTTACGAGCACCGCCTGCATTCGAACGCCCGAGCTTCAGGGCACCGTACGATACCCGTCGGCGTTTCAAGAGTTCCCTTTCGCGCGTGAGTCCCATTGATTTACTCAGACCCGAGAAGTACCGCTCCGGCCAACTGCGCGTGATGGTCACATGACGCGGCCGTCGATGCATTACTTGAGGCGCATACTTTTTCCGCACGGAATGGTAGATGGAACAAGTGTCGTATATACATGTCGACTCGCGTAACCGCGACACGACACTGTTCCCGTTTTCGAACACGTACACCGTGTTTCTGAACAAACCCATCACAAACGTGACGCGGGTCGATCTCGTGTCGGCCATCGTCACGAATCCGTCCACTGCTAATGCCTACATCTGGCTGGACATTACCGAACTGCGCACACCATCGACGTACGATGCACGTAAACTGACGTTGACAAATGTTGGCCCGCTCGCCTCACCCACTCTACCCATTCTGACAATCAGTGCACTCGTGACATCGACCACTATCATCGGACAGGCGAATCAAGTGTACAGGAACATCGCATCGACCGCCACGGGGAACGGTACGGGTGCACGATTTACCGTGACGCGTAATGGGTCAGGTGTTCCGACCGTCGCACTCGCCGCGGCCGGAAGTGGGTACTCGGTCGGTGTTACAATTACACTTGCAGGTGCAACTGTCGGTGGAACGACGCCGACCGACAACATCACATTCACGGTCGCGTCCGTAGGGTCGAATCAAATTCAAAGTAACCAGACGTCGAGTCTGACACCCGCAACGTCATTCGCTGTCATCCCGATGGATGTCGCTCAAAACTTTCAACGGACGTTCAAAGAGACCACCGATTATGCATGGTCGGTGACGTACCCGTCACGACTCGATTCGATCGAGCGCCTGACGGTTCGCTGGCTTGATTATACCGGCTCGGTTGTACAATTTGGTGGCCCTGGCACAAACACGTTCGATCCAAACATGTTTGTCCTCCGGGTCTACACACAGTTTGTACCTACTGCACCCGAACGTCCGCTCAGTCTACCCCCACCGGTTCGCGAGGGACTCTTCGAAGACAAGTCAAAGGTGTACCTAGGTGCCCTTGCGACGCTCGTCATCGGACTCATCATGATCATGCTCGTCCGTAAACGGACTTAAATCGCGCGGGCACGCAGCCACAAACGGTCACCACGGTAAGTACTCGATGCCCTCTTCTGGCTACGCTTCGTGTACGTCTCGACCAGTTGTAGGTGACGGAGTACCGACGCGGGACGCTGGTGACCCTTGTTGATCGCATTCAGTAGCGCACGGTGACGCGCCGGAGGGGATGCCGCCGTCGAGTAACCCCACATCGTGAGCAGACCCGCCTTGGGGGTCGGAAGCACTTTGGGTCCGTGCCCCGGGCGGCCCAGATTCCGGATCATGCTCGACGGAACGTAGACGCGTCGCGGCGTTCGACCCGTCTTCCGACGCGTGTACGCAACACGCCGGATCAGACGCATTTACTCTACACAGAGACTTTTTCGTCTGAGCGTGACCAGCTGTGAACATCCGAAGTTTCATGTCATTCGACGCCCCGAAATCGAACGTATCAATGTCACCTGCAATGAGGCCTATGCGGGGAAACATGGGGTATCTTTGACGCAGAGTCATGGCTGCACCGAGGATACACAGGGCATACGACTTGAGATCCTTTACGTCAGTTGTCCATTCGTCGGCAATGCCAAATGCCAGTACGGATTTTGGATCCTGACCTACGAGTGGACCCCCTGGGATTGCCTCGAGCGTGCCGCCGTCGATGTACCGCCATGGCCCGTGTCGATTGCTCTGAAAGAGAAATGGTATCGAGACGGACATGCACACCGCGTCGAGGACAGACATAGACGGTGACGTGTCGACCGAAAAGTAATGCGTCGCGTGCAAATCGATACAGCATGCCGCCACGTGGAATTTTACGGGCCAGTGTGCATACAGCTCCGCGAACGTGATGTCATCACTGGGTATAAAGTGCCTTACAGTGTCGATAAACACTGACCGAATTTTTTTGGTACTCACGAGACCAAACGATTTGAGAAGCACCTTGATGTTCGGTTTCATGATATCCTTGATCGGTACGGCAAGGCTATACTCGAGCATCTTTTGAATGTCACCCTTTGCGAGGATGTACATGAGGCCGATGATGGCACCTGCGGATGCACCGGCAATTGATTCGAGATCGTTGAGTGCACTGGCATCCGACAGTGCACTGAGCGCCCCCAAGTACATAAAATACCCCATCGCACCTGGCCCAAAAGCCAGGTGCTTCATACTACTTCAATTTAATAGTAACGCGGAAACTGGCCGCGCATGAACGAAAAGACGAGCGCAAACACGACGGCGTGCACAGCAACGGCAGCCTGCGAGCTCTGGCCAGACATGAACACGCCACGGCTGCCTGGGGGCAACGTCAGAAGCACGCCTGGTGACAGCAGGACGAACAGCAGGGCTGGTACAACCAGATCAGCCGGGCGGAGCGACAGACGCAGCACGAAGCGAGCCAGCACGTAGTACACCAGTGACAGGACGATCGCGTGGATAAAGACCGTCTTCAGCGAGCTCTGGCAGCCTGGGAACAGCTTCAGGCTCGGTAGAGCCAGAATCAGACCCGGGCTGAGCAGCGCAAACAGAATCGCGGGCGTGAGCACCTTGGGACCAGTGATATCAATAGGCATTTATAATACCCACTGAAAAAAAAGTTAGCTCGAGTGCCGACTGACATACTGGACAAAAGACGGAAAGGTGGCATGGTTCAGAATCGAGCTCGAAATACCAGAGTCTTTGATGTACGTCTGGAGCGACATCCACATGTTCAGAATGTGCTCCGAGTTCCAATCCTGCCACGACTCTGGATCGAGCACCTGATCCTGGTCATCTTGCATGTCGTCGTCGGGAGCATCCTCAGCCTGGAACGCATCGTACGCATACTCGTTGTTGACACCCATTGTGTTTGCTACTTGATGTACTGACGCGCCAGATCCTTAGACCTTGCGAACCGTGAGCACGTCGCGCTCCTTGACAGGCGCCGCGTCAAGTATCGCCTGGAAAGCACCTTCGACCTGCGTGTCATTCCCACCGAAAAAGGCGGAAAGACCGGCGATAATCACCTCTTTTGTGATGCTCCCCTTGCCCTCCTTCTTCTGGTAGGACACCTTGTGCCCATCCACCTTGACGTCGACGTCAACCGCCTCCGTCTTCATATACGTTTGGACCTCAGATCGAAGCTCCTTCTCGCGCTTGTTCAGGACACTAATGTCCGCGCGAGCAGCTTTGAGCTGAGTCTTGAGACCGAGCCACTCGGTCATGGTATCACGCATGCTGGCCATTTAACTCAACGGTGCATGTTTTTTTTATCTATTTGTACTCGTTCTGGGTGTCCCTTACTTGTACTCGTTCTGGATCTCAAACTTGGGGCGCATCGTGTCGGGCGGGATCGTCGACAGGTTGAAGATGCTCACAGCCTCGCGCGGGTTTGCGGGCTCGGAGCGCTCCTGGAGGTTAGCGTTGCGCAGAACACCGCCTGCCGTCTCGGGGAAGCCAATCTGGGCACGCGGGTCCAGGAAGTTCTGACCGGACAGGATGGCATCCGGGCTAAACTGGCCGAAATCCTCGGTCGTCACCACCTCCTTGGGGATCAGACCCACGTTGGGATCGGTCGGCGTCTGGCCAATCTTAAAGCCGACACCGCTGGCCATCGCGGCGAACGGAGCAAACATGCCACCGTCCGTCTCGCTGCCCTGGATATCACCAGCCATGCCACCCGTCACACCCTTGGCCTCGACTGTCGGAGACGCACCCTCTGGTGCCGTGACAAACCCGCTGCTCTGGGGCATGAAGAGCATCAGCGTAATCAGAAAAAGAAGCACCAAGATAGCCAGACCTTTGCCGTCCATTTATATTGTACGCCGACTTTTTTTACAGGTCGACATCCGACTCCTCCTCCTCGGCTGGGTCATCCTTGAAAAGATATTCCCGGGGAAACTTGGGCTTCTGAGGCGCCTTGACACGCCCCTGAACCACCTTCCATACGGGCTCAAATGCGCGCTTGGTAAACACGAGACCTGACAGCTCGAGGAGGACATCGACCGATCCTGACTGGACCAGATCGACACGCGCCTTCTGAGTGTCGTAAAATACAGTCACCACTTCCCCCTTGATGGTGACGAGCGATGCTGACAGCTCATGCTCGGGGTTGAGGCTCTTCTGGTAGGCGGCCGTCACAGTCTCATCGGCAATCTCCTTGCCGAACCACAGAACCTTAGACTCTTTGGCCTGAGTGACAATCTGTTCATCAATATCCGAGAAAAGAGTAACGTCGCTTGGGACCGTGATGGTCACTTGATTGCCCTCTGTGACCAGTTTGACATTGTTCACCTGGTGGACGCAACGTTCGCCACTGTCCTGTGTCACCTTGAGAAAGTATCGGCCGTCAGGAAGCTTCGTCGGTACTCCGTACAACATAGTGTCCATAAAACACTTCTTAGCTCTAAGTAATGAGCACGTCGAACACCATATCGACGACGGCCAATTACTGTGGTGATCAGTACAACAACAAGGGGTGTGCCTGTATTCCACAGGTGACCCCTGGTCTGACTCCCGCCACCGAGTCTGCCGCCAATACGACGCTCATCTGCGCATACCAGGAGAATGGTATTCAGTACGGATGTGACACGGGGTGTTGCCCTGGTGGGGCGTGCAGTGGGTCCCCTGGGACGAGTAGTGCGTCGTCAAATGTGGCGTCGACATCCGACACGAGCAGTGCGGCGACGACGACTACAAAGGAACCGAACGGCTCACTGTACTGGGCCATGATTGTACTTTCGATCATGTATGCCGTTTTTCTGGTGCTGGGCGTCGGGTTTGCGAGCACGCGCAGATGAGAAAAACCTTGGCCAGAAGTAGATGGAACCCCTTCCAACCCCGAAACAAACGTACGAATACGTCAGGGACACTGTGGTGTACGGTGGTGTGAAGCTCTGGCATGTGGTGATTTTCATGGTGTTTGGCCCGACGCTGACATGGCCGATGCTCGTCATCCTCCTGTTAGTGTTTGGTAACGAAACGAGAAAAGCACTTAAAGATGTCGTGGGTATGGTAAGTAGAAATGGAGACCTCTACCAACGACCTACTGACCAGCCTGCAGGCCGAGATCAAGGCGCTGCGCAAGGATCTGCGCAAGGTGAAGCAGCTGCTCGAGGACCCCTCCGGTGAGAAGACCAAGGCGCGTGCATCGAACAACGGTTTCAACAAGCCTCTGGATGTGTCGGACAAGCTGCGCGCTTTCCTGAAGCTTGCGGCTGACGAGAAGGTGTCTCGTAGCCAGGTGACGAAGCTGATTAACCAGTACGTGACGGAGAAGGGTCTGAAGGCGGGTCAGCAGATTACGCTGGACGCCACCCTGAAGGATCTGCTGTCCCCGCCCGAGGGTACCCAGATTACCTTTCTGAACATCCAGAAGTACATCAACCCGCACTACATCAAGGCACCGGTTGAGCCCAAGGCCCCAAAGGAGAAGAAGCCGGCGGCCGTCATTCCCGAGACGCCTCTGGCTGCCACGCCGTCGTCTGCGCCTGCAGCTGACAAGCCCAAGGTGGCTCGCCCGATGCTGAAGAAGCCTGCCGCCCCCGTCGCCGCCAAGTAAGGACTTAAACATTGTCTGCGCGTGTAATAACAAATGGAAACTGTTGAGTTGGTAGATCCGCCGGCGCTTGTCCATGGCGATATCGAACAGCTCGTTGGTACAAAGATTCGTGACGTGTCTTTGTATCAGCGTGCCTTTACGCATAAATCGGCCCTAAAAAAGTATCGTGGACTCGCGGCGTCGTACGAGACGCTCGAGTTTATGGGTGATTCGGTCCTCGGCTTCATCATCACGCGTCATCTGTTTGACAAGTACAAGGATGAACAAGAGGGGTTTCTGACCAAGGCGCGTACGAAGATGGTGCGAGGCAAGACGCTCTGCGAGATTTCACTGGCGCTCGGCCTCCAGAAGTGGATTCTCATGGATGACAAGGGTATCCGGAACAATTGGCACATGAACCCGAACATCCTCGAGGATGTCTTCGAGGCGTTTGTCGGTGCGATATACCTCGATCTCGGCATGGTGCATGCCAAGAAGTTTGTCTTTGCGTCCTTCGAGCGCGTCGAGGTGACGCTCCACGACGACAACTACAAGGATCAACTCATGCGCAAGTGTCAAGCGGCGAAGCTTCCCTTGCCGGACTATCAGGTGCGTCACCAGTACCCGAACGGCACGTTTCACATCGAGGTGATTGTCGACGGCACGCCGCGCGGATCGGGCTTTGCTTCGACGAAGAAACAGGCGGAACAGAATGCGGCTGAAATTGCGCTTAAACACAGTTAGCGCATGTGTATGAGATATGAATGAGGTCCACCCACGGGTCAAGCAACTTCTTCAACAATCATATGACGATCAGCGAACGCCCGAGTGGCATGCCCTCCGTGGAACGATGCTCACAGCGAGCGATCTTGCAACCGCCATCGGTGATAATCCCTACGAGAAACCGAGCGACCTCGTCGTCAAGAAGTGCGGTCACAACAATGGCTGGAAGGGAAATGCCGCCACCGAACACGGTACGCTGCTCGAGCCCATTGCAAGAGACTTGTATGACGCTACGTACAATCAAAAATCTCACGAAATTGGTTTGGTCCAGCACCCCGTGCATAAGTGGCTCGGCGGATCTCCCGACGGTGTTACAGAATCTGGGCGTCTTATCGAAATCAAGTGCCCATTGACGCGCAAGATTGAGCACAAGTGTCCCAAGTACTATTTCCCGCAGATCCAGCTGCTCCTCGAGGTGCTCGATCTCGAGGCGTGCGATTTCATCCAGTACCGGCCGGCGGGATTTCTACGCCCTGATGCTCCGCAGGAGTTTGACGTCATCGAGGTTCCACGCGATCGCGAATGGTTTGCGCGTATCCTCCCGCGCGCCAAGGCGTTCTGGGACGAGGTGCTCGAGCGCCGCAAGACGGGGCTCTGTCAGGTGGTTGACGAGGACGATGAGGCGAATATCAGCGTTCTCGCAGCCGCACTCGTTAAGGAAATACCGTGTGAGGTAGTAGAAGACGATGGCCCTGTGCAAGAAGTGCCACAAGAAGGTGGGCCTTCTGGCACTTACGTGTCGCGAATGCTCCGATCGATTCTGCACAAGGTGTATCCAGCTGGAGATGCACCAGTGCCCGAAGTTAGACGGTCGGACCGAGTTCGAGCGCGCGTTGCTTGAGAAGAAGCTCATCAAGGTGGAGGCACCCAAGGTGCAAAAGATCTGACTCACGCACCGAGCTTTTTGCGGTGCACGAATGCGAGGACCAACAGGGCGATGATCAAAAGGATTGGCCACATCATGCCTCTTGGCAAGTCAAACCCGGTTGGCAGTCCACTGACGTAGTTGTCCCCGTCACGCCACACCGTCTCGCGCGAAAAGGTGGCGGTGCCATCGTCGTGCTGGATCTTACGCGCCGGAAACATGAAGCTCGTCGCGGGGTGGATCCCGCCCGTCTTTAAGTACATGGAACCCGACTTGTTGAGCTGGTTCGGACCGAAATGGTCCAGATACTCTGGCTTTTCCGCGGGAACGTCCCATGACGCAGGCTTGTCTTCTGGGGCGTACCATGTCTGCGTGTTGGGTCCTTTATAGCCACCGTTGTACGAAATGCCAAACGTGGCCGTGGCCGTGTATGGATTGATACGGTTCATGGCCGTGTCGTCATCAGCCATAAACTCAGTCATCTCTGTTTTCACTCAACATATTTTCTGGACTGAACCTTTTCCCTGTGCTTCAGCCACATGTCGTCGAGGTCGACGTTGAGCATGTAGGCGAGCTGGAACAAATACGAAAACACGTCACCCATTTCGGTCGTAATGTCCGTCCCTCGATCCTTCTTGAGGCCCGTCTTTTTGAAACTACGCTGGTACTGACGGATCGCCGACGCAAGCTCTCCAATCTCTTCGGTGAAGAGAAGCCAGACTGTGCTCACGGGAGCCTTGTCCCACCCCTTGGTCTGACACAATACGAATGTCTCGTCGCGGTAGCAATTCATCATACCTACACTACGCCTCATGCTTTTAATAGAAACCATACGCTCGCAAATACACTCATTAGGAACACGAGTTCGATCATGTAACGCCGGCACGCCAAATCGATCTCGGCCGAACGTTCGACAGAGTACCCACTGATCAAGAGCGCCATCCGTTCGACGATGAAGAAAATGATGACACCGAGCGTGAGTTCCTTCACCTTGTGCATGTGTCATTGACGCACAAAAATATTCGAACAACCCCCTGGAGAATGCGTGCCTAGGGTGCCGCGGTTGGTATAAACTCCCATGAAATCTCGTTCGTGATGAGCTTCCAAATCTCATCTTGACGGTGCAGCTTCTCCTTCGACTTGAGAAGCGGAAAGCACTGTAGGTATTCATCTTCGCCGAGGAGTTCGCAAAACTTGTACAGTGTGAAGCTGTACGACAGAAAGTTTTTTCGATCCGCCGGACAATGTTTCTCAAAGGGTTTCTGAATCTGACCAAACATGAGTCGAAGCTTGTCTTCGAGTTCTTGAGGCATGGTTGGGGGCTTGACGCCATTGAGAATCGTTGTGATGTATGGCGCGTGTTCGTAATATTTATTGAGTCCTATCTTTTTGAGCAGGCCGCGAACCTTGCGATGGGTAATCTCTGACGTATCCTTGATCTTCTGCTTTTTGAATTCATGGCGCAGCTGCGTAATCACTTCATCCGGGACGCTCGTCGACTCTTTCGCCTGAAACTGAGCGACCCACTCGTTGAAGTGGTTTTCGCGCTTGTACGAGTACACCACGTTCCGATCCATCTCCTGCTCCTCCTTGAATCCACGTTCGTTGCAGAGCACGTATTGGACATAGCCACACTCGCTACACACGTGGTCACTCGTCTCGTGCTCAAACACGATAGACCATTGGGCTTTGCAGTGTGCACATTCGGACGGGACATCGATGGCTGACGGCTTTTGAGACTGTTCGATCGTCGTCTCTTCTACTTTGGACATGTACTCGTCAAAGATGTCCTTACGTTTGATACCACCTGGCCGTTCTGTGGTGTACTCTCTGATATGCGGGACACACTGTGTCAGGTAGTCGTACAGGGCATTCGGATCACCTTCTAGTTCTTTTATACGCTCGTTGATGCGCCGTTCCATCTCTTATAAAGAGTGTACATCTTTATAACATATGGATATCATCGTCGCCTTGATCCCCAAAAATATGACGGTGCGTGAGACTGCACGGGTTGGTAATACTATAGCCACTACATATATATTCAACAACAAAGAGTACACGCACGTCGGAGAATGGCCACCCAAAGCGACCACGTCGGGGTTTCACGTACCGATCGCAACTGCCGAAGTCATCGAGACGAATAGGGATATCACGACGAGCCTACGTCGCTTCGCGGGGCCTCGACGCATCGTCACACCAGACACGGTACGGTACGCCGTTGGGAGATGGTCATGGCGCGTTCGCTTTATGGTCCGATGTGGCCGCGTGAGTATCGAAACATACCCAATACTGATTCTACCAGACACTGTACCGGCCGTCCGGGTGACAAACGTGCTCGGTCAAGTCTCGATCGTCTTTTGAGCCAAGTAAAACTTAATCTCACCGAGGTTTGCAATGGCATACCTGAACACCATCGGCATGTTCGGCTCGCTAAACTGAAACAGCTGGACGCTCGAGCACAGGTTCGTCGCCTTGGTATACATGTTGATGTACTTGAGCGCATACGTCCCACCGACTTGCTCATCCCGGTCGATCGGGGGGCAGTCGAGCGTCGTCATTTGATCTGCGAAATCACCGACGCAGCTGAGTTCGAGCGTCGTCTTTGTGCGTTTGATCGTCATATCGGTCGACAGGTTTGCCATGTCGCGCGCAATGCGCTGAAAATCCACCGAGGGAACGGTCGTCACGATATCCATCTCAATGTCCGGTACATTCAGATCATCCTCGTTAATGTCGAGCAGCTTGAGCTTGAACGTCGTCGTCGAGTGTTTGACCGTATTCTCAATCTCAATCTCGAGCACGTCACGGCCCGTCATGCGCATGATCAGTGAATCGTTGTTCGTCACCGACTTGAGCAGCTTGTGCGTGTTGGCCATGTTGAGCCCGGCAATCACCTCCTCGGCACACGTGTACGCCTCGAAATTTTCAGCCGGCAGAAACATGTGGACGAGCGTCACGCGCGCCGTGTCAAGCGTGACGATTCGCACCCCCTGCGGCGTGAAATAGACGTTGACGTCATTGACGATATCCTTGAGCACCTCAAATATCGTGCGTAGCGCACTCGCCTGGATCGTCTGAAGGTACATGGGGATCACGCGTCGTTGGTTTTTATCAGCCTTCCATCGCAGGTGTAAATGTTTTCTGTGCACCCAGTAATGCCAACCGTTACGGTGCGTCGTAGCCCAAAGCTGGGCAAGAAATGGCGAGCGACGTTCAACGTCGATGGGCGCGTACGCCACGTCAACTTTGGCAGCAAAGGCTATTCGGATTACACCATGCATAAAGACGCTGCACGGATGCACCGTTACCTCATACGTCATCGGAGACGTGAAGCATGGGGTCCGAGTGGACGGTACTCTGCTGGGTTTTGGTCGCGTTGGTTTCTCTGGTCCAAGCCGAGCCTTGAGGGTGCGCGTCTGGCGACTCAGCGTGCGCTCGGTCCTGGTTGGCGCGTTCAGCTGTTCAAGTGAAGCGCCTTGTGACACTCTTCATGGAGCACCTGGAGATTTGCCAGAGTCGTCGGTCCACCCTTGCTGTACGGCACGACGTGGTGTCCCTCATACTTCTGTTCCCACTCGATCGGCTTTTTGCACCACGGGCACTCGTTGCACTGCTCACGAAGCTTCAGCGTCTTTTGAGTCGGCGTAAACAGACGCGGATCGTCGAGCTGCTCGACAATGTCGTGAATGTCGCGGTCGATACGGTAGATGAGCCGGGTTTGGTAGCCCCCGTTACGCTCGGGGCAACAGAGCATGCTCGCCATTTCCGATCGTGCCACGTTGAACATCATGGTCGCGTACTCGATGAGTCGCGATTCACAACGCGTGAGCATTTGACGCGTGTCGCACCAACGCGCGATCCGACTGATGAGCACGAGGAGGACAATGTCATTCGGCTTTTTGTCCTCGAAAAGCTTGTGCTTCTCGAGCACCCCATAGACTACCCGTAGATGTTTCAGGCGAGTTTCAAGGTCCGACTTTTTCGCCTCAAAGTTTGAATCCACGTCGGTCGTCTTTCCGAAGGTCTCGAGGCGCCACTTTTTGTAAATGTCATTCTGAGAACTAAATTTGGTCGGGATCGTCACCTCACTGAGGGCGAACATGCGCATGAGCTGAACCTCCGCCTTTCCGTCGTCAGATGTATCGCTCGCGTAAACGCACGTACCAAACCATACAGGGCTGTGCTCCTCGAGAAACTTGTACAGCGTGTAGTAGACCGGAATGTACTTCTCATAGTCGTTGAGAGGTTTCCCAGAATTGTTCAGACGAATCCAAAGCGTCGAGAGACGCTCGGGATCTTCCACCACGTCATTCGGAATGGTACTCGTCGTAAACGTATAATTGCGGAAAATTTCCTGCACCTCGTCGGGCAAATCCTTGTAGTACAAGTTTACATAGGCTGAAATCTGACTCGACTCCCAGTTGATAACATCCGACGTCGCCTTTTGAATCGGAAACTTGTTCGTGACAAAATCACAAACCGTCTCGAGTCGGTGCGCCCCATCAAACACATCCTCTGCTTTTTTGGAAGCGATGAGATAGATTGGAGCACATGGATATCCCATCAGGATCGTGTCAAGCAAAGCCATGCGAGACGCCTTGGTCCACGTATTGTTTCGCTGATAGCGACCGCGCAAAACGAGATGTTTCGTACCCCCCGTACAATTCACCTCGTCGCGGCGCAGATTCGCCTGCCAAACCTCAATGTTTCGAACTTGCATGTTTCTTACCGTGTATGCGTACGGTTGCTTTAGGTCTTCTTTTCATGGACGTACCGTGTCCATGAAAAGAATCGCTCCCAGCAAGGATTGAACTTGCGACATTCAGATTAACAGTCTGACGCTCTACCGACTGAGCTATAGGAGCATCGACGAATAGTTTAACGACGTATTCAGGTCTGAGAAGTTCTAGGGAGGATCGAACTCCCATTTCGAGATTCAGAGTCTCACGTACTAACCATTATACTATAGAACTTTTTGCCTCCATTGGGGGTCGATCCCAAGACCTCACGCTGACACGTGAGGAATGCAAGCATTCCTCTTACGAAGCGTGCGCTCTACCAACTGAGCTATAGAGGCTACGAACAGGTGTTTACACCCCTGGGCTCTGATCTGCCGGAATCGAACCAGCGACCTAAGGATGAGCTGATTCATCCACAACAGGAACTTTGTTCCTACAGTCCTTCGCTCTACCAATTGAGCTAAGATCAGGTGAGGTACCACACATGGTATCCTCGGTGGGGCTTCACCTGCCCACTCTTTTAAGGATCCATTTCTTTAACTAACATTCCATGTAACAGTTGACGAGCTGAAGCGAGTGACCCGTAGCACCCACAGATGCTTGAAGACCACCGGCGGGTGTGCATGATGCACCACCCGACCACCCCTGATTGTTGCTAGCATGACCGCTCCACCAACCCGTGAATATACGACTACAATCATTTCCCGTGTATTGTCCCATATCTGTGAAACCCGCTGTATCTGGCGTTGTACCAGTTAGTGTGCCTCCTTTCCAAAGACTCGTGTACCGTGCACCCGCTGCTCTAGCTCTGATGGAAGGAGTCCAGTTATTTACTATATTGGTTCCGTTGAAGGACCTGAAATAGTTCCACGAGAATGGTCCGTCCGAAGTACCAGTATAGTACCACGAATCGCCGCCATTCATTCGATTCACGAGAAGTTTCATGTTGCGCCAGTTTCCGATGAGCGAGTTGACGAACCGATCTGACAACACGGCGATCGGTGTATTTATGCTGGCCGACGCCAATGTGAGCGACGTACTCGTGCTCGAATAGTTCTGACCAGCGCTGTTCCACCAATCGGTCGATTCGCGACCGCGTGCGATGAGTACGTATCCCTTTCCGGCCGGCGCATTTGTAAAGTTTGTGTACAGCTGGACTGGCTGTGTATCGGTATTCAGTGGCTGGTACCAATAGTTTCCGTCGGTCGACGTGAACTGTCTGAGTATAGACGCGTTCGATACGGGGTAATCACGGGACGTACCGATGAGTATCGCGGGCATGGTGATGCCGAGCGAAAACACCTGCTCAGAAGCTGTTCCACGTGCGTTGGTCGCCGATACTGTCACGGTCGATGTCGACGAACCGCGCATGAACGCCGGGACGACGATCGTCGCACCCTTCGATGACGTGTTTGACAAAAACACGTCGGGGGGTTGTCCGCTGAGTGACCAGTATACGGGTCCGACGCTCGTCGCGTCGACGGTCTGTGTAACCTGGATGGCGGTCGTACCGGTCGTCGTGATGCTCTGTGTACCGATTGCACTCACTGACGGCGTGGCCAAGTTTATGGGTGCAATCGGACACCACAGAGGGCTCGCGGCGTTTATGTACTTGTAAAGGGTCGAGTTGTCATAGTACATGTCGCCGGTCCATACAGTACCTGCAGAAGGTGCGACGCCCGCCGACTCGACGTACAGCGGAACATGGGCTGCACGGGTCAGGGTTGCCGCTTGCGTGCTCGTCCACACAGCCGCACCGACGCTCTTTGTTGCAAGATCGGCGTACAGACCCGTGTTTTTTATGAATACGTTCGCCGCGTAGACGTTCGTCGCCCAGATATTCTGGGACTGGACCGCATTCGACACAAAGACGTTCCCGGTGAGGTTCACGAGGTTCGACGAAATAGTCGCCGCGAAAACATTCGTCGTCTCGAATGCATTCGACGCAAAGACGTTCCCGTTGACGTTCGCGGTCAGGATACCGGTCGTACGTTCACCGGTCACGATCAAGTTCCCGGTCGCGAACAGGTTGCCCGTGAATACGTTGTTGGTCGTCAGGGCGTTCGCCACGACCGCATTGCCGGTGATGCGTGCTGTCGTCTCACCCGGGCGGCCCCCGACCGTCATGGTTCCGGTCGAGATGACGTTGTTTGTCCAGACGTTGGTCGTCGTCAGTGTGTTGCCGACCAGTGCGTTACCAAGAACGCTCACGGTTGTCAGTGCTGAAAGACCCGGAACAGACATGGTTCCGGTCGCGTACACGTTGGTCGTCCAGACGTTGGTCGTCGTCACGGTGTTGCCGACGAGCACGTTGCCCGTGATGGTCGCGCTCGTCAGGGTGGGTAGACCGTCAATGCGCGCATTCCCGGTCATGTACACGTTGGTCGTCCAGACGTTGGTCGTCGATACCGTATTTGATACCACAAGGTTTGACCGACCGTACAGGGTCGTCGCGCCGACCGTCGTCGCACCTTCGATGACGAAATTTCCCAATGCGTATATGTTCGACACCGTGACTGCATTCGACACGTAGGCGTTTCCGGACACATCAAGCGCCGTCAAGCGCGGAAAACCGCCGATCGTGAGGTTTCCGGATGTGAGCACGTTACCTACAAACACGTTGGTCGTCGTGACGGCATTCGACACGGCCGTGTTGCCTCGTACACTGAGCGTCAACACGCCCGGCATACCGCCAACCGTAAAGTTCCCGGTCGCGACGAGGTTTCCCGTGAACACGTTGGTCGTCGCGATCGCATTGGCGACCAACAGATTGTCACCGAGTGCGACGCGTGTCACGCCCGGATTTGTCACGCCGTTCACAATCATATTCCCGGACGCAAATACGTTGGCGGTTGTGAATGCGTTCGACGGCGTCGCCACGTTGCCCGTGAGCGTGATTGTACTGCCGACATTCGAAAGACTGAGCGTATTGGCGTACAGACTTCCGACTGTGAGCGCATTCGACATGGATGCGTTACCTGTGATGTCCAGTGTCGTGTAGCCTGGGGTGGCGTTCGCCGTGTCGATCAGGTTACCGATGACGTACACGTTCGTCGACCAGATGTTCGACGTCGTGAATGCGTTGGTCGAACTGAAGTTTCCAAACGTGTACTCGTAATCGATCACCGCGACGTTCGTCGGGATTGTCAACTTGGCAATGCCTGCCATCTAATACTGGTCCCGAAAGTTTTTACAGATTGAATGACGGGTACTTGGCTCTGAGGTATGCTTCGACCGCCAAAATCTCCGTACTCGAGAGCGTCCGATTGTACACGATAATCTCGGCGACCGCCCAATCCGATACTTCGCCCGATGACAATATATTTATGCCGCGCGGTATATTTCCTGTAAGAGGAACGTCTCCACCCGAGGCGTTCGTGTCGTTGCGCAGAGTTCCGTTCGAACGGTACATGTACGGCTGATCGGTACTCATGACCCAGTTGAGACTGTGTTGGTTGGCGATACTGAGCCACCCGTGATGGTATGCGACACCGGATCTGCTCTGCCAGAATCCAGAGAGCCAGTTGATATTCACGCCGTTGAATATACGTCCCGTGTTTGTTCCGAGGACCGCGTTGTTGTACTTGGCGACGTGGAAAAACGTGTACGGCTGGGGCAAAAGTGTGGGCCATAACATACCTGTCGCTGTTGTCCCTGTAATAAAGGTCGGTTGGACCGTAACCGTACCAGCCGTTCTGTATCCATTATTACCTCGCCCGGACATGTCAGCCCATGTGCCCGACGTCGCATCCCATGACGATCGATCCTGCCAACACACGAGTCCCGGGTACGATGGCGGCGAAAACCGAAACGTTATCGGGATCGTGATTGATGACGCTGACCCTCCAGAATTCTTCGCCGTGACTGTGACCGTAGATGTCGCCGACGTGTACGTCCCCTGTGGAATGACGATATTGCACCCGGTATTGGACTCATTGTCTATGTACACGGGGGCGGGTTGACCAGTGAGACCCCACGTCACGCGTTCGACGTCAGCCACCTGGCGGTTCTGCCGAATGGGAATCACAATCTGTTCGGATACCGTGAGTGTCTGAACGACCACGTCGATCGTCGTCGGTACCTTGATGATCACGACACCGTTTCCACCCTTGCCGGACGCATAATTTGTACCGGCATTAAAGCCGCCGCAACCGCCGCCGCCGCCGAGACCGTCTGTACCGGCAACACCGGTCGTCGTACCACCTCCGCCGCCGCCACGTCCTCCGCCGCCTAGACCACCGTAGCCGTACAATGTCGAGTCGGTTGCACAGCCACCCCCACCTCCGCCGCCATAAAATGTATTCGTACCGGTGATATTCGACATGAACCCTACACCGCCCGATCCGGCCGTCACGGATGCCGCACCGTTTGCGTTGCGTCCGGCGCTCCCAGCCCCGCCTCCGCCTCCGCCTCCGTACGACGTCTGGCCGGCGGCAGTGTACGTCCCGGCGCCACCCGGGAACCCCTGACCGTCCGTTCCAGGAATAGACATGAATCCGTAGTTGCTGGAAAAGGAACCGCCGCCCGATCCGAACAAACCGGCAACTGGCCCGACGCTTCCGACGCTTCCGCCTCCTCCACCGAGCGCCGTCAGACTTCCAAACACAGAGTTTGTGCCCGATGTACCTGCACCAGATACGCCCGTATTTGCAGCACCTCCAGTTCCCACAGTGACTGTATATTGTCCGGTCGAAATGGGGTATCGCTCGACGTACACCACACCTCCGGCCCCGCCACCACCTTGATGGCGGGACCCTCCCGACCCGCCGCCACCGACGACGAGAACTTCAACCGTACCCGTCCCTGAAACCGTGAATGTTCCAGACGTCGTGAACGTATGGAGCTTGAAACGCGAGTAGGGCGTTGTTTCTGTCCCGCCGCTCGTCGTGAGTACGGGCTGAGCGGATATGTCCGGTGCAAGTGGAATCGGTCGCGCGATCGAACGCCAATTCGGGTTCGTGCCCATCATTTTGTAAAGGTACTTTGCATCATAGTACTCGTCTCCGACATTGAACCCGGATGTCGAGAGACAGTTGAGATCCCACGACGCGATCGTCGTATAGTCGGAGTTTGTACCACCGCCCGTCGCACTGATCACGATACGGTACCGACTGAATGGATACGGTGACGATGCTGTGAATGTCTTGGTCTCACCGCCACCGGCTGACCATGAGATGCTAGTCTGTGTGTCGACCAACGTGAATGTCGTGCCGTCATTCGAACCCATGATGTAAAACGTAGAAGGGGCTTGGACGCCGAGACTGGTACGTGACGTGATTGCGTACGACGAAAGAACGTTCGCAGTCGGAAGTTGAATCTGGAGCCATTCGCCGAAATACGGGACGCCGCCGATGATTGTACTGAAAGATGTGCTCGTAGTTCCGATATATTGCCCGGTAGTAGTCCTGTATGCCCCCGCATTCTGTTGGTGCCATACGGTCGACGCGTTCTTGTCGAATGCACGGTACGCCTGGTACGTTACGGCATCGTAGGCCGACGACGCAGACGCCACGTACGTTCCGCCGCTGATGACCGTCGTGTCAGCCGACATAGCTGACGGCGGGAACACCGTCGACGTGACACCCGACTCGACGTAGACTGGCAGATTGCGGGCATTGATCGGAAGAGGCGACACCATCGTTCCCGAAAGCGACCAATCGCCGATGATGCAGTTGACGGGTGCGCCGTTCTGAATTTCATTCACGACGATACGGAAGTAAATGAACGCGGTGACGGGCGTCACGGAGAACGTCTGACTCTGTCCGGCGATCCATGATGTGATTCCACTTCGCGTATCCAAGAGGGTCCAGCCAGATGCGTCGTTCGATCCTAGAATGTACCATTTTCGTGGGTTTTGCGTGTATACACCAGTCGAACCCAAGTATGGCGTGATTATGTACCCTGACAGAATGACCCCTGCCGGTACTCTGAGTTGAACCCATTCACCCTGAAAACCGGACGTCGATACCGCCCCAATGTACGATCCCGTACTACCGTTGTACCCGTTGCCACCTGATTTCCAAATATTGTCGACGTTGTCAAAGCCGCTCAGGCCGTCGAACGCTTTCCATGCAAGCTGCGTCCCCTGTTCGGACGATGCACTCGCCGTGTACGTCCCACCTCCACCCGGTACGGTCAGTGTGTACCCCGTCATGGCTGAAGGGGGGTACACCTGCGCCTGTACGCTCGACGAAACGGTCGACACGATGATTCCACCAGTCAGAGGATCGACCGTCAGACCGGTGTTGTTCACCTGGACGGACGTTGCCGCAAACACGTTCGTCGTGAACAGATTTTGGGTCGTGATGTTGTTCCGAGTGTACATGTTGCCCGTGACGGTCACGCTCGTCGCCAGGTTCGCCGACCACATATTCGCGTAGACGTTCGACGTCACGAGCGCGTTCGACACGACGACATTACCCACCAGAGTCGTGAGACCTTGGACCGTCGTGTCAGCCTGTACAAACAGATTACCGGTGGCGTACACGTTCCCGACAAAGACGTTCGTGGTTGTCAGGGCGTTCGACACTGCGACGTTCCCGCCGACCGTGAGCGCCGTAAACTTGTCCGTCTTGCCGAGATTAGTCACAGTCAAAAGCCCGGAGGCTGCAGTGTTTCCCGTGAACACGTCATCGTTCGTCGCGAGTGCGTTTGATACGGCGACATTCCCGGCAACGTTCAACGCCAGTACACCGCTCGCCGTGACGGTTGTGACGGTCAGGATACCACCCGTGATCACGTTCCCGGCGATGACACCGAGCCCGGTTGGTGGAATCACGAATGCGTTCGACACGGCGACATTCCCCCCGACGTTCAGTGCAGTGTACCCGTTTGTTTGGATTCCAGTGACGATCAACTGCCCGGTCGCAATCGTGTTTCCGGTGAATACGTTGGTCGTCGTGACTGCATTCGACACGTAAGCATTCCCCGTGACGCGTACTTCACCTGCCGCATAGACGTTCCCGGTCACGTACACGTTCCCGGTTGAAACTGTGTTGGACACGTAGGCGTTGCCCGTGACATTCAATACCACTTGGTTGCGCGCGGACGCACCGGAAACCGCGACGGTGCCGGTCACGTACACGTTGGTCGTGGCGATGTTCGACACGGTCACTGCGTTCGACATGTAGGCGTTGCCGACGACATCGAGGGTCGTGAACCCGGTCGAGACTGTGTTGTGAACCACGGCGTTCCCGGACGCGACCACGTTCGACGTCACGACGTTCGACGTCGTCACGGCGTTCGACACATAGGCGTTACCGGTCGGCACGACGATCGAAAATCCGTCGGCATACCGGTCGGTCAATGAGGCGGTCGAAATCACCTTGCCCGTCACGTAGACATTCGTGGTGACGAGAGTGTTTGACACGAAGACATTCCCCTGAGTCACCTGGATCGTATCGTTCAGAACAAACGTGTTTGTGAAGACGTTTCCGGTCACGAGCGCATTAGACACCACGACGTTTCCAGTCACGAGCAGGGACGCTTTGCCCACCGTCCTCGTACCGAGAATCGTCATCTGTCCGGTCGCCACGACGTTCGTCGCAAAGACGTTTGTTGTCGTGAGGGCATTTGAGGCTGTCATGTTAGCCGTCGCGTACAAGTCATTGACTGGTACGTTCGGCGGAATGACAATCTTCGCCACCATGCTCTAGGCTTTGATTTTAATAACGACGATTCCTGATCCGCCGTCTCCGCCTCTGTTGGTCAAGTTGTAATGAGAGCCCCCACCGCCCCCACCGCCTGTATTTGTACCGCCGTTTCCACCTGGCTGATTCGTTTGACCACCAGATGCAATATACCCTCCGTTCCCACCTGGGTTCAACCCGTTTGTATCTCCGAGAGCTTGAATACCGCTCCCTCCACCCCCGGCGCCACCACCACCCCCCTTACCACCCCACCCCGCGATACCAGAGCCAGTTACATAATTTGATCCGCCGCCGCCGCCGCACCAGAAATAACTCGTCCCGAGAATTGCGTTTTGGATTCCGATACCTCCATCCGGGCGTCCATTTATTACATTTCCAGTCCCACCGACTGCACCAGCTCCCCCTCCTCCAGCGCCATAATAACTCTGAAGAGCGTCACCTCCATTATTCCCGAGGCCGTATGCGTAAGTGGTAAACTGAGTCGAAAGACCGAAACGTCCGAGGCTTTGGCCTTCTGCATATCCCGAACATCCGCCCCCTGATCCCCCATTGCCGCCAGATGCGTTTCCATCGACATATCTTGACATTCCGCCGAGACCACCACCAAGTGCAGTTAGATTGATGGTTCCGCCGACGAGCGACGAGTTTTCACCGTTCGTCGCACGTCCAGCTGAGTTAAACGGATGATTTGCAGTCTGACCGCCAGAATTTCCCGCCAGTGCACCAAACCCTCCGCGACCTACCGTTGCACTGTACCGGCCCGGGACCAACTGTGTAAACCCGGCGACGTATCCACCGGCACCTCCGCCGCCACCCATATCCATACCGCCTCCACCTCCTCCGCCACAAATCAGGTACTCGACCGGTACAGTATTAGAAACGTCGAAGTAGTGCGTGGTGTTCGCCTTGAACGCATAGATGTGGTAGCCGTTCACGAGCGTGTACTCGGCCGTCGGTGCTTCCACGGGTACTCGGAGACCCGACGTGAGTACGAGCGGGAATGACATGGTTGTCGATCCGGTTGCATTCGTCGCCGATACGGTGATCGTGCTCGTCGACGTGAGCGTCGCAGTCGGAACGGTGACTGTACACCCGAGACTCGTCGGGTTTGTCAAGTATGCGCGCGTACGCCCGGTCGACAAGAGTGGGTACCTGATAATAATGACGCCAGTACCACCCGCGCCGCCCGCACGATTCGGCGGCGATTGACCGGTCGTAGCGCCAACGTATGAACCGCCGCCACCACCGCCACCCGTATTTGCTGTACCGGCCGTTCCAGTACCTGACGACGTATCTCCGCCATTCGCCGTCGTCTCTGCACCGCCCCCACGTCCTCCGCCACCAGTGCCACCCAAGCCAAATCCTTGTGATCCCACACCACCAGTATCATTTCGACAATCGGATGCGCCTCCTCCGCCGCCGTAGTACGTGAGTGTACCTGAAATGTTCGACGGTCGTCCTGGTCCGCCGTCACCGCGAACGTTCCGCCCCCCGATACCTGCACCGCCCGCACCACCGCCACCACCGTTGTTACGTGGAGCCGCAAACGCCGATGCACCAACTGTCCCATCACCGCCCGCAAACCCCTGATCTCCTGCATTTGGTTTTCCAGCCGTTTTAGCAAAGTACGCGCCTCCGCCTCCCGATGCACCTGCGAGACCCGCAACCGATTCGGCACCGCCTCCACCGCCCCCAGATGCCGTGACGAGAGATCCGAACGATGAGATGACGCCATTGCCACCTGATGAACCATTCCCGGTCGCACCGGCACCGCCGTTTCCGACCGTCACTGTAACAGTCTGCGGAGTGACTGAAACGATACGCTGGACGACGCCTCCGCCTCCTCCGCCGCCTCCGAAACGCGACCCGCCGCCGCCTCCTCCGCCGACGACGAGAACTTCAACAAGTCCACCTTGTGTCACGACAAATGAACCTGTACCGGATGTAAATGTATGGATTCGGTACCCGTTGAGATCGGTCGTCGTGTTTCCACCCGATGCAACGACTCGGTCCGATTCCGAGATTCCCCACGTGACCGTGGCCAGATTCTCAATCACATTCAGTTGAATGTTCCCCAAGAGGACCGTGCGATCACCACCCAAAGGATTTGTCGATGCAAAGGTGATCGTCATACTCGTCGCCGTCGCCGTCCATGTAGACGTCGTAATGTACTGCCAGTTTGTGGTCGACCCAACAGATGCATTCATATAGATGGTTGTACCGCCATCGATCGTCCCACCGGTCGCGGCCGGATTGCCACCGATTCTCACGTTGAGATTGTTACCGTCCAGACTTACAGCTCGTCCGGTCATGTAGAACGAGACGCTGTATCGCGCCCCCGGAATGAGCCCCGTGATGGCCTGTGACATCGACCCTTGCTGCTGGATACCGAAATAGACGCTCGATGCTGCCGGGGCGTTACGACCACCCCAGGTTGCATTGTATGCTCGGATCGCCACGATCGATGTTCCGGCGGCCGCGTTCCATGTCCATGATGTCGTCGTCGGCGTGTACACGAACCCGGTCGCTGATATGTACTGGTTGTACACCTGGAAGTTGCCGTCGACGATCGCGGGGCGCAAGTACACCGGAATGTTAAAGACGTTCGAGTTGAGTGAAAGAGTCTGCGTCGGAACCTGAACGATCGAAGGGGTTGCCGGGGTCGGAATCGCCTGGACGTACGTCGTCCCGGCAATGTTGCGCTCGAGATAGTTTGTGTCGTAGATTTCATCAGCGTACCAAACGCCTGGTGGCATCGTACCGACTGGAACTTCTCGGTAGGTTGGTAGGCGATTCTTCGTCGCGATCGTCGCACCCGCGTACTCGTCGACGTTGATTCCACCCGTGACCGTGTCGCCCCAGATGTTGGTCGTGTACAGACCGATGTTCGACGTCACAAAGACGTTGTTGTACGCCCACGCGTTGACCGTCGACACTGCATTCGACACGTAGACATTCGTAAAGGCGTTCATGGTCGTGGCGCCGTTGTACCCGGTGAGCACATACGAGTTGGCAAAGATGTTCATAGCTGTCACCGTGTTTGAAACGTGCATGTTACCGGTGATGTACACGTTCGCGACAGTCACGATACCAGTCACGTAGACGTTCGTCGTCGCCACATTTCCAATCACGAGCGCGTTCGAGACGAACATGTTACCCGTGACGCCGAGCGTCGTGGCGCCAATCGTCGTCGTACCGTCCAGGACGACATTACCGACCGCATAGACGTTCGTCACGTAGAGATTCGAGACGCTCAGTGCGTTTGCGACGTACAAGTTACCAGTCACGCTCAGTGTCGTCGAGCCGACCGTCGATTCGCCAGTCACGACGACGTTCCCGGATGCATGGACGTTGGTCGTGTACAGGTTACTCATCGACACGGCATTTGAGACAACCACGTTCCCGGTCACGGTCAGAGTCGTGCTTCCGACTGTCGACGCACCAGTCACGACGACGTTCCCGGTCGCATAGACGTTGGTCGTGTACAGGTTGCTCATCGCGAGTGCATTGCCCATGTAGACGTTTCCGGATGCGACGCTGAGCGTCGTGAATCCACTTACGCCCGCGGCGCCCGTACCTGACACAAATGCGTTCCCGGTAAAGACCCGGTCGGTCATGAGCGTGTTGGACACGTATGCGTTTCCCGTGACGCCGAGCGTCGTTCGACCGAGCGTCGCGGCGCCCGTGACGATCACGTTACCGGTCGCAGTCACGTTACCGGTCGCAGTCACGTTACCGGTCGTCAGCGTGTTTGAAAGCACGACATTTCCCGTGACGCCGAGCGTCGTTTGACCGAGTGTCCGTGCACCAGTCACGAGCACGTTGCCGGTCGCGACGACGTTGCCGGTCGCAGTCACGTTACCGGTCGTCACGGCATTCGCGGTCCATAGATTACCCGTCACGCTGAGTGTCGTCTGACCCGGTGTCTGCGTCCCGCGTACGAAGATCGGACCGGTCACGTACAAATTGGCGGTCGTCAGGGTGTTCGACGCGAACATGTTTCCGGTGATGCTCAGAGAGTCCTTCAGGACGACATTCGACGCGTAGATTCTACGAACGACGAGCGCGTTCGAAGCGACGACATTCCCCGTGATGGTGAGCGAGGTTCGTCCGGCCGTGCGCGTGCCCGTGATTGTCATGTTTCCCGCCATGAGTACGTTGGTCGTGAACAAGTTTCCCGTTGAAAGTGCATTTGCCGAGACGAGATTTCCGGTTGTAAAAAGCCTCGTCACGGTAACATCCGTGGGAATGTCCGGCTTTGAAGCCATTCTACTAGTGGTGTGAGAGAAAAACTACTTCTGATATGCCGAGTATGCATCCTGAACCTTGCGATTGATACGCTCCTCCAGCTCCTTGGTCATGGGTGGGGCGAGCGACGACCCATGGCGAGTCCAGTCGAAAAAATCACCCGTCTCGCTATCCGTGCCGTCCAGCATGCTGGTGGCCGGACCGAACGCCTCAAGTGCCTCGACCTCGTCGTTGGGGATCATGGACTCGAGCCATGCTTTCACCTCCGGGCCCACGAGGTATTTGTTGTCGTTCGTGACGAGCGTCGGCACGCGTGTAATCTGCTTGGAGGGCACACCCTGCTTCGCGACGTTATGAAAACGAACCACATGGAGCAGAGGGGGGTTCTCCTGAATGTACTTGATGACCTGGGCGCAAAACTGGCACCGATCACTGTATACCAGTGTCGCCATTACTTTCCCGTGAGGGATTTGGTGATTTTTTTTGACGCACTCATGTAAAGGATGAAGAGCCCTGACATGTTCATTTTTTTGCTCTTGGCGATCCTCGTGTTTATGGTTTGGAACCGTACGTCAGGCAAAGAGATGTTCACTGACGTGTCTGCGTCCAATCCGGTTGACCCGGCCACCATTCAGACGATCGTCAATGGTATCCAGGATCGCATACCTGACCTGTACCCCCTGCAGACTGTCTACATCAATCCCATGCAGGGCAGCCAGGGGTCGGTCATTTACAACGCTCGCATCTTGTTCCTGAACACGCGCGGCTATTTCGGCGTCCAGTACGACGTCCAGGCTGATTCGGCGGGCAATCTCATCAGCGTGACTGGCCAGGTGCAGCCACAGGCCAACGGTCCGTTCCAGGGATTTACCGAGTCTGACTCGTACCAGGACTTTGATTCGGTCGAGGCGGTGCTCGCCGAGCAGTTTGCAACCCTGAAGCAGAACGTCCCGGGTGTGGCTGAGAAGCTCGACTCGTGGCTGGATACCCAGCGTGAGCAGCAGCGCGGTCGTGCATTTGCTGACGCCCAGTCCAACTCCATGCCAGCCGGCTCGACCGATTCGCTGATCGAGCGTTCTATCACCGCGTGAATGCGTCGGCGACAAAACCTGCACACGTAATATGGTGGTTTCGGCCCGACAGCTCGCAGATCGCGAGCGAAAACGGCTCGACGGTCGAAAGGCTACATATAAAGCGATACTCGAGCAGTTTTCGCGTAAAATTTCAAACGCCGCGACGCTCGGCGCGCATGACATTGTGCTCACGACTCCCACGTTCGTCATCGGGTATCCTGCGTACGACGTGACGGCCGCGACGACATACCTGGAACGCCAGCTCGATCGACTCGGCTACTCGACGAGGCGAGCCATGGCGAACGCGATTCACGTGACATGGGAACGTCCCAAACCTTCGAATCACGTGACGGTCATCGATCACTCGAACGACCATGAGGTTCAACTTCCGACACTGGCAAACTTGGCCAAGACGGCGCAGAAGATTCGCTCGTCGGCTCGAAAATGAAATGTCCGTAGAGTATAAATGGACGTGGCAAAACTCATCGTCGTACTTCTCATCGTGAATGTCGTCTTCAGCGCGTTCGTCTATTCGTGGGCAACCGACGACGACATTACAAACCTTCCAAAGGAGCCCCGTGAACGGTTCATGGCAATCCTGTATTACACCGTGACGACGTCGACGTCGACCGGCTATGGTGACATTGTACCAAAGAGCACGCGTGCACGTGTCGCATCCATGTCGGTACAGATCGTCATGCTCGCTCTGATTGTGAAACGCATTCTAGAAAAGTGAAAACTTATTCTCGCGACCAATCAGCTTGATCGTCTGTGCCTTGGCCACCTTGAGACGATCGCACCGCATAGCAGCCTCCTCAGTCATGAGCTCAACCTTGTATGGCGCAATGAGTTGTCGGAGCTCATCGGCCCGCGTCTTGGCCACCTTCGGCTTGGGTGGGTTTTTCTGGTATTCAATCCAGTACGCCTTTTGGGATTTGTACGCATCGAGTGCCGTCACGAGCTCCTCCTTGATGCGCACGAGTTCAGCCTCCAGCTCCTCCAACTTTTCGTCGTGCAGTCGCTTCTTCGCCTCGTCGCTCAGACGGTCGTATTGACGCAGGGCGACGCCGATGTGTTCGTCGCACGCCTCACGAAGCGCCGCGGCAGTTCCGGGACACTCGTCGCGAATCATGTCGAGCTCTCCGTGCGCCTCGTTCTCAAAGTAGTCGAGCACAGCCTGTTGGGCCGACGGCCACACGGGGTAGTCTCCATAGTCAGAGGCTGACGCACGCCATTTACACCCATCGGCACAGTACACGCGACCATTTGGGCCCAGGTCAAAGCAAATGCCCCAGCCCATTTCTAGGTCCATGGTGACCCGCGACTTTAACACGTAATAAAAAACGGTACAAAAAACAAATGGATGTCCTTGCCGAGGCTGAGCGCAAGTACATGGCCAAGCTCTCAGGTGCAATGATTCCAGTGATGATCGACGCCTTCTTTGACTTGTACGCCGAGGCAAAGAAGCAGTCCCAGGGGCGCAAGACGCTCCTCCAGTACCAGGCGCTCCTCGTCGAGGTGAAGAACTGGAACAACGTGATGATGAAGCAGCACACGGATGCGATCATCAAGACGTGCTCCATGTTTCCCAACCTCCTCGCGGCCGTCTTTGTCATTTCGATCAAGATCATGTCCGCCGTCCGCATCTCTAGCGAGTCCAAGAAGCTCAACATCAAGCTGCCGACCAACGACGTGTTTGTTCACTCGTGCTACATCGCCGCCGCCGAGGACATGTACAACAGCCCCTACATCGTCGTCGAGGATATCAAGGATTCGGAGAAGCGTGTCCAGCTGCACGCGCGCTTTTCGCACTGCATCCGCAAGGTGATTGACGATTTCATTCCGGTACAGCAGATTCTCGACACGTACATCCCGGGTTTCACGGGTGAGTTTGACATGGATAACGGGATCGGACCCGACACGAACGGCGAGGTGGACGATGCGGAAGACACGCCGCCACCCGTGACACCCGAGGCGGCGACGCCTGCAGAGGGCGAGGGCGCTGAACCCGGGTCGGTTGTTCCAGAGACGCCGTCACCGACCGATCCGGTGCCCGGTACGCCAGCTGGTGCCGATCCAAACGGCGAACTCAAGGAGGTTCCCGTGACGCCCGCCCCGGGTCCGGCCCCCGCACAGGTTCACCACGAGACGCTCTTCGATGACGCACCCGATAAAAAATAGATGCAGACAGTAAATGGATCACTACTTTCGCGATCCGATGAGCGCCGGTGCGATTGCCGCCGCCGCGACGATTGCATATATTCACGTCAAGTCCAGCATGAACAAGGAGAAACTGCAGAACTCGGCATACTTCAAGCCGGCGTTTCTTGTCGGTCTGCTCGTCTATTTCATCGTGTCTCAGGGCGCGGGCTCGAAGGAGTCCATCTCGCACGATCCTTATTAAGGACCTGGCTTGGTTACTTTTTCCCGTATGTCTTCTAGAACCTCGGATATGTGGTTCAAATGTAAAAGTGTCAATACTGAATTAACAAGAGTTATATTACGTATAGTATCTTCAATGACACCCATTTGAAGATACTACGCGCCGAGTCTTAAAGGGCCGCATGATCCATTTTAATATAGCCTATTAGAATATGGCGCGCTCCAATAACGGCGGTATTGCAGGCTCTGGTATCTTTGGCGGTATCGGCTCGGTAGTCCAGTGCAAGGCGGAGGATGACTCGTTGTACTGCAAGTTTGCCAAGCTGATGAACATCATCGTGTGGATCATCACGATTGGGTTCATTCTCTACATCCTCAAAGGGTTCCTCAAAGCTTAAAGTCTACATGCGTCATATATCCAATGGCGACCACCGTCTCGGCTTTCAATGACATGATGCAGCAGTTCCTCGACGAGCTCGTACTCACCTTTCCCGAGGAGAAGTCGTTCGTCAAGTACCAGGCAACCTTCAGCATGATTCGCAAGACTCGGCCGCGCATGGTGCTCGAGAATTACATGAAGTCGATTGGCCCCGTGGCGACGCAGCTCATGGAGAAGAATGAGACGTATTTCAAGGAGAATGTCGACGACATTCCAATTCTCAAGGAGATGAATCTGATGAAGATTTGGACGGACGATCTATCCACAACCACCAAGGAGGCGATCTGGAAGTACCTCCAGACGCTGTACATTCTGGCGACGACGATTACGGCCCTGCCGGCCGAGACACTCAGCATGATTGAGAGCGTTGCCGAGAAGTGCGCCAAGCAAATGTCGGAGGAGGGTCTGTCGTCCGAGGAGGCGCTCATGAAGAACATGTCGGGTCTCATGGCATCAATCATGGGACCTGCAGGCGGTCTCGGCTCGAAAAAGATCTCTGAGTAAATCAATATGGACATTGCCCAAGAAGTGTTCAAGAAGGAAAACCTAATGGACTTTTGGCCGTCCGACCGTCAGACGGGTAAGGAGCGTGTCGAGGCGACGACACGTTTCATCGTCTACGCCGTCGTCCTGCTCTTTATCATACGGCGCGACGGGCGCGTCGTACTCCTCGGCGGGCTCGTCCTCGCCGTGCTGTACGGTCTTTATTTCAACAACATGATCCCGGATGGTGCCCGCTCAGTATACGTGACCCGTGGTCTCTCGGGTGTCACTCTGCCCACGGTGGAAAATCCCATGGGCAATATCCTCATGGGTGAGTATTCGTCGGATCCCAACCGTGCTCCGGCTGCATGGTACCCATCGGTTCGCGGGGAGGTCCAGGCTGACTTTGCCGCCATTCATCCGTTTGAAAAGTCCCGTGACTATGAGCGCAACTTTTACACGACCGCCAACACGACGATTCCGAATGATCAGGCGGCATTTGCTCAGGCTGCATATGGCCGTCCGTTCGCTCCCCAGTGCCGCGACACCCCTGGCGCGTGCGACCCAGAGGGTAACCCCAATGCCCGTTTCCCGGAGCGTGTCCAGATGCGCGGCGGTGCAGGTGGTGGGTACGGTACTCGCTAGAAATCTTCTCGACCCATAGAAAGAATGCCTCGGCTTCAGACGGACGGCCTCGTTCTCGAGGATGGAATCTGGAAAGGTCCCACCAACACCAACTACGTCGACATGATCATGACTGACGACGCGCTTCGCTCCCAGACGAGCTCGCGGAACAACAAGTACTGGACCGCCGAGTCGTTTGATTTCCCTCGTCTGTACGAGGTGAACGAGCCGGTTCGCGTCCAGCTCAATGACCCCGTGAGCACGTACGCCATGTACCAGTCCCAGTCCTACGCCCAGCGCTACAGCAGCAAGTAAAAACCACACGATTTCTCACTCAGGACGAGTTCCTGAGTGACAAATGCGCGTACTTAATAAAATGTCCAAATATAGTAATGGACCCGCTCTCGTTGGCGGCGATTGTCGGTCTTGTCTATTCAGGCAAGAAAATCAGCGATGCCAAGGAGGAACAGCAGGAAGTGCCGGCGATGCTCGCACCCCAAAAGATTTTCCGCAAGGATCTCGTCCAGTACGATCAATTCGCTCAGCAGGACCAGCAGCTCGACCAGAAGAACATGACGCCTGACATTGGTCGCGGCTTTTCAGGCGATTGGCGCATGCGTCCCAAGGAGATTGCGCCAAACATGGGTGACATTGTCAAGAATGCCGGGTTTCCGTTCGGTCAGCCCGTGTACGACGTGTCGTACCGCGAGAATGTCACGAACAAGATGAACAACCTGAACCCGTCAGAGAAGGTGTACGTGGGCCGCGGTCTCGGTCTCGATCCCAATACGCCAGCCGCAGGTGGGTTCCAGCAGTTTTTCCGCATCGAGCCGACGAACATGAACGAGGAGAAGCTCACGACGCTCCCCGGGACATGGGGCGGTCCGGCAAACTCGTTCATCAAGTCGGGCGGGACGACGATGGGTGAGATTACCCATCACGCCAAGCAGACCAAGGCGTGGCACCGTGACCCGGCACAGAACCGCGGACAGGGTCAGGGCGGCGCCATAACGGCACCGGAGGGACGTCCCGACTTCCAAAAGACGCGCCGGACGACCAACCGCCAAGAGACGGGTTACCGCGACGACAATCTGGGTGATGGGCCTGCCCAGTTTTCAGTCAGCCAGGCGTATGACAGCGGTCTACTCAACAACGGCATGTCGCGCAGCACGGGCAACCGTGTCAACCCAGATCGGGCGGCCAACGCCGGTCGTATGAACGTCCGCCAGGATCCGATTGGCATGATTGGCGCGGGTACGACGACTCGTCTCGAGGCGAGCTCGTTGCCGCTCCGTCCGCCGGATGGGTCGCACGGTCAGCGCTATGTGGTGCCGCAGTACCAGAAGGTGAACGTCTTCAAAGGGAACGCGATCCAGACTGATTTCGGGCTGGCTCGGGATGTTCGTGCCAAGAACCCCCTGGCTCAGCCGGCGTTTGTCGACTATGCAAAAGCGTGAAAAAAAAAGGTTGACCTCTGATAAATGAGCGGTGGCATTGTTCAACTCGTTGCAATCGGCGCTCAGGACGCATACCTGACCGGCAAGCCTGAGGTTTCATTTTACCGTTCTTCCTACAAGCGTTACACGCACTTTGCCAACTCGGTGGAGCGTCAGCTCATTCAGGGCACGCCGAGCCCGGGTGGCATTTCGACGATCCGTTTCGAGAAGAAGGGTGACCTGCTGTCCTACGTTTACATCACGGCCCGTGACGCATCCGGTGCCATGGTGCCCCAGATGAACTGGACGAAGAACATCATCGACAAGGTGGAGCTTCTGATTGGTGGCCAGGTGATCGACATGCAGGACGGCTACTACATGAACAACATCGAGCCGGTCGTCGGTGCGATCAACACGAACCAGCGTCTGCTGCCCCAGTATGCCGCCGCTACGGCGACGCAGCCGGGCTTTGACGTCAACTCGTTCCAGGCGCTCAAGTTCTTCTTCTGCAAGGATTGGCAGTCTGCTCTGCCCCTGGTGGCTCTGCAGTACCACGACGTCGAGCTGCGCATCACGTGGTCAGCGAACCTGAGCCAGGCGGCCTACAGCGGTCAGACGGCTCTGGCGAACGGCCAGACGTACTCCCAGCTGCAGTACATTGTGTGGTCCAACTTCATCTACCTGGATCAGTCCGAGCGCGACTTTTTCGCCAAGACGCCGCAGGATATGCTGATCACGCAGGTGCAGCGTCAGTTTGTGCCGTCCGCGTCGACGATGGAGCTGGCATTCTCGCACCCGATCAAGTTCCTGGCGTTCCAGTCCAACAACTACACGCAGGCGTACAACATCACGACGGCCGGTCCGAATATCGCTTCCCAGCTGCAGTTCAAGACCCAGGTGAACGGCACGGACATTGGTGAGTCGCGCACGCTTCTGCACTGGGTGGATGCCGCGCAGTACTACCACACGCCGAACGGTTACTCGCCCTATGGTCAGACGGCCAACGTGGCCATCATCCCGTACTGCCTGGACACGTCCAAGCTGCAGCCGACAGGTACGCTCAACTTTTCGCGCATCGACACCTACCGCATCGTGACGCCGTCGACGATCAACATGCAGAGCATCGTACAGGGTGCCTCGGCGGCTGCAACGGTCGCCGCGGGCATGTCCACCTCGCCGTACATCTACGCAGTCAACTACAACGTGCTCCGTATCCAGAACGGTATGGGCGCGATCCTGTACTCTTCTTAGGCCCCTTCTTTTCTCGTCCAAAAATAGATGAGTAGCGTACCCGGTGCGCAGCTCTTAGCCCAAGGGCCACAGGATGTGTGGCTCTCAGGCGATCCCCAAGTTTCATTTTTTCGATCAGTGTACCGGCACCACGTGCCTTTTGGTATCGAACTCAAAAAAATGAATTTTGACGCGGGTGGGTCGTTCCGGTTCGATCGGTACGGCGACCTTCTCGGCCCGTGCTACATCACGGCCAACGATCCCGTGACGGGTCGCCAAATTCCCGTGACGTCATGGACGGGCCTCTTTGACACGGTCGATCTCACCATCGGCGGTCAGCTCGTCGATTCACAGGATGTCGTGTACTCGTCGCAGGTGTGGCCGGTCCTCGAGGCGTCGACATGGTCCCAAAGCAAAGTGCCGACCGGGTTTTACCCGTTGCACTTTTTCTTCTGCCAGGACTGGTCGCGCGCATTCCCGCTCGTCGCGATCGAGTTTCACGATCTCGTGATTCGGATCCAAAAGGCGTCGCCGGCGTACCAGTTTCAACTTTGGGCGACGTTCGTCCATCTCGCAGATCACGAACGTGAATGGTTCAAGACGCAGCAGCACCAACTGCTCATCACGCGGACGCAGCGGACGCTCATCACGCGCGACCAAAACGAGTTTGGCCGATTCTCGGGTCCGATCAAATACCTTGCGACCGAGGTGTACAACTACCGCCGATTCTACCAACCCCTGTTTTATCCGGATCCGCGCGTCCTCGACACGACCACTACGCAAACGTACACGGTCACATACTACAACCCGTACAATGTGCCGATCACATGGACGGTCGTCAATCCGCTACCGACCGGTGTCACGGTAACGTCCCAGACAAACACGGCCATCACATTCACCATCGCGGCCGGCACGCTCGTGACATCGCAGACGTTTCAGGTTTCAGTATCTACGGCACAGCAAGCATGGGTAACACGATTTTCAAGCAGTGGCACGGTCGGAAGTGGCGCGAGTCATGTTGTCCGGGATGGATTTTCTTACTACGCGACGACGTACACGTCGGGACCTTTGTACATGTACAACTCGGACGGTACAGCTTTCTCAAATACACTAGCTTCTGTAAGTACGACAGGTGCAGCGGTCATTAAGATTGACACAAACGGGAACATCGTGTGGTGCGCCTCCATAGTGAGTACACCCGGTATATTAACTTCTCTAAGTGATATCCAGGCTGATGCGACCGGCATCTATGTACTTGGAACATTCACGGACACGATGACATTCAACAACTCGGACGGAACACCTTTCGGAACAACACTCACTGCGATTGTGCCTGGTGCAGCAGGGAACGGATTTCTTGTAAAGTATGATCTGAATGGGAACGTCCTTTGGTGTACGAAATGGGGTCTTCTGACTACGACGTCTTATGTACGTGCATGGTCAGTGAAAATTGACACATCCGGTCTCTACATATCAGGGAGATCACAAGCAGTAGCGGCCATTCAGTTTTACAACTCGGACGGAACGCCAAGTACCGCCACCCCTGCTGTTAGATGTTCGTATGTAGCAAAATATACCACAAACGGAACTCTCTTATGGCGTTCGATTCAAACATATACTTCGGGCATCGGTGAAAACTACGGGTTGGCACTCGATTCGACCCAGGTGTATGTGAGCGCAGGTATCGTGCCCGCGACGACTACGTTCTATAATTCGAACGATACGATCGGCGGGACGCTCGTGACGACCGGAACACAAAATAGCTATATCGGTGCGTACAACGCGACAACCGGAAATTTTGTATGGAGAGCCCGTACCGGATCAACCGCCGCTGGAGGGGCCTATGGATTTATTCGTACGGCGGATGCTGATTCATCGGGCGTATACTTTGTAGGAAATGGTAACGGTACAATCAATTTGTACAACTCGGACGGTACACAGTCGAGTGTGAGTGTCACGGGTACGACAACTTATGGATTCATGACATCGTACGACTCGGCTGGAAATGCGCGATGGGCAGTCAAAATAGATAATGTCGACCGAATCAATGGAGTCACGGTATATAACGGGATAGTCTACGTAAACGGGTTTTTTACGAGTACTCTACCTGTAACATTCTATAATGCCGGTGGGTCTCAGTACCCTTATACCCTTTTGCGTAAAGGAAATACACGCGATGCGTATGTAGCTGCTTACACGACGAGCGGACAAGTTCAATGGATCGTCCAGGGGGCGAGTACAACATCGGCATCGATGGCTCGCTTCGGAGTCGATCCGAGTGGAGTATACTTCCCGGGTGCATTCGCGGGAGAAAATATGAAGTTGTACAATCAGACCGGTATCCCCATATTGGCCCCTCTTTCAGTCACGGGCACACAGTCTGCATTCCTGTACAAATTTCAGCCGTGGTAAATTCCTTCGATTACAAGTAGAATGGCGAGCACGAGTTTCACACTCGGCGCCGGTGTTCGTCCCGTGTTGAGCGGTACGGACCAAACTCTGGATACGACGACGCAACAGACGTTCACGGTCAGTCAGACGGCAAGCACGTCCGGCACCGGAACAATTACGTGGTCGTATACACTTCCTCGCGGAGTCGCAGTTCAATCGTCGAGCGACACGCAGATTGTCTTTGTCGTCACGGCCGGCACACTGTTCACGAGCCAGGGGCTCACCGTGACAGCGACAAACCAGGTGGGACTCGTGTCGCTCCCACTGACCCTGACAGTTTCGGCGGGTCGGAAACCGGTTCTCATGTCACCGGGGACCCAGACGCTCGACACGTCGACGCTCTCAAAGACGTTCACGGTCGGTCAGTCGGTCGCGGGGACTGGTAAGATCACCTGGTCGTACACCGAGCTTCAGAATATCGACGTCGTGACGACCGATCAGTACGCCCGATTCACGGTCCGGGCCAACACCAACATCCCGTCTCAGTCATTCACTGTCGGGGCCGTCAGCGAAACCGGTCTCGCCGCGACGTCCGTGGTGTTTACGGTCGAGGCATACCTCGAGGCGGAACTCGAGGCGTCGGATCAGGTGCTCGATCTCACGACTGACCAGTTTGTCACGTTCGGTCAGACCGTCTCGACGAGCGCAACCGGTGCGATCGTATGGGGCTACCCCGGTGGCTCGAACGTCTTTTCGTCGTCAGACTCGGAGCTCGTACTCGCATTTCCAGCCGGGTCGGCGTACCGTGCACTCACGCCGCTCACAGTCACGGCGACGAATGCTGTGGGCGTCGTGACGACCAAGACTGTTCAGGTGTCCGCCAGTCTCCGGCCCGTGATTACGACGCCGTCGTCGAACCTCGTCCTCGACACGACCATCACACAGGCGTTCACCGTCAGTCAAACGGCTGCACCGTCGAGCACGGGCACGATCGTCTGGACGTACGAAAACTTGCCGACGAGCATCACGGTAACGGCCGAAGATGATACGACGTTGACGTTTCAGGTTGATGAGACGGTCGTCATCGCGCCACCGAGGGTGTTCATCGTCACGGCCAAGAGTCAAACTGGACTCGCGTCATCCTCAATCACGTTCAACGTGTCGTCCGCGACAAAACCCTTTTTGATTACACCGGGTAATCAGACTCTCGACACGACGACCCAACAAACCTTTGTCGTGTCCCAGACGGCTCAGAACTACGGCACCATCATATGGTCAGTGACGCCGAGCTTCCCCGCGGGTGTTCAGACACTTCAGCAGGACTCTGGACTCACGGTCATTGTTCCGCAGGGAACATCAACCCCCGCGACGAGCTACACGGTCACGGCGACGAACATCGTCGGGACGGTGTCGACACCTGTCGTCTTTACGCTCGCATCTGCAGTCCGACCCGTGCTCATCGGACCGGCCGTGACGACATTCGACACGACGTCCAATGTCACATTCACCGTCACGCAGACGATCAATCAGCCGACGGCGTGGGTGTACACACCCCTGCCGTCCGGTGTATCCCTGCAGAGCACGACGGACACTGCACTTACGTTCTTGGTTGTCGCCGGATCATATTTCACAGCGAACAACGTCGTGTTTACTGTGACGAATCAGGCGGGTATTTCAACCGCACTGGGTATCACCATCGAGGCATTCATCCCTTCGGCGTTCACGATGAACTTTGGTGCAAGCACGGTACCTGCCGTCACGGATGGCGGCGTGTTCCAGTTCAACGACCCGCCGCCCAACATGTCGTACCCACCCGTCTCACTGTTCATCAACACGTCAAATACGAGCGTGTCGTACGACATCACGGGTCAACCATACGGCAATGGATCGTATGCTATGTCGGTGTCGTCGACCAGCAACAACATGACGACCGTTTTTTCACTGACCGAAAGCCCCCCGTGGACCACGGGCGCGGTGTACTCTGCCGGGGCGTACACGGGTGCCGTGACCACGTTCGTCAACAACGCCCTCGTCGCGGGTGAATGGGTCCAGCTCGCCATGCCTGACACCATCGCGTGTACGTCGATCCAGCTCACGGGATCTGGTGCGACGGCGTACACGCTCGCCGGGTCGAACGACGGCGATGTGTGGATCTCCGTGCTGACCGAGGATAATGTACCGGCTCAGACCTTCCGGACCGCCGCAGTCACGTCGAGTCCACCTGCGTTCCGGATCTACCGATTCATCGCCCGGACGATCGATCCGAGCGTCACCCGTCTGTCGCTCGCCGGACTTCAAATCGTCGGCGCGTACTCGTACGTCACGCCGCAACTCGTCAATCCGCGGCGCATCAGCCTCCTCACATCTGCACCACAGACGTTTACGATTGCACAGGTGGCCAGTCCAGCTGCAACCGGTCCGCTCACATGGACGACGACGCCATACCTTGCAGACACGAGCGCCAGTCCAGCGACGCCAGTGTCACCGGTCGTCTCAGCCACGACGCCGTTTTCAAACGTCTCGGACGGATCGTTCACGGGGGTGGTCACACTCACAGACTCGAAGCTCGATTTCGATCCGACGCTCACCGATTTCACGCTCGAGATGTGGGTCTACGGCCTTTCGACGACAAACATGGGTGGTATCATTTCACGCGCACCGGCTGTAGTACACGGCGGGCTCATCGATTGGCAACTCTACCAGGGCGCGTCCGAAATCTACTTCCAGTTCAACTCGTACCGGGTCGGTGTACGTCGCAAGGTTATCCCGACGCGCGTCTGGACCCATGTCGCATTCGTCATTCGTCAGAATGTCGCAACTCTGTACGTGAACGGATCGCGGATCGCAGCGAAAACAAACGTGATCGGTACATCGTACGTCCCCGGTCGACCCATCTTCGTCGGCGCGGGTAACACCGGGACGTCGTTCGACGGCTACATCAGTAACCTGCGCATGGTCAAGGGCTATGCCGACTACACCGACGAGTTTACGCCGCCGACGGCACCTCTCACGCCGACGACGCTGGGCGAAACGGTACTTTTGCTGCGCGCTCTTCCGACACTTCCACCTGGTATCTCGGTCGCGAGCATCACACCCGCCGGCATCACGTTTACGGCCGCCCTGGGTACTTTCATCGATCAGACGATGACTGTCCGGGTACAAAACCCTTCAGGTGCATCGTCCGAAGTTACATTCTCGATCGTCACGGTGGGTTCCGCATCCGGAGGTGATACGATCCAAGATATCAATGGCTACCGAATCCACACATTCACGACTGTCGGGACGAGCGCGTTCACGACGACAATCCCACTGAACGTCGAGGTTCTCGTCGTGGCGGGTGGCGGTGGCGGCGGGTACCAGGTGTCTAATCAGACTGGTGGTGGCGGTGGTGCCGGCGAATTGATTTACCGATCGAGCGTCGCCGTAAACGGGACGACGACCGTCACTGTTGGCACCGGAGGCTTATCTGGTACCCGAACACCTACGGTACGATCTCCGACCAACGGATCAAGCTCGGTTTTCGGAAGCCTGACGGCGCAAGGTGGTGGGCGAGGCGGAAACGGTGGTAATAACGGCAGTGCCGGAGGATCTGGCGGTGGCGCCGGACGTAACACGACTAACGGGGGCGGTGCATCGACCGCGACAGTCGGACTTGGAAATGCAGGGGGGCTGTCACAGGGACTTATTACCAGTAGTATACGCAGCGGCGGCGGCGGCGGCGGCGCAACGTCAGTCGGACAAAATGCGGTGGGCAGCGCTACGAGAGCAGCGGGTGGTATCGGGTACACGTCGAGCATATCAGGTACGAGCAGGGTGTACGCGGCCGGCGGTGCCGGTGGTGCACGCAATTTGAATGTGGTTGGCGCGAACGCCGTAGCAAACAGTGGCGGTGGTGGTGGTGGAGCCGACGGCGAACCAAACTCTGGAGTCAATGGTGGGTCCGGGGGGTCTGGTATCGTGATCGTCCGGTATCCTCTGTAGTTTTTCTTCTTCAGGTACAGTAGATGTCGTACGCGGTCACCGCGGGCGACTTGAAAACCAGAACGACGACGCGCGTTTTTACGCAGACGTCAAACATATTCGTGGCGCCGACGGGGTCGCAACCTGCATTCACAAACTCAAAGGTTGTATTTACCCCTGGGCAGTACGTTACATTTCCGGGCACAAACTATCTGAGCACGTCGGATTCACCGCATCTCAACTTTGGCTCGTACCCAATCGAGCTCGGCACGACCGGCGTGACGGTCAAGTGTACATTCATGTTTCTGGGGACGGGGAATGGCGAGCGCATCATCGATTTCAACAACACCGTCGCGAACAATCTCGTGCTGGGACGAAGCGCCGCAACCTCCAACGTGTTTTTCGCGTACGGTGCTCAATCCGTGACGACATCCGGCTTCCAGTTTGAGCAGGGGGTTGTGTACACGGTCGCGGCCGTATATGATCCGACTGTTGGGTCGACCGGTCAGCTGCGCATCCACGTCGGGATCGGAAGTCGTGTGAGCGTCACTCCGAACGCCACCGCAACACCGAGCGTTAAAGCAGCCTCGAGCTTCACGTACACCGATACGTTCGTCGGCAGGTCATTCACAGCGTCCAATTCAGCATTCACGGGTCGGATATATTCACTCAGCGTAGTTGGTCGTGTCATGCCTGTGGCCGAGCTCATCACGCCGACCGTGACGTTTGTGAACGCACCGTACTACGCCGGACTTCTCGGCACGACCAAGCTCGATATCGCGTACACGCCTACGTCATCCAACTACACATTCTCGGCATGGCTGTACCGGATCAGTGGAAGCATTTTCATGAGCACGAGTGCCGTGACACTCGGGACGAACGGGACACAGTTTACCGGGTTTCATAACGCCATTTCGTTCACGCTCGGCGGGACGATCGCAGCGACGGAGTGGCAACACATCATCGTGTCGTACTCGTCGGCGACGAACAGAGCCGTCATGTTTCTGAACGGCACAAAGACGTCGACGACGACCGTTCCTTCGTACGCGCCATCCGGCTCGATACGTACCGGCGAAGACTGGAAGGGCTACATCGACGATCTGCGCATGTACCCTACGGCACTGGGTGATCAGGCGTGCGCCGACCTGTACAGCTACGAGACGGCGTTGACGTCCGACACGCCGATCCGGGCAAACACCTACGTGTGTCACGACGTTGGCATCCAGTTTGGCTCGAACGTCATGCCGACGACGTCGAGTCCCGGTGGGTACACCATCGATGCGTACGGGCCAATCATCTTCCGTGAAACGCCACGGACGTCCCGTACGGTTGTTACACCGTGGTTCATCCAGAACACGAAGCGTCTGGTGGTGACGCCGTACGTCGTCGGACTTGACTATTCGTTCGCCACATGGATCTACTACATCGACGGGACGACCCTGTTCAACAATCCGGCGCTGACGATCGGTACGAACGGCACAAACTTTACGGGCGCGCACAACGGGTCGTCGTTTCTGTTCGGTCAGGCGTTCACTCGACCCTTATGGTTAGGTGGGCCGGGATCGACGCAGCTCGTCGGAAGTGCAGCACTGGTCACGAACGCCCCGACGAGCAATACGGCCGTGAGTTTTCCGGGGACGGCGGGGAGCTATATGAACTTGGGAACTTCTTCACCTGCGAATTTCAGTTCACTTGCAAGCAATACCTTTGTAGAATTCTGGGTATATACAAATAGTTTAACATTAACTCGAATTTATGGTCAGGGAAATCCCACAACGCCTGGGCGAAACTATTCTATTTTACTAAATGGTAATAGGTTTGGAATATCATACGATTCAACTGATCTAGTGTCTTCAACCACGGTGTCTGCCCAGCAGTGGTATCACGTAGCAGTTTCAATTTACACATCTACATCCGTTTCATTATTCGTAGATGGTTCGCTTGTCGGCACGAGCACGACGGTGCCTTCAACATACACATCATATCCAGTTGTTATTGGGGCTTTGAATGGAGGTTATTTCAACGGCTACATCCGCGACCTGCGCGTGGTTCAAGGCGGGGTGGTTCCCGTGGCGACGTTCACACCGGGCGCGGCGCCGTTCTCTTACGCTTCACCGACCTACGTGCCGAACATGGGAACGACGGTCTTCACGCTCTTGGGTCAATTTGATCCTGCGCCCATCACGACGACAACGCCGGGCATTACAGCCGCCTCGGGGGTCACGTTCGCCAAGGGGGCTGGCACGGACGATTACCTCTCGGTCGTCTACTCAAACACGAGCTACACGTCCCAGCTGTTTTGCTCGGGTCGAGCCGCCTCGTCAAACGTCCACGTCAAGTTTGGCATCTCCAATGTCCAAGCGAGTAACGCATTGACGTACGGTTGGTTCTGTAACGCCGGTACACTGCAAGTGATTGAGAGCAACGTCGTCGCGGCGACGCTCACGGGTGGATACTCGCCGAGCACGGATCTGAGCATCACGTACGATGGCGTCGCCATCAAGTACTTTACAAACGGCGTACTTCGACGCACGACACCGGTGACACCGAGCCAACCTTTTTTCATGAAGGCGGTCCCGTACGAATCGAGCAATACGCACCTGACGCACGCCCTGTTTGATAACGGGACGGGCGTTCGCGGCGATCAATGGATGCACGTCGTGTTCACCTACGCGAGCGATTTCAACACCGCCAGTCTTTTCGTCAACGGCGCACAGGTCGCAGACAATCTGCCGGCTGGTTTGTCACCATACACGCTGTCGACCCCCCTGACAGTCTGCAACTCTTGGCGCGGATCCATCGACGACATTCGCGTGTTCAATGGCCGACTCACCGAGACGGATGTCACACTGCTCTACCGGGCCGAGCTTGGTTACGCCTCTGACGGCGCACTTCCACCCGTGCTTTTTGCGTCGCCGGATTTCAAACTCGATTTCGGCGAGCCGACCATCGACGCACTGACCGACGTGGGTTTCGGTCGCTTCCCCGTGACGGTCACGGGTGCACTCACGATTCGCCAACAGCCGCGCAGTGGTAAAAACATGAACACACCGTTCACGCTCACGGACATTAAATACCTCGCGGTCGATTACAATCTCCGGACCGACTATACTGTCGCATTCTGGATCTACGGCGCCTCGACAACCGGAAACATTTTCAGCACGTCGAACGTCACGATAGGCCTCACCACGAACGTGTACACGCTCAACGACGTGGCGCTCGGTAGCAACGCATTTGTCGCAAGTACATGGCAGCACGTCGTCGTGTCATACCTCGGTGATTTCAGCACAGCGAATCTGTACGTCAACGGCACGGTTTCCGCGTATGATGTGGTCATTCCAACCCCGTATGTACCGGACACTGTCACGCCGCTCACAATCTGCGAGGGGTGGACCGGCACGATCGACAACATCCGCGTTTTCACGGGCGTCATGTCGCCGAGCCAGGTGGCTGCACTGTACGCGTTCGAGCTCGCTTTGACGGTCGACCCTGCGCTCCCAACACCGGTGTTCACTTCACCAGACATGGCGATCAACTTTGGCATAGGAACGGTACCGATCGTGTCTGACGTGTTTCCACAGGACACAACCATCTTTCTTAGCCCGACGCGTCGAAGTATCCCGAACATTGCACCGCTTGACAATGCGCCCCAGTTTTACGATGACGTCATCGAGTTTGACGCCGAGGCGGTACAGTACATCAACTCGGGCCCGGCGACATGGAACATTCAAACGGCCGGTTTCACGATCGTCATCGACTTTGTGCTTACGAATCTGGCCGAGTATTTCGAGGGTCTCTTTTGCGCCCAAGCCAATGCGGGTGGTCGTACGATCGACGGCGACAACACGAACAACATCATGGTGATGCGCAACGGCAACAGTCAGGTTTTCATTTTCCGAATCTACGATGCGGCCGGTGACTATGTGCAGGTGTACTCACCGAGTCTCTCACAAGACACGCGGTACACCATGGCGTGCGTCTTTGATCCGACCAACGATGGCGTGATGAGCATGTACATCGACGGTACGCTCGTGGCGACCCAAACAGGCATCATACCGACAACCGTCAACGGTATCAACTATGCCGTCTACTCGGGCTATTTCAACAACGATCCGCTGTATTTTCTGACCGCCACAAAGATTGCCGAGGGCGTCACTCAGAGCCTCGTCACGTTGAGCAAAGCGACGGACGATTTCAGGATTGAAAATTCAAGCCAGAACAACTTTTCGGTGCAGTGGCTCGGCTACTTTTACGCACGCGACGCAGGCGCTTACGATTTCACGCTCACGTCAAACGTTCAGGCGTACGTGTGGATCGGTCAGGATGCCATCAACAATTACATCACATCGACGGCTGTCGTGTCGAGCAACAACTTCATCGAGTCTACAGGGACCATCACGCTGAGCGTCGGCACGTACTACCGTATCCGAGTTCAGTATGGCGTCGACGCCCACCCCGGACTCTTTGACATTGAAGCGTACGTGACACCACCGGGGGGTTCAAAAACTGACTTGGCGGACGCATGTCTGTCTGAGATTTCAGACAACACGACGAATCAGCTCTTTTTCGATCGCAACGTCGAGAACAACTGCATAGGGTGCCTCTACCCCGGCGGGTACTACGCCGCCAACTCGAACATCTACACGCTCGCGACATATAATCGCACACTGACGAGCGACGAGCTGTTTACTATTTTCAACCCGAGCGTCTATAGCGTCACGGACGTCGCGGGACTGCAAGTCAACTCGATCAACTTTGAGTACACGAACGGTGTCATCTACATCCCCTTTGAAAACTCGGTGACTGACGTCATTTCAGGCACGGTCACGACCCAGGCAAACAACGCCGTCACGTACACGACCGGCATCGTCGGTCAGTGTGCTCTGTTCAGCAACAACACGACCGCGACGTCACCGCATCAGTACTACACGATGACTGAACCGTTCGACGGCATTCCGCTGTCGATAGCGTTTCGTTTCAAACCCCTGCTCACACCCTTTTCAGGTACGATTCTCTGTGTCACGGACGGCGCCGGAAGCACATTTTTGAGCATGGACTACACGAGCACGCCGAGCGTACAACTTACGAGCAACATTACGCTCGGATCAACGACAGTCAGTCTCGACCCAGGGTTTCTCGTCCTGGAACGATGGATCCACGTATGCCTCACCGTGACTGAGGATTACGTCGCGTCAATCTTCATCGACGGCATTCTTCAGGACCAAGCCACAGGCACGGGCAACATGTCGGTTCGGGCGTCCCAACTCGTCCTCGGCGGGAACGGCACGGTTCCACCGAGTGCCGGGTTCAACGGCTACATGGACGAACTGCGAATGTTTCGCCGGGCGCTCAGCATCAGCGAGGTGGTGAATCAGTACAGAACGCTCGACACAATCGATACGTGGTCACGCAACGTGCCTTTGTGGCCACGATCATACATTCCGACGACGTTCACTCCATCGTTTGCCAACGGCCAGTTTGGCTATGCGGTCGCAATGAGTAACGACTCGTCGACCGTCGTGGTCGGTGCACCCAACGCGTCGCGCGCCGCGGTATACTCGACCCGAACGTCAACATTCGTCGCCGAACTTCAGGGTGTCGACGGCACCTTCGGCAGTACGGTTGATATTTCGAACGATGGTCGCTTCGTCATTGCAGGTGCACCCACATACGACGGTGGGGCTGGCTATGCTGCCGTGTTTTACTCGTCGAACGGAGCAGTCTATTCAAACCTGGTGGGTGGCGGAAGTCAGTTTGGCTTTTCGGTGGCAATCAGTGGCGATGGCACAAAGGCGATCGTCGGAACACCGGGTCTCAACGGCCTCAACGGCTATGCAAACGTCTACCAGGGGTCGAATGTCATGACGCTGCCCTACACGTCAGGCTCGGCCGACTACTTTGGCTACTCGGTTGCGCTCACGGGCGACGGTACGATTGCCGTCGTCGGCGCCCCCGGTGCGTCGTCCGGTACAGGTGTCGTCAAGCTGTATACGACGGTCGACGGTGCGCTTTCAGGCACGATTGCAAGTCCGGCGGGCGCATTTGGCTACTTTGGCTTTTCAGTCTCGGCCAACCAGGATGGTTCGTGTATCGCCGTGGGTGCACCGACCGCAAACAACAACGGTGGTTACGCCGGTACATTCTATTCAAACACGACATCGATCGCGACGCTCTCGTACAGCTACATAGGCCCGTACCCAGAGTTTGGCTACACCGTGAGTGTATCGGGCGACGGCACGCGCGTGCTTGTCGGAACGCCGTTCAGCAACTCGTACGTCAATCGCTCGGGGTTTGCAGGTATATTTTTAGCGAACGACGGATCCTTTTTCCAGGAACTCACCCAGAAATCGTACAACTCGTTTGGCGTGGCGGTGAGTTTCAACGAGGATGGTACGCAGGGCATCGTCGGTAACGCCATCCCGGACAACCTCCCGATGTCGATCGACGGGTCCGTGCTCGTGTTTGACACGAATCAGCGGCTCGAAACGTCCGCCAACATCTACGGCGACTACACGGTTGCCGCATGGTACAAATGGGCTAGTGGTAAGGAACTGTTCAGTACGCCCGTCATGAAACTTCGAACCTTCGGCAAGACGTATTTCGTCGGTGAACACAACGGCGTCATTTTTGGTGAGAATCCGGCATTTGCATGGACGAACCAACAGGGCACGTCGATCGTCGGCACGAACATCAGCAAAACGGCCGGCAGTAATCAATGGGACGCCTACGCCTACTCGGCCAACTCGTACGTCTACACTGCATTCATTCAGGCGAATCCGGGACAGACGACCGATCGGGCCGCGTTCGGTCTCACGTCCAACATTGCCAGCGCCGGACAACTCTCGGGCTACACGACCAACGTCGCGGTCGACTATGCATGGTTCTTGGCACCGGCCGGCGTGCTTCAGATTTTTGAGCGCGGCGTCTACATCGGGACGTACGAGACGTACACCGCAAGCACGATTTTGCGCATCACGTACAACTCGCAGCAGATCAAGTACTACAAGGATGGTCAGCTTCAGCGAACCGTTAATCGCGTAGCCGGTACACCCATCTTTGGTGCGGCTGCGCTGTTCACGGCATCCGGGTCAGCCATAACGGGCATCAACTACGGCTACAACTTTTCGGACATTTTGACATCGACATGGCAGCACGTCACGGCGAGCTATCTCGGTGACTATAGCATCTCGAACATCTACGTCAACGGCGAACAGACCGCCTACATGGAAAATGTACCGGCGTACAACGTCGTTTCCGGCCCCTTCCTCGTCGGCCCGGATTGGCAGGGCTACATCGACGACATTCGAACCTTCCGTGGCGTTCTTCCGGTCGATCAGGTTCGAGCCATGTACACCTACGAGAGCACGCTCCCACCCGAGCCGACGCCTCTGTCGTACGAACTTCCAGAGATGGCCCTGACGTTCGGCAGTGCATCCGTCGAGACAATCACGGACACGGGCTCGTACTCTGTCATCATCACGGGTGACGTGACTGAGCGCACGACACCGCGTCTCATAAAGACGGTCGCGACACCCTTCTTCCTCCCGACTGTCAAATACCTGACCGTGGCGTCCAAGACGATTCGGCCTTCGCTACGCAACCCTGGGTTCATCGTCGTTTCGACAAACTCGTCGCTGCCGGCCGAACAGACGTTCCGTATTCAACAAGTGAATCGCAACGCCCGGAATCTGCAGTGGCAGTACTTCAATCTACCACAGGGACTCATCGTGTCGTCGCAACAAGACACGGGCATCGTGTTCAAGATTTTCAAGGGGACGACGATCGCGACCAACACGCTCGTGACCGTACAGGCACTCAACCCACTTGACTCGTCATCGTCGACAATCACATTCTCGCTCTCGGCGACAAACGGACTCGCGATCGGCGGCGACATTGTCACGGAGGTGGGCGGCCGACGCATTCACATCTTCACGTCGCCAGTCAGCACACTGTCGCTCCTCGCACCCGGAAGTGCATTCAACTTTTTGCTCGTCGGAGGCGGTGGAGGCGGGGGTGCCGGGTACGCCGGTGGAGGCGGGGGTGCCGGTGGATTCATCTACCGGACGGGCGAAAGTCTCGACCGCGGAGATTACACGATCAACGTCGGCGCGGCGGGTCGCGGTGGTATCGTGTCAGCAATTCCCACGGCTGGAGGCGATACGTTGTTCAACGGGTTTACGGCTGTCGGAGGTGGGTACGGTGCCTCCGACCAAACTGCGCTCGGAGGCACGATCATCACGGCTGGTTCGGGTGGGTCGGGAGGCGGTGGCGGACGTCCGACGCTCACGGCCGGTACAGGTACGTTCGGACAGGGGTTCGATGGCGGTACGGGTGCAAGCATCGGCATCTCTTCTGGTGCAGGTGGTGGCGGTGCAGCCGGTGCTGGGTCGTCCAAGACGATCATCACGACAAACACGGCACCGACGCAGTATGCACAGTTTGGCTTTTCGGTCGCCATGAGTGACGACGGAACCCGGTACATTGTCGGCGCGCCGTATGCATCCGCCGGAAACGGCTATGCGGCTGTGTTTTCGTCCGACGACGGCGCGCTCGTGAGTACGCTGACGAGCACGGCTGGCGCGGGATCGCAATTTGGGCACTGTGTCAGCATTTCGGACGATGGAATGCTCGTCATCGTCGGTGCACCAACCGCCGCGTCCGGTGCAGGCTACGCCGCGGTGTTCAACGCGACGACCGGTATCGTCATTGCGACTCTGACGGGTGCCGGCAATCAGTTTGGCTTTTCGGTTGCAATCAGTGGCGACGGTCTCACGGCGGCAGCCGGTACGCCGAGCACGGATGGAACGGCCGGCTACGTCACGTGCTACACGGGCGCAAACTACGCAACCGCGACACCCGTGACATACACGTCGGTCGCCGACGACTATTTCGGCTATGCGATCGAGCTCAACACCGATGGATCGCGGATCATCATCGGTGCACCAAACAAGTCATCCGGTACAGGGTACGCCTCCATCTTTCTCACAGCGACGGGTACATTCTTCCGTACGTTTGTCAGTGCGGCTGGTATATACGCTTACTTTGGTTACAGTGTGTCAATAAGTGGCGACGGTGAGATTGCCGCAGTCGGTGCACCGACATCAAACACAAACACGGGCTACGCGGCGACGTTCACTGTCCAGACGGGCAACATTCGCTCGACGCTCGTCAACATTCCGCTCGGCATTTCTCAGTTTGGCTACTCGATCAGTCTCAACAACACCGGATCACTCGCGCTCGTCGGTGCACCCCTCCGAACGAGTGAAAATGAAGACGACTATGGCGGCTACGCAGCCGTGTTTCTCACGAGCGACGGTGCACTCTTTCGGCCACTCTTATCAGAAAATCCACTCTCGGGTATTTCAGTCAGTATCAGCAGCGTCGGATCGTCGCTCGTAGGAGCGGCGTGTCCAGAAGTGTTTCCGTTCCGGGTAGACGGTGGTATCGCCGTCTACAGTTAAATTTTCTGATCCATGAGTAAGATGCCAACCATCGTAAAGGGCGGCACGGGCGGACCCGGTGTCCCCGTGGGAATCACGGGTCTTTCGACCTATTACTCGGGCGGTGGCGGCGGCACAAATGCTCTCGGCGGGATTGGCGGCGGAGGGAAGGGGAATGGAAGCGGCGCGGGCGGAGATGCAACGTACTATGGAGGTGGCGGTGGTGGTGGAGGAACGTCTCTCGGCACGGGGACACCAGGGGGAAACGGGTACCAGGGGATATTCATCATCTCGTACCCATATCCGTAAGTTTTTCGAATCTGTATAGTAGATGTCGTTCACTGTCCAACCAGTGTACACGATTGCATGCTGGGTGTTTTTCAACGGTGCGGGTCCATCCACGTTTCTGAACACACCCAGTTTGTCATATGGTATCGACGGTATCCAATACGTCATGTCGCACAATAGCGTCACGACCATCATCGGCGGCGTACTCCCTTTGTACACGTGGCAGCATATCGTCGCCGTGTACAACTCGGTGACTGAAACGCTCCTCTTCTATCTCAACGGCACTTTGCTCGCGACGCTCACACCTGAACCATACACACTGGCATCCGGTCCATTGACAATCGGTGAAGGGTGGACGGGTTCGGTCGACGATATCCGCGTGTATGACGGCATCCTCACGGCGTCTCAGATTCTGTCTCTGTACATCTACGAGACGACCATCACTGACCCGACGCTCGCGTCCATACCCTACACGTCACCAGATGTCGTCATCAACTTTGGTGGGTCGGACATTCCGACACAGACTGATACGGGTGGTTATAGCATTGCGTTCACAGCCGGGACAGCTCAGATGTTTGCGACGTCCCGGCCAAACACCGTGTACCCGCCAAAGAGTATCAGTGCCGCGACGATATCTTCACCGTACACGTCGATCATCAGCGGTCAGCCGTATGGCAACGGCAATTACATCATGTCAGCGTCGTCGACGCTCGACGTGTTCAACAACTTTACAATGCCGTTTCAGTATCCATTCAGTGAAGCCGAGAGATGGATCACCGCCGCCGGAAAGTATGACACGGTCACCACGCCCGGTGCATACCTGGGTTCGGAGAGCACAACCATGTCATACCGGTTCGACTATGCATTCACGGGTCTCATGCGTACGCTTCTTCTTCCTCCGGGTGACTGGACATTTTCGCTCACGGGCGGCCAGGGCGGCGACTCGTCCGCCGTCATTTCGACGCGCGGAGGGTATGGTCTGACCGTCGGTGGTACGATGACTTTTTTGAAGGAGACGTTGCTCGGCTATGCAATCGGCGCAAAGGGTGTTCCCGGTGGTACGTACGGAGGTGGCGGCGGAGGCGGCGGTACGTACGTCTTCAACATCACCGACAACTATTGGCTTTTCGTAGCGGGCGGTGGCGGTGGAGCGGGCGCGCCAGGTACTCGGGGCGGAGATGCAGTGCTCGACGCGGGTGATGGCGGCGGTGGTCCCGCTGGGGAGTCGGGTGCAGGTGGTGGGGGTGGTGTGTCTGGCGTGGGTGGTGGCGGAATAGCCGGCGGACGTCCGTATACGAGCAACTGTGCCGGCGGATCGAGCACGTCGCCCGTGACCAGCGATCAGTCATCCGGTGGGTTTGGCGGCGGCGGCGCAAATTACGTCGACTTTCCGTCAGTGTCTGGAGGAGGAGGAGGCGGGTACTCGGGAGGCGCCGGTGGTAACATTGGTGCAGGGGGGGGCGGGGGGAGCTCGTACTTTACATCCAATTCCGTCAATACCTTCAACAGCTTCAACACGGCGGGCGGGAATGGTGCAATCATCGTATCGTCTCCGCCACGGGCGTTCAAGGGTGAGTGGATCCAGTTGCAGGTGCCGACACCATTTCTGCCGCAGGTGTTTTACGCCTACGAGATTGGTGGTCGAAATGCGACGGTGTACAAGATTGCCGGATCGAAGGATGGGTCGACATGGACGCTCCTTTATTCAGGTACGGGTCAGGATGCCATCTTTGATGCCCAAATCACAAAGCTCTTCCCGGGCGTTTCGCAAACGTACACGTACTTCCGGTACGTCGCATCGAACGTCAATACGACGTCGGACGGCACATTTGCACTCGGTGGCCTCTCGATCAACACGCCTGCCAAGGGGTACTACGTAGGTCAGCTTACTGAACCCGGTGGTCTCACGATTCTCGGGTACCCGGCGTCGTCAAAGGATTATTCGCTCTCGACGTGGGCAAGCTATATCATGGGTACGTCATTGTTTCAGCAGGGCACGGATGATCTCGTACTCGGCATTTCGTCAAACGCATTCACGCTCACACACAACGGTGTGACAACACCGTTCAGTGGTCTTGACCCAGGGTGGACGAATCGCTCAAACACATTTGCAACACCATTTGAATCGACAGTGTCGCTACTCATGCACTGTGACGACTTTACGGATTCGAGCCGGTACGGTTCTCCAGTGACGACTGCCGGAAACGTCGACGTGTCGACCGTCCAGGCCAAGTTTGGAGGGTCGTCCATATCATTCCCGGACGAGACGAACGTGTCATCGATCGTGACCGTTCAGCCATCGAGCAACGTTTTTGGATTTATGTTTTCGCCTTTCACGATCGAATTTTGGATCTATCCTCTCCCGTCAACCTTGATCAATCGCCGTATCATGGGTAACGCCGACACGACCGAGTTTGATCTGTACAAGTGGGTCATGTCATTCAGTCAGGGCAAGATTGGCTTTTCTGGTACGCAGCTTGGCGCAAACCTCCTTTCGACCAGCACAGTCACGAACAGCACGTGGACTCACGTGGCTGTGACGCGCCAAGGGAATACATTCAGGCTATTCCTCAACGGTATCATCGAGTCGACGGCAACCATCACACGTCCGATTGATAACGGCGGGAACCAGCCGCTGTACATCGGTCGGGCAAGTCCTAGTGACACGGGCTTTGACGGATTTTACGGCTTCATCGACGAGATTCGAATCTCGAAGGGCTACGCTCTGTACACGCAAAACTTTACGCCACCGACCGAGCCATTTACGCTCACGTCTGTACTGACCAAACTTCCATCGACCCTAAACGAATGGACGACGCTCGCATCAACCGAACGAAGCTATGTGTACAGTGCTCTCATATCAGCCAAGGCGTTGCAGACTGATGCCAACGTGGCGGTTGGCTTTTCGGAAACAAAGACGACGAGCAACGCATACACGGGTCAGAATTTCTCGTGGCTTTGTCGATCCGACGCGACGCTCGAGATTATCGAGCTTGGCGTTTCACGGGGTACGTTCGGTGCGTACACAACCAACACGCTGATCGCCATCACGTTCGAGAATGGAACAATCACATATTACAAAAATGGAATTGTTCAACGCTCGGTTCTCCGAACCGCCAGAGTTCCACTGTACGGCATGTTTTCACCGTACTCGAGCGGCGGACTCACTGAAGTCACGTTCGACAACTATGGACGACTGGCGGACTACCAATGGCAGCACATCACCGTGACGTATACGAGCGATCTCAATGTCGCCGTTCTTTATATCGACGGTCAGCCCCACTCAACCATACAGGTTCCCTTGTTCACGTCGACCGAAGAGTCCCTGGTCGTCTGCCAAGATTTCATCGGGTTGATCGACGACGTTCGCGTGTACGGAGGTGCACTCGGTCCGACCGAGGTTCAGAGCCTGTACAACTACGAGGCGAATTTGCCGGGCGAGGCGCTGATCATCGCCAACCCAGGCTATGTCCAGATTGCTACTCTTGCAGCGCCGACTGAATAATTTCTCGTCAACTTGTAATGTACGTACAGGCCCTGATCATCAATGCGCTCATCATCATGATCGTGCCGCGTGTACTCACAAAGCCGATCGGTGTACCGGTCATCGACGAGTTTGTCGTGTACATCAAGGCTCAGCAGGCGTTCCTCGTCGCCTCGTCGCTGATGCTCGCGCTGGTCCTCTACCTGACCAACTATTGGCTCGAGTACTCGGCCAAGAGCGAAGGGCCTATGTCACCCAAGAGCCCCTTTGTGAAGGAGTGATCCCATGACGTCACACGCTCAGTGGCGCACGTACGCATGTGCTCGATGAGATTGTCGAGTGACGGCTTGCCCCACATGAGATCCTTGGTGAACAAGAAATCGTCGAGGCCGATCGGCACGAGCGTCGACGCGTCGACGACAAAAGGCGTCTGGACATACTCTTTGAGTCCGCCGTACGACGTGATAATCACGGGTTTGTCCCGTAGAGCCGCCTCGACCGCTCCCATTCCAACCCCCTCGGAATGCGAACAGTTGATATAGCAGTGCCCTTGTCGGTGAACATCCTCGAGGGATGCGTCGTCCAATAGACCGTTGATGATGATGACGTTCGGGATGTTCCACTTGACCGGACCGTGACACGTCGCCTTGATGACGAGGCGCGTGTTTGGTACACCGAGACGCACGAATGCCTCGAGAAGCATCTTGATGTTTTTGCGCGGGTCGATGACGTTGCCGATCGTATAGAACGTGTACGCGTCGCTCACGGGCACGATCGACTTGACCGGTCCGTCGTACGTCGTCTGCCAAAGTCGAAGTAGGCGCCAATCCCCATCGGGAAACTGACGTTTGAAAACGTCGCGACAGTACTCGCTCGGCGTGTACAGGGTCTTGTACCGGCGGACCAGTTCACCGTAGACGGGATGGACCGTCTCCGTCTCGCAAATGGTCATGTACATCTTCTTTCGGCACCGTTTCATCAGCGCGTCCACCGCATCGAGGTGCTGCTGAACCGGGAGCACAAACGCAAAGCCCGTGTCGTACGATTCCTTCGAGGGTGTCTTGCCAAACTCACAGTACTCACCGCCCGTGAGCATGGCATATCGATTCGTCACCTGGCCGATCCCGGACAGGAGCGTCGGGCCGATGAACAGTCGTGCCATTGGACATAGAGAGTCGTTCCACTTTAGGCGGGACCGATGACGACGAAATTACGCGCACCGGCGCGATTTAACGCTCGACTGATGGCTGCATGGATATTTGCGTTTGAGATACCAGGGTACGCCGCCCGAGTATATTTCTTTACCAGCGTGGTATACGCCTTCAAAGCTTTCATTTGGAGGGTATTTACGCCACGCCACTGAAGTTTAGAAATCTTAACCGCATTGTTTGCGTTTGCATTTATATTTCGCGGACCGGATGGGAGTGACTTCACCTTGTTTCCAGTTCGAGCCTTCTTGCCGTTACGGTTCTGTGCGTTGCCCACTCGCTTCATAGGTATGATTAGGCGCGAAAAAAAATGACATAAGCGCTGAGAGCGCCTGACCATCAAATGAAGGATCTCATCGAGACCCTGGCTATCAATGGCTACGCGAACGACTCGACGAAACTCTCGTACATTGTCAGTAACACCATGCAAGATGCTCAATACTCTTTCGGTGCACGCGAACACGCCAACATACTCGAAAAGTACGAATCGCAATACGGAGATCGTACCGTGGCTGAAATTCGCTCACTCTATGCGATTCAGCAGGTGGAGAAGTGTATGGTCACCGAAGACCCCGGCAATGCTTTCGGTGTCGTGGACACGCTAGCCAAAGCGTATAACGCCCTGCCGCTCGCCTCGCCGCTTCGCGAGACTGCCCGTGTCGTGTACGAGAAGGCGATGAACAAGTGGCCCTAGACGCTCATATGATCCTCCTTGCGCCCGACGAAATAGTCGTCGAGATCATTGACGAACCGAAGACCCGTGCGCGTCAGTTGTAAGAGGCCGTCGCGCGTCAACCCGACATCTTCCATCGGATCATACTTTCCATCGACGAGAATCGTCCACCGTTCCCGGTATCGTCGATCGGCGAATCTGCCGTGCCAATGGTGCAGAATCGTACCGTCGATGTACGACACTTTGAACCCCTTGCACCGGTCCTCATACTCGCGAAGCATCTCCTTGTAGGTGGGGTGAACATTTCCGGGTGCACTCTCGACCACTCGGCCGATCCATGCGAGCGACATGTGACGATCGCCCGAACCGAGAATGGCCCAATCAAGTAGTCCGTGCATCTTTATGTACGCGACGCGCGTACACGCCCATGCGTAACCCGGATGCCAGAACCCGTACTTGTCGCTCCGGGTGTACGGCGTACCCGACCCACGATGCATGTACCCGAAACCCTTGTCAATCTTCAGGGCTTCGTCGTTCGGCCCGAGGTTGACACACGTCTGAAACAGTTGGACGACGTCGTTCCGTCGAAGTTCGTCGATCGTGTCTTGGACCCACGTCGGACTGAGAAATGTAATGTCGGCGTCGACCCATGCCATGTACTTCCACGTGCACGGAAGGTGCTGAATGGCATAGTTGACGAGGTTCTCCTTTATCCATACGCGATGACTGGCTCGGACAGTGAGGTGTTGCCAGACTCCTTTCATTTTCGGGAGGCGTTCCGGGCCGAGACACTCGACCACGACGAGTTTCACGCCACGCTGTCGGGCGACAAACTCGACGAACAGTTCCCGGCGACGCTTAAACCCACAAAAGTTAAAGTAGGGCAGGATCACGTACAGTGGCTCTGTACTGCCGCAAAGCATCTACTGTACGGCGAGATTTTTCATCAGCGTCTCGTATTGTTTATAGTCTTGATATTATTGAGTATCATGGTTTTGTTGACGGGTCCACCTCCATGTCTTTGCCATACACCGGCTCGCTTAATATAAGGTGTGCCGTTCCCAATCATCCAGTTTGTACCGCTCGCCCACCATGCCAAGGTCGGTGCGTTATACTTATTGAGCGCCTGTTTGTTTCCATTGAGGTAATTTTGAACGGCTGCGTTAATCTCTGCGCGCTTCGCTTGTACCCGAGGCTTACCGCGAACGATCTTTTGAGCGCGTGTCGCTCGTTGCATGTAGGCGTTCCATGTGTTAGTTTTTGAACTCCGAGGCTTGAGTTTCGAGACTGTGACTCGTGATCTGATATTCTTGGTCGCCGCATTCTGATTCACCTGGCGACGTGATCCTGACGCGGGATCTATGACGAACGCTGGACCGTTTGCCCTGTTGTAAAAGTACACCGGCTTGCGCTTCGAAAACTGCATGAGAACGTAACGCCAGCCCGCATTCGCCATGAAGGGTTCAACTTCTTTCCGGAGCATTGGTTCCGGAATATTCATACGGGCCGCGTAACTCGTAGGATCACGTTCAAGGGCGTTCGCCTTCCGCTTCTTCAACTTCTCGATGCGCTTAGCCTCGTCCTTCACCATGTCGATAACGTTTTGGCGACTCGTGATTGGGCGAATGGCGTATGTATGGTTTGCCTTTGCGGGAATACGTGCACCGGTTTTCGGATTGAACGTGAAAGCCGGACCCGTGAAAGTGTTGAAGAAAAGGAAATCTTTTGATGTAATGGGTACTGAGTAACGCCATGTAGTGTTCTTGTACGCTCTCGGTACAGCCAAGTTGATGCCAGACAGTTGCTTATTGACGCCACTGACCGGCTTTGCAACTGCCCGGGAACGATTGATCGGTGGCGGCCTGATTGGTGGAATGATCAGCGGCGCAGGCTTTTTTGACGCAAACATACCGACAGACAGACCGAGACGTCGACGGTATCCCCAGGGTCGGAGGATCTTTCCAACCCGACGTATCTCGGCAGGCGACAAAGGTTGGGCATTCACCTTGTTCGACTTTTCCATTTTTACAATCCTGGCAATCACGTTTCCGTGAAGATTGGGAATCGGCGTCGGGGTATTTGGTTTCTTGTTTGGGGTCTTTGGCTTTGGCGTAGGACTCTTTCGCCGCTTGAAAAACTCGCGCGCACGTTTTAGCATTTGAAATACATACAGAAAATAGTGGCCTGTACGGGTTTCATTCGTTGTCATCCCTGAAAAATGGATTATCGCGGATAATCGGGGATGGCATCGGAAAATGAAAGCGGGCACTCGGCCCACAGTGGTTCGGATCCTCACGGGCCATCTTGGCGTAGCCGTATTGCGTCCGACCGCGCGAGATGGCCGTAACGAACTTGGCACACGTACGCTTGTTCACGTCGTAAAAGATGCAGGTCTTGCATAGCTCCGCCATATGCCTTAGAAACGAGCCACGCTCTTAAGTCAATGGAAGGCTGGATCGCGCTGACGCGCACGACGACGCTCGGCACTCAGCCCCGCCGAGTGACGCTCAACTCGAAGGACTATGTCGTGTGGCGCAACCACAAGAATGACGTGAAGATTCTACCGGATGCGTGTAAGCACCGAGGTGCATCCCTATCGCTCGGCAAGGTGCTCCCGGATGGCTATGTCGAGTGCCCCTACCATGGCTGGAAGTACACGGAGAAGAAGCTGTGCAAGCCGTGGACCGAATGCGCTGATCAGCTCCAGGTGGACTTTGACAAGAAGGACCAAGATGGGCTCTTGTGGATTCGGCCCAAGGGACTCGACGGCCCGGACCCACCGGAGGTGCCCCACGTGACCGAGCCGGGCTTCAACACCATGTGGTTCGAGACGACGATCAAACAGTCGGCCCAGATGATTATCGAGAATGGCATCGACCCGTGTCATGCGTCGTGGGTCCACGCCAATCCGCTCGGCTTTGGGACGGCGGGTGAGAAGCCGACGAACGTCGTCCACAAGGGTCACACGATCGAGTTTGACTATGTGCCGAATCGCGATGCACTCTCGTCCAAACTGTTTGGTCTCTCGACGACGCACAACTTTCACGCCTTCGTCCTCCCGTACACGACGTGGAGTGACGTGGTGGTCCATGGCGACAAGGTGCTCATGACCTACGTGACTCTGTGTCCCATCGATGAGCACACGACCAAGATGTTTGTCGGGTTCAGTCAGAACTTTGGCGTCCCGTCGTCGCTCTTCGTGATCATGGGCAAGGCGATCGTCGAACAGGACCGCAAAGTCCTCGAGAACCTCGACTCGAGCTTTCGGTTCAAAGGGATGAACGGAGAGCACGACGATCTGGTCATCGCGTATCGCGAGGCGCTCCACAATCTTCTGTTCAAGTAGTACCATGTCGATCAAGAAGGGTGCCGTCATCTCACTCTCGGATCCGCTCGTCGCCCAGAAGATTGAGTCAGTCAACCCGCAGTGGTACTATACATGGAGCGGTAAGGATGTCCGAGGTCTTAAGATTCCGTACGTGCCCATGGCGTGGGGCAAGTCATACATGCCACCGTCACCGAGTATGCTCCCTGGCGCACCCCTCCTCGGCTTTAACGAGCCGGACGGTGCTGCTCAGTCGAATTTGACGCCCCAGCAGGCGATCAGTCTATGGCCCACCATCACCGGTACCGGCAAACGTATCGGAAGCCCTGCGACGGCTGCCAATCCCGCCAAGCCGGGGTCGTGGCTCGAGCAGTTTGTGGCGCTCGGTGGAACGTTCGATTTCACGTGCGTACACTGGTACGCTCCACCCAACGCCGCGTCGTTTCTGGCCCAGATTGACGCCATCTGGGCTAAGTTTCAGAAACCCATCTGGGTCACCGAGTTTGCGGTAGCAGACTGGTCAGGCAAGTTTCCGGGCGGCTTTCCCGAGTCACTCGTCGAATCCTTTATGAAGGATGCGTGCGCCGGTCTCGACGCGCGCCCATACGTCGAGCGCTATACATGGAAGACGCGCTCAACCAGTGACGTCGTCATGGGTACGAGCGCACTCTTCTCGGATGACGGGACGCTCACCACTCTTGGAACCATTTACGCCGCCCTATAGGGTTCCGTTATCACGAACCGAATTGCACAGTAGGCACACCTCCCATACACTTCGGACCGTAGGGAATATCGGGCGAGGATCCCTCTCACCCTCATTGAAATGTACCGGGAGCCAATTATCGAGCCAACGCGCCGTACTCAGATTCTTGAGCGAGTCGTCGACATATACGTTGAACCGATCGCGCGGGAAATCGAGATAGGCGCCCGTGTTCGGCTTGAACTCACCGGGACACTTTACATTGATCTGGTCGTTAATCGCAATGGCCACCTGATGCGCCCATATGGGTGGCGAGTTTGTGAATAGCGTCACGTTCCATCCCATATGGGTCAATTCGTGAAGATCATGTGCCTCGCGCTGAAACTCCGTCCCGTGAATCACTTCGGACAAGTGTTCGATGAGACGCTTGTCGTACACCTTCTGGTTGAAGTCGCTCGTGTCGACACCAAACACGTTCGTGAGGCCACGGGCAGTGTGACCGTGCGCCAAATACAGAACGCGATTCGTCTCGCCTGGATTTTTACACTCGGGCATCTTCGCCCGGACATACTCTACACAGTTCGCCTTGACGTGCTCGAGGAGGAGTTTGTCTCGCACGAGGACGCCATCAATGTCAAGCAAAAGTGTCTTGGGTGCCGCCATATGTATACAGTGTGCCACGTCTCTAGACTGGGAACAGCCAATCAATGAAATCACACACCTTGCTGAGCGCGTAAAACCCTGCAGCGGCAATACGCGTCGACGTCTTTATGTGTTTGGACTTCATCACTTCACGCGAGAGACGCTTCATCTCAGGTGAAAAGATTGCATCCATTTTAGTATTTTGTGCAGGTTATCCTTAGGCCTCGTCGTCCGCGGAGTCCTTCTTGGGATCGAAGGTCGCCCGAACCACCTTGAAGGCGTGCGACTTGGCCGTCTTGTCCGTTACCTCATACTCCGACTGCATGGTCGACTCGAAAACCTGCTTGTACAGACGGGTCGCCTCAATCTCCGCCTTGATCTCAGTGCGTGTCTCCTTCAGACTCGCCTTGAGCTCATTCTCCTTCTCGACAAGCTTCTCGATGTGAGTGAGGTTCTCCATTTGATAGTACAGGGCGGCTCGTCTCTAGATGCCGGTAACGATATAAACTTGGGCAGTAGTGTAACTCCTGAACACCTTTCCATTCGGTGAATGGTAGTACGTATCCTCTCTTCCAACCGTCTTGCCGGTTTTTCGTACGCGAATTTCAATTTGCCAACCATCTGGAAGCGCCTTCGGCTTCGTCTTTGGTCCAGCAGTCGTCTTCGGCGTCGGCTTTGCGTCAAACTTTCTATGACACTTTTGACACAAAATCTTGACCGGTTCGTCCATGTGCAACGAAACAAAGTTAATAAGTATGTCATGCACTGATCGTACGCCGCGTTTCACGGGGGCGTCTCGGATAGCCTGAAGACCGATCTGTTTCCGAGTTCTCCCCGCGTGACACCGCTGAAGACACTTATGACACCCACAATGTTCACATGCACTTGTGGGTGTAATGAGTGACTTGTACATTGACTGAAACAAGTTGCGAAACTTTGATTCCAGCACATCCTTATAAATTTCTTCTAGAGTCCCACCTACGGTTGCTTTCGTTTTACGCGCCTCAAGTGCATGCTTCTTCTTGAGCACGAGACTCTTCTCCATACATGGAGATGTTGTATTGACTCTAGGCGTCTTCGGCGGCTGCCTCGAGGACAATTTCATCCTCGGGGGCTGTCTCGACGAGTCCCTCTTCGACCGTCTCCCCTACCGCCTCTGAAAAACACGTCGTCTTTATTGCGGTTATTGCGCTAGAAGTTGCGTTGGCACCAAGACCCCCTGCCGCACCTTCGCCGATTTTTACTCCCACTTTTTCAAACGTCTTCCCTGGATGAGTCATATGCAGTTCAGACACATTTTAAATCCAGGGCGAAGTTCATCGCTAAACCCCCGTCACCTTGTAGCTCGGTGCCGGAGCAAGTCCCGAAGAGCCAAACCCGGCATCGCCACGCTCAGTCGGCGGCGGAGGGCCCTGTACCTCGATGACGTCACCGTGAATGTACATCTCCATGACCAGTTGGGCAATCCGGTACCCAGGCTTGATGTGAAACGGAACGCGCATGTCGGTGTTAACCAGGACCACCTTCAGTTCGCCGGTATAGTCCTGGTCAATTACGCCCGCGAGTACATCCAGCCCATGCTTCACGGCCAATCCAGAGCGAGGTGCAATGCGACCGTAACATCCGAAGGGCAGTTTGATAGCGATACCGGTTGATACCACCACGCGATGACCCGGTAGCACCACATACCCCTCGGCGCTGTGCAGGTCGAACCCAGCGGAACCGGGGGTGCTTCGCTGGGGCAGGGTGGCATTGTCAGTCAGACGAGTCACTTGAAGGGACATACTGTATGTTCAATGCGCACTCTTTTTATCTCCTTCTCAAGTAATATGAGTAAGAAGTATCAGGTCCATGTGGATACTTCCTCGACCACGAACGGGTCTGTTTTTAAATACGACAACAACCCATTCAACTGCTCCGTGACGCTCGGCCAGACGCACCGTCGCCTCAAGTCGATCTCCCTCAAGAGTGCCGAGATTCCACTCGGCTACTATAACATCCGTGCACCGTACAATGTCTTTACGTACACGACGTCCGACGGCGTGACGAATGTGGTTGTGCCGCCCGGAAATTACACGTCATCGACTCTGCTGTATTCGCTCAACGGTACGATTGGCGGTACGCCGCTCGTGCTCGACTCTGGTCAGAACAAGGTGACGTACACAAATTTGTCCAAGACAACCACCATTTCAGCGCCACCTCGTTCGCTAGGATACTTTCTCGGGTTTACGGATGGTCAGGTTGGTACGACCATCAAGGCGACCAACTCGTACAACGTGAGCTTTGACAATTACATGTGTGTATACATTGAAAATCTACGCGCATCGTCCCTCGAGCCGAACGTGCCCATCACGTTCAAGATTCCCATCACGGTCAACAACGGGAATATCCAATCGTACACAGAAGGGAACAACTGGGAACAGCATCTGACAATTTTTGATCCCAACTTCAAGTTTGACCGTCTGAACATCCAAGTTCTCGATCGTTTCGGCGCTCTGCTCAATAACAACGGCATCGATTGGACATTTACGCTCGAGATCGAAGCAGACACGTAAGAAAAACCTTGAGCAACAGTATTATGAGTCGCTCGATCGACGGAATTATCGGGGTTGGCAAGGGTCAGCCGCCGATGACAATCAGGCCTTTCGATTTCGGCACGGATGCCATTGAGCGCCAGCGTGTATCGCTGGGTCAGTCTATCATCGATGCCGACTTTGAGTATGGCCTCCAGGCCACAAAATGGCAGACGTACCAAGAGGTACGCAAAACCCCGAGCTTTTACGAAGTTCCAGGGTCGGACATTGTGATTTCGTCACTGGTGACCGACACGTCCATCCCAGCCGTCATCACGGTGACACTCGGGACGCTAGGTACCGGGCGTATCGCCGGTCCGACGGCGGGTGGCTCCCTTCAGTCGTCGCTCGTCATTCTGTACACTGTCGGGAGCACGTCTGGTACCCTGGCTAATAACCAGTACGTGCTCGGACTCTCGGCATACATCCCAACCGGACCCATTTACATTTCGGCAATCTCGGCAACTGGATTTACGCTCAACTTTCCCACACAGACCATCAGCTCGATTCCAAACGCAACACAGTTTACGACGGTCGGTTCGGTGCCCCCCGTGTCAACACTGGCGGCTCCGTCTGTCGTGTCAGTGTACGGTCTCGCTAACGATGCAAAGAACGCCGATCGCGCCGAAGGGTTTTTCCTCGTCACGTCGAGTGTCCAGACGTCGGCCGACGCCTACTTTACATATGTCGCCAAGGGTGGCATCGCTCAGATTCCGTCAGCGACTATCAACACTTCGTACACGGTCGTACGCAAGGGAGGCGTGTTCAGCAATGGCGGGGCGCGCATCCAGGTGCTCGGCTTTCCAATTCAGAAGCAGTTTCCGACCGATACGGTTGTCGTGACCACCTCGACGACCCACGGTCTCATTCCGGGTACGCCAATCACGGTCATCGGGTGGACGAACGGATCGGGTGTCACTGGAAACTTTTTCGTCGACACGGTCCCGAATGTAAACACGTTCACGTACACGCCGAGCGGTTCGACGGGCGTGACGCTCACCGGCCCGGGTGCGATTTACGTCCAGCCGTACTCGTCGATCATTCATCGGCCGTTCGACGGCGGTGTCATTCTCACGCCCGGTCAGCCTGGGCACGGATCGAACATCGTCCGTCAGTCCAAGAAGGTGTTTCGTTACCAATCAGGTAAAGGTCTCCTATGGTCATCCGGTACGCTCTTCTGTCCGAACAACGACATCGTGCGCATGGCTGTCACTCAGACGATCACGTATCTGACTGGTTCGGTCGCCGATGCGAGTCTGACAACCTCGAAAAAGTTTACGGTCGCATCCGTGAGTGGATTTGCGGTCGGACAATCACTCACCCCCGTCTGTGCCGAGACGTTCGGCTTCAAGAATGAGCTCGGACTCGTCACGATTTCCGACATTACAGGACCAGTGATTACGATTCAGTACCCGAAGCAGATCATGTCCGAGTTGATCGCTACCGGTGTCACATTCGCGACGAGCGCAGCATCGACGCTCACGACGTCCTATCCGATGGATGTCGACGCGACAACCTCGAAAAAGTACAGCGTCTATGCGATCGGACCGGTTGTTCGGCCGGTGACGACTGCAAGCGGCGCGGACGCCATTCCGACCACGTCACGTACGATCGGGATGACTGACACGAGCGGTATTCTCGTCGGTCAATATGTGAACAGTCTGTTGGACTATATCCCCGTCGGCATCGTGACGGTTCAGTCGATCGTACCCAACACATCAATCACTGTCGGCTACCAGAGTCAGATTGCGCTCGGGATCCCGACGACTGCAAATGTGACCGTCAACACAAACGCGTTCGGTGTCGGTCAGACGGTCACGCTCGGCACATATTCGCTCGGGATTCGCCAGGGGTCGGCCGTGATTACGACAGTCGACGTGGACAACCTGACGCTCACACTCACTTATACGCCGCAGGTTATCACAACCCCGACCGTACTCACTGGTATCCAAGTGGCGACCGTACCAGCCGGGAGCATCATGACGATTCTGACTGACGTGGCACACGGCGCTGCACAAAAGGGTGCGTTTGTCGAGCTTCGCGGCATTTCAACGCCTGGATTCAATGGAAGATATCAGGTGGCCGACATTGTCGAGTCGACGACATTCACCATCGCGGCCCCGAACGCCCTGACGACCGCGACACCGGTGTTGGGCGATCAGCCTCGATTCATCATGCGGGGTTGGCACGGCGCGTGCGTGCGCGCCGGATGCTTCGACGACCAAAATGGCATTTTTTGGGAGTATGACGGATCGACGTTGTATGCCGTGAAGCGTTCTAGTACGTTTCAGCTTGCCGGACTCGTCACGGTGAATATCAACTCACAGACTCTGTCCGGTACGGTCGATAACAGTATCCCGACCGCTGTGATTTCAAACTGCGTATCGGCCAACAACATCACGTACGGCGAAACGACCGCAGTCCTTCAAAACATTACGTACAGCGGCGGGACGTTGTACCGTGGTATGCAGTGCTCGATCCTGTCCAACGCGGCGACGCTTGGAGTCGTTTCAGTACAGACGGTCCTGAGCGCCGATTCTGCCGTCGTCACCTTCCTGCCGTACACACAGTCGGCGTCGACTGTACTGAGTCTGGCAACCGCATCGTCTGGATCCGTGTCAACCGTCCCGATCGCGTACAGCACGTATACTGGATTCGCCAACGGAATGATCGTCACCAACCTCGAAGGCTATATCGCAGGTACAGTGACCATGTCGCTCGTCACGAACACGTCGGCGCAGCTCAACTTTGCGACCCAGGTGATCAACAACTTGCCCGCCGGGACGCGCATCAACGCGTTCAGTGACATTTCATCCTCGAGCATTCTGTCCGGCTCGTTTATCAACGTCAGTACGCGTTTCCAGGATCAGTTGCGGGCCGGCGATCGCTTCGTCATCCGCGGGATGACGTATGCCGTCACGAGCACTGCGTCACAGGGTGTCCTTACATTCAACCCGCCGTACCGTGGATCGCAAAACATTACGGTCGGCGCCAAGATTTGCAAGGTGAAGGAGTTTCGGGTCCCCCAAAATGAGTTTAATCGAGACACGATCGATGGTAATGGCCCGAGCGGTTTCAACTCTGACATGTCAAAGATGCAAATGATTGGCATGCAGTACACATGGTACGGTGCCGGTTTCATCGACTTTATGATGCGCGGCGGCGATGGTAATTGGGTGTACGCGCACCGCATGCGCCAAAACAACATCAACGACGAGGCGTACATGCGCACCGGCAACATGCCGGTGCGCTATGAGATCATCAACGAGACGGCACTCGGATCATCGGCGCTCGCCCAGCGCATCACATCGACCGATACTGATATTCCTTTGATTGACGACCCGACATACTGGCCTGATTCTGGAACAGTTCTCGTCGACAACGAGATGATTTCGTACAAGTCCAAAGGTTCGTTCAGTATCAAAAATTGCCAGCGTTCGAATGTCGCCCTGCAGTACAACATCAACGACGTGGCACATTCGTTCAGTGGTGCACTCGCCACGACCCATTCGGCCAACACATCCATCAACGTCATCTCGTGCACGTGCTCGCCATCTCTGACCCATTGGGGTTCGGCGTTCCTCATGGATGGCAACTTTGACAGCGATCGTGGCTACTATTTCAACTACCAGTTCAACAATACGACGACGCTCTCGGTCGGCGCCACGCCGCTCGAGCTTTATTTCCTGCGTTTGGCCCCCAGTGTCAGTAACGGTATCATCGGTGACATTGGTATCCGTGAACTCATGAATCGCGCTCAGTTGCTGCTGCAGCAGCTCGACGTGTCGCCCGTCGGCACGGACGGCACGATCAATATTCAGGGCATTCTGAACCCATCAGGGTTTGAGAATTCAACATTTGACTGGACGCCGATCAATTCGACGGGTCAGGGGTCGCAGCCCAGTTTTTGTCAGGTGGCAAACAAGCCCCCGACCGGCAATTATTCAATTGGCTCTGGCGAACGCATCTTTTCGATGATTGCAGCCGGCGGAGCCACGTCCTCTATCAATTTGACAGCCCTCAAGGAGCTCAACAACACCATTATCGGTGGAACACGCATGTTCCCCGATGGACCCGATACGCTCATGATTTTGGCCCAGGCGTACAATCAGCCAATCAGCTCATGTGTCGTCAACCTGTACTGGTCCGAGGCTCAGGCGTAAAGTCAAGAGCTGCGCCCTTGGAACTAGAGAAGCCGCATGAGTATGGTGGCAAGCGCCATCATACTCGAGACCGACACGTCATCAGACACGATGTGAAAAATCGCATCGGGTGTAATAGCCTGGTGATGAAATAGCGTGTCGTTTACGATCGACGGCACGATTGCCGCCGCAGACGACTTGACAACATGTCGTTCGACGAATTTCGTGGTTCGTCGAACGACCGGTTCACGACCGATCCGTTTCACTTGACGAGTCGCACGGAGCACATGAAGCGTGACACATCGTCCACTCATATCCTACTTACGACTCAGGTTTTTTATGACGAGCCGCGCCTTTTTATATGCGTTTTTGGTATTGCTGCGCTTGATCGCATTGATGAGACCGCGAGCATGCGTGTTTGACTTTGCATTCGCGTTGATGAGCGATGCGAGCCGGGCCGTATCCTTGAGGCCCTTTTCGGCTCGACTGCCAGTGAGCGGGTTTCGCGATTTGAGCGCCGGATCTTTCGTGGCAAATGAGCCGGCGAGGACGACGAGGACGTTTTTGTACATTGTACGGAGACGCTCGATCGGCATGCCGAACGACCGAGAAAACACGTGGTGGATGTGATCGCGTGACATACCCGGCACGTAGGCGAGCGTCGTATCAACAAAGTCGATCGGCTTGGCAACCCCCGGGAACTGTAGACCGTACGAGATGACTTGGTAGATACGCTTGCCGGTCGTCGGGAGGAGGCGTACCGGTGGGACGATATCCTTGACCACGATTTGAGGTCGGACACCGAACGAACGCGCGAGCCACGTCACGAACCCCTCGATGTGTTCGGTCATCACTTTGCGCATTGCGACGACGCGCATCACCACCCCCGTCTTGTTGGTGATTCGCTTCGGGACCGCAAACGTAAAGTCAAAGTCGGTGGTATTGAGAACCTTGGGTGGCGCCTTGATTGCCCGCGCCTCGAGGTACAACTTCACAGCCATACCGCCGCCGAGGTATGGGATGAAACCGCCGTACGGGCGAAGCAGACGACGTTGCGTCTTGGAGTATTCGACAAACAGGGCGGGGAGACGCTTGATGATCCGGGCGTGCGACATACCCGGAAGTCGTTTTACGGGTGGTGTAGCCAAGGCCGGTTTGATGGCATGCATCGGCCGCGCAATCATAATCTCGGAATGAAAGAGGCCGCCGTGGAAAATGCTCGGCTTGGCCGGTGCATAGTACCCGTCGTACTTTTCGGGAACGAGAAACTCGTGCGACAGCTTCTCAAACACCTGACGATCGAGTTCACCGACACTGAGACGCTGGCCCGGACGTGTGTTCCGCGCGCCTGGGAGATACCCTTTGCCGCGAAGGACGACTCGGTATGCCAAGTGTTGCCGAGCGCGCGTCGTACGCGTGCCGAGCGCGAGACGAAGCATCACCTTGGCTGCTGCCGAGAGAGGGTATTTGTCAAGTAGAAGCTTCACGTTCCTGTGCGAGAGAACAAAGAGTCTGAGTGGCTTGGTTGCCACGTACGTGTTTATTGTCGGGCCGTACCCGCGGGCTGTCCGAGCGGACGACGTCAGGAAAAAGTTTCGCGTGCGTCGAGGATGCATACCGCGCGGCATACCTTTGTAGAGACGCGCACCCTTTGGTATGACTGTCTCGTCAAAAATCATCTCTACTAAAGGTAGAGAAAATGTCCAAGTCCGTCCAGCGGTACATCTCCCTGCTCATGGAATCGCGCACCCAGGCGCACAAGTTTCACCTGACGACCAAGTCGTTCGCGGAGCACAAGGCGCTTCAGGCGTACTATGAGGGGATCATCCCCCTGCTCGACTCGTATGCCGAGGCGTACATGGGCAAGTACGGCCGACTCCCTCGGATCGGGGCAAACAAACGCCTGACGCGCCCAGGCGCCAAGATGTACTTTCGCGGTTTGCTCGCAGCAGTACGTCGTCTGCGTCTGCCGCGTGACACATACTTGAAGAACATTCAGGACGAGGTGACTGCGCTCATTCGATCGACGTTGTACATGCTCACCCTGAAATGATTTTCTATGACCAGAGTATGTCCTATCGAACGCGGCTCGAGGTGGCACAGAGAAATTCCAAGACTCTAAATTTTATATCGGTCGTCGGTCATGGAACTCTTATCAATCCGTTGAACGCTTCGTATCAGAACATTTCACCAAGCTTCGAGGTACCCAGTGACACGACCGTCATTTTCATATCCAAGCCAGGGTACTGGATCCCACTACGATCCCTGAGAGATTCTAAAATGATGAGTCTACTGCGTTCTCGGCGGAAACTTCGCCAGCTTATAGCCGATAAACTTCCCGCGCGCGATACGCCTCGTATTATCACGCGTGCGGGATGGAGCTGGAAAAACCATATTTATACGCCCGGTATGATATGTCCGAATATGGGGCTCGAGTTTTACGACGCTGCACAGACGTCATGGGGTAGATGGTACAATGAACAGTCTGGAGTACGGTACGTTGGATCAGGGGGGGCCCCGAAATACAAGGGCCGTAAGAAGTCACTAAAAAATCTTATTTCGGAAATGCGACCGAGAGGGATATTCATTGTATTCGGGTGCCGAGGCGATCCGGCAGCGTATAGAGAAACAGGGGCTGCGTTTGAAGCGCGACATGGTACATCCCGTGGTCCTTTTCCGTGGGTCGGTAATAGATCCGGTCGTCAAAACTACAGAGTTCCGCGCACTGCGTTAACTGAGGCTGCACGGACTCAAGAAAATCAGTCTCGGAGATATCTGGGTGTGAAGCGGATACGAAATAACAATTTCACCGTGAGAAAACCGCGAAGCGGGAACACACCGCCAGCGAAGCGTGCACGCACCAGCGAAGCGCCCGCAGCGCCTGTACGCATCAACACCCCACGTTTTACATTTCACCCCGGTCGACCACCGACGCCGCCGCGTCGTCCAAGAACAGGAACAGTTCGCACAAGACCAGGGACGCGTAGAAGTTAGAGACAGTAGTAACTTATAAATGAATGGACAAGATCATCTCGTTCAGTCTATGGGGAACAAATGACATATATCTACATGGTGCTCTCGTGAATGCGAAACAGACTACCGAGTATTTTCCCGGCTGGTCCGTGCGTATCTATCACGACGATACCGTGCCGCAAGCGACGCTCGACGCGCTCGCCACATGGAAACACATTACGCTCATCAAGGTGACTGACGGATCCTACGGCATGTTTTGGCGGTTCCGACCATTGTTCGAGAATGCGATTGTGCTCGTCCGGGACCTCGATTCGCGCATCACGTGGCGCGACGTTCGTTGCGTCGACGAATGGCTTGCGTCCGACAAGAAGCTTCACGTCATTCGGGATCATGACGAACACTACAAGGTGCCGATCCCCGGTGGTCTCTTTGGTCTCCGTGGACCTTTGCCCGAGTTTCACAGGGCGATCGCCAACCTTTACGAGGGGACCCACCAATACAACATGGATCAGATATTCCTCGGTCGGCACATCTGGCCATCGTACGATCATGACTGTTTTCAGCACGGCTACCGCGAACACCCGTGGATGTCCGAGTCACGGACCGAGGAGACTCATATGGGTCGAGGCTATACGGTTGACGAGACGCCTCGGTATGACCATGGTGGGTGATAGTAAGCGTACGCTATAATGTTTTCAAAACAAACTCATAGTGAGAAAAAGTTGAAGTGCACATACATGTCGACCTCTGACATTCATGACCCTCGACCCTCTCCAAAAATAATGTACGCTTACTATCACGTCAGTTCCGCCACCGAGTTAGAGAAGACGCGCGCCTCTTGAGAAAATGAAGTACTACGTCATCCATTACCCGAAGCGCCCTGAGCGTAAAGTAAACCTTCGTGCGCAGTTTGTCGAGCGCGGCATTTCGCTCGATGACGTGACGTGGATCGAGGGTCTGAACAAGGATGACCATTTTACCAAGTGGGTCAAGGTGAAGACCAAGTCACCCATGCCGCTCGGTCAAATGGCCAGTGCCGTCAAGCAGTACTGGATCATGCGTGACATTGTCGATCGCGGTCTTGATGACGCAATCGTCCTCGAGGACGACGTCGTACTCGACCCCGAGTTTGACAAGCTGGACCCGACGACGTTTCCGCGCGACGTCGGCCTGTTGCGTCTCGGCGCCGGTGTCCACGTACTCGAGTCCTCATTCCGTGTGAATGTCAAGCCGGATGCAGTACAGACGATCGCAATCAACAATCCCGGTGGTTGCGAGGCATTTTGGGTCTCGAAGGAGTTTGCCGACGAGTACTCGTCACAGGCTAACTTTGACTACTCGATCGACATGGCTCAGCACGGGTTTCTGATGAGCAAGGGCAAGCCGCTCCTGCTGCGTTACGTCGCGCACCAGACGTCGATCGGCGTCGGTGGCGACTCGACCACAGGTCAGTGTACCGGCGATTGGCACAAGTATGTCGAGACCTTCGGCACTCTGACCAAGTACACCTTCAAGGATCTGGTTGACGAGTATCGGACCAATATGACGATCATGTACCCACAGAAGGGTCACGGTCTCGCCAATACGCTGATGCACCTGTGCGACTTTTACAAGGATCGTTTCGTAATGGATGGAGTTGTCCATGAGTCGATCGGTGATTATGAGCTCGGGCGCTGGCTTGACTTCAAGTTTCCGACAACGAGCATGACGGGAATCAAGAGCGTATACACGCCCAAGATTTTCATCAACCAACATACGCTCGGAAAGGTGTTCCCTCTCGTCCAACACTTGATCGCTCCGTCGAGCGAGCTCAAGGATGTACTCGAAGAGCACACGAGCCTCGTGCATGGTGTGACGGCAGGTCTTCATATCCGTCGGGGTGCGAGTGCGCCTGATTCACGTGTCGTGGTTGAGGCCGACACTGAGACGTTCGCGAGCGACACGGCGGTTGCGCAGTTCAAGTCGATTGCCGAAAACTTTGGACCGGTTTTCCTCGCGAGCGATTCACCCGAGACGAAGAAGAGTTTCTACGGGGCTCGAACGCTCGAGACGACGATTGCGGTTGTTCATTCCAACTGTCCAGACGCTCCGACCAAGGATCGTCGGAATGTCTTTGTCGATTTCTTCCTACTCAGCATGTGTCCCCGCGTCTTTGTCACTGGGGGCAACTTTCCGGCTCACCCGGGCATGTCGACATTCGGTCTCATGGCAGCCATCTACGGAGGCGCAGCCTGGGAGATGATCTCAAACTGAGTAAACTCTTCAAAGCCGGAAGAGCACTGGCCACGGATGTACCGATGCAGAAACGTCTTTGGCTTGGGGCGTAGACGGAACAACTCGACGAGCCACGCAAACGAACTGTCGTAGCCGTGATATTCCTGCGCACGCTCGATGAGCGTACAATAGTCAAAAATCGTGTCCGACTCGACTGGGAAAAGCCCCCGACCGATTCGTACGACTGGCAGGTCAGTCTTGACTTGGATGGATGCGTAGCGTGAGGGGTCGTCGTGCACAACCGCGTAGCGGTCCGTGCCGAGCTCGGCAACCACCTTGCGGTAAAAAGCCTCTTCGCGATCACGTGAACGGAGCATGAAAAACTCGTCCCGGAGCATCTTCGGGTTCAGGTGTGCATTGGCGTAAAAGGCGTCGCACCACGGCTTGACCGTGTCCCAATCCTGACGACCTGTAAAAATGCCGGTACGGACAACCATGTGCTCGTAGAGCGCTCTGTTCCATGCATCCTTGTCGTCGTCGACCGGAGTGATGATGAGTGCCGGTCCGAGATCCCGGAACATGTCACGGACGCTCTCGACGTACTGCTTCTTGACATATGTCACAACGTCGTACGTCTTGGCAAAGTGACGAATCATACCGTTGCACACGAGATGGTCACCTAGACCCATGTGCGTCATGACCGCCATGCGGTTGCGCTTCTTCGACTTGTACTCTGTGTACTGCTTCTCCTCTGCAATGGCGGATGTTTCGTTGATGACGCGTTTGATTGCAGCGCGGCGATCGTTCGTGTGGTAGACGAGTCGGGCCAGGCGAACGAACGTCGGTCCGAAATCACCGCGCGTCTCGCACAGACGAATCTCGTTCTCGACGTCCCAAATGATCTTGTTCACGGCGTAGAGTTCGTCGATCGGCACAGTCAGGTGCGGCTCGAGAATGGCCAGTTCGTTGGAGACGTGCTCACTCTTCGTCTCGTCGGTAAAGTACTCCGCCTTGATCTTCAGGATGGAGATGCGGTCAGCGACGTCGCCCGGTGACACTTCGATGAGCACCATATAAAAAGAATACCGGTATTCTTTTTATATGGGTCAGGTCAATCTTGACACGTCGTTCGGACGCGCCATTCGTGACATTTGCAGTCGTCCGGATGTCAACATCTGCGTCGACATTGGCGCATGGAACGGTCTCGGGACGACACAGTGCATCGTATCCGGACTGACGTCGAAGCAGGGTGGCCACGTGTACAGCTTTGAGGTGGACGATATCATGTTTGCCCGGGCCGAAAGCGTCTGGAAGAACACCTCGTTCGTGACACTGCAAAAGGCGCGTCTGGCTGAAACCATGATGACGCACGCAGAGGTTGAAGCCAGCCCAAACTATTCAAACATTTCGAGCGCCGACTGGCGTTCATGGTACGCGGGTGAACAGGCCAACTTTGAAAAGACGACGATCGGCACTTTGCCCGAGACGATCGACTTTGTCGTCATTGACGGCGGGGAGTTTTCAGGCGTGGGTGACTGGGCGGCGGTCAAGACGAAGAATCCAAAGTACGTTGCGCTCGACGACACGTTCACCGTCAAGACGGACTCGGTCTTACGCGAGATGCTCGCCTCGGGCGAGTGGATGGTTTTGTATCACGGAAACGACCGAAACGGGTGGTCGATTCTGTGCAAAGATGGACTCGCGCTGAACGACGAGGTTGGGGTGACCGAGGCGAGCGTGACAAATGCCTGGAATTGAAATGTACGGTACGTCAACGTACGTCGCCAGAAACTCTTTGGGACAACGCACAATCGGGATGCACCCGCACACCTGGGCTTCCCAGAATCGGTGCGTGTCGACCCCGTTCCCCATCGGACACATGACGTATTTGTGAGTCGCCATGGTTCGCATGTACTCTTCGAACGAAACCTTTGGACCGGATGACGTGGCGAAGCAGTTGCGTTCATGGGGGTTCGTCGCCGGACTAAAGTTTGTATAGACGGTTTCAGTCTTGGGCGTGTCCCTGAGTTCCTGTCCATACCTGGCACAAAAGTCAAGTTTCGACGGCGTGTCCTCGAGACCGATCGGGAGATGCTTCAGCTTGGGGTGCACCGTACACACGTTTTGGGCGTACCATTCCGTGATGTTTGATCGGTCCAAAAAGGCATGAATCTGATCGTCAGACATGAACGTGCTCGGTGAATAGTCGCTCAGACCAGTCACGAGTGTATGCACGGGGAGTCCCCCTGATCGCGTGAAGTAGTCAACCAGATAGTCCGTCTTGACAAAGAGACGTTGACCAGCCTCGGGTTCGATCGGCCAAACCACATCGCATGCATCGCGGTGACTCGCCTGTGTCACAAACATCTAAAATAAAGACTCGCTTTTGTTTTAGATGTTGGTCGACTGTTTCATGTTCTACAACGAGCTCGACGTGCTCGCGCTCCGACTCACTTTGCTTGACCCGTACGTCGATCGTTTCGTGCTCGTCGAGTCGGAGGTGACCCACGCCGGGACATCCAAGGAGCTCATCTACGAGCAGAACAAGGAGCGCTACGCCGAGTGGGCCCATAAGATTACGCACGTCGTCGCACGAAACATGCCGACCGACGAGAATCCGTGGTCGCGCGAAAAGTACCAACGACACTGTTCACTGGAAGGACTTGAGGGTGTACCCGACGACGCGACCGTGATGATTTCTGACGTGGATGAGATTCCAAACATGACCGTGGCCAAGATGCTCCACGGTCGTACGACGACGTGTCACATGCACATGTTCGAGTACTCGTTCAAGTATACGTTCACGGGTGAGCCGTGGTTCGGCACGGTCATGACACATGCACGCGAGTACCGGACGCTCGGACCCAACTTCTTCCGTGATCACCGATGGCGGTTCCCTCACATTCCGTACGCCGGGTGGCACATGAGCAGCTTTGGAGACGCGAAGCACATCGACACGAAGCTTCACACATACGCGCACGCCAAGGATCCAGGGCGGCACGAACATCAGACGCTGGACGACTATGAGCGTTTCATCAAAGAGGGGTACCATCACGATGGACGTACGAAGCTCATTCTGACACCGCCCGATACGGTCATGCCCCCTGGTTGGGAACGACTGTGATCATACGGAGTTCCTCTTCGGCCGACACGTTGTCCGTACCACAATACCGTGATTTGAGTCCGATGAGCTGTCGAATTTCGTCAACGTCAAGCCAGCGTAGGAACCGGCGCTTCTTGTCAATGTTTCTGAACGGCATCTGCTTGTCCAAAATACCCTGACATACAGGCCATGTCACGCTACGCAGTTCACGGAGCTCGTTCTCATGGGCGTCGAGTCGAGGCAGAATCACTTCACGCAAAAGGCGCGTACCCTCGTTGTCCCACATGGATTAAAAACGTCCCGAAAGTTTAGATGATGAGAGCACTGTGGGATCTCCATCGCATACCTACCAAGATGACCTATTGGCAAAAGCTCCAGTTCGTGTACATGCTATCCCTGCTTCTTACACCACGGGAACAACCCGTCGTGGTGCCGCGATACCTTCCATATGTCGAGGACGAGCCGGTGTTCCTTGGTGTTGAAGAAGAGTACCCGATCGAGCCGCTCGCGTACACGGCACTCAGGGTCGCCGATCTCGTCGCAGGCGTTAAAGGCTTGAAGACCTGATAAAGATATATGTCCGTGGCGGCTGTCATCACGGGTGTTACCGGTCAGGATGGTTCCTACCTCGCCGAGTTTCTGCTTGAGAAGGGGTATACGGTGTACGGGTTTGCACGGTACACGAGCGAGACGAAAATGGAGCGTCTGTCGACGGAGGTTCTGGAACACCCCAAATTCCACATCGTCCGCGGCGACATGACTGATTCACTGCGGATCACGACGCTGATCCAGGAACTTGCCGCCGCGACTCACTGGGACCAGATCGAGGTGTACAACCTGGCGGCTCAGTCGCACGTCAAGGTTTCGTTCGAGCAGCCCGAGTGGACGTCGAACGTCAACTCGCTCGGGGCGCTCCGTTGGCTCGAGGCGATCCGCCAGGTGAACGACGCGCGTTTCCGGTTCTACCAGGCGGGTACGTCCGAGATGTTTGGCAAGGTACAAGAGACGCCCCAGACGGAAAAGACGCCGTTTTGGCCTCGAAGCCCCTACGGCGTCTCCAAGGTGTTCGCCTACTGGATCACGAAAAACTACCGTGAGGCGTACAGCATGTATGCATGTACCGGCATTCTTTTCAATCACGAGTCGGAACGTCGCGGCGAAGAGTTTGTGACACGCAAGATTACCAAGGCGATCGGTGATCGCAAGTTTCCGATCCGGCTTGGGAACCTGGATGCCAAGCGTGACTGGGGTCATGCGCGCGACTATATCGAGGCGATGTGGCACATGCTTCAGTTGCCGACCGCGAGTGACTATGTCGTCTCGACCGGCGAGACGCACTCTGTTCGTGAGTTTGTCGATCTCGCATTCAAGACGATCGGCGTCGTCATCGAGTGGAGGGGTACAGGTGAAGACGAGGTTGGTATCAACGCCCTGACGGGTGATACGATGGTGATGATCGATCCGGCATTCTACCGACCGGCCGAGGTGGATGCGCTCATCGGTGATTCGTCGGCATTCCGTACACTGTCCGGGTGGACTCCGAAGATTACATTCGAAGAGCTCGTCGCGTGTATGACTCGTCGTGACTTAAAGTATTAGGGGTCAAGTGACATAATGGCTGCCGTCACCATCACATCCAAGTTTATCAAGGCGTTCGTTCCGATGAACGAGATCCACGTCAAATGGCTGCAGAAGATGACAGTCATGGCTGACACACTCGGAGATGCAAACAAGCATCAGCAACTGGTTCGTGAGATTCAGGGAAACCCTATGGGTGTCAAAGTGAATGAGGTGGAGGCTCTCGATTGGCCTCACATTCACTTTGTCATTGCCATGGCGTATTCCAAGGCGGTGCTGACCGGGAAGGCGTACATTCCCATGGCACCCGTCGCTGAAGAGTGATCACTCGTCGTCAAGCGCGGGCTCCTTCACGAAACTCGGACGAGCGTAGAGCTCGGCAATCTTGAGCGCATAGTACTCATCCGGTACGGACAGTTTGATGACATCACCCGTCAGCTTGTACTTGCTGTTGTGCTGCTCGCCGAGCTCGTTGAGCACGATGAGATCGAGGTATGCATCGACACAAAACACCTGGAGCGAATCCATGTTCCATGAGCGCACTTCAATTAGACTATTCTCCTGTACGGGGTTCACTTTCCCGCCAAAAATACTGAATGCATTGTCCACCACGAGAACATCCGGCCACCTGTTCTCCTGTTTGACATGCCGCTCGATCATATACGCCATGAGCGCAGCGTCATTCCTGCGACGAAACGCAACCGTCGCAGTTTTGACACGCTGATCGTCGATGCGCCACGCGAAAACATCATTCGGGTTCGAATGAAGCGTATACAGACGTCGACTTCCGTAACTGGTTTGGGTCGGTGCAAGTCGAGGTGGTTTAGAAATCACGACCGCCATCTTATTAGTGTAGCCCGGGATTCTTCTAAGCCATGGGAGTGGTCGCCACTTTGAGTTGAGCCTCCATTGAGGCAATCTGAGCTGACATTTGCCGTTTCATATCCGGATCGGTCAGGTTCATGAGCTCAAGTTTCATGTTATCGATCACGGCGTTGGAAACTTGGGTCGAAACTGTACATGCACCGGTTGTCGCCGACTTTACGTAACCCGGCTTACACGTCGAGCGACACGGGCCACCGGGCTCACGCGCGACTGTCGCATTCGGATCGATTGTCATACACGTCACGGTACAGTTGCTAGTGTCTTGGGTGAACGACGTGAGTGCATCCCCTGGTGGTATAGACGGGCACGGCGTCAGGTTTTCGCGTTTCCGACCAAACAGGACTGCGATCAGGATGACAATCGCGACAATGGCGACAGCTGTCGCAATGTGCCACTTTTTGAACTTGATCGTCATTATAAAAATGTCAAGAAATTAGTCTTGGGATTCATCGTCACATGCGAGCCGACTCCAAAAGCTCGGTCTGAACACGCGCTGGGGTGGCTCGCGTACCGGCTCTGGTTCGGGCGCCTTGGGTGGCTCTGGCTCTGGTTCGGGCGCCTTGGGTGGCTCTGGGATCGGGTCGGGCTCCTCCTTCTCGAGACGTTTCAATTCGTATATGATATCCATGAGGTTCATGTTCTCGCAGATGTCATCGACGTCGCCGGATCCCCGTGCAGCCACGAGCATCTCAGCAAAAGCACGCTTTGGTTTGGTCATCCCTGTTTTATGAACGGAGATAAAATGACGTTTTCTGGGACGCGTGGAGCGCCTTTGGGAAATCTGGATTGTTGAGGATGCACTCCCGGATCAGGATCCATAGATCCTTACGTGCCGTGATGCCCTCGAGTGTGTCCCATATCATCGCCGTGTTTTCGTCGTGATTCTTCTTGAAGGGCACCTGGGACGTTTCCATCTTGTTCTTCTCCTCGTTGAATCGCTGGATCGTGTACTTTTGCTCTATGGCAGTCATGGGGAGGTCGAGGACGTAGACGTGGTAGACACTCACCGTGTCGGCGTCGGCCTCGGTATCCCCTGGACCTTTATAGTTGGTCGTGAAGCGAAAGTACGTGTACGACCCGCTCTTGACGTCGATGATCCCCCTGGTTTCCTCGTGAAGTTCACGGATGGCACACCGGAGGGGGTTGTACACCTCGCGTCGTCGACATCCGCCTGTGACAAACGTCCACTCCTTGTACCGGCGGTCATGAACGAGGAGCATATGTGGACGATCACCGATCATCGTCACCGGGACCGCTATTGCTTTGTGCCTCTCGCGAGGGCCTTGCGGAGATGTAGACATTCTCCGTCTCTACTGTAGACTCATCAAAATATTTGGACATTGTACGCGTGCTCGGATTGTACGTGATGAGAAAGAGCAAACCGAGGAGCAAGAGCCACTTCCAGATCTGCATACTTTATGCGTATAAAATGATCCGACCCGAACCACCATAGCCACCGAGGTTGGTCGGTTCGGGGTAGCTGGGACCACCATTTGATCCGCCGCCACCGCCGCCGGTACCAGGGGTTCCGTAACCTCCCCCGAAACCCTGACCACCGATGCCACCCCCTGAAGATGCCGGGCCGCTAGTTCCGCCGCCGCCGCCGCCGCCGCCGCCAAAACTGCCAAACACTGTAGAAGTCCCAGATCCACCTGCACCGCCTGTACTACCGGAACCGTTTCCTCCTACGCCGGAATTGCCGCCGCCTCCGCCCGCGGCGAAAGCTCCTCCGGGGTTACCCCCCAACTGTCCACTTCCACTGTTACCACCCTTTTTCGATACTCCTGCCGTTGCAAAAATGCCATTTTGACCAGCCGCCGCTAATGTCGCGCCGCTTGCAACACTGAACCATGTCGCCTGCGCAGGTGTACCCGTGTTGGGAACAGTGTATGGATTTCCGCTATCGCCTACATAGTAATTGTAGGTTGTTCCGTTTACCAGATTGAACGTTCCTACCCGTACTTGACCCGCCCCGCCTCCACCGCCACACGCATATGCCGCGCCAAACTGTGTATCAACACCGTTTCCGCCTCCGCCGCCTCCACCGATGATGAGCGTATTCACGGTTCGCGTATATGCCGACGTAAGTGACCCTGAACCATATCTATAGAAAGCACCGTCGTTGCGCCCGAACAACGTGGCACCTTGTAAATCCATGTACGACCGCCCTACAGTGACAGTTGCAGTTCCCGACCCAGCCGAATTTGTCGCCGTGATGGTGTACGTGGAAGTTGAAAGAAGTACTTGCGAGCCGTATATAAGGTTAGATCCGCTCATCGAGACACCCGTTGTCGCGGGACTGAAAGACCATGTGACCTCTCCAGCGGCCGCAGAGTTTGTAACGGTTGCTGTACCGACAGTCGTATTTCCAGACGTTGATACACCTGTTAAAGTAGGTGAAGGTGATGTGGCTGTTATTGTCGGTGCTACGTAATAGAATGATGCGACACTGAATGCGGTCGTCGAAGTTGCTCCTGCTATATTCGTCGCCGTGACGACGATGTTCGTCGCGGCAAGCGTCGTGCCCTGTGGTATACTGTAGGTAGCCAGGGCATCAGTAGACGACGCGGACAGAGTGATCGATGCAGGGGCTGCAGTTCCGTCACTCTTTTTGATCGACCATGCAATACCTGTACCGCCGCTCGTCTGTGAAACTGTAAACGTGCCAGCAGCACTCGTCGTATCAAAATTTTGAGTTCCGGGTGTCGTCACGACTGGCGTCTTATTCGCTGTGACGCTGAACGTACTGGGCGACGAACCGATGCCACCAGTATTTGTTGCCTCGACTGTGATATTGGTCTCTGCAAATATGCTATTCGCTGCGACGGCAATGACGTACTGGCTATTCGTTTTGCTTGACTCAGTCGCACCCGTAGGAAACACGGGAGTGTTCCATGATATACCAGGGGTTGTCCCGCCATTGTTTGTCACGGTGATTGTCTTGGCGCTCGTCGTGTCAATCACGCCCGCTCCCACCACCGACAGCGATGGTGGATTTCCAGCGTACACAGTGAATGTTCTATTGACGGCTACACCGGCGCCGTTCGTCGCCGTCACGGTGATCGCAAGTGCATTAATGCTCTGACCTTGCGCGACTGTAAATGTCAGACCACCGACGGTGACATTTTCACCGGCGTCTACTGTTGTAGCAGTCTCGGTATACGTGATACCACTCGCGAGGAGTGACGCGACGTTCGGCGATGTTGACCAAACGATTCCACTTCGACCCGACGCTCTCGTCTGACTTACATAGAATTTCTGACTGACTGTCTGTGTGTTCAGCGCTATCGTAACAGCGCTGCTGTTCAGAGTTGCTGTAAAGCCGGTTTTATTCACGTCAGTGATGACAGCCAGTTGCGGTACAAACAAATTGAATGTCGTTGTGGCCGACGACATGCCGGCGCGATTCGCAGCACTTATCGATACGGATGCCGCCGGTGCAACAAACGTACCGGCTGCTACGGTCGCCACTAGCTGGCCATTGCCCGTCGTGCTCGTCGTGACGGTTATACCCGTCCCGAGTGGCGGGTACGTCCATGTGATCGGATCCGTGTTTTCCACGGCGACAGTTTGATCAATCGTGATAGTTTTTTGTGTCGTCGATGTGTCAAGTGTTATTTGTCCGAGTACAGGTGCCGGACTCGGTGTTCCGAGGGCGGGCGTCTGCGGCGTAAACACGTCGTACGAGATTGCTGTCGCCGCCTTCCCAGCTGGATTGGTCGCATTGTTTGTTCGGGCAAATGCCGAAGCGGCTGGGCGTAGAACCGCGGTTGTCCCGATAGTAAATGTGAGCGTCGTGTTGTTCTCAGTCGTCTTGGTGACGCCGGTCGGGAGACTTCCCGTGCCAGACCACGTGATCGTGCCCGTGTTTGTCGCCGTCTGTGTGATCGTCACAGTCTTGGACGCCGTGCTGTTGTTCACGTAGATGCGCGGAATTCCGCCAGATCCAGCACCGGCGACAATCACACCTGTCGATGTCGGTCCGGTGATGACTGGCGGTGTCGGGGTCGTCACGACGAATGATCGTGTACTTGCGATACCGACCGGGTTGACGACCCGAATCACAAACGTCGTTGACGTAAAGTATGTCCCTTGAGTGATGCTGAGCACACCACTGCTCGCACCAATGGTAACACCGGATCTCGTCGTCGTGTAAGACCATGTGAGCGTTCCGGTGAGCGATGCCGTGTTTGTGAACGAGAACGTCTGAGCCCCGGTCGACACATCGACTGTCTGGGGTGACGTCGGGGCTGATGTATCAATTACTGGCGGCGCGGGTGTCGTGACGTTCATCGGTAGCGTACCCGTCTTGTTGACAGCGTTCGTCGCCGAGATCGTGAACGCCGTCGCCGTAAAGTATGTTCCCTGGTCGATCGTCAAGAGACCGTTCGAGTCGATCGTAACACCGGACGTCGTCGGTGAATATGACCATGTGACGGTCCCGACGTCCGCTGTGCTCTGTGTAAACTGAATCGTCTTTGGTCCGAGTGAAACCTCGAGCACTTGGGGGGACACAGTGGCTGATGTCACGGTCGGAATAGCAGGCGTCGTAAGCGTGACTGAACGCTCATTGAACACACCAACCGGGTTGGTTGCCCGGACCGTGAACGCCTTTGCGGGGAAAAACGTCCCTTGGGCGATCGTGAGTACACCTGACCCCGAGTTGATGGAGACACCCGTGGTTGGCGTCCCGGGGAGTGACCACGTGAGTGTTCCGGTGAGCGACGCCGTATTTGTGAATGTCAGTGTCTGTGCACCCGTCGAGGCGTCGATCGTCTGAGGTGAGGTCGGCGACCCAGTGTTTATGACGGGTGGCGCTGGTGTCGTCACGGTGAATGATTTTGATGATGTGGAACCGACCGAGTTGGTCGCAGTGACTGTGAACGTCGTTGCGACAAAGTAGGTCGCCTGGGCAATCGTAAAGAGAGCGTTCGAGTCGATCGTGACCCCGGACGTCGTCGGTGAATATGACCATGTGACTGGCGTGGCATCTGTCGCCGATTGGGACGCCGTGATTGATGTATAAGCGGCCGACGACACGTCGATCGTTCGAGTCGAAGGCGACACGTCATTGACTGACGGAATGCGCGGCGCGAACGCGTTGAACGTCGTACTGGTCGAGTTTCCAAGCGGGTTTGTCGCCGTGATGACAAATGTCGTCGTCGACGGGTGAATCACTCCGGTCGGCTGAGCGGGAACTGTAAGTGTGAGTGACGTGTCCAGTGGCGCCTTCGTTGTACTTCCAGGAAGAGTCGTCGGGACGGTCGACCATGTGATGGCACCCGTGTATGATGGACTGACCGTCTGTGGAATGACGATCGTCTTGGCACCCGTGTACGTGTTGAGTGTAATCGTGCCGGACACGGGGGCTGGTACGATCGTCCCGATGACTGGCTTGACAGCCGCGCCGACATCAAACTGAATCTGAGATTCGAGACCGCCGGCCGATCGAGCGAGCACGGTAAACTGCTGACGCACCAGGTATGAGTTGGGTGCGAACGTGAAAATAGTCTGACTGTCCGTCTGGGTCGTGATGCTCACGCCGGCTGGGTATGACGACGGGGTGATGGTCCACGTGACGGGGCCGGTGAGTACCGGATTGTAAATTTGCGCGATCGTCACCGTCTGTTGGATCGTCGTGTCGAGCAGTTGAGGGTCACCCGGGCTTTGGAGCTGGACGATCGATGAAGCACCGACGTTCAGGACGCGCTGGGCAGTCCAGCCACTGATTGCAGTCGCGGTAAAAGTAAATTCCTGGTATGGCAAAACGGACCCCACGAGAATGGTGATGGTCGTCCCGTAATCATTCTGGGACGAGACGGATACGCCGGTTGGAAACGTCCCCGGGTCAGGTGTAATCGTCCACGCGATTGCGCCCGTGCCAGAGGGCGTTCTGTCCTGCGTTATGGTGAACGACTGGTTGATGACCGTCGTATTGAGAATCAAGTTCCCTGGATTTCCGAGCGTCGGAGGTGCACCGGCGCCGAGCGTGATTGATAGCGACGTGGGCGTGCCGACCGAGTTGGTCGCCGTCACGGTAAACGTCTGACTCGGGACAACCAGACCACGCGCCACCTGGAACGTGATACCAGTCGAACCCGAGCTGACAAAGGTGACGTTGGTCGGCAGGGTGTATGACCATGCGATAGAACCAGTGTTGAGTGCCGACTGCGTGATTGTAAACTGTGCCACAGATACCGTGTTGAGAAGTCGATCAGGGGACGCAAGCACCGTCTTCGTCGCCGCACCAACTTGAAACGTCAGGACGGTCGATACGCCGCCGAGGTTGGTCGCAGTCACCGTCACCGTCTGAAGCGCTATGACCGAACCAGTCGCGAGTGTAAATGTCGCGGCACCGTTCGTCGTCGTGACGGAGAGACCGGTCGGCAAGGTTGAAAACACCCACGCGATGCCACCGGTAAAGGCGTCTACGATCGCCTGCGTCACCTGAAACGTCTTTGAGCTCGACGAATCGAGTGACGCTACGGGGTTTGCGGATACGAGCGTCAGTACCGGCTTTACACCCGCGCCATATGTAAATGTCTGACGCGTCGGCGTTCGAAGTACATTCGTCGCCGTGATTGTGATTGGCGTCGGCGCAACGACCGTCTGCGTCGCTACCGAAAATACGATACGACTCGTCGCGCTCGACGCGAATGAGACGCCGAGCGGCAGGGTCGAGTAGGCCCACGTGATTGAGCCCGTCCCGTTCGCCGTCTGAGCAACCGTAAACGTGTTTGCGTTCGTCGTATCGATCGCGATGTTTGGTGTGGTGAGCAGGGCACGGGATGCCGCCAGCAGATTGAAATTTTTTGATGATTGTCCCCCGTTTCCAGATGCCGTGATGACAAACGGTCGGTTCTCGAGCAAAGTTCCAGACGCAATGACGAACGAAGCACCGAGTTGCGTCGATCCCGTGAATGTCACTCCGGGTGGCAGGGGAGTTTTGTAGGACCATTCGACTGTGCCGACTGACGCCTGTTGGTTCGCCTGCGGGACAGTGAACGACGACCCGGATGTCGTGTCAAACTGGATCGACAAAAAGAGATATTTGGTTCGAAGGTAGTTTTCGACGCTCGCGAGTTCGACATCTGTGAGGATCCGATTGTACACGAGCACTTCGGCAACTGCCCAGTTTGAATATTCGGCGGTTTTGAGTCCATAGTTGAGCCCGATACGTCCATAGCCCGGTGAGCCCGCCGTGCCTGTCGTGAAATCGACACTCTGTGCCCGGTACTTGTTGAGTTGGTCGGATGAGATGACCCAGTTGTAGTTGTAGAGGTCAGAAGCCGACTGGGTAATGTACCCATTATGGAACGCGACGCCAGCTTTTCCACCGATAAAGCCAGAAGCCCAGTCATTCGTGACGCCTTGGAAAATGCGCTGTTTCACGCCATTGTTGTACTTGGCCAAGTGGATAAAGGTGTACTCGGTCGAGTTGACAATTGACGCCGGGAATCGAATTCCGGCCGTGGTTGTTCCGAACAAAAACCCGTTGGTCGAGTCGTAGTTGATCGTGCCACGGACATCCTCGGGCGATGTATTATTACCATTACCGGAGCGATCCTGCCAAACCTGCAGGGCGTTATTCCAACTCGCCGCGTCATACTGTGCAGCGAGTCCCGATGTCACGGGAAGAGGTGTGAACGTACTCGCCGCAGGTAAAAGCGCTGATGATCCTGAGCTAATTGCAAAAGTCGCAGTGGCCGTCGTGGCATCTTCGAGCGTCGCTCGGACGCTCATTGAAGATTTGTTATTTACAAATGACGGAAACGCAGTGAAGGTGATACCTGTATCGTCTGATGTCGTGTACTGGATACCTGGCGGGACGCCAGCTGATGTCCATGCAACACCAGATACGGGAGACAAAGCGGCGAGCGATATTGTAAAGGACGCGGGTTGACTGATCGCATTGACAAACAGTGGCATCTATTACATCATCGAGAAATGTTTCTTGCAAAACATCCCACACGTTGCGCCAAACTGACACTTGCGTCCCTCGAGCGTTACGGCGTGGCACTTGGGCCCCTCCTTCTTTGGCGCGGCGGCGCGCTTTGCAGCAGCAGTGGGCGGATCGGCATTCTTGGGCACGACGTACTCGGTCATCTTGGTCGTCGGTCGCGCCGCCTTGATCTTCTCCGTCGACGCGCGAAACTTGGCAATGGTGGCGGCGAGCTTGGCATCCATGTTTGCGCGAGTCGCGATTCGGGCAGCCTCCTCGAAGGACATAAACGTACCGAGGGTGTCGCGCGCGACTGACCTGTGTGGACAAAACCTACTTTTGAACGAGTCGCAGACCCTGGAACCCGTGACGCAACACGTTATCATTGTAGTGCTTCCATCCAGGGAACACCGCCTCATCGAGGTACTTCTGGTCGCGGTACAGCTCGCCGTCGAACGTGCATAGCTCGAGCGAGTTGTCGATCGTCGTCCCCGGGATGTACGGCGATACGTACTTGTACACAAAGTCGGGCGAGTCGAGAATTCCTACGAGGACGTTGCACGTACCAGGTACGCACACAAAGTTGAATCGCCGGTACGTCTCGGCAAACTCGGCCGGCACCTTTACAATCGGGATACACCCGCATGCAATCGCCTCGTACACCTTGGAACAATCCATCCCTAGACCCATGGGGCAGTACACATACTTGTACGACGCCATAGTGTTTGCATAGTCGCCGAGCGGAATGCGCTTCGAGTTTGGGAGACTTTCACGTTCGGGACGGTTCCACTCCACCGAGAAGGAGTAAAACACGTCATCCTTTTTCGGAATCTTTTTGAGACGATCGGCATTTTTCGCGTAATAATCAATGACGTGGTCGTAGAGACCGTACTCGAGATGTGTCAGCTTTGGATGTGTCAGAGTCGTGTTCATCGCGGACCACGAGAGAATATTTGGATGTTCGATAATCTGGACAAACTCTCCAGTTCGAAAGAATAGTTCAATCGGATAATCGGTAAACCCCGTGATCAAGTGGCATGGTTTATCGATCCGGACCGTTTTGAAGAAAATCTCGAGATGATTCGTTCGAATTGCGATACGGTCACCTGTATTGTACGAAAATGGCTGAAGCGGTATGAAAATCGCTTGACACGATCGCAGGATGTTCGAGTGCGTGATGTACATCTTTTCATTGTACGACGCGCTTCTCCTTATAGAATGCCATGTAGTATTCGGCCGCCTCGGGTGGGTCATGCTCTACGACCGAGTCATCGTCGACGTACCGCCAAACCCCCTTGTGTTTGACGTAGGCGGCGTAGTGTCCGCCACCGGTCGATCCGTAATGAACCACGAGACCAAATAGCGAATGGCCAGGAAGTTGTTGCGGGACGCGGACCACGTATTTGGCATCGTACTGATTGAAGGACACGATGACTATAGACGGCCACTTGGTCACGATCGTACGCGTGACGGCCGCGTTGTACTCTTCGCCGGCGTCGTCGATATAGCCCGAAAACGCCTCGTACTTTTCACGTCGTTGCAGCAGCTCGTCGAGCGTCTGATTCTGGGCCGTCGGACATACCACCACGGTCGTAATGTCGTGCTCCTTCTTCGAGACACCTTTCGGGTACGTGACCTCCTGTGTCTCCGTGCCGTTGAAGATTGACTGGACGAACCCGACACCGAGTGCGCGCTCAAAGGTGTCAATCAGCGATAGCACCACCTCTTGAACGTCGTGCGGCTGCAGGTGAGAAAACGTCGGGTAATTGGCAGTGAACGCCGCGTGGAATGCGCGTGGATCAGCCTCCTCGCCCTTGCGCCACATGCCCCTGATCAGCGTCGAGTACTCGCGCGTCACGTCACACGGCCCCTCATACGGCGTCTTAAGCAAACGGTTCGTCAGTTCAGGAACGTGGGACAGGCATTGGAGCGCCGAATTCAGGTAGCAGGTGTTGCCGAGGTTTGCGAGACCCTTTGGCATTTAGTCTACACGGCCCCAGAACTTTTATCTGTACCAGTCGGCGTCCTACGGACAAATAAAAATGTAGCTAATAAATACCAATGACGAAGCCAGTGAAGAACTATACCCCTCGTAGCCCCCGCACAGCGCGTCGCTATAAGCGTACACACCCGGATAACCATAATTTGATGGTGACGGCTGGACTGCTCAGGCTGGCCAAAAGGACCGGCAACACCGGTATCGCGGCCAAGACACAACGAGCTCTTAAGGAACTAAATAGCGGGATGGTCCGTAAGCTTTTCAACCGACGCTGACTGCCGGATAAAAAACTCAACGCATGTTGGCGTACGCCTAAAGCCAATGCGCGTCGGAACAACAAGTAGAGAGCACCATGGACGCCTTCTTTGATCGCTGGCACGACATTATTCGCGCCAACGCCGGAACTGGTCGCGAGATTGAGATTCGGTTCGGCAAGCTGAACCGTGGTTCGTTTGATACGAACGTCACGAAGGACACGTACGACAAGGTGCTTCGGCGCCTCAAAAAGTACCAGGAGTGGGAGCACGTCGAAGAGACGGACACGAGCAATTTTTACTATGATCGCAATCGGCGCGTCACCTACGACAATGTCAAGGGGGACATTACCGAGTGCGTCATCAAGAAGCGCGTGCTCGTCGATGACGTGTCCCTGAAGGGTGAGCTCTTTGACGTTCGGCTCGGTGTGTCGACCGAGACGCCATGCGACCACATCGAGGATGAAGAGTACACGAAGGTGCGCAACCGTAAGCGCGCATCGTTTCTGCGCAAAGATCTCCGGATCGACGTGACGGCCGTATCCGGGGATCCCGATGACCCCGACTCGGAGAATGAGACGGAGTACCAGGTTGAGCTTGAGCTCATCCGCGTTCCCGAGACGCGCCACGAGCTGTACAATATGGTCTACAAGGTGTTTGACGTGCTCAAGATTGCCCGGTAGCGCGCTAGCCTGCTCAGGCGTTCGGGTACAGTTTCTTTCCACGCATGGTGTTGTACCAGTTCTTTGACTTGACCGCGGAGTAGTTGTTTCCAAGGTACGCGCGCGCGATTGCTTCCCGCTCTTCTTTTGGCAAGGTACTGAATACGCGTTTCCGCCCGTTACGTATGATGCGCTGGTTCAATGGGTCGTTGCTGAACGTATACACCCGTCCATTCACTGTTACGTTTGCTGCACGGGCTGGTGATGCCGACTTTACGGTCGCGCGGCTCTTTATCCGCTCGAAAAGTACCGCTTTGGTCATGGCGACGTTTGCCCCTACATTGCCCAGATTGCGCGCCACGGCGACAAGTTGAGCGGTTGTCAATTTTTTGTACGACTTGCCGTTCACCTTGTTGTTCTGGACCGTATGGTTGTTGGATCCCCCCGCCGCTCCACCTGCGTTTGGCGATCCGTTGTTGTTCCGGCCGAAGATGTTTCGGCGGACGTGCACGGGCATGTTGACACCCGCATCGTTGTAGCGCTTTCGGGCTGTTGCGTAACCCGCCTTGAGATCCTTGGGCACCTTGTAAAAGTGGGGCTGCTTACCCGGGCCAGGTGCGACATAGTGCCCGTTCTTCTTGGCGTTCCAATTGGCGGCCCGATTCGCCCCCTTGGATGCACCGTAAAACACAAAGGCGCTGCCGAGCATGTTCTTCAGGTACTGCGGCATGTTCACTCCCGCCTTTTCGTACGCCTTGGTGATCTTGGTGGCCGAGAGTGACATGTTCCCCTTGATGTTGTACAGACGTGGAACGCCATTCGGTCCCGGACGAACGTACTGACCGGGGCCCGGGACGTGATTGTACCCACTGACGCGCGCGTGACGTACGTTGAGCTTGGCGGCGGCACCTCGTGCCGCCTTTAGATTCTTTGACGGCGCGTGATATGATGTACCGGCAAAACCGCCGACGACCCGACGACCCGTAAAGTTCAAATAGGATTCACGCTTGAAAATATCGGCATGCGCGACTGTCTTGTTGAAAATCTCAGCCATCACCTTTTGGGCATCGGCTGGCTTTGACGCACCAAACACCTGAATGAGACCCGACATGTAGACCATGAGCGTCATGGCGGGAGATTTCCACTTGATGGAGATACGATTTACGTTCAGTTCGGGTTCGTACGAAACACTTCCTTTACTACCACTGATTTCGCGCGCGAAACTCGATACAAATCGTTCCGGATTTATGTAGCGATTCACTTTGAGCCGAGCGTCAAACTTGGTCACGCGGGCATGACTGGCCGACGCGAGAATTCCGGGCATGATGCGCTCGAGCTGTGCGGTGACGCGTCCGATTGTATTCGGTGCCGTGATCTGAACTGTACCACCCGCGTGGACGAGTGCAAACCCTGCGGACGTCTTTACGAACCAGTGCTTGACATCATCGAGGTTTCCTAGAATGCCCGTCTTTGTGACGCGCGCGACGACTTGACCACTTAGAATATGACGACCGTCGATCGAGACGAAGCCGGCTGGCAGTTTCGCCGGAACTTGAAACCGCGAGAACGGAATCGTAAACGACACCGTGCGTCCCGTGATTTCAACGGGCGAGAGTGAAAATTCCGACCCATTGTACGTCGTGCCGACCGTACCAGCCGCGCGACGCGCGGCGACGTTCCCTAGGACCTTCTTTATCCGTTCTGACGCGGTCGCCTTTTTGATCACCTGGTTGACGATACGCCTGGCTGCGTTTCGCGATGGCGAGTTGCTCATTCTGCTATAGGCACAGAAAATTCACGTACCCACGCAGTGCATATGTACTTCATGCCTCGGCTCGTCGGGAGTCCTGCATGAAGTGCTAATGGGTGACATCGCCTATCTGTCGTGCCGAGCGGTCTGAAAAACACCCCATTCCCTGTCGGGGGCTTGAGTTTCAGGTTATTGTATTTCGGGAAATGCGTCTCTCCGTCGGTAAAGTCTTCATTCAAGTAGACTATCAGAGTTCCGATGCGCTGACCACCTTCCTGAGCAAACTGAACGCACTCACCTGTATCGTCACAACATGCATCATGATGAGGTTTGTAGTACATTCCCGGCTTGTACCGGACAACTTGTACATCTTCGCAATTCTCTACGGGTACACCTGCAAGCTCAGCCGCTTTTGTGATGATCTTCTGAGCCACGGGATTGCTTCTTTCAAGCATGGTTGATTCGCTCGTTCTATTTTTTGTCACATCTTTACGTATATCGGCCGTGTACTCTGTGCTTTTTGTGAAGTACGGGTCGCTTTGGCGTATAGTGTCTTGACACTCGTTCACGGTGAGAATCGAAGATACTATACGCGGTGGGTCCCATTCTGCATCAATAGGGGCATAGTCAAGAATCATACGAAATAGACCAGCCTAGTCCTTAGACATCTTGTGCCATGTCAGTCATCACCACGTCGAGACCATAGATAACCGGCTGAGCCGTGAGCGCCTGACCCTTGTACGAACACGTGTTGTTCCGAACCTCAATCTCGCGCGACGAGAATGGTCCGGCGTACGTGTCTGGGTTGAAGCGACACCGACCGAGCAGATTCTCGGTACAGTGCTGGTTGAACATCTGGACGAAGATCTTCTGAGGCACAAAGTGCTCCGGGCCGTAGACCACCTTCTCGGACGACAGAAAGTGCTGGAGCGGATTGGTCAGCTTGGCCACCTCATTCTGGACCGACTTGAAATACTCGGGCAGGACGTTCCAGATATCCTCGCCGTTGTGACGCTGGGCATACTCGAGATAGGCCCGTACGCACTTGCACAGAATGGCTGGAATCTCACTCTCGAGCTTCTCATCCAGCTTTGGATCTGCGCGAGCCACCTGCTTACCAAAGTTCCACGTCACGAGACGACGCAGGACTGACCCCGAGTTGTCGCGATAACCCGGCACCTCGTTACCCGCGAGGATACCCGGGACATTCCACGTCATGCTCAGCGCCTTTTCATTCTTGCGTGCGATCGACACATCCTCACCGGACACCATCGACTGAAACTCCGCCTGCTCGAGCGCCAAGTCACCCTTCACCTCTGGCGAGATGAACATGAAACCGTCGTGGATCGACCACAGACCAAACTTCTTCTCGATGTTGTTGGACAGCGTGCGCACATCCTCATTGTCGTAAAACTTTTTGCACACCTTGGTGATGATGGTCGACTTGCCGCTGCGAGCGATACCCTTCAAGAAGGGGATCACCTGCCACGAGTCCAGGTCACCCGTGTCAAAGCACAGACGACCGACAAATACGTACAGCCAGCGGCACACCTCTTCTGAAAACTTTTGGTAGCTCATCACCGAGTGCATGTGCGGCGTCGGAATGTCGTACCAATCTTTCGTCCCCTCGTAGTGATCGAACGGCAAGTCAAAGTACTTGCAACTCACGATCGTCGGGTCGAGCGACTGACAGTCCGGCTTGTCGTACTCGTAAAAGCGCGACGTGTACTGTTCCCGCTCGGCGTCCCACTCCTTGCCGATGAAGATGCCGTTCGAGAATGACCACACGTACCGGTTCTTCTTGATTTCGGGAAACTGCATGTCGCGACAGTTGCTCAGGTGAGTGATGGTATCCTTGACGATCGACCCCTTGCTCGTCAGGTTGCGCCACATGTCGTACTTGTCCTCCTTCTGCGTGTAGAAATATACAAACTCCTTGATCTCCATGATTGGCTTCCATGCCTTGGTGTGGTGGCCGTCCGCCGTCTCAATCTGCTTGCAGCACTGACCCTTGTACCGACGCATCTTCATGATGTACGCCTTGTTCAGGAGGTAGAGCAGCAGACACTGAAACGGACTCGGCTGATTCTCATCATCAGCCTCGTCAATCGTCTTGCAGCGAAACATGGATAGCTCAACGTCATCCGTCACGGGCGCGATACACGTGGGGTGATTGATGCGCTCGAACGAACGCACATACCTGAAGATAATCTCGTACGCATCGTCAGCCGTCTCGATGAGACGCATCATGCGAAACGAGATTCGAAACTCGTCACCGTTAACGTCGTGCGTGGGCGTATCCTTGAGACCCAGCTCGCTTGAACGATGGTACAGCTCGGAGAAGAGGTTTACGAGACGACGCTTTTGTTCTAGGATTCGCTCTAGGTCGACATTTTGTGGCATGCCGTTTGCGTCAAGTTCGTCATCACGAAAGAACTGGCGGAACCCATTGGTGAGCGGCGCGAATCGATCACCCTTACAGGTCAGACCCATCTTTTCCTCGAGTTGCCCGATGAATTGTTCAAGGCGGTCTGGTGTCAGACTGGTCACCTCGGACCGAAGAACCTCCATACGTATTTCCTGTGCATGCTCGCGTGTCGGCTCCCGATCGATCGTATGTACTTGCTCCATGGTGATGTAGCGCGAGAAATTCTTATCAGGTCTTCTTGGCCTCCACCAGAGCCTCCTTGATTCGTATCGCCTTCGACGAGTAAATGTGGCGGTCACTGTCACGTTTGGCCGCGGTCCGCTTTTTATCACGGGCACTCTGTGGCGGATCCATTACACAGTGCGCGTCTATTTTCTCTAGGTACAGGTAGATGGCCGGTGGGATCTTTCCAGGGGCCCCCTTCAAGTTTAACATCAAGTGTGTCATCTTTTCGCTCGCACTCGCAGGTGGTTATTGGTACCTGCCACACAAGAACCTCTGGGTTCTCTTTTTTCTGCTCTGGTTCCCGTATATCGCGCTCGCGTGGTATGATTACTCGTACAACTGTCGGGACAAGCTCGGCCCGACGGTTGTACCGTTCGGACGGTACTTTTGGTTGCCCTTCAAGCCACCGGGCTACAAGGACGAGTTTAACAAGATGGCCGATCAGCAGATCCAGGTGATGAACAAGGTTGATCACCTGGTGGGATGGTCAGTGCTCATCGGAGTGCTGATTGTGTTTCTTCGCAAAAAGCTCTAGACGGTCGCGGCAGGAGCCAGGGGGACTGGTGGCTTGGCCGACATGACCGTCAGCATCTTCACCAGGATGACATTCTGCTTCTCCAAGTGCTTGGCAATGGCATCCATCGAACCGGCAAGACCAGCCAGGATGGTCGGGATCGTATCCCCATCCTCGGTGGTCAGGAGGCTCGCGAGCATATCCTCGCCGAAATCCTCCTCGTCCATCTCCAGCTCCTCATCCTCAGGCACGGTGGGCTCGCGATCGGAAGACATGTGTAAATTATACTGACAGAAACTTTAAGCCTGCGTCGACGCGGCGCGCCAATTTTTTTTCTTGGCTAGTATCAAAATGGCTGGTGGACTCATGCAACTCGTTGCTTACGGCGCTCAGGACGTTTACCTGACTGGTAACCCGAAGGTGACTTTCTTCCAGGCGGTGTACAAGCGCCACACGAACTTTGCGATGGAGCTGATCCAGCAGACGACCAACGGTAGCCCGGCTGCTTCCGGCCGCGTGTCCGTGACCATCGCCCGCAACGGTGACCTGGTCGGCAACATGCACCTGGCCCTGCAGCCCACGGCCAACGTGCTGTCCTCCAACAACGGTGCCTATGACACCAACTGGATCGCCGAGCGCGCCGTGGCAGCCGTCGAGCTGACGATCGGTGGCCAGCGCATCGACAAGCACTACCAGACGTGGTGGCGTCTGTATTCTGAGCTGTTCCTGGCTGAGGCTGACAAGCTGGCCTGGGGCAAGATGACCACGTCCAGCAACTACATCGGTAACGCCACGAACCAGCGTGTGTTCCTGCCCCTGCTGTTCTTCTTCAACCGCAACCCGGGCCTGTACCTGCCTCTGATTGCCCTGCAGTACCACGAGGTGCGCCTGGACTTTGACCTGACGACCTACTACGACAAGTACTTCGGCACGACCAACGCCTTCGAGGTCTGGGCCAACTACGTCTACCTGGACACTGAGGAGCGTCGTCGCTTCGCCCAGAAGGGTCACGAGTACCTGATCGAGCAGGTGCAGCACACCGGCGGCGACGCCGTGACGTCCGCTGCAACGGCCGGTCAGTCGGAGGGTTCTCCTCAGCTGATCCGCCTGTCCTTCAACCACCCGGTGAAGGAGCTGATCTGGTGCTACACCAACCCGTCCGTGGCGGCATCTGGCCAGGGCGCTGGTGCCAACTACGGCTCCAACCTGAACGCCATGTGGAACTTCTGCTCGGCGACTGCCAACGTCAACGTGTCCTCCAACGTGATCATGCTGGCCAACAGCAACAACTTCACGCACCCGCACATGTATGGCTCGCCTGTGCTGTTCCACACCGGCGGCATGTCCCTGACCCAGGCTGGCACGCCCGGCGCCATTGCCCTGACCGGCAACTGCTTCTGGACGGAGGAGGGTGTCGCCGTGCTGGGCGGCGCCACCTCTGCCAGCGTGCAGGTGGGTGTGGAGGTCGGCCCCCTGAACCTGTTCAAGGTGGTGCTGAACGGCCAGGATCGCTTCAAGGAGCAGAACGGCAAGTACTTCAACCAGGTGCAGCCGTTCTACTACCACACCGGCTGCCCCTACCCGGGTGTCTACACCTACTCCTTCGCCCTGCAGCCCGAGGAGCACCAGCCGACCGGCACTTGCAACTTCTCTCGCATTGACAACGCTCAGGTGTCCGTGCAGATGAAGTCTCAGGTGAACACGACGCTGCAGAAGCTGTTCGCCGTCAACTACAACATCCTGCGCATCCAGAGCGGCATGGGTGGCCTGGCCTTCTCCAACTAGACGTTTCGTTCTGACAACCGCAGCAGACACAAAAACAAAACACAACAAGAAGGATCCAGCTTCCTGTTGTTTTTTTCTCTTGCGGAATGATAAATGGCCGGTGGACTCATGCAACTCGTCGCTTACGGCGCTCAGGATGTCTATCTGACTGGTAACCCCAAGGTGACTTTCTTCCAGGCGGTGTACAAGCGCCACACGAACTTTGCCATGGAGCTGATCCAGCAGACAGTGAGCGGCACGGCGGGTAACCAGACCCGCCTGTCAGTGACCATTGCACGCAACGGCGATCTGGTTGGTAACATGCACCTGGCTCTGACGCCGATCGCACCGGTGTCCGTGTCTACGGGTGTGGCTCCCACGTCCACGTCCATGCTGCTGACGTCGACCAACTCCAACTACGATGCCAACTGGGTGGCTGAGCGCGCCCTGTCGGCCGTTGAGCTGACCATCGGCGGCCAGCGCATCGATAAGCACTACCAGACGTGGTGGCGCCTGTACGCCGAGCTGTTCCTGGCCGAGGCTGACAAGCTGGCCTGGGGCAAGATGACGTCCATGTCCAACCCCAACCCGACGCAGACGTCCAAGCCCAAGGTGTTCCTGCCCCTGCTGTTCTTCTTCAACCGCAACCCGGGCCTGTACCTGCCTCTGATCGCTCTGCAGTACCACGAGGTCCGTCTGGATTTCGACACGACGGCGTACTACAACAGCTACTTCTCCGGCTCGGCGTTCGAGGTCTGGGCAAACTACGTCTACCTGGACACGGAGGAGCGTCGTCGTTTCGCCCAGAAGGGTCACGAGTACCTGATTGAGCAGATCCAGCACACCGGCGGTGATTCCATGGTGTCCGGCAGCAACGAGGAGGGTAACGTGCAGCTGGTTCGCGTGGCCTTCAACCACCCAGTCAAGGAGCTGATCTGGTGCTACCAGAACCCGACGGCCGCTGCTGCCCAGAGCACGCAGCTGAACGGCATGTGGAACTTCACGACGACGACCGGCAACATCAACATCACGTGCGATCCCATGAAGCTGGCCGCAACGGGCGCGGTTCTGCCCCACCACGTGGGTGCGCCTCACCTGTTCACGCCGACGGCACTGGCGCCCGGCGCCGGTTACGCACTGGGCACGTCGTCCAACCTGACGGCGACTGACGCCACGACCGTGCCCCTGAACATCACGCTGGGCCCGTTCAACATCGTGAACAGCAACATCCAGGTGGCGAACGTGCTGTCCGGCAACGCCTTCTGGACTGAGGAGGGCACGCAGCTGTCCGGTGGCAACAGCCTCGGCGGTGCAAACGGCCTGTACGGTAACACGTACGTGGGCGTGGAGGTTGGCCCGCTGCACCTGTTCAAGATTATCCTGAACGGCCAGGACCGCTTCAAGGAGCAGTCTGGCAAGTACTTCAACAGCGTCCAGCCGTTCTACCACCACACCGGCACGCCGTACCCGGGCATTTACACCTACTCGTTCGCGCTCAAGCCCGAGGAGCACCAGCCGACTGGCACCTGCAACTTCTCCCGCATCGACAACGCCCAGCTGTCCATCTCCCTCAAGTCCAACTCTCAGGCGACGACCCAGAAGGTGTTTGCGATCAACTACAACGTGCTGCGCATCCAGAGCGGCATGGGTGGCCTCGCATTCTCCAATTAGACAATGAACATCGTGTACGCGTACGACATCCGGGCAACAAAGCCCCAAGAACGTTCAAGGTTCTTGAGGTTTTCTCGCACCATAACATATATGAAGGGGGTGATCATCGGTCTGATTGTCCTCGCCATTCTCGTTCTGCTGTATTTTCGCTCGAGTAGTGGTTTCGTCAATGAGCCGAGTCAGGCGCCGACTGAAGTTGTTCCGACGCAGCTTCCCCCGGTTGCACCCACGCCGCCCACACCCGTGACTGAGCCGAGCCCGGTTCAGCCTCAGCCAATCCCGGCGACTGACGCGACGGCCAGCGCGGATGGCTTTCCAGAGAGCTTGTCCATGTCGTCGTTTTCTGTGAATGGCAGTGAACTCGGCGAGGTGGAAACCATGACAGAGGAGATCAAGTTGGTAAAACTAAAGGGCCCGGATACTGAAGATATAGACATGGAACGCCGCCAACTATACACGGAATGGAGTCCGTAAAGAGAATCGCCATGCGCATGAAGCTTCGCAAAGTGGAGGGGTCGATCGTCCACCACTGTGCATTGCTGTGCAGGCTGCTCGACGTCAAGGCGCACGTCGTCAAGGGGTTTTGCGTGAGTCCAGGTGACGTGTGCGAACACTACTGGGTCCGGACCGATGACGAGGGGCTGGACCTCGACATCGGTATGGCGTACGCGACGCTGTTTTCGCCGGAGCTCGCGACGATGCGTACGATGCTCCTCGAGGAGATTCCGACCGAGCTCGCGAACATCGAGGTGAAGAAACAGGATGACAACGCTCGTCTGTACGAGTTGTACCTGACCGATCCCAAGACGTTTTGGACGGAAGCACCGTCGTCCGTTCGGATGTTCAGGCTCTGAGGCGTTTCGTCGTGACGATGTTCAGGTACCACCGACCGTCAATCTTGTGCCAGTGGTGTCTGTGCCGATTCATGACGCCGTAGTACATAGCGTTGGCCAGGTTCGCCTTGCGTCGGGTGCGTGTAGCACCGGACGCCTTTTTGATCTTGGCGAGCAGACGTAGGATGGCGGCACGCCGTTTCCTGACGGCGGCATTCCACGCCGCGAGTTGCGTCATACTGTACGACGGTATTTTAAGCAAGGAACATGCGCTTCGGAGTAACCGGGACTCTGCAGAATGGACACGTCGTACCGAACCGCGGTTGACACTGGGTGCATGACACGTGGCCACAGGGGTCCAGAAACACTTCGACCGATCGTTCGAGACACGTGAAGCACATGTACTTTTCGCCGACGTCATCCATGCATACGATCGACTTGAGGTTGTTGAATTTTGCGAGCTGATCATTCATGTCCGCTTTGAAATCTTCGAGGCGTTCATCCTCCTCAAATCGGTCGATGAGCCTCCGCAGTTCATCGGCATAACTGACTGCCGAATTGATACCGATCGTCTCGAGAACCTCTTTGAGCTTGTCCAGACGATTCACCTTGTCGGTATACTCTTGGTGTCGACGGAATATGTCGTCGACGAGCGCAACGTACTCACGTTTCAACTGCTCGACTATACCCAGGCGCTCGTCAATCTCCATAGGGGATGTAGTTGGCATCACGAGCTGTTTCAGGTAGATTAAACGAGCGCTAAAGTCGTGGTATTGCATACGTCTCAGGATAAAAATGTCTTTATATAGTAAATGGCTTCGTCGACGGGTGGTAACATGGTCGTTGTCATCGCATCCACTTACCTGGTCGTGTCTGCCATCCGCGACCTGTATGACGGCAGCCGCGGCACTCAGAACAAGTCGACGTGGTTCACGTCCGTGCTCCAGTTCATCCTGGCATTCTTCCTGTTCATGTTCGCCAGGCGGTAAAAAAATCGTAGGGTAGAGTAATGAGCAACAGCAACGGCCAGATGGATATGCTCGTCTCCGGAATCGTCGTCGCGCTCCTCGTCGCCATGTTCATCGGCGGGGCGTTCATGATCGTCGAGGCGACAGGCGATAACACGGTCAAGTCTCCGGACGGCAAGACGAGCGTCGAGGTTGAGCCGAAGAAGATGTTCTTCGGAATCGCCTATCTCATCGCGGCGGTACTGTTTGCCATCATTTTCGTCATTGCTCTGTGGAGAGGCCGCAAGAACTTTGGCCGCCCCGCCAACTCCGGCAACTACTACGGCAACTCATCTTAAAAACATCTCAAGCTTAGATACTATGGCGCATCTCATCGGACACGTCGAGGGTCCGGGTACAATCATCGTCCGCGCTGACGATCTCCAGGCTAAAATGGAGCTCGTCAGTGTAGAGTGTGGATTTAACGTCGTCGCAAAGGCGTTTCATCAGTTTGAGCCGTACGGGGCAACCGGCGTGCTCGTCTTGGCCGAGAGTCACTTTTCGGCGCACACGTACCCAGAGGACAAGATGATTTACATCGACGTATTTTGTTGTGCCGACTCGTTCGACCCGCGTGAATGCTCACGTGTCATCGAGCGCGTTTTTGGAGCCACTGCTGCAAAGTGGCACATTATCGACCGCCGTCGATCCTGACATGACACGAGGTTGGAGACCTTACCATCCTTTTCAAGGACCCCGTCTCAAAATATTCGCATGAGTAGCCCAACCGTACTTGCGGGCTAATTTGTTGTAAGCCAATGCCTGGTATTTACCCATAACTTTATGAACGTTATACTGGCTCTTCTGGGCCTGTTTGGCCTTAATAGCCGCATTGTTGGCCTTGGTCATAGTTTTAGCCAGTTCATTAAGGCGGGCATTAGATCTAAAATAGTTTACTACGCCCTCGGCAGTTGCGTTGGGGCCCCATGCGTTGTTGTTACGAGAACGCTTCCGGGAGGGAGACCCACCACTCGACATTTGTATATACTTAGATAATTTGTGTGTGACCTGGAGTCAGAGGGCCCAGCGACACGGTCTGGGACAACGCACGAAACAGCTCGGGCGTCTGGGTCCCGGGTTCATACCCGACCGAGGTACGTATGCCCAGCCGCTCTGCATTCATGATTGTATCCTGATTCGCCCCCAGGTAGACGAATGACCATCCGTCATTCGTCTGCTTGTTCTGAACGAGATCCTTGACGTGCGCACCCGTGTACGTCTTGGACGAATTCTCGTCACCATCCGTGAGCACGATGCACACCGTGTCGCGCGGCAAGTCCATCTTGAGGACGTGGCCGAGCGCGTCATGCAGCGCCGTCCCGCCACGTGGTACGAACGTATCGTGCGTGAGTGGCTCGACGTCCCCGATCGCCTTGTTTTCGTAGAGGACCTTCACCTCGTGGTCAAACAGAGCGAGCGTCATCGTCCCGCCATCCGCCTTTTGAGCCTCGACGAATGCGTTGAAACCGCCGATCGTATCGTCGCGGCACGACTCCATGGACCCGGAACGGTCGAGCAGGAATACGCGTGACGCCATACCACAGAGACGCGCGTCTTTTTTATGCGGTCATAGTATGCCTCCAGCCGGCGCGACAAACACTGGGCGTAAGAACAGCCAAGGCCGTACGATCTTCCGTGGTCCACGCGGGGGTGAATACGTACTCGGCGCAGGCGGTCGCGTGATCCGAAGCTTTACCAGAGCCTCGACCCCCGCGGCAGCAGCGGCACCTGCTCCGGTCGCCTCGACCCCTGCTGCAGGTAACACCGGAAACAAGAACACGAAGGGCCGTACGATCTACCGTGGTCCGCGCGGCGGTGAATATGTGCTCAACGGGACCAGAAAGATTCGAACGTTCACGAGAGCGACCGCCGCTGCAGCAGCCCCGCCCCCCGTGCGTTCGGCACTCAACAACGCCAAGGCGCACATGAACACGCTCCCGTCAATCGCGGCGCGTAAGGCATATCTTCGATCCCGGGCTGGCAACATGAACAGCGCAAACTGGCATGCGCTCAATCGGCACAAGCAGCAACTGAACTATAGTGAACCACTGAGGAAGAAGCTCGCCAAGCTTTTGAAACTCTCAAACACAGAATACATCGACAAAAACGGTAATTTGTACAACAATCAGGCGCGCATAAAATACGATGTTGTGTCGGCTCAGCGTTACAATAACGCCGCCACACAGGCGTTCAACAAGGATCCAAAATTCCTGAAGAAATCTGCGATTCCGTACGTTGGTCGCAATCGACCGAACGAGGCTCTCATGAAGAAGCGTAAGCTCAAAAACTCAACTCTTATGCGAGTCGGTAAGACCTTGAGCGGAAGCAACACCGGCGTACGCAAGAAGATTTACTTCAATAGTCACGGACTTTTGTACTACCTCACGTTGAATGGCAGGAAGAATTCGGTCGCTCTGGCACCGAACGCATACAGAATACAGGGTGGATCGAGGAACATGCGACAGCTCAAACGTGCGATCGGTCAGCTCCATTCGAATTACCCTCGGAATATGGTCCCGCCCGCGAGTCCAGAGGTGAGACGATCGTCACCGGTACTCTTGAACAACATGATGAACCAGATTTACAACGGCGGTCGTGGCCGTAATGTCAATGCAGGTCGGTACACGACTGCGGAAAAGAACGTGCTTGCCAGACGTCTCACCGGTTCGATCCAGTACTTCAAAGAGCACCGTAACGCCAAAAAGGCTGAGGCGGCGGGATCTCGTGAGATTCTACGAACCAGTACCTGGCTTACAAATGCGGAGAAAAAGTGGCATCGGAACGCGGCTGCCGCTGCGAACGAGCGCGTCGGCTACTACGACGACGCCGTTCGGGCATACACGCGTGGTCTGCGCGCAGTCAAACCCCTGACGGGTGCCGTGACGCCGCGCGCACGTGCCATGCCGAATACACCTAACCGGTACACGCCCGCACCGGCAAACGTCGAAGAGAATGCCATCTACATGCCCCTGAACAAGCCCCATTTGGTCGTCAAGGTGCCAGGTGCCGGTACAATCTACCTGAACCCGAACACGTTCACGGGCTACGTCAAGAATTCGGCGCGTGTCAACATCGCCCCGGCGAACGTACGGAATTGGCTACGTATGGCCCGGCGCAACTTTCCAAACGAGGCGCTGTTCCGCCACCCGCTCGCACCCAAGAATGTGACGGCGAGCCACATTCGTTTTTCGCGCGCCTAAAAAATACAAGCCCAGTGTAAGCATGGAGGTTGCTCACACGGTCCTTATTTCGGTCATGAAGGCCAGTCCACCAAAGACGGCAATTGATGTTCTTCGTCACGTCAAGGCGACACTGCTCGCTATCAAAAATACGACGATCGAGCCCAAGGCACTCCTAGAGTTGATCCAGGGCGACCTGCCCATCCCCATCAAGAGTCACGTCGCTTCGATGCTCATTCACGAAGACTTTTTTGAGCACATATGGGACGAGCTCATTGAAGAGCCCGATGAAGGGCGGTGTCACTGCTTCAGCAGATAGACGACCGCCATGAGAATCAATACGACAGCGCACGCAATGAGCACCGTGCGCTGCTTGTCGTCGGGGCCACGTGCACACCGAGCTGACCAATACCGATACGCCTTTTCGTAAGGCACCTCGGGTTTGTTGAGCTGCGAATTGACCAAGTTGTGGAGATCGACCGACCAACGGAACATGTCGTCCGTGTCGACCGGCAGGAGCTGAAGGTTATCCTTGAGGTGCTTGCCGCACATCGAGCACGGAAGCACGTCAGGCATGGCTTCGAAGAAGCGGACGTAAGCCTCCTTTTTTTCGGGACTGATCCCTTCGCTGGCACTGAGTGCCGTCATGTGGATGACGCTCCAGAAGTACGGGCCGAACGTCGTCGGACAAATCTTCATGTCTGCTTTTATGTGACAAAATCACACAGCGTCTGGGACGCATGGGAAGATTTCACGAAGTGCACATGCACATGCATGTGCAACTTCACGATGTTCCTTCTGAGTGCCGTTCCCGAGGCGAAGTTCGAGGTAGTGGATCCAGGACCGTACTGTGCCATTGACGTACATACGAGTCGGTGTGAGTCCCTCTGGAAGTACCGCGCGCGCCTGTTCCTTGGCGATACCACGCTCGATTGCCCAGTCGTACGCCTCACGTGCCGCCTCGGTCACTCGTGCCTGACGCTCGTTCCATGACGCCATGAGGACGGCATTGTCAGTCTCGATGCTGTTCTGACGATTATTGGTGTCCTGTAGGCGCGCATCACGCACGACTGGTGCATCCGGTACGACGGCATACCGCTGACTAAATTCCTGGAACGAGAATGATCGGTGACGAAGAAACTGGCGGGCAATGTCGCGGGTCGTGTTAACTTCGATGCACACATTGACCATCTCGAACGGGGACCAGTGCTTGTTGCGCATCAAGTATCGAACAAGCCGTTCAGCCGTTTCGTTTGATTCCTGATTCTCGGGGTTTGATACGCGTGCGACGTATGCAATCTGTTCGAGGAGCGTCTTTCCATCGGGAGTCTGCGTGTACGATATGACACGGGCGCTCATTTCTATGCAGGAGCGGCTGTTGTTAAGATGACATAAAAAATTGGCGCGTCGGTACCGCATGGAGATTTCAGTGAGCACCGGCATTGACCCCATGACGTACTTTCAGCAGCGCATCGAGCAGCCTAACATCTCACGGCTTGATCTCTGGAATGAGAGTAGGACCGTTCTGTTTGACCTCGCGCGTACTTCGGATGATAGACATGTGCGACGCGCCTATGACATTTGGCGGGCCAATCTCAATCAGTCGATCGATGATCCAAGGTATGGCGACGAGTTGTTTGATGCGCTCTTCTGTGCCCATCATCACATGAAGGGCCGGACGCCGAGCTTTTACTATAAGAATATGTGGGCCGAGCGAGACGGCCGCGTCATTTACGAAAACTGTATCCTGCGCAAGGATATGTGCGGCCACAAAAAGTGGAACAAGATTTCAAAGCTGGTATTTGATGGCAGGACGCACGAGTTTCGCGTCAAGAATGAAGAGCTCGGCTACCCGATCATGACCATTTGAAAAAAATATTTGGAGAACATAAATGCGCGGCGATCCCCTGAAAAACTTAACAGCACTCGCGTTGTCTCTACCACCTATTACCAACGCCGAGCGAAAGCGTCGGCAAGCAAATGCGAAGGCGAAGCTGAATGCTGCACTGGCTGCACGCGAAAAACGTGCACGTGAAATGGCGAATACAGAGCGAGAACTTAAGAATGCTGTTAAAGCGGCCACGGCGGCAATGGCGGCGGCTCGTCGCAAGAACGCTGAGAGCCCTAAACGCAAGAACGCTGCGAGCCCTAAACGCAAGAACGCTGCGAGCCCTAAACGCAACCATTCTCCGAGAGTACGGACAGGTATGCAACCACAAGTTTTTGTTACGACCAAGCAAAACGGCAAGGTGGTGAATAAACGGGTCTACTACCGTCAGGGCAAAGGCTTCTTTGAGGTTGTAAATGGTAAAATACGGTACAATTTGCCGGTATAGAAAGTAACCACCCATGTACACCATGTCTATTGTGGCTCACATAGCCCATGTAGCCGATATTGACACGCGGCTCGCGATGGCCAAGGCGGGTCTCGACGTACCGCCGCGGCCCATCACGATCCCGAACATTACGCTGATTCCATGGTCTGTAAGTCCGTTTGGGTTCGAACGTCGGATCGGTCGTTTTCATATGATGTGGTACCCCGGATACGGGTTCACTCATTTTAAGAATCAACGTACGGGCATAGATCGCCGGATGGAAGTACACACGACCATGAAAGTAATCGGAGCGGACGGCAAAGTCACGTACCACCCCGACTACAAGGAGGCGTGCAAATGTGGATGCGGGTACAACACCGATCGGTCTCACAAGCGAATTCTACCTAGAGCGATCCCGCGCTCGTTTACCAAGTAAAATGCGAGTCTATACCTCCGACTGCGTCGAGTGCGAGTTTGACGCCAACTGGAGCCACGTGCTCATTCCCCTAGAGGGTCTCGAAGGCCCCATCCCTTTGCCGAACGTCGACTCCACGACGCTCGGCAAATTGAAGTATTGGCAGGAAATGCCCGGTGAAGGCCCGATCGACGAGCCGTGGGACACTCTATGGCGTATGGCGCACGCGGCTGACTATCTCGACATGCCAGAGATGCTCAACCAGACGTGTAAGGCGCTCGCCAGCCATCTCAAAGGTAAAAGCCCAGCGCAGATCCAAACGCTGCTGAAGGGTTAAAAACTTGAGCTCCCTCTCAGTAAATGGAGTACGAAAAGCTCACGCACGTCGAGCACATCTTGCGGCGCCCCGACTCGTACATCGGGTCGGTCGTCCCTGATGTGGTAGATACATGGAAACTGAACGGCGAACGGTTTGAGCGCACGCACGTGACGATTGCACCGGGGCTTGTCAAGATTTTTGACGAGATTCTGGTGAATGCGATCGATCAGCACACCTTACACCCCAAGAAGGTGTCGCGGATCGACGTCACGTTCAACGACGCATCGATCACGATCCGAAACAACGGTGACGGTATCCCGATCCGGAAGCACGAGAAGGAGCAGGTGTGGATCCCCGAGCTCATTTTCGGCCACCTGCTCACGTCCTCCAACTATGACGACAGCAAAGAGCGTACGACCGGTGGTCGAAACGGCTATGGCGCCAAGCTCACCAACGTCTTTTCGAAGGACTTTGTCGTGACGGTCGTGTCGGGAGGTAAGAAGTACATCCAGACATGGTCGAACAACATGGCGGCCGTGTCACAGCCGGTGATCAAGGATTTCAAGGGCCCGTCCGGTGTCGAGATTGAGTTTGTACCGGATTGGTCGAAGTTTGGAGGGAAGCACGTCGAGGCGCTGAAGACGGTCATTGCACGTCGGACGTGGGATGCCGCCATGTGTTGCCCCAAGGCGCACGTCTACTTGAACGGTGCGCGGATCGACGTGCCATCACTCGAGGCGTATGCCAAGATGCATGTCACAGGTGCGACGGTGTCTCTCGGCAGTGACATTGTCGTGGTGCACACCGACACGGGCAAGTTTGAGCAGGTGTCGTACGTCAATGGCATTGCGACGACCCAAGGCGGGACGCATATCGATCGGTTCGTCAATCAGCTGGTCGCAGCCCTGCCCATCAAGGAGATTCGGCCGGCGCAAATCAAGGCGTCCCTCTTTGTCTTCATGCGTGCCGTGCGCGATCGTCCCACATTCTCGAGCCAGACCAAGACGGAGTGCACGACCAAGGACACGACCGACTATACGTTCAAGCCGGCGAGCATCAAGGCGGTGATGGCGTGCGGCCTTGCAGATGACGTGTCGGCACTCCAACTCGCCAAGAATGAAAAGGAGCTCAAAAAGACGGACGGTGCCAAGAAATCACGAATCCTGGGAATTCCAAAGCTGGACGACGCCAACTGGGCCGGTACGCACAAATCCCATGAGTGTACGCTGATCGTCACTGAGGGCGATTCGGCTAAAACGCTCGCGGTTGCTGGCCTCAGCGTCGTTGGACGTAACGCCTACGGTGTTTTTCCGTTGCGCGGCAAGCCTCGGAACGTGCGTGATGCAAGTGTCAAGCAGCTGACCGATAATGAGGAGTTTTCCAACCTCAAAAAGATACTTGGGCTTCAACATGGCAAGACGTATACTTCTGTGCGAGAACTTCGATACGGCCGTTTGATGATCATGACGGATGCTGATCTGGACGGGAGTCACATCAAGGGTCTGGTTCTGAACATGATTCACCACTTTTGGCCGGGGCTCATCCAGTTGGGCTTTGTCGTGGCGATGGTGACACCGGTGATCAAGGCGGGCAAGGATTGGTTCTTCACCGAGGCGGCGTACGCGGCGAGCGGGAATCGGTCGAACAATGTCAAGTACTACAAGGGTCTGGGCACGAGCACGAGCGTCGAGGCTCGCGAGTACTTCAAGATGATCGATCGTCTGACGGTCAAGTTTGACGGTGATGCCGAGACGGACAAGTCGATGACGCTCGCGTTTGCCAAGCCGATGGCTGATGCACGCAAAGAATGGCTGGTCGGTCACATGGCCAAGCCGCCATCGGGTGTCGAGTACGGGACGGTCAAGCAACTGACCGTGACTGACTTTGTTCACAAGGACCTGGCCAACTTTTCGGCCGAGGATATCCATCGGAGCATTCCCCACCTGATGGATGGACTCAAGCCGAGTCAGCGCAAGGTGATTTACGCGTGTCTGAAGCGGGGTCTGACTTCGGACATGAAGGTGGCTCAACTCGCCGGCTACGTCGCCGAACACACGGCGTACCATCACGGCGAGGCGTCTTTGCAGGGGACGATCGTGGGTCTGGCGCAAAACTTTGTCGGGTCGAACAATCTGAACCTGCTCGAACCGAGTGGCCAGTTTGGTACGCGACTCATGGGTGGTAAGGATGCTGCCTCGTCCAGGTACATCTTCACGCGTTTGGCGCCCCAGACACGTAAGATCTTTTGTGCAGATGATGACGCCGTGCTCAAGTACAACGAGGAGGATGGCCAAAAGGTGGAGCCGGAGTGGTATGCGCCGATCGTGCCGATGGTGCTTGTGAATGGCGCCGAGGGGATCGGCACGGGCTTTTCGTCGTACGTCCCGCCGTACAAGCTCGAGGACCTCGTGACGAACATTCGACACGCGCTCGATGGGAAGCATATGGTGCCGATGGTACCATACTTCAAGGGGTTTACAGGTACAGTCACAAAAAAGGGTGAGCACGCGTGGGTTCTCAGTGGCGTCGTCACAAAGGAGGGATCGGCGTGGCGCATCACGGACTTGCCACCCGGGAAGTGGATCCAGGATGTCAAGGAGCACCTGGATGATCTCGTCGAAAAGGGGGTGGTCCAAAAGTACGAGAATCACTCGACGGAGACGCAACCGGATTTCAAGGTGTGGTGCGAAGAGGCGCCCGAGATTGCAAAGACGATCCACACGTCGAACATGTACCTCATCACGCCAAAGGGGATCAAAAAGTATGCGAGCCCGGAGGAGATTCTGTGCGACTATCTCGAAACGCGCATGCGCATCTACGCGAAGCGCAAGGCGTACCTGCTCAAGCGCATGGCGGCCGAGTGTGAAACGCTGACGCTCAAAGCCAAGTTTGTGCGTGACGTCATCGAGGGTCGACTCGTCGTCTTCAAAGTGGCTCGCGAAACCCTCGAGGCAACCATGGCTGACAAGGGATACCCGAAAGAGCTGCTGAACACAAAGACGTACGAGTACACCAGAGAGGAAGTGGAACGGCTCGTCGCACGCGTCAAAGAGTACCGTGAGGCGTACGCGACGCTCGAGACGACGACCGTGTCCGACCTATGGAAACAAAATCTGCGTACGTTGTAGTTATGGACCTCCAAGGGAACATCTTGGAGCTCATCGCGGACGACACCGTCTCCGTGTCCAACATTCACAGCGCCGCCGTGATGTATCTTCAAAGTGCACCGCTCAACGCCGATACGCGTGCGGCTGCGCAGGTGTTTACAGATACGATTGCGACCGCGCAGTCAAAACAGGATGTCGCCGACGCACTGTACACGTTTTCGACGACGATCAATCTTCGAACCGGTAAATTGCTCACACCGACCGTCGCGGCGCCGATCGTGACGCCAGTCACTCAGACTGTTACGCAGAGCATAAGCGTCCTCGGGTTTTACGGCCCGTCGATGATCGAGGATGGGTCCTTTATGGTGTACCTGACCGAGCCGACGCAAGGAGTGACCATCGGACCAGGCTGGACGGTGACGGGTCTGACGGGCATTTCGGGCAACGTGACAATCACCCAGTTTACGTCCAACGTCTACGGTGATGTGGTGATCAACCCCGGACCGCCCTCGATTTCGTTCCCGTACGTCTCCAACGCCGTGGTTGTGTCCGACATGCCAAATGCCATCCAGGCACCGAGTTCGATCATGCGCCTGACGCTCAACCAAATGTCGGCATCGTACGTGCCAAACGTCTTTTCCAATGCAACCACTACGTTCGGTCTTTATGATCCACGGGCGTACGACGCATCAAAGATTCAGGGTGAATTTGCAGACCTTCGTGAGCTCAACTCGAACGTCGCAACGTCTGAGGGTCTGAACGAGCTCAAGACGTTCGTCGAGCGCGGCGCAGGGACTGGTGCTCTCCTGTCCATGGCAGCGGTCGGTGCACAGGAAAAGTACCTCTTTGGTGGTCAGTCGAGGTGGCTTCCCAAGTTTAAGCAGCACACGCAATTTGCAATGACTCAGCGTCTGAGTCTTCCGATCAAACAGACTGGTCGGACGTTCCTCGGGTCGGTCACACAGGTTGATCTCTTTCCGAGACAGATGGGTGATCTCATCGCAAACATGTACGTTCAGTGTACGCTGCCAGCTCTTCCGAGTGGCTACTCGTACAGCGAGCTCGTCGGTCGAGCCCTCTTTAGCAAGATTGAGTTTCTGGTGGATGGCCTACCATACGAAACAATCACGGATGACTGGTACGTCATTCGCGATCAACTGTTTCTGGATGCCGACGAACGTAACGCCATGTACAAGGCGGTCAGTGGTGGTTACGCCGAGGGCACGAACGTTCCAGGAACTACGCCGATTAATCTCATCATTCCGCTCGAATTCTTCTTTTGCAGACGCCATACGCACAGCGACGAGGTGAAGGAGCGACTCGAGAAGCCGTTCTTCCCCATGTGCGCCGTGACGCGCTCGACCATCACTGTCCGGTTCACATTCAACACGACCGCCTGGATCACAAATGCAACGACCGACGTCGACGGCCGAACGATCGATATCGGTGCACCGCGACTCCTCGTCGAGGAGATTGTTCTTTCACCCGAAGAGCGTCTGTACTACCAAAACACCAAGCTTCAGTTCAAGGTGCCGCGCGTTTGGTCTGAGGCGGTTCAGCCGTATCAGAATGGTCTGACGCGGCTCAACCTGACTGCCAACTACCCAGTGACGATGATGGTCTGGTTCGTCCGGAATCAGCTGTACGAAACACAGGCGAACAATTATTACGACTCGCGATATGCCTATGGCTACACGACAAAGTACATTCAGGCGGCGACACCCGTCACCTTCTTTAACCGTGCGAATGTGCGCTACATTGACACGATCGAGTACGCGACGTTGTATCTCAACAACCAGAACGTCCTGTCCAACTTTCCTGGCGGTCTTTATTATTCGTACAAACAGCCGCTCGATCACGGGCTCACCGTCCCGTCAAAGAACCTGTACGTGTACTGCTTCGGCAAGTCGCCCGCCGAATACACCCAAGAGGGTGCGCTCGACTTCAAGACGCTCAACTCACAGACGACCCATCTGGACATCAAGTTCCTGGACACATACACCCCTCAAATTGCGAGTCAGTACCTTTTGCACCTGTACTACTATGGATACGTGACACTCGAGGTGTCGGGCGGCTACGCAACACTTCTTTCGTAGTCATGTACTCGATGATACCGTTAGTGATGCACCAGCGGATGAAATTGAGCTGGGCGACCGTCGTGGTCATGCCGTGAAAATCGATCCGCTCGGTCCGACAAAACGGGTCAAACAGCTTCTTCGAATAGCCATCCAGGCTCGACTTGTACGCGACGTGCACGGTAAACTGGCGCCCGGCCGGTGTCATGTACGTGACGTGTTGGTTCTTGGAATAGTTTGTCACAAACCATTCGAGGTTACGCAGAGAAATGCCGTTGCGGTGACCGAGAATATCTATAAGCTGCTCGCGGTGCTCAGGGACGTCGAAAAAACGGGACAAAGAATCGAGTAAAAGTTCACACTTGCTCATTACACACACTGAGTGAGTCCCTTTTAAACCCTACGAAAAGTTGGCCAGGCACTTGTACCAGTTCCCATCATACGACACGTAGCACTCCTCTGTGGTACCATTGGGGGCGTACGCATACCCATTCACGTGACCCGGTGGGTTCGAACGGTAAATGTACGCGCCGTTATTCAGATACAGACCATTTCCTCGGTACGATGCGCACACCGTGAGAGGACCGTCAGTCAGTCCCTGCTCGACCTGAGGAGTGGCGAGAATCTGCTGTCGAATCTCCTCAGATTCCGTCACATTTGGAGCGGGGACAAGACCCAGGAACTCCGTAGGCTTGGGATCAAGGATATTGACCTTCATTGGTTTGGGTGTACTACGCTCGCTCAAGTCCCGTGTAGACAAAACCTACTTTGCACCGGCAGCCACGAGGAGCATGGTCGACGCGAGGACCAACCCGATGATCATGTACCAGAAGATGAAGTTGTCGCGCCAGTCATCCTCGATAGCACAGCCACACCCCTTCTTCTTGAGGTCCGGGATGTACGTCAGGATCGAACCCACGTTGACCAGCGCTGCGAGGCCGTAGACGGTCGCAAAGCCCAACAGACCCTTCATGAACAGGGGCTTGTTCAACGCGCCCATAATCTGCTGCTTAAAGAACGAGCGGGCCGTCAGCTGCATAACCATGAGTGCAATCACGACAATGTTAAAGTACTTGATATAGTCGCGGCGCCAATCCTGACCGCACTCGCACTTCTTTTCATTCTTCAGAATCCACGAAAGGACGATCGAGCTAAACGCGATGGTGCCGAGAGCACCGACAGCCTGAGACATTTAACAGAAGGTGAGATTTTTGTTACACTCAGCAGAATCGCCAGCGGTGTCCGCACGCGCAGCTGCAAAAGTTGGTCGCCGGCTCATCTGCGCTGCGCGTCTGCATCTGGTAGTAGGTCGTCTTCTTGCCCTTGCATTTGGGGCACGTCAGCAGTCCCTCGTACGCCTCGTCCTCCTTCGCCTTGATCATCTGCTTCTGCATATCCTTCTCGCGGTTCTCGATAAGCCCCTTGGCGTACGGGCCATCTGGCCAGAGGTGCTCGGGACTCATCCCGCCAATGTCAGCCGGGTTCACCGTCTTGGTCTTTACAACCGCTTCGACGAGCGCTGGATTCTTGCTCAGGTTGAAGAGGATAGACATGACGCGCTGCTTGTACCGCCACCGGTACGTGGGATTTTCCCACGAGGCATTCTCCGTGGGGTTGGGTGTGTGCGCGTAAACCCAGTTTTGGATCGAAATCTCCGTATTCTTCACCTTGGCGCTCCCGGGCGGAAGGCCGTAAATCTCGGCAATTTTACCAATGGTGTGAGCGCGCAGAGGCTCCATGGTGAGTCAGGGGTTTGGTGCTTTAAGAGGGCGTAACGATTCAGTGGTGCGTCAATGACCCGTGTAGACACAACCTAGATTTCATGCATTCGGATTTCAGTCCCGGCCGTGCCAATCACGGCCACCGCGACCGTGCCACTCTGGGCGCGGACCCCAATACGGCCCCCCGTGCGCGTAGCCCCACTGGCGCGACGGGCGCCGCTGGTCCCGGCCAAAGATGAGCCATGCGATCAGTGCGATCAGTGCGAGTATGATGACGGTCTGGTTCTCCATATAAAAGGCAGAGACATTTATTCACCAAATGGTTGGCACCGCTGAGATCGAGCCCGATCATGTTCCACCTCCTATGGCAGAGTCGGTGGCTGACGCACCGGATATCGTGTCTGAGAATGACGATACCTCGGTCACGACCGAGGATGTGATGGAGTCTATCATGCCGCGTCGCACGCCTGCGATTCACATCCAGGCGCGCCTGGATCTGCCGGCGTGGTTTGTCGTCCTGGTATCCTATGCGTTTGCGTACGGTCTCGGCTCGTTCACGACGCGCTGCTCACCACGCTATTAAGTCGATCACACGTTTACTCAGAAACGGCCGTACGATGTGCAACGTCAGCGTGACGAACCACGTTGGATGTATGATTTGAATTTTCTCTAGATGTGTAGAGTACTTACCCGTGATGAGACGTGCGAGTCCGATTGCGACATCCACTTCGAGTATATGTTTCATGGAAAACCCCTCTGCATCAAATACCCACGACCACGGTCTTTGGTGCTCAGACAAGACGCCATCGTAGTGCTGTAAGATGCCGTCTTTGTCCCAATATTTTGTCGCTTCAGCCGGTTTGGTGTAGAAAACACCTGGTGAAATCTGCCTGAATGAATGACTCGTAGGGTCCCGAGCACAGACTGGACACTCGTACATTTTATATGATAGTAACATGGCGGAAATTGTAAGACTCACGACGCAGGCGAGTATTATCATACAGGCACTTTCGACTGTATTCGGTGTCAAAGGTATTCTCACGCAAGTTCCCGCCTCGAAGCAAATACTGGTGAATGTTCTGAAACTTGAGATGCTCGTCACGTCGATTCAACTTGCATTCTATATCAAGTTGTACAAATCATTTAACTTGGCAACCATGGCAACCAAGCGTTATTCGGACTGGTTTATAACAACACCGCTTATGCTAACTAGTATGGCTGTCTATTACGTATACGAAAGCGGTAAACCGTTTACGATCGAAAAGTATAGAAAACCCCTTGTTCAGATGTTTATTGCGAATTTCGTCATGTTACTTGTAGGGTTTCTGGCCGAGAAGGGTCTGATGGATCGGGTTGCCGCACTCGGGATCGGGTTTGCCGCGTTTGGATTTGTATTTAAAAAATTGTACGACGAATTCAGAACAGACGAGTCCGATAAGCTCTACAAGTTGCTAACGAGTGTATGGGCTCTTTATGGCGTAGCCTTTATCTTACCCGACGTCCAGAAAAATATCATGTACAACTGCCTGGATTTGATATCGAAAAACTTCTTCGCATTTTTCTTGTACAGGAAGATTTCACATTAGGACTGGACTTTCGGTGTCACGGTCAATCCGACTCTGTGCATTTCTAACGGCGCCGACGACGCTTTGAGCGACGACGTTATCGACACACACATCTTGGCCAAACTTTACGGACCATACACCATTTGACGTTTCGGTCGCCCATGGGTCTTCTTCGTGAGCTGACCCGAGCGCTTTAATCGCGGCATCGTACGTGCGTGCAATCACGACCGTACCATTCCGGAAATGAAAATATCCGCCATGTGATTTTTGTGCCAGCCGCGGTGCGCACCACATGCTACACAGTCGGTTCATCTCGTCTTGCGTGTAATACCGAGCGATGCTTCTAGACTGCTTTTTGCGCGCGCCAACGGTTTAGTTCGCCGAAGCACGAGATCATCCTTTGGTCCATCGACTGGCAAGGATCGAGTGAGCTTATTCGACGCCAGGTTCACAATCGGTATGATATGGGTCTCCCATGGCATGGTGACAAAGACGTTTGACGTCGAGGCTCTAAACTCTTCGATGCTGAGCGTTCCGCCAAACATCTTGAGCGCGAGTCTTTTGGGTGCCGGGCTCGTCGGCACGTACTTGTTGTTGTTTGCCTGCTTGCGCATGAGTGCAATGTACATCTGAACCTCGCCGGCACGAGACCCCGCCGTGTCCATTGCATAACTTTTGATGCACTCCCATGAACAAAAGTATCCTGTGGTCGAAAAGCGTCTTCGACGGTCGTCATATTTGTACGGGTAATGGAGGGACGGACCTGGAAAGGGGTGACAGCACCACCAACAGCAAACGTTTGACATTACTTAAAGTTGTATCTCACTTCTTTAATAGTATGATGCTCCTATCCATCGACGTCGGTATAAAAAATCTGGCAATGTGCCTTATCGATCCCGGAACCAAGAAGATTAACGAGTGGGAGGTGGCCGGTGTACCACCTCAATCAGCCGATGGACTGTTCCGATCGCTCAAGAAGCACATGGATGCTCGGCCATGGGCTCGACTCGCACCAGGTACAGTGCTCATTGAGAAGCAACCGGACAAGAATCGTACGATCAAGTCGGTCGAGCATTTCTTGCACACATACTTTTTGTGTCAAGGTATAGACGTCGTCATATGGGACGCTCGGCACAAGATTCCCGACGTGGCTGGCCCGGGTCGAGCAAAGTACCTCGAGCGCAAAAAGGCGTCGATCGATCGGTGTCGCGCATTCATCGAGGCGACCAACCCTGATTGGGTCCACGACTTTGACAAGCACAAGAAGAAGGATGACTTGGCCGACACGTGCATGCAAGCCCTGAGCTACATCGACCGTCAACCGGGTCCAGATGAAGCACCTGCTGCTGACAAAAAGGCGCGTCCCAGGAAACCGACCGAGAATCAGAAGGCGACCAAGTACAGCAAGGCGAACCTTGCATGGCTGTATGTGAACGGTCAACATAACAACAAGCGTTTCGAGAAGGATCTCGCCCGGTACTATCACACTCTGGATGAACTCATCACTGAATTTTGTCTCGCTACACAGTAGATAATGGCCAATCAACAACAAGATGGCGGAGGGGGAACCGCCGCCATCGCCGCGATGATCATGATAGCCTTGTTGATTGCCGTTTACTTTGCCATGCGTGCGGGAAAGAAGAGCGGTGGTGGTGACGGTGACGGTGACGGTGAGGATGATTCCGGCGCGGCTGGCCCGGTTACAGGAGGTGGACTCTCGCAGACTCAGACGCAATTTATCCCGCCCGGTGCAAATGTCGATCTCAACCTGAACACGCCGTATACGAACAACTGGGCTGCCGTGATTGACGCGATCGGTTCGATTTTTTTGGATCAACTGAGGAAAAACCTGGAAAACAAGCTGACAACCGACGAGGATGGTAAAGCCAGGGCGGCTGACGCTGCAAGGACGCAAGCAGAGGCTGACGCTGCAAGGGCGCAAGCAGAGGCTGACGCTGCACGGACGCAAGCAGAGGCTGACGCTGCACGGACGCAAGCAGAGGCTGACGCTGCAAGGGCGCAAGCAGAGGCTGACGCTGCAAGGGCGCAAGCAGAGGCTGACGCTGCAAGGGCGCAAGCAGAGGCTGACGCTGCAAGAACACAGATTGAGGCGGAAAAGGCGCGCGCCGAAGGGAAAGCGAACGATGCTACAAACAGACAGGCTATAGATCTAGACACGGCCGACAAGGCGCAGGCTGATGCCGATGCCGCGAGAGCTGACGCTGACAAGGCGCAGGCCGATGCCGATGCCGCGGCAGAGAATGCTCGAGCTGATGCCGCCGAGAAGGCGAGAGTGGATGCCAATCTCAAGGCGGCTATCGCTGCCGAGGCTGTAAAAGCCCTGGCGTCCGAGGAGGAGTATGCTCGCACGGTCGAAGAGGACATTTCGCGCAAGGGTGACAATGCAAAATCTATTGTACCGGAAGTGCATTCCGCAATGACTGAAAAAGTTCGTTCGCTCGAGGCTGATGTACGTAACGGTGCAATTAATACAATTGCACAACTTGACACTGCCGCTGAAGCAAAGGCTGCCGCTGACGCAAAGGCTGCCGCTGACGCAAAGGCTGCCGCTGACGCAAAGGCTGCCGCTGACGCAAAGGCTGCCGCTGACGCAGAGGCTGCTGCAAAGGCTCGGGCGGACGCGGCAGCCATGGCAGAAACTCGGCGACAGACTCGCAATGCGCTCGATACAACGACGAAAGCTGATGCTGAACAAACCATGCGTAACCTTGCAAGTCAGACTGCAGATCAAACGAAACCTCCCCGGTCTTCCCTGTTCGAGCTTTACGCCAAGAGTCGTGCACGTGGTACAACCGGTTCGGCCGAAGTGACGAGGATCGTCGAGATGGGTGAACCGAAACGAGACTCTAAGACGGGACTCATGGACCCGGAGTTGGATCCGGACGGAACACCTCGATCTCACCCACTCGATTACAACGGGCCTCGGAGTTCTTCGTGGGGTAAAATGCCGAGCGAGACGATGAAACGGTCGAGACAATACATACGCGATGTAGGTGCCAAGATTCAACGATCCATGGCCAAAAAATCCGGTACAAAAATTGAGGCGGACACAAAGGCGATGCTCGACTCAAAGGCGATGGCGCGTTCGTCAGGTAAAGCTGCTGCGAAGCAAGCGGGTATGGCGATAGTTAAAGCGATCGGACAGATCGATCTTGCGTCCGACATTATAATGGTTGTTCAGATCTTCTGCGATGCGTTCTTTTACGGTGCATTCCCCAACGAATCGACGCTCATCACCCCGGAAACAGTCAGGGGTATTCAGACCAAATCAGTCAAGGTCCAGATTGATTCGACGACCGAATACAACAAAGACATCGTCGATGTTGCAAATGCCAGCCTGCGTGAATACAAGTACGCACGGGCCCAATGGCCTGTAATCATTGGACCGCTCGACGAACCGACCAAACATACGTTGAAGAACCCGCCGACCGTTTCCCCGCGCTACCCCGAGTACGAAAATCAACAGAGAGTCCAGGCGGAAATTGACGCCGTCCGTGAAAAGTTGCTGCGGACAACCAGAACAACCGGGACAGACTTCAAAGCGTACTGGATCAGCGTTTTTGGACAGACGGCGTATGAAGATGTTATCGAGGATTCAACAGATGCGCTCGTCAACTATGTCGAAGATACCGACTTTGCAATTACCAAGAGTGACGAACTCTACCGGGAAGCGTTCACGAGCGTGTGTCTTTACCATGGCGGCGTTGTCTACGAGGACGTGCGTCCGGCCGCCGATCCCCATTGGGGTGGTCGACCACGGTTCCAGTGTAGCTGGGCCAACATGGACCTGTGTGAAACGTCCGCCAACAATTGGATCGATACCAACGGTAGTTCCGGTGGAAACTACGGCGAATGGTATACGTTCGACGAACTCAACGTGGCGCTGTCTAATATAAAGGAGGCCCCGCCTACTGGAAAGGGTATCGTCGGGTGTCACGGTACGGACACCTCGACGTACAGAAATGCGTGTGGTATCGAGGCGGGTCATCCACTGCGTCGTAACGGAAAAACGGGCGCGTGTATCATATCCAGTCCAGGTGTTGCGTCGATCTGCCGGTCAAACAGTGGAACGTACGTGTCGGCCGAACACAGGTGTGTGTTTTCGGAAGAGTATTGTCAATCGATCGGGACGTGTTTCGACCGAACAGAGAAGATGTGCTACCTGCCCGGTGAAGCGATGTTTGCCGTCTCGATGGTTTTCGGAACAGGTGGTCCTCGTGAGTGGATCAAAGTCAACGGGTGTAATTTTGCAAGCACGCCCGCGGATGGCTTTTACGATATTATCAACGTGACACCACTCGGGCTTTTCACGAAGCGGGGTCAGACATTCATGGCAGACATGCTCGCTAATCACGAAAATTGGGGCGAAGGCATGAAACAGACGCTCGGAAATCCCGTGATGGCCGCAACCATAGCGAGTATGGCGGTGGTGTTTGGGTTGGGGACAGAGGCGGGTGGGAAGCTTTTCGATAAGATTGGCATAAAAGAGGGTAAAGGGCGGCGAACCGGCGCTGGTCTCTTGGTCATGGCGGTTGCGATCGGCATTGCGATCGGTGCCATGACACTCGAGTCCCAGGAGGAACAAAACAAGGGTCCACCCGATCCCCAATACGGTCCGTACGCAAGCGAGTATACGGTCGGAGGCTGGAGGGATAATGTCGGAACCAGTCCGCCAATGACGCTCGGGTTCAACGACGGATGGGTCACGAGACCTATCAAGGTACACTCTGACGCGGCGTGGCCACAAACTCTATCGCCTTCAAAGAAGGTACCGATCCCGACGTATATTACAGGTGAGGTACAAGGAATACCGACATGCGACAAGACACCGCAACGCTTCTACTCGAGCTGGAATCTCGACGGTGCGTGGCAATCTGGGTTCGACATGGCACTGGCGGTCAGGACGTACACACAGACACACAAGCCACCGGTTGCAAAGAAACTGTGCTACACGCAAAACAAGATTCGGGCGGGTGCACGCGCGACAGACAACGAGCTGTTCTGCATGGATCCGTTCCCACCGGCTGCGTATGCCGATATATTGAACATCGGCGAACTCGCACCCGACGAAAACTTGACATCCACTGATACGTCGCGATCGTACATGACGTCGCGCACGTGGACTGACGGTCAAGATCCGACGACACCACAATACCCCTTTGACGCCGTCAAGGACAATACACCTGAACTATGGCACTACCAGCTCGTTTACGACAAACACAACATGGTTGGTATGACTTCCGTAACAGAGGATGGCGTGACGTATAAAAAGGGGTACCCGACGGCTCTATGGAATACCGAGCTTTTGCAGTTTTACTTTCTGGACTCGACGATTCAGGAAATGCGCCAGTACTATTGCGTTCAGGCACTGATCGACGTTCCGGAAGGGACATGGGACGCGGCCGCAACGCCGCCGGGTGTTCACCCGAAGTGCTGGGGGTATCTCAATGTGGCGGTTCCAGGGTACAAGTACACACCGATGACGCTGCCGAGTCTACCTGATACGTCTGCAGCGTCTCAAGCTGTTTTGACGGCCGCCGCGCCGGCGGCGACACAAGCGTCCATCATAGCGAAGAGTGTCCCGGCCCCAATGATTACGGTGTTTTGGACGAATTCCACCTATACACCGACGTATTCATCGGCGCTCAGTAATTATGCCATCGGCGATGAGCTCAGTGACGCATCGATCACCGCGCTCGGCTTTGATGTCACAAAGAAGCCTGTCAAAAAAATAGACGCAGAAAGATCCTATATAGCCGTCATATCACCCACGCAGACACGTACAAATACTCCGACTGGCTATACTGGAAGTACACAGGTGGGCGGCACGACAGCACAAACAACGGCGGCCGGCACGTGGGAGAGCGGTGGCGATTCCGATTTTCGGAGTCTCAAGGGGCGCCTGGACCTGGCAACTTTGCTCGCCTAAGCGTAGGTGTACGGCAGAGTAATGTCCGCCTTTGAAACCGCAGCTGCGTCATCAGCTGCGTACGATACAGGGACGGACGTGCCGATTGTTCCGGGTCCAAAATCGCGTGCGACGACCCAGTTGGGTATTCCGGCAGACGATACATTCGTGTACTTTGTGCCGGTCGGAACAAGTGCAGTCGTCGGCACGATGGCATTGTTTGCAATAACACCGGCACCTACACCCCATGCCGTGATGTTCGCCCTGGTCACGCGAGCTCTATCAAACCCATATCCCGCATTGGCCGTACTCGTCCATGACGAGTACTTGGCCGATACCGGATCTGGATACGTCACGGTCGTCGTCGTCACGGTCGACTGTCCGGTTGTCGCGTCGGTCGTGATCGACGTGCCATAATCAGCCTGTGTGTAAAAGCCCGGGCCGGTCGTTGAAGGGCACACTGTCGCGAGATATTGACGCGTCGCGCCCGTCAGATCAGCCTTGCGCGCCGCCTGAATGAGTTCGAGTGGAAACGTCGCGTCCGCCTCAGTCACTCGAGGAATGTACGCGTCGCGAATGGCGCGAATGTTTGCCTGATATGCGGTCCATGCAGCCGTCGTCTCTGCTGTTGACGGCCCACCGTCAGTTACACCCGGCTGAACCCCGTTTGTGTACGGACATTTTGTTTGGATGTACGTCGACACTTTACCCGATGCGCACGTCTTGAGCGCAGCCTTTGCGGTTGCCTCGTTTGTCCCGGCGAGAATGGCCTGGCTGTAGGTCGCCTGACAGTCTTGGAGTTGAGTGTTTAGCGTCACGTCTTCTTGTGCAGTACCTGTCGTCGGAAACACGTAATTCGATCGACGGAACAGGCCGTTGACAATCAGGATAATTACAGCGACGATCGCCACGCCGATGAGAATTTTCCTGAGCGTCTTATCGCTGAGCTTCAGCTCCATTAGTGTTTGTAAATATTTTATGTACACGAACTCGAGCCCATCGCAGATGTTTTACCGAGCGGACACGTGAGACATGTTTCCAGCGACGTTGCACCGACTGCGGATGAATATGTACCGGCCGGACACAGTTTACACATTTTGGTCGCCGGATCGGACCAAGAACCGGCTGGACATTCCGTGCTCGGTCCCAAGTCGACTTCGCACGACGTCGAACCAGCCGGTGATTTTGTACCGTCCGGACACATGTTCGGTGAGACCGTGCCAGCCGGACAGTACGTGTTGACCGGACAGATTCCACACGTCGTAGGTGTCTGGCGGTAATAACCGTCGTTACACTGGATGATGCACGAGTTTGTATCCAATTTCCACGTAAACTTTGAGTTTGGAATCGTCGGCGCTGCCGTACACGTACATCCACGCTCACCGAGCGCCGACGTCGATCCGGCACCGCATGGGACGCACGCTCCGTTCAAACTGTACTTACCCACTGGGCATGATGCACACGCCTTGGCAACCGGGTCGAGTATGTACCCGTCCGAGCACGTCGGTGTACATGTTGGACTGAGCGTGCACATGGTTCCGTTCATCGAATAGCATGGAGGGCACGTCATAACACCGTTTTCCGACGATGCAAACGTCCAAGGGGGAAGACAGCGCCAGTTGAGTTCAGTGTACCCTTCGTTACATGTGAGCTTTCCCGTCACAGGATCGACCGTCCCGTTCGGAGGAGCCATCCCCGGCGTACACGCCGAGGCACCGTCGTTTGAATATGAACCGACCGGACATGGGATCTGAGATGCAAGCCCCGTCGTCGGACAATAGTTTCCAGCCGTACACGGAACGGGACGCCCCGTTCCGATCGGGCAATAATTTCTGACCGGACACGTCTTTTCGGCTGTAGACCCTTCGGGGCAAAATGTACCAGCGTTGCATTTCACCTGAGTCGCCGTATCAACCGGACAGTAGTACCCTTCCATGCACAGAAGGTGTGCCCACGACTTGGCCGGACAGTAATGACCGGCGAGACATGGCTGGGGTGCCGATGCCCCCTGTGGACAATACGTTTTTTCGGCACATGGGATCGGCGCCCCGGATCTTTCCGGACAGTAATATCCCGGTGGGCATATGATTTGGTTGCTCGATCCGGCTACACAGTAGTAACCGGCTGTACACCATGCCGTTTTCAGTAAGACGTTCGGTTGTGGATCCGGGTTTGGGGTTGGAATGTACGGTCCAGCTTCGACCACGTTACTTATATAGGTTACTTCCGTCGATGGACCCTGTCCCATTACTAAGATTCGGGAACAAAAAAATCATACAATCCAACCGAACCCCAAAGACTGTTGGCAGTTGCAGGCTACTGGCGATGAATTGACAGTTTCACATGTCGTGCCCGGCGTGTATGTCCCGACACATATGGCGCCGTTCCACTGCTGCGGAAGTCCAGTGCCGCGTGCACACAGTGTGCGACACGAGTCAGAACCGTTCGTGACGAGCTGCTGGTTGGGTACCCATGTTCCGGCTGTTATTGTGCCATCCGGGCAGCCGGCACCTTGTGGACACTGTATTTTTTGGGACGATGTCGGGCAATACCACCCATTCGGACACGGATTATATGTCGCCGAGCCGGGTGGGCAATAATAGCCGGGTGCACATGTGATAGGGGTGGTGTTTGGCCTTGCAGCGAGCGTACTGGCACCGTCATACGGACACGTCGTGCCGGCCGGACACTCTAGGCATGCTGACGCTGCGGTTTGTCCAGGTGTACCATTGTACGTACCGGCCGGACACGCCGTACGTGTTGCCGGATCGGGGCAGTAATACCCGGCGTCGCAAGGCTTTTGTTCCGACGAGCCTGCATCGCAATATTTGCCGACATCACACGGCGTCGCCACCTTGGAACCCGCCGGGCAATAGTTTCCAGCCTCGCAAACACGCGCCACGGACGTTCCGGCCGGACAATACTTGCCGGCCGGACACGGCGCAATCTCGCTCGGCGTCTGACAATAACTTCCGGCGGGGCACATATCGTGTGAGGATGATCCCGCTGGACAGTACTCACCCGTGTTACAATCGATCGGCGTGACGGTTCCGCCCGGGCAATACTTACCGGCCGGGCACACGAGCGACTCTGATCCAGATGTCGGACAATAATACTTGGCGGGACATGTGGTCCATCCGGTCGACTTGGCGGGGCATAATTGTCCGGACGTACATGGGTAAAATTCACTCGGTGATGGACAATACGCCCCGGCCGGACAGTCGAACGGCGCCGAATAGCCTGCATCGCAGAATGTACCTATCGGGCACGGTGCACAATTTCCAGGCATATCCTGGCCCACATAGGATGATGTTTCGACACCCGACCCGGTCGATATTTGGTATGAACCACGCGGGCACAGAATGTTTGAATCTCCGGCCGGAGGTGCAATCGATGAAAGTGCCTGAGATACGAGACTCGGGAGCATGATGTTGCCGGACGCATCCAGTATAGGCGATGCACCGTCGGCACCCCATGGATCGGGTGTCGCAGGTGCGTTGTACATCGTACACTTCATTTTCATGGCGGTGGTGAGATTTTCATCCACTACCGGTCCCGTGTAGCCCCCTTTAGGTACGAGCGGACAGTTGCCACACTGTGTGTCAGTATTACCGTCCCACTGACACTCGGCACTGTACGTATTTTCATCGAGTCCTGAACCAGACTTTGTCATGAGACCGGGATCCGGCGTATCACACAAACCAGACTTACTTCCCGAAAATCCAGTCGGACAACTTTTGCTCGCATCACTCTTCTTGTAATATTTGGGTTTCCAGCAATTAGGACATGTGTAACGCCGGATGATCGTTCCGCGATAACACGAACGGTTATTCCTGCAGTTCGTCCCGCTGAATGATAAATTCGAACTCTGGCTCCATTTGCTCGGACATGAAAAGTTACACAGACATCCGGCCCCTAAGCAACCTTTTGTAACACCACTGCTATCAGCGGCTTTCGTGCATACTGTCGTTTTTGCCTGTATTCCGGTACTGTTCTGCGATTCGTCGGGGCAGCCATACTGCGGAGTCGGGGCCGGGTTCGTGTACGATATCGGCGTCGCTGTAACTGTTTTCGGATAACATCTGGACCACCATGCAATGTGATTGTCGTCGCATTTTACTTTGCACCGATTCCACGTCGAGTTCCATTCGAGTGTACCACCCGTAATTGTTCCTTTGCACTCACACCCCGACTTGTTCGCGTTGTGTACCGTACCGGGAAAGTTGGTCGCGCACGGAATACACTTTGCAAGTCCCACCTCTGGTGTGTACGTGTTGTCGCCACAGATTTCACATCCCGTTTTGGCGGCGTTTGACGCCTGACCAATCGGGCAGTTTGGCAGACACTCGTTCGTCCATGAGCGCCACACGAGATCCCCCGTGCATATACACCCCGTCTTGGTGTCGTTTGCTTTGAGAGTCCCGGGACAATTGTAACACGTCGATCCTTGCGTGAATATCTGATTAAGTACCTGGGACTGTGACAGCTGCGAAATGGCGATGATGTTCGTGAGACCGAGCGGGACGTACGTCGAATCACCCGGGCACGTGATCGCTGCACTCGACCCAGACGGACAATAGTTTCCGGCGGGACACGGCGTCGCGACTGAATTACCGGCACACGAATACCCAGCCGGACATTCGTTGAGCGTGCGTGTCCCCGGTGGACAATAGAATGCAACACCCGGTCTCGTCGAATCCACGCACGGGGTTGCCGCCGTCGATCGTGCCGCGCAGTAGCTTCCGGCCGGGCACATCGTTTTGAGAGCACCCCATGGTCCGTTGTTTGGACTCTGTGGACAGAACGAGCCGGCGGGACAGTCCTGTTTGGCGATTGATTTCGCCGGACAGTAGTCACCTGCGACGCACGGTATATGTGCAGCTGCACCAACCGGACAATAACTTCCGGCCGGGCACTCAACCTGCTGAGCGGGCGTCGGACAATAGTACCCGGATGTACATTGCTGTTCGGCACCTGAACCCGCCTGGCAATACGTCCCTTGGGCGCATGGCGTACACGACGACGCCTTGGGATTGCTCGCAGGGGAATACGTACCGGCCGGACACAGTTCGCAAAATGTAATGGTACCGACCGTCTTTTGGTATTCGCCACCGATATACGCGCTCGGATTGTCAGGATCGGCACACCCGTGATCCGGATCGAAAATCTCGACGCGGTCGTCGTACGGTACCGTGTTCCAAAAGTTTTCGTCGTAGACGGTCAGTGCTGGCCAAGGATCAACGGTGACTTCCTCGAAAGCATACGAACCACCGGGGCCGCCAACGGCTGGCGGTCCACAATCCTCAGCCTCCCCGAGTGTCATAGCTCTGAGCTCCCCGACAGACTTGTAGGGACTGTAATACTTGCCCCACGACGGGTTTGCCGCGAGGTGTTTGTCGAATGAATTTTGGGACGGGAACCGCAAAACGCGGAATTCCTCCGTTCCCGGATTGAAAATGTACGGGACTGGCTCACCCGGGCGCTTGATGATCATCGGCTGATCGGGAACGCTCGCCGTCGCTTCAGCGTAGAATTCGCTGTATGTCGCGGGCGTGATGATGAAAACAAAGCCGTTGTACTGTGGGGTGTATTTGAAAGGAAGTGGTTTCGAAATCTGGCGCGAACATCCCGAGTAAAACTCCGGTCCTTTCCAATTAAATATATAAGCATTTTTATTTGCGTTGTGCTTTCTCTGAGCTTCATCTGTCCTAGACCATACATCATACGAAGTGTCCCTAGGTACAACGCTACATCTAGGCTCCGTACGTGGGATATAACTGGTATCGTTTGTACCCGTGAGACCCAGGTCGCCATTCCATACGTAGCGCTGCCATTTTGACGCAGGTGTATATTTCCCGTTGGCGGGATTTAGGAGCAAAAACCCGTTCGTGACATAGTCGACCGGTATGGGTTCGAGCGTGACAGCTGAATACTCTACGGCCATGTTTGTGAAATCGGCACCGAGCGATCCAAACAGTCTCGTTTTTCGGGCAGTCATTTCGGGAAGTGCTCCCCGTGCAGCGAATCCATTATTCGCCGGATTTCCGAGATCTGCGCACATACCTCCAGCATCAGCACGATACATCTGAGTATACTGGCCGTGCGTGAAGAATCCACCGCTCACGTTATCGAATGATACGGGCCATCCGGACATTGTCGCCAGACCCGTCGTCGGGTCGGTAGGTGATTCCTGACGCGAGACGAACCCAGCAAGTTCGAGCGTACCCGCGCGATCGATCCGTACAAATGTTCCGGACCATGTAAACTTTGAACCGTCAAAGCTGAACGTCCCGGGCGTCCCTGCATCATTGAGTGCGGCCAGAAATTCCGCCGTGAGATATATGCCTATCGGTATACTGTATGACACACCGCTCATGACCCAGTACCGATTTTGCTCGTAGACTTCAAACTTTTTGATCCGTTTCATGTACAGAAACGTCTGGGTCTGAAACGAACTCCCGGGAAGGTACGGGGTGATTTTGTAAAAGTTCCCGGGTGTCAGGATCGTCGTCGGCGGTGGCACTTTCTCTGCCGTGTACTGCAACTTTGCTATTGTGTCGGTAGCCGTGCTCGATATGGTTGTCGTGTCAATCTCGTTCGTCACGGCCCATCGAGTTGCGTCTAGCCGCGAGACTGTTTTCGCCGGGCAGGCCGAACACGATGCGAGATCCGATGTCGTGAACGACAGGATTTCAGGGTTGTTCGTGATGACGTTGGAAATGTCGCTGTTGCATTCGTTGAGATTTTGAACACCGCACCACACACCGGTTCCAGTGAGATTCGTCCCGGGGGGGTTTGATCCTTTTGCGTCTTTAGCAATATCCTCTTTAATAAAAGCGACACGACCATCCTTGTACGCCTTATATTCCTTTCCTTTCGGAAAAAGGGTACACTTGCGACCGTTTTGTTCATAATTGAACCCGCCGCACGCAGTGTTGTCATCACACGCCCGTGCACAGTACCGCTCGTCGACTACAGTTGTCGCTGTACCGAGTGCGCTCGGAGATTCATCCGGGTTGAATGAGAACATGCCCTCGAACGTATAGCCTGGTATGGTTGTGAACAACGGTGGGGTTCCCGCACCATCCTTGACGAATACGCCCGCATTGTGTGCCGTCGTCATTCTCGTGCTGATGAGGTGAGACAGTGTATTCCTCTGTTCACCGGTCGAGGCATCAAAGTCATAGGAGACGAGCTTGCACGTGCTGGACCCGTCGCAATCGTCCAACAGTGTTTTGACCGGCCCCGGGAGTCTATCACGTGGTAGGAGCTTCGGTGGCTCTCCGGGGCCAAAAACCTTACCGGTGAGATCGGCCGCCTCGCCACTTGCAATCGCCCCACAGGTGGCCATGTCGAGCCCGGTGACACCCGGTGGACATGGTGCGGTTGTCGTCTCAGGTGCAGCAATGACAACCTGGCCGACTGTAAACGTCGATGCCGGTGTGGTCATCCTCTACAATGTGTTCAAGTTTTTTTATTGGTCAGTATGAATACAACATGCCGGTATTTGAAACTGTCGTCACGGTTGTTAAACTTGCGCTATTGGGCGTCATTGTCGGTCTTCTCGGCTGGACCGTCTATTTCCTTATGAACCGGACAGATCCCGCCAAGGCACCGTCAGACAGTTGGCCAGAATGGTACAGAAATCTCGTCCACGTGTACCCCCAGGAGTACACAAAGACGCCATCCAGTAATGTCATCGTATCAGGCGCCGCAACTGAGCTGTTCACTGCAAAAAAGCCGGCCGACTGTGCAAACGACAAGAAGAAGGGGTGCAGTAAAGACGAAGACTGTGTGGGCTTCGTCTTTAATAAACCGAGCTCGAACCTAGAGCCGAGTACGTGTACGACGTATTCTTCGATCGACACGCTTATCGTCGACGAGCGTGTATCGGGCAACACTGCATATTTCATCGACGGAAACGAGCCTGGGGCATATTATGCCACGTACGTGAGCAACGCCGCTTCGACGTCGACGCCCGTGTCAATCTTCCCGTCGTACATCGCGACCGACTATTTCGAGTGCGCGTCAAATTGTGCGAGTAACGTATCGTGCACTGGATTCGAGTACAAGGCGGACAATACGTGCATCATGCACCAGGCGTTGAAGTCTGTGTCGAATCTCACTCCGAGCACGGATTTTACGAGCTATCTTCTCAAATCGGGGCTCGGGTACTTTGCAACCGCGGCTCTCTAACCGCTGAAAGCAGACACCAAAAAAAAGAGCCCGACGCAGATCAGGATGACAAACAGCCACGTCGACCAGTCGTCCGCAAACCCTTCCAGTAGGTTTCCGAAAAATTCACCCGTATCTTTTGCGGCTTCCTGCACCTCCTTATCGAAATAGTCGGAAAAGTCGCCGCAGTTGGGTTTGGACTGACCCTTTGTGCCTTTGAAATCGGAACAGTCGTCCGTTCCGCACTCTGTTTGAATTTTATTCTTCGCGAGCACCTTCGTGACAGCCACCGCTACACCGTCAAACTCGGGAAATCCCGTGTCGGAAAACGTCAGTGACTCTTTGCCGGCGATTGGCTGATAACTGGTCGTACACGTGTAGGAAATGTCGACCGTCTTTGGCTTGACGATGCTGGACAGAAACGGAATGTATCGCCCGAGACCCGTACCGACCGGACTCGGTTCAATCTTCGTCACGGTAATCTTCGCCTCTTTACACGCCTTGAGGTTTTCACCCGCCTTGACGAGAAACGCCGTCACGAGCGCGAGCGTGAGTCCGAGCGCCGCGATGAGTGCTATACCGGCCGGCGTTTTCAGCTTCTCCTTGATACTCTTTTCCTGAGCCGCATCAGTCTCATCACGCTTCTTCTGAGTTTCGGGTGATTGATCCTGTTTGCCTGTCGTACCGTCATCCTGCCGACCGCTCGCATCATTCTGCTCCTGTGTACGGTTGTTCGCCCCTGAGAGTTCCTTCTGGTTTTCTTCGGGTGTACGCCCAGCCGCCGCTTCGGTCTCGGCATCCAGTTCCTCTTTCGTCCTTGGATTGTTCATGTCGAGCCCCGAGTCGGGCTTGTTCGCCTCGGCATTGGCACGATTCTTTGCAGCGGCTGGAGTGGATGGTGGACGTGCCGGTGCAGCCGGAGCACTTCCACCCGTTCGGGCTGGAGCTGCCGACGGTGTAGTTGGTGTTCTACGGAACATATTACTTTCCCAAGATATTATAATGGCGACATCATACCACGCCGTGATTGTCCATCCGTGGTATGACGTCGGTGGTCGAAAATACATCGACCTTTCGTACAACGGACACGTCCGACGTGTCAAAGTACCCTTTCGCTATAATCGCGTCATGTGTTCCGTTTCAGGGATCACGCCTGTACAGGCACTGACTATGGACACGCCCGTCGAGTGTGTCATCGAGACGGTCGACGGGTACTATGTCCTCAGGTCAATCAGACCACTAGCGTGATGCGGTTCCCGACGCGCAGGGACGTGTCGACATACGCCTTGATTGCATCGGTATAATTCCAGCCCTCGGGAATCTGGCGAACGAGTACAAACGACGGATCGAGCTCCGCCTCCATGTACTCGCCCGGTATGATCTCCTCAGGCTTTTTGCCGCATGTGAGCGTCTGTGCATCCGCAGACATCATCACCACGCCGGTAACGTCGTGCGGGCTCTCGAGTAGCTTGAGCACGTCATCCGGTGTGAAAACCACCTCGGGGTTGATGCACATGTATGCATCAAACACATCTGAGCCAGACATTTCAAAGCACTCTTTGCGCGTCGTACGCTGGCTCACCATCACCTGATGGCCACGCTGGGCACACTTGAGCACCAGATCCGTCCAGTTCATCAGAAACGAGGGCGTATACACATTGTCTGCAGGTGCCGGGAGAACAAAACACAGACGCATCTATAGAAACAACGCCCTATTTCTCTATGTCACTCACACGCACGGGCTACGTGATCCCGCCAAACTCGGATACGAAGCGTGAACTCACGGTACGGGCGATCGAGAATGCACTCGGCATGCGTCCTCCACCTTTCAAGGTATTCAAAGAGACGCGGAAGTATTTGTGCATCCCGCAATTTTACGGCCGAGAACATTTTGGCGAACCGACGCGCGATCAACGCCCTGAACCCATCGCAGCAACGATTCCATTCACGGGCGAGCTTCGCGGAATCCAGAAAGAGGCGATCGACGCTTACAAGGGAAATGGCGTTCTTTCCCTCGATGTCGGATTTGGTAAGACTGTGTGTGCGCTTGCGATTGCATCACGTCTTGGGGTTCGGACTCTTATCGTGGTTCACAAGGAGTTTTTGGCAAACCAATGGGCCGAGCGCATCGCCCAGTTTTGTCCCGGGTGTACCATCGGACGGGTACAGCAGGATCGTTGCGAACTCGACCATCCCTTTGTCATTGCGATGATCCAGACGCTGTGCATGCGTGAACACGCCATCGGGGCGTTTGACTCGATCGGACTCCTCATTGTTGACGAGGCGCACCATGTCGGTGCACCCGCCTTTTCACAGGCGATGTTTGCCATGTGTCCCAAGTATACGCTAGGACTCACGGCGACACCGGATCGCAAAGATGGTCTGACTCGCGTCCTGTATTGGTTTCTCGGACCCTGCTTCTACGCGAAACACCGCGACTCGTCCAAGAATGTCAAGGTGATCAAGGCGCGGTTCATGCATCCCGAGTTTCTTCGCGGACCGCCCGTCTCTCGACTCGGCAAAGTGTGTCTGGCTTCGATGGTCAACATACTCGTCGAGATTCCGGAGCGGAACGAGCTGCTCCTGGATATGATTCGTGACGCGGCTGTCAATCACCAAGTGCTTGTTCTCAGCGATCGACGTGCTCACTGCGAATGGCTCGTCGAGCAGCTCGGTCCGACGGCAGGTCTGTACATGGGCGGCATGAAACAGGCGATCCTCGACGAATCGGCGAAGAAACGGATCGTCATCGGCACATTCTCGCTAGCGCACGAAGGTCTGGATATTTCGACGCTCAGTGCCATCGTGCTCGCGACGCCACACTCGGATGTGAGACAGGCGGTCGGTCGTGTCCTCCGCAAAGAGGGTCCTAAACTCGTGTACGACGTGGTGGATGCATGGAGCGTCATGAATGCCATGTGGCGCAAACGGGCCAAGATTTACGCCGAGTGTGGCTTTTCGATGGAGGACACAGAGGAACACGCCGAGACGCCCGCGTCAATCTTTCAGCAAGGGAAATGTTTGTTCACAGTAGATGCGTGACTCGACGTACGTTATGCTTGCCCTGGCTTTGTGCTCACTGGTTGCTGTCGCCCTGAGCATGCAGAAGCCCAAGGCGATGTACATGCTCGATCTGGAGGATTTCAAGGCTTTGCCGGTCGAACTTCGGAGCGCCCTTCGGCGTATGCTTCCTGATCCGGTCACTATTCGTCAGAGATGGGCTCATATGACCCCTGACCAAAAGCGAAATGCGATTCAGCAGCTCGGTGGCTTTATTCCACAGCCCCGTCATCCAGTGCATCACGCACCGGAACATCCGAATGACGTCGAGCCCGAACTGGTACCTGAACCTGAACCGACGCCCGTGGTGGTCGAGTCGCCCCTAAAGAAGGGGTTCCTAGACACCGTCAAGAAGGGAAAGAAGAAAGACGCCAAGAACAAAAAAGAGGATGAGGTGATTGCACTCCGTGCTGTCGGGACCGACGTTCCGGCTGACGAGGGGAGCTTTCTGGGGCAGGATGACTAAAGGAACGTCTTCATCGCCGCCAAACGGAGCATATGAGATGCCCATGACGTACCTGACATTCCCGAGGATTTTTTTCATTCAGACAAGTGCACTTTTTACAGCGACACCTCCTTCTTCTTCTGGGTCTTCTTCTTGGACGAGCGTACGTTGACGTCGCGCGTCTCTGAACCCATGTCGACCGAGACAATGTCGGACACTTCATCCTCGTCACGACGCGCCGGTTCGCGCGTATTGGCGGGCATAGGCGGACCCATCATACCGAAAATCGAGCTCATGTCGATCGGCGGCATGGCCGGACCCTGCATCTCGCGACGTGCGCCTGAGCCGTCGCCGCGAGTTGCCGCACCCATCGGTGGCATAGGACCGCTGCCCTGAGTCGCCTGCGTACGCTGGACTGCATCCATCATGTTCTTGAGCAGATCGGGGTTCTGCTTCATCACCTTGCCCATGTCTGGCATGGCCGCCTTGAACATGCTGTTCGTCAGGTGGAACATCATCGCCGAGCCGCCAACCATCATGATCAGCTTCACCTCGGGCGCGACGTTCACCTTGGCATTGTACTTTTGGTACAGCTCCTCGAAGATGCTATCGTAATCCTCCTGGTTCTCCATGACACTCTCGGACCAGCCATCCAGCTGCAGATCGAACGGGTCGAACCGCTTGTTCATAAACTCGAGCCCGGTGACGCAGGCAATCAGGATACGACGCTGGACGCGAATGGCGCGATCAGCCTCAATGGCGTACGTGAGGCGCTTGTACTCGGTGCGAATCTCCTCAATGTCGCTGTAGGCCGTCAGACGCGACGACGTGTGCATACCGCGCTTCGCCAGACGCGTAATCTTGTTCAGCAGATCCGCCTTCTCGTCCTCGATCGTCTTGTAGCCCTCGCTCGGACCAGAGGGCATACCTCCACCGCCACCCATCCCCTGTTGCTGCTGCTGACCACCGTCCATATCGTCGGGGCCCTCCTCGCCACCGTCCCACATCTCAGGAGCTGAAGGCGGCGCCATGTTCGTCTTGCCCGGGTTCATGAACGCCTCCAGGCCAGGCTCCTCATCCATCTCGCGAAACGTCTGGGCAGGTGGCGGCCGACGAATCAGGGGCCGGACAGTCGGTGGTTTGCGTACAGGCACGGGGCGCTTCTCAGGACCCGAAATGGTAATCTCATCCATCAGGCGGCGTTCGTCGTCATTCAGATTTAGGGTCATTCCGGTGTCAACCGACAAGTCCATTCTGACTATATTAAAGAAAGGAACTTCTAGGCTTTAACGCAGTCTTTTTTCCCAGTCTATGGTAAAATGAAGGCGACCAAGATTGTGATCATCGCCCTCCTGCTCCTCATTCTCTTCCAGGTGACCATGGGTCGTAGCGTGAGCCGCATGTCCATGCTGGACACGACTCAGGGCTCGATGGCTGCATCTGGTCCTTCCAGCATCTTTGACCTGAAGCACAAGCTGGGTTGCGTTGCAGGTGGGTTCAACCCCAACTCGTCGTACTACTCCAAGAGCCTGACGCCTGGCGGCTTTTGCGGCGACGAAGACTGGGTTCGCAACCAGCAGCGCGATTTCGAGATCAAGGGTGGCATTGGTGGCTCTCTACTGTCCAAGTAACGGTCCTATGGTTGTCCATCGCACTCCCAAGGAGAAACGTTTCTCAGTATAGTCACCCCCCACCTGCTCATTGATCTCTATAAACTTCGAGGATCTCTTTGATCACGGGATGGCGAATGATATCCTCTTCAGTAAACTGGATACTCTTGATCATCTCAGACGAGGCGTTCAATCGGGTCAAAAAATCAATCAGACCGTTTTGGTCATAGCCACGATCGTGCTGCGCAGGATCACCGGTTACGACCAACTTGGAACCCTCGCCGATACGTGTGAGGACCATACGCATCTGGGACGGCGTCGAGTTTTGCATCTCATCGGCGATGATCCACGCGTCGTCAAACGTCCGGCCGCGCATGTACGCCAGAGGACACACCTCGACGTTACCGTGTCTGCGCAGTCGGTCAATGTCGTTCGGGGTGTAGAAGCGGCGGAGCGAATCAAACACCGGTCGAGTCCACGGGTCCATCTTCTCGTCGATCGTACCTGGGAGGTAACCATGTTGCTCGTCGACCGAAACTGCCGGGCGAGTCACGATGAGTCTCTGGACCTTGCCCATAGCCAGCTGCTGAGCGCCAGCACTGCAAGCAAGGAGAGTTTTCCCGGTTCCGGCGGGCCCCGAAGCAAAGACAACGGGGACGCTGGGTGCATTGAGAAGCGTCAAGAAAGCCTTTTGGGTCAGTGTACGCGGGGCGAAGCTCATATACGAAAAAGACGCCTAATGCTTAAGTAGCGTGACGGGGCTGAATAAAATCAATGTAGTAGTATGTTGCTCATTGGAGTGTCTGACGATACAAAAAACAATCCGATCATGTTCACTCCGTGGTCATTGATACATGTGATATCCGGTATCATGTTTGCGCTGCTTACTCGAAATGTACCATTCGGACGATCATTCGCCCTCTTTTTCATTCTGCACGGTCTCTATGAACTAAAAGATGTGAGCACGGGTGATATTAATTCAGTTCCAAACAGTATAGGTGATCAAATATTGGGTACATGCGGATTTCTACTAGGGCGAACCCTTGAAACACAAAAATTGATAATTATTTCATTAATTCTTTTTGGCATATTTTTGAACCCTTTATTTTCCAAGAATGGTGAAACCTCAAAGGTGTGGAAATTGTGGACTTCCAGGTCATAAACGTTATGAGCTCATACACGTCAAGGATGAGGCTCTTCAACAAGTGGAGAGTTCCAAATGGCCCCGGTACACACTATCTCATGGATGGCGGGATTCTCGACGTGCCGTACAAAGACACGGAGGCGTTCTTTGTCGAGTACCTCGCAGCCTTGCGCCGTGGACACAAAGTGTACGTCGTCGAGCAAAAGACGGACGTTTTCAAGTTTTTCGTCGATCTTGATTGGCGTGCCGATGCACCCCTTGAAGACAGCGTACTGCTCGACATTCTCGAAAAGATGTGCACGGTTGTCCAAGGGCGATGTATCGTGTCGCGGCCACCCGTGCGCACCGAGGAGGATGGTCGAATAAAATCGGGCGTTCACATTCACTGGCCAGAGACGCTCGTGACACGTGCCGAGGCGCTCGCGTTTCGAACACGCATTCTGCTCGAGATGGATGACGACCCAGAGTGGAATGAGCGTATCGACTCGAGCGTCTATGGCGGGTCGGGCCTACGTATGATCGGCTCGCACAAGATGCCGACGGGTGATCCGTACGTCCCGTGGACACCCGGTGCCCGTGAGGACATTACGATCGATCAACTCAAAGACTACTCGATCAGGGCAAAGGAGGAGGAGACTCAATCGACTGTCGCCGAGGTGCTCAACCACGGGCCGCTCGAGGCGTACATACGCAAGTACATTCCTGGTCAGGAGTACATGCGTGTCAAGCGCATCGGTCGCAAGGGCAAGGAGGCGCTGTGGGTTCAGACGGACTCCAAGTACTGCGAAAATGTCAAGACGGAGCACAAGTCGAATCACGTCTGGTTTTCAGTCTACGGTGATACAATCTGTCAGCGGTGTCACGACGAGGACTGTAACGGTTTCGTCGGTCGGGAGTTTATTCTTTCTCCGAGCATAGTAGAGGAACTTTCCAGCAATGTTGCTGTGGATCGTTCTACTTTTGTGTCTATTCGCGATCTTGTTCCCGGGCACTGGTTTCCCCAAGACCCTAGCGAACCGGTACGAGAGACTGGTGCACCCATACTCGGGTCTCGACCCCGAAACGTGGCGCGAGTTCAAAATAAACATTCGCGCGTACGAGCGGGAACAGGACGTGGAGCTGGCCGCAAGACAGCTGTACGCGGCGGTGGAGAATGTCCGTAACCTCGGTCTTTCGATTCAGCGCGCCGATGATCACGAACACCAAGAGAAGCTCGACGACATTGCCAGTCGACTCGGCGTTGAAGGTGAGTACGAGCTGTTCGCTGCAGCGAAGCGAAAGGGTGTTTATTTTTTTCCAAAGTACTTAAACGAGACGGTCGATGATTCACCAGGGAATGCCACCAAAGACACCCGTCGTGGCGGCACCGTCGGCGACCCCGGAGTCCACTTCCCCGCCCCAAGGCAACGTGGAGACACCGGCCCTCCCCCAACTGAGGACGCGTTCTGGGCGGATCGTGAAACCACCGGAGCGGTGGTCTCCACAGGAGCGGTGCGAGGATGATTACGCCTCGGACGAGTATGACTCGGACGAGTCTTCCCTGCACACGTCCGACGACGAGTGTGATTCGGAGGATATCTCGAGCGAGTCGGATGCGGATGAGGATGGCAATCTTGCCGGTTTTGTAGTTAAAAGTGACGATGAAGATATAGACAGTGATGTTTCAGCCTCCGGAGGAGATGGATCCGAGATCGACTCCGGTGATGAATGAGCAGCAGCAGCTCCGTGAGGAGTATTACCTTCCACCGCAGATACAGAAGCACGACGAGTTTCTCGAGAGTGTCTCGAAGCAGACGCTGGTACTCGTGTTTGCGGCATTTTTCATCGGGCTTTTGCTCGGCAAATCTATGACGCCTGTTGTACTCAGGCAATAAGTTCCTGTAACTCAGTTGGTTAGAGTGCGAGTCTTATGAGAAATGCACTGCATTTCAGATCAGAGAGCTCGACGTCGCGGGTTCGATCCCCGCCAGGAACATTCTGACCCTATGGCCTAATCGGATAAGGCGTGAGACTTCTAATCTCGAGACTGCGGGTTCGAATCCCGCTAGGGTCTTTTACAACTGTGTACCTATAAAGGGAATGCTGCGCGAGGTGGTTGTCGGCAAGTATTCGGCCGTCTCTGACACGACAGCCACGTTGCTCTCGGATGCCGGGATGACCGTCATGGGAGCAATGCCGGCTGAAGACTCGAGGCCGACAAAGTCACCATAAAGATCGTTTGACGCAGAGACGTTCGCAAACGCATCCTCCTGAAAATACCCCGTGAGTGGGTGTTCACGCATGTTGAGCCAACCGGCTGCATCCTTGAACACTTCCGTCTGATCCTGTGGCTGTTCTTTCACGTCTTCTACAAACGGCAAGACTGTGTTTTCGTCACGGGGTGGCGCGTAGCAACTCTTTTTTGGCCTGGTCATAAGAACCAGTACCGTCAGCACTAGAACGGCGAGGCCGAGCCATATCGTCCACTTCATCTACCAATCGGCAGAGAATTTACTTGAGCAGGTTCGGGGTTGAATCCGAACCGATAGGTGCCGGTGGATCGATGGGACCAATGGCCGGTGGAGCCTCTGCCGCAGCCAGACGCTCCTTCTCCAGCTCCTCGCGGCGCTTGACAATCTCGGCCGCGATACGTACATCCGCCTTGGCCACCAGCTCCTGCATGTCCGCCTCGGGAAACTCCTTCTTGAGCTCGTCGATGAGCTCCGCCGGGTGAGGAATCGGCGGTACATCCGGGCGGTTGTAAAACTTGGAGTTTTCATCCCCGGGCTCGATGAAGGGCGTCGGGCTCCCCTCGATCGGCTTGGCCATCATGTCGCGCTTGCGCTTCTCAAAGTGAGACGCCGCCTCACGCTGGTTCTGGCGGTACTTGGACATAATCTCCTCGAGCTTCTCGTTCTGGTAGTGCACGTCGTCAATCTGGTCACGGTCCGGCGGGATCAGCAGCCACTTGTACATGTCGACGACGTAAATGTCGACGAGCGCATCCTCCTTCTGCAGACGCTTGGCATGCGCAGCCGCCTCCTCCTTGGTCGGGAAGCACCCGCGAATCTTCATACCCAACTTCTCATTCTTCTGTGGCTGGTCAGGGCCGACGATCGAGATGAGTGCGTACACCTGGCCGGGCACAGTCAGGAAATCCTGCTCGAGCATGCCAGAAGACGCCATATAAACAGTAGAAGCGCTTTTGTTTTAAGTGAAAAACCGCAGGCGCGCGATGGAAACCCTTCGTCGTCTTCATAATCAGAAGAAACGTGAACTCATCCTGGGCATTGTACGCCCAGGTAACGTGGTGCTCGATTGTGGATGTGGACGCGGGGGCGACTGGCACAAGTGGAAGGTGGCTGGAGCGCATCGCGTAGTCGGCGTCGACCCTGACCAAGAGTCACTCGACGAGGCCCAGCGTCGTGCGACTGAAATGGGGTTCCCGGTCATCCTGTTTCGTGGGGATATTCGTGACATTCACATCAACAACTTTGACGTCGTCTGTTACAACTTTTCGATTCACTACATTGTCGAATCGCTCGGTGAATCGGCCAAGGCGATTGCCCGTGCCGTGAAGCCAGGGGGGTATCTCATCGGTATCACTCCCGACCGTGCACGTATCACAGAGTTCAAGTCACCGGATGCGCTCGGAAATACGATTGAGCAGATCGATCCTACACATGTTTCAGTCCGGCTCGTCGATGGGCCATTTTACGCCGATGGCGCGAAAACCGAACCGATGATTTCAAAGGGTCTTTTGGAACACGCTCTCGGTCCGTGGTTCAAACTTGAACGGTGGACGCCCATGCTAAACACCAGTACCGGTCTCATATCGGACATCTATTCGACATTTATTTTCAAGCGCAAAGAGTAGATATGAAGGTGAACTGGGTGGACATAGGGCTAATGAGCACTTTGCTCATCATGCTCATATGGGCCGTCACGTCAATTAAAGAGCCAAAGATGCTCACGGATGTACGGGAGCGCTATGACATTCTTTTGGCGCATCTACGCCAGACTCAACAGGTTGATCCACGTTTCGAAGTTCTTCGTCGACACGAACCATTGCTCACTGGCATTGACTCGACGCGCATGACGAACGGCACGATCGGGTACAATGTCAACAAGGGGTACGAGATATATATGTGTATCGATGCAGAGGGGTCTCTCGATGCAGCGATGCACGTGCTCATTCACGAGCTCGCACATATGACGGTTCCCGAGTATGATCACTCGGATGCGTACTGGCAAAATTTCAAGGACCTGCGTGAGTTGTGCAGGACGCTCGGTTTGCTCATCGAACATAGCGAGCCCATGACGTACTGCGGCGGTCAAATTACAGTCTAGGCCTGGTTCTTCAGAAACTTGAGTGCGAAAAAATACAGCGCCGCGACGAGCAGGGCTGTCACGGCCATGCCGGTCGTCGACAGATCGCCAGCCTCGGACATGAACTTGGGGATCGTGTCCGCAAGCTTGTCCTGGACGGGCTTGGAAAACGCCAAAAGTGCAGCGATACCTGCCACGGCCGCCTGGAACTGCTCATCCGTCAGTCCCAGAGGGTTGCCAGACTTCTTCGACGGCGTCGCACCAATCATACCCGGGCTCACGGCTGTCACGCGCTGGGTCGTCGGAGAGGTGTACGTTGCCGAGTTGACACCACCTGGTGAATCCTCGAACGAAGCGGATGGCATAACATCAGCGATGGAACTCGAGAAATCCATCATGTTATTATTCTGGTCAGAAGTTTTTTCGTCTTGGAAAAGCGGAATTGCACCAGGGCCAGCCGGCGGAACTTCGCCGCGTCCAACGGGTTCTGACCGAGTGTTTGAACCCATCTGACGATCGATCGACTGTGGCTGCTGGGGAGACTGATCATCGATCGTCGGGATGTACTGAATCATGGTAGAACCGCCTGAGCCGAAATCCATGTTCTCCATTGTCTCTCAGTGAGAGTCTTTTTAGCGGCGTGGAGCGCGTCTAACGGGTTTTATTCTTGAGCATATATATGAAGTTGTACAGAGGTAATTCCGGGGCAAATACAACGTTGGGAAACAGTCCAACGTATTTTGCGAGGACTCTGAAAAACGCAGAGTTGTATGGAACTGTACGGTCCTATGATCTGAAACGCGCCGTGAGTCTTTTCAATATGGGGAATGTGAATGAGGTGGCAAAGTTAATGTCACTTGCACCGCCGTCGATTTATAACGACATTGTACAGACATTTAACATTTCAAATGGAAACCAGGTGAAGCGTGCGTCGAATGCCGAACCAGACCGCAGAGTCGCTCGCTTTATATGCAGTCTGGGGTATGACGGATACACAGCCCCGCGTCTTTCACGGAAAAATGGAGGTGAATTCCATGCTGAAGTTGTTCTGTGTAAACCGCGCGATGTCCTGAGAAACACAAAACCTGAAATTCTCAGTCTCGTTCCTCCCCGTGCACCAACAAAGAAGCGACCTGCGAGACGTACCCCCAACAACAACTAGACCTTCTTGATCGTGAGGGCCGACGACCCCTTCTTAACGATAGGCGTCCCGGACGTGGATGCGAGACTCGGTGGGTGCTTCGGGTTGTAGTTTTTGGCGTGGTACTGCCACATGGCATCGGACCCAATACGGAACCCCGTGCGAATGGGCGCCTTGTAATAGAAGACGCAATCCTCGATCCGATTGGACTTGCTCGTATTGTCCAGCACCAGACATTCATAGTTCTCCGTGCAGGCGTTCATCACCTGGCAGAACATGTCGAACGTCGGAAAGACGCCAAAGAACGACTTGTACAGCCGCTCGCGATTCTGAATCACATTCTCGCGCAGGACAAACACGTAGTCGACGTTGGCACGCAGGTCGGGTGACAAGTCCATGCAATACTGCATCGTCAACATGAAAAACAGCTTCCAGTGTCGACCGTTCATGAAGCATTGCCGGATGCACGTGTCCTTCATGAACGCCTTGTCGTACATGCAATCGTCCATGAGCAAAAAGGCACCCGTCTTGCGCCCAGCACCGACGAGCGTACGTTGACGGGCGAGAACCTTTTCGATCGCCGACTTGTTGTAGTCGCCGTAGATGAACAAGTCCGGTACAAATTGTTTGTAGTAATGGTTACCGTCCTCCGTGCCTGACATGACGATCCCGACCGGCAAGTGCCGTTTGTAGTACATGATGTCAGTCACGAGTGTCGATTTGCCCGTACCGCGCTTGCCGATGAAGACGCACACCTTGTCGTCTGCAATCGTGCTCGGGTCAAACTTCCTGAGCTGGAGATTTGCAGCCATTCCTGGTACCATCGGGTATTTTTCCAGAGCGTGTAGGGCGCGCGCCGTAAAAAACCGTGCCTAGTGTTAGATGTCGAGCGCCAGCATTCGACTTGCGGCCCGTGGCGAGCAGGACTTGTGGCTCACAGGCACGCCCAAACAGACGTATTTTCTGGCACTGTATCGCAAACGTGAACCCTACGTTCTCGAATCGTACGAAGTTCCGTTCGACACGTCGAATGTGTTTTTCGGATCGACCGTGACGTGCACGCTCCCGACCAAAGGCGATCTCGTTCAAAAAATGACGCTCAAGTGCACCTTGCCCGCCCTCTTCTATCGCAAGCCCGGGTGGTGTTACCCCGTGACGTCGACGACATTTCAGCCGTACATCTATCTCCTCGATTCGTCAGGGAACGTTCTCGAAATTCTACAAGTTCGATCGAACCAACCGTTCTATTCATCGGCTGTTCTGACATGGGTACCGGTGTCCGCATACCTGACAGCCGTCGCGTACAACGGCGTCGATCGCCTGACGTATACGCTCGCTGCATCGGTTGCCCGTATCGGGTTTGTCGCGACAGAAACGTCCTTCTTTGGTTTCGATGATAAGCTCGGCACAAAGCTTGGCACGACCGGCATCGTCACGTACGCCGCAACGACGACCCTCCAGGCTCCATTCACGCTCGAGCAGAGCGGGTGGGTCCCGGGATTTACTCCGCCGGTCGGTCTGAGCTACATAGACTCGGTCGGTACATACGTCATTCGTACGGCAGAGTTTCTCGTCGGTGGTCAGACGGTCGACGTCGTCACGGGCGAGTACATTGACATTCGCCAGGATCTCGAGGTTCAGTACGAAAATCAGGCGGCTCTACTCCTGCTCAATGGCAAGGGGGACACGAGCGCGATTCAGTTGGCCCGGACATACTACGTCACCCTGCCGTTCACACCCGAAATGGCGCTTCCGATTCGTGATCTGTACAAGCAGGATGTCAAGGTGCGCGTGACGTTCGAGCAGTTTTCACGTCTGACGGCGACCGATGTCCCCTTGAGCGGCTATGGTTTTCTGAACAGCGCGTCGTCGACCGTGTCGTCCGTTCTTCCCGCCCTGTATTCCAACACGGCCGTGTTTGACGGCACGTACATCTACGTGTTTTCGTACAACATGTTCGGGCTCGTCAATCCGAGGGTACCGTTTGTAGCCCCGACGCTTCTTCAGATGGGTGACGTGAGTCCGAATGCCCAGTTTGAAGCGAGCTTCGTCATCAACGGCGAGGTGTTTGCGGTGTCGACCGATCAGTACATCGTGTCCGTCCCAGTCATCACCACCCAGACACTTTCGTCATTCCTGACGTCATCGTACGTCGTCTTCCCGGCTGGCATACCGCGCCGGGCTGCATGCACTGACGGGCGTTACATTTACGCTTACGCCGGGTCGAACGACTCTGCGGCTGCGTACAACACCGTGTATCGATTCGACACACAGAGTCTCGCGACTGATACGATCGACCTCAAGGTGACGGGTGTCGTCGCAGTCAACATCAATCTGCAGGTGGCACCGACGTTCGACGGCCGGTACGTCTACTTTGCCGACAAGTACCAAAACACGCTCATCATCCGGTACGATACGAACGCCGCATTCACAACAGCGGGTTCATGGACCGTGTTCAACTACAACTCGGTGCTCAGCCTCTCTCAGCAAAATCTGAGCGCCTCGACATTCGACGGCCGGTACGTCTACTGGTTGTCTGACGTGACCACGAGCCGATGGATCCGGTACGACACACGAGGCACGTTTGCAACCGCAGGCGCATGGCAAGTGTTTGATATCTCGACCGTCTATTCAGGTGCAACCACTGCGGGGTTCAAGTCACCGGTGTTTGACGGCCAGTACATCACGGTCAGTGGCAACGGCATCTTTTTGCGGTACAACACGGCGCTTTCGTTCACGACCGTGTCATCGTACGAATGGTTCAATTACACGACCGGCGCAACGTCCGCCGGTCCGCGAACAGCTGTGGTCACGTCGGGCGCGTTCAACATCAACGTGTTTGACGGCCGGTACATCTACAGCTTCCCGTACGGGACGCCAAACGTTCTCAGACAAGACACATCGGTTGCAATTACACCGTCGTCGCTCCAGGCGTCGATGATCATCGACTATGCGCGTCTGCCCGAGAGAAGCGAAATCAAGCCGCAGGAATTTATAGTTACACAGACGTCCCTGACCCAGTCACCGAACGCTCGCTTTGCGCTCGAGATTGCCGGTCCGGTCAAGGAGTTGTTCATGGTGAACCAGACGTTGACGACGTCGGGGCCCTACGTGTACAATCCACTGACCCCCATCGAGCTCAAATTCAACGACGAAAAGGTGTTTGACTGGACGGCTCGGCAGATTGAGCCGTTCCGGTTTCACTCGACAATGCCGCAGCGCACCATGAGTCTCGTTTCATTTTCACAGGATCCGGAATCCAACACGCGCATCGCCGGGAGCGTCAACCTCGCTCGCATGCGTGACATTCAAGTGTCTGTCGGTGCATCGGCAAACACCGTGACGCGCGTGTACGCTCGGACGTACAACGTGTTCCGGGTCGAGAACGGTATCGGCGGACTGCGCTTCATGTCGCCGTCGTTCAAAACCATGTTCCAGCCGGACAATCGGTGGGTGTACACGTCGACTGCAACCATAGCCACCGTGGGTGCTCAGCCGTTGTCGGGCAACGTACTCGCGACGGTTGGTATCGGTGGGATCGGCGCGACGACCGGTACACTCGAGGCGTCGCCTACGACACCTCCCCAGAAGATTGTGTTTGATTCGTCGGGCAACTTTTACGTCGGCGGTACATTCCAGGGGAACGACATTCAGTTTGGAAACAGCCCACTCTTCACGTGGTATGGCGGTGCACCGGACAGCTATCTCGCCGTGTACGATCGAACATCGACGCTCGCAAGCACTGTAGTCCTCACGACGCTTGGTGCCGGTGGCGTCACGATCAATGCACTGGCCGTGCAGGGGACGAGCGTGTACGTCGTCGGCACATTCACGACGACGGCATACTTTGTCAGTGTCGACGGAAACGCCACGACGTTGACAGCCGGAAGCGGAACGAACATGTTCGTCGCAAAGTATGGCGCCTTTGGTCAGTACACCACGTGGGTCACCAAGGCGGGGAACAACTGTACGGGGCTTGCCGCTACGACCGACTCGGAGGGTGTGTACATCACCGGAAACTTCACAGGTACGACGGCATTTTACAATGCTAACGGCACAACCACATCATCACTCACGGCGGTCGGTGCCCGTGACGGGTACGTCGCCAAATATTCACATACAGGTACGGCTCTGTGGGTGGCCAAGATTGGTGTCGCGCCAACGACGACCGTCAACTCGACTGGCATCGCATCGAGTGCCGATGCGTCGATCGTCGTTTCCGGGTACTGGATCGGGACGAATACACTCGGAGTGTACAACGCAGCCGGAACACCCACGTCTCTTTCGGGCGTCGGTGCAACAAACGACGCCTTCTTGGTCAAGTATTCGACAGCCGGTACGGTGACATGGGTAACACGCGTCGGTGCAGGTGGACAGGGTATTGTCGTACCGACCGTCGCGCTCGACAATACGATCGTGATCACGGGTGGTATATTGTCAACCGCCACTTCGTGGAACGTGTACAATCAGCCAGGGACGAGCGCAACCGTCACGACGGGTGTGATTGCAAAGGGAGCTGGGTATGTCGCAAAGTACAATTCGGCAGGTACGGCTCAATGGATCAAACTTGCAGTGGCGACAGCTGGTTCGCCCGCATCAAACTTTGGTCTCGGTGTCACGACCGATCCAGGTGGGAACGTATTTTCAACCGGGCTCATGTACGGTACGACGACGCTCGCCACGGCGCGCACCTACACAGTGACTGGTCAGGATGGCTACGTCATGAAGCTTTCACCGACCGGTACGCTCGTATGGGCGACACAGATTGACGACATTACCGCCGACTCGTACACGTTCGCGGGCAGCGTCACGTACGACCGGATATCGTCAAACATTCTCGTCACCGGTTCATTCTCTGACACGACCAACTTTTACAACGACACAAACAGGAGCGTCCCGGCGGCTATCCTCAACGCGCGCGGGGACACGTACGATACATTCATCGTAAAATATTCTGCGTAAACACCAGGGATGCAGGAACCACCTGCACAGTTTGCAACGCAGACCATTCGAGTACAGTTTGAAAAGAGCGTGTCATTTGGAAACGATCTACTCGTTTCGATTCCCAAAACGGGTGACGTGGTCAGCACGATGGTCTTTCGCGTGAGGTGGCCATCCGACGCACCGACTGTCGTTCAGCCGTCGGCCGGAACAGCGATGATCAACCGCGTCGAACTCATGTACAAGGACCAGGTGATCGAGCGTCACTATGGCGAAACGATGAACATCCTCAATGAAATCACCGTGCCTCAGGCGAAACAGTCTGCGCTTTCAGCCCTGATCGGCAAGGACACGACGAGCAATCTCGCCACGTATTACATCCAGTTTCCGTTCACGGTGAACATCCCGATCGTCGCACTCGACGAATCAGTCAAGGTGCGCATCGTGCTCAATCAGTCGTCGATGTTTATGAACGGCTCGTACGACGGGCGTGTCCAAGCTGATCTCTTTGTCGATTACGTCTACGTGTCAAAGGCGGAGCGCGACTATATGACGTTGTACCCACTGACCTACATGAGCCAGACGTTTCAGCTCGTCCAATTTCGCCTCCCGGCGAGTTTTTACCAATCGACGTATTCACTCTTGACGCGATTCGTCAACTCGGTCGCCGAGCTCTACTGGGTCGTCCAGAGCGACAATGCGTCGAACGTCTACGACTACACGAACAGCGGATCGGATCATCTCGTGTCGCTGCGGCTTGCGTCCGACACGGTCGACATCATCACACCGGACTATGCTTCGGCACTCTACCTGCGCGTGATTCAAGGGATGGAGTTTCACACGCGTGTCCCAGACAGTCAATTTTACATGTACTCGTTTGGCATCGCACCTGAACTCGATTCACCGAGCGGGACGCTCAACTTTTCTTCGCTCGAGAATCAGCAACACGAACTCACGCTGACACCGTGCATCACCGGACGCGACGTACGAATCTACGCTCGGTCGTACAATGTGTTTCACATTTCCAACGGCGAAGGCCGTGTCGTGTTCCCCACTCAAGAAGCTGGACCGGTTGACGGGACGATCAAAGGCGTGTCGACGAGCCTCCTCGGATCGGCACCCGGGAATGGCGTGTTCTCGCTGTACTACGGTGGGACGGGTGGCACGGGGAACTATGGTGCTTCGGGATCTGCAGTCGATTCCTTCGGAAACACGTACTCGTGTGGGACATTTGGAACGTCGACGCTCGTGGTGTACAACAAGGATGGATCGACGTTCGGGACGTTCAATCTCGTCTCGGGGTCGACCAACACGGGCTATATCGTCAAGTACAATACGTCGGGTACGGCTGTTTGGGTGACCACGATAGGTGGTCCCGGCTCTTCTCGAGCCAACGTGACAGGTATCGAGGTGGATACGTACGGTGATCTCCTCGTATCCGGTACGACGATATCGACCGCTTCCCAGACTGTGACGCTGTACACGAACGGCGTGACGGCGTACGGCACGACGCTCACGACAACCGCCGGGACATACGACATGTTCCTGACGAAGCTCGCGAGCGCGACGGGCACCCCCCAGTGGCTCATACCCATCACGGGAAGCGTCGCTGGTTCCGAGGGTGCCAATGCCCGGCAGACGAGTGCGACCTACCAAAGCTTTTTGTCGCTCGGGACGGACCTTCCGGGCAACGCCTACCTGACATTCACGTCCAATTCGACGTCCGTGTCGACGAGCGGCGTGTCCCGGTCGTCGATCGGCGGGACCTACAACGGGTCTGTGAGCGGTCTGTACAGCCCGAACACATACCTGGCCCAGTTTAACAAGTCGGGGACGTTTCAGTGGATCACAGGCATTGCCGGTAATCCGTCCGGGAACATCTTTGTAACGTCGGCGACTACAACCATCAACGGGCTCACGTCCGTCACGGGCTATTTCACGTCAAACACGTTCACGCCATTCAACACGGCCGGTCAGGCAAACACGGGCTATGCACTCACGCGGTCCGATTTCGACAGTTACTTTGGTGTACCGGCGATCGTCACGGCGACAACCGTCAACAGCTACCTGGCGACGTACACTTCGTCAGGTACGATCCAGATGCTGGCGCAGTATGTCGGATCGAACGTCCAGTCGCTGAGTATCGCACAGGACGTGTCGACGAACATCGTGACGTGCGGCACATTCGTGGGCAGTACGCTCGTGTTTTACAACTCGTCCGTCTCGAGCATTCCGCCATCCCTGATTGGCATCGGGGGTGTCCTCTTGCCGGCGTCCGGTGTTGATACGTACGCCTTCATCGTCAAGTATTCGACGCTCGGGTACGTCCAATGGGCGGTACAACTGGGCGGGACCGGTCAGACGTATCTCACGTCGTGTACGACCGACGCGACGAACAGCGTGTACTCGTGTGGGTACACGACATCGCCGACGATGACGATCGGCACACGATCACTCACGCGCATCGGCACGATAGACGGCCTCGTCGTCAAGTACTCGGCGTCAGGTGCATATGCATGGGCAATTCAAATCGGTGCACCCGGTGCGACGGTCAACTGTCGATCGGTCTCCATCGATCCACTCTCGCAAAACATCGTCGTTTCGGGAACATACACTTCAACGGTACCCGTGGTTGTCTATACGGTCAGCGGCATCTCGTCGGGGGTGACGCTTCCGGCCGTGAGTGTCGTTCAGCCGTTCGTAATCGAGTTAAAGGCGTAGAGGCTTTTAAGCCTAATGTTCGTGTGTGTCGTCACCCGCAACAAGTCGATCGCGGCGACGACACTTCACGCCCTCATGAACATCCACATGTACGCCATGTATAAAGGTTTGCACGTCGATGTTCATTTCGTGAATGACATGTCTGGACTCGCCAAGCTGATCAAGTCGGGCGAGCGCATCATCTGGTTCGACTATGGAACAAACCTCGATGAGCAGAGCCTGCGCAAGTTGTGTGACCCCTTCGAGAAGGATGCCAAGGTGCTCGTGTGTCCGTCGGTCAAGGAGGGTGTCGACTGGGACATGTTTCGCAAAAAGACGCTGGCGGGTTCGAAAGAGCCTGCGTGTCAGCGTGGTCTCACGTTTGACACTGACGTGAGCAAAAAGTGGGCCGACGGTCTGTACGAGGTGACCAAGACGTCGGCGCGCGTCTGGGCCATGGACTCAAAGCCGATTGACAAGAAACTGCGAGGTGACAAGGTTCCGGTCAAGCTGCAGACCGAGTCGTACGAGGCGATGTTTGATCAGCTCTTGAAGCTCGTCAAGGTGGGTGCGTTGACGCAGTCGCAGGTGGTGTGTCATTACACGTACGAGTGTCTCGGAAACATCTTAGAGACACCGGGCGTTCGTGTAGATAAGTAGACACACATGGGCGAAGCCCTCGCCCTCCGGGCGTTTGTGAATCGGGTTTGGGGCTTTGCAGCCGACTCGACGTATTTTCCAGGTCCTCAGCCTGTTTCAATTGAGCGGCAACACTTCCCGCTTTTGAAAAAGTCTGCCTACCTCGCATGTCACAAGATGGATGGCGTGCGCCATTTGCTCGCCTGCTGTGAGATTGACGGCGTCAAGCGCGCCGCGCTCATCGATCGCACATTTGCCGTACAGTTTTATACGTACACCCTGCCCAAGGATACTTTGTTGGATGGCGAGCTCGTCACACGAAACGACGGCCGGCAGGTGTTTCTGATTCACGACGCGATGATGATTCGCGGCGAATCTCTCATGCAGATGCCCTTGTCCGAGCGACTCATGAAGGCGCGCGCGCTCGTCAAGACGATCCTGACCAAGTCGCCGTTCGTGACGCTCGTCAAGGAGATGCGCGTGCTGGCCGACATGAAGAACCTCGAGGTGCCTCCGTATGAGACGGACGGGTTCATCTTTACGCCGATCAACGAGCCTGTTCGGTCGGGCACACACGAAACGATGTTCAAATGGAAGCCGCGTGATCGCATCACGATCGACTTTCAAGTGTACAACAAGGCGGACCTCTACATTCAAGAACGCGGTCGGCTCATTCACGAGACGCGTCTCTGCAGGGGTGAGTTTCCAGACGGCACCATCGTCGAGTGCGACTATGGCGATCTCGGATGGAACGTCGTCAAGATTCGGACGGACAAGACGTACCCGAACAACCGGCGGACCTACCTGCGTACGATTGTCAACCTCAGGGAGGATATACGACTTGAGGAATTTTATGCCCTTACAGCATGACGAAGACTACCACCCGATCAGTGGCTCGCCGCCGGAATGCGAACAACAACGGTACGCGTTCACGCGCACTGAGCGTCGTAGCCGCCCATGTGTTTAAAAGTCCAGTGTCTCGCAATCGTCCCCGGAACGCAATGACGGCTGCAGCAATTCACCGTCTTATACTCGCCAACCCGGTTCTTTATAGGCAGTACAGGAATACGCTACGTGCAGCGGCACCGTCACGTCCGCTTGCGAATTTCATCCCACGTTCTAACATCGGGCAGCGTTTTCAGCGCATTTTGCGCAATGCGCGTATAGTGAATCGTCACCGTGACGGCGGTGTAACATTTGTACTTCCACCGACATCCCAGTATGCCGGACGGTACCGGCTTCACCCGAATGGTCACATCACGGGGAATAGAGCCGGTCGGATTACTGCAGGTGAAGGTGGATTCATGATCACAAACGTTACTCGCAACAACAACCGTTAAGGCTGAGCCGCGCCCAACAAGCAAAGAAGAATGACGACCGAGCTTGCCAACGAGGTGATTGCCATGGCGTTTGCTATGGACATGTGGGTATTCGGTGGCTACGTCCGTGACGTGGTGGTTCGGAAACAGCAGATGTTTGGAGATCTCGACATCTGCTGTAGCCGTGCAAAGACAAATGTGTCTCAATTCATCCGCGCACTCGGTGCGCGCTTCGACGTGACGATGCACGATTCGCGCAAGTTCAAGAATACGTACGGTGCAATGTCACCGGGTATCACGCGGATCCACAAGTGTACGGTGGTTGAGGGTGACACGCGCGTTCGCGTCGACGTGGTGTCGTTTGACGGCTCGTTTGACGATTGGTGCGATGAGCGGACGGTTGACTTTACGTGCAACCTCTTCTACATGAAGCGCGAAGTGGCACTCGGCCTGCGTTACGTACCCGAGTGTCTGAAGCACCATCCGACGCCGATGCAAAAGCTGATCGACATGACGATCGCCCAGGACTTTCACCGGATCTGGGACGTGCCCGGTGGTGTGTCGTGTCACTGCGTGAATGTCATTCGGATTCACGATCGAGCCAAGGAGCTCGTCAAGCGTGGCTGGTATATGCCTTCGACGCCAACGCTCATGTCCGAGCGCATGAGTCACGAGATTGACGAAAAGCCGTACGCACAGACGGAGTGTGGACGCATGCAGGGTTTCATCGATCATCTCCAGTCGCGCCGGGCTGTTCGGCAGCTCGAAGAGATGACTGGCCGAGACGCGGTGACTCGGCGTATCAGAACTATGCTGTGATGCGATCCTCGAGCTTGCCCGTGAATCGGATGTTGCCGACGTGGCCGAGCGTCGTCGTGACATCGGCGAAAATCTGACCGCCCATCTGCTGCCATCTGCGGCAGAATGCATAGTCCTCTGACAGGTAGCGACGGTTGACAGGGTCGATCATACAATCAAAAACAGCACAATAGTCTTCAAAGTCGCGATTCTGATGGTCGTTCTTGCAGTTGAGCTCGGGGTACCGCTCAAACATGCGCGTGAACACGTCGCGCTTGATCATCAGAAAGCCAGTCGGGCCGTCGAGCACCTCGACAAAGCCGTTGACAATCTGAGCATTCGCCTGTTTAAAATTCATGACGAGTGAAGCGGCGAGTTTATTCAGACTGCGCGTGTCGTTTGTCTTTACGGCGTGTTCCGCCTGATCCCACATCACCACCTTTTTGGGGTAGACGGCACATGACACGTCATGACCAGAGCCGAGAAGGCGCATGACCGACTCGGGCTCAAACTTTACATCAGCATCTACGAACATGAAATAGTCCGCCTGACTGCGAATCATAAAACGGGCGACCGAAATGTTACGAGCCCTGTGGACCAGCGACTCGTTCTCGGTCGTGTCGAGCATGAGTTGGACCCCATTCTGTGCACACATACGCTGAAGTTTCAGGATCGATTCAGCGTATGCCTGCAGACACACACCGCCATAACACGGTGTGCTTAAAAACAGGCTAGGCATCCCTGCCTTCTTTATGGATCGTTTGTTTATCTAGTACTCCTTCGACATGTACGACACGCGGCCAAACAGGCGCATCAGCAGAGACACGAGCAGAACAAACACGATGGCGTGCAGCACGAGGCCGCCCGTCTTGGCGACGCCGTCCTGAGTCGCGACCCAGCTGCCAAACACCTTGCGGGTCAGCTCGTACGTCATGGGGTGCGCCACCAGGATGTAAGCCAGTGCGGGGGTCAGGGAAAACTTGACAAAGGACATTCTTACTATGTGTCACAGAAAACAAATTTGACGATTGACCTTTCGCCGGTCGTCACTGGGCTGACGCCGTGCATGACGCCTCCGGCCTGGACGACCAATAAAGAGTTTGGCTCGGCCCATACGCCGTGCTCATTCCCGAGCCAGTCGCGACGGATCGTCATGCTGTCTGACGTGTTCGTGACAGTGTACACGCACTCGTATTGTTGACCGATGAGCGAAGTGTCCCGGTGCCATTTCATACCGCCGCAGCCCACCTGGTACTTGCGGTACTCGACTGGGATAGTGATCCGACGCGACGACGGAACAGCCGCAGGTTCGAGCGGCTTGGAAAACACGCGCGTAAAGTACTCAGTGAGTTTTGGGCTCGTAAATACGCGGTGGGTCACTGTCCCGGGCGACATGAACGTTCGAAGACGCCCCGGCGCCACCTGATTGTTTTCGTCGTCTAATCGCACCCTGGAGAGTTCGTCGAGGAGGTGTCGGTGATCGCTCAGGCTGAGAAACTGGGGGATGTACAGAAACATCCCCCCTGTCAATATCATCCATAATATCAGCCCATCGTACACCGCGCTCACTCGGTGGAGGCATTGTGTTTCTTTACAACTTTGAGCACCTTTTTAACAGGCTTTGACGTCTTTGTATTGTACCGGCCGAATAGCTTTTCGAGATCAGCCTGGCGCTGGTCGACCGTTCGATTCATCTTTGCGTGGTGATCGCGCGCCTGTTTAATTTTTTCGGGTGGATAGCCGTCGAGCTTCATGGCGTCACACAACGCCTTGAGTGATGGCAACGCGGGACTGCACTTTGAATAGACAGCCGAGACGTGTTCGGGAAAGGGTCGCTCCTCTACAACGCGACGAACCGGCGGACTGTCAGGTGGTTGCCATATGGGCACATGAACGCGCGCGGGAGCCTCGCACGCCTGAACCGAGTTCATGTTACGGATCAGCCTGGCGACGATCGACTCATTCATGGGAGGTGGGAGGGGAGAGACAACAGGGACGCGAATTCGTGGCAAAGGTCGTTTGTACATTTACACAAAGGCACTCAAAGTTCTTAGATCGCCGCCGCAGCTCAACCGCCCCTCTACTCGTCGTCCTCCACAAACTCATCCACCACAGCAGCGCGCGCCAGGCGCTCGCGCAGAGTGCGCGGCGGGCTCATCACCGTCTCGTACTCGTCCTCGACATCCTCCAGCGGGCAGCCGTGCGTCTGGCACAGCTCGCAGTCCGAGTGCACCTCGTCATCCAGCTCGTGCGTGTGCACCGGTGCATCCGACTTGACCTTCTTCGCCTTCTTGGCCGCCTTCTTGGGCGCGGCCGGCGCGCTCGGGCCCGCCTCGTCATCAGAGCCTGCCGCGGCACCACCCTCATCCGTCACCTTCTTGGCCGGCGCGCGCTTCTTCTTGGGCGCCACGGGGCGCGGGGCATCCTCGGTGTCCGAGTCGTCTGCCACGGGCTCCTCGCGTGTCGCCACCGCCTTCTTCTTCAGCCGCTTGATCGGGCCAGTGGAGGACCCTGCAGGCGCGCTCGCCGCCGCCTCAGCCTTCTTGGTGTGGATGCTGCACATGGCAGTGCCGAAGAGCGGCTTGAGCTTGCACGGCCCACCCTTGGCAGTCAGGCAGCTGCACGCCGTCGGCATCGGCGTGGCATTCGGATCCTGAGTCTCGTCGGGATCGACCGGCGTCACAGACACCTTCGCCTTGCGCGTCTTGGCAGACCCCTTGCCCTTGGCCTCCTTGGTGGCCGGGATGACATTCACGAGGTACTTGTCCATCAGGTGCTGAGCATCGAGGCCCTCGCCCTCGGCGATCGAGCTCACGAGGTTGCGCATCGCATCCTCAAACTGCGTCTTCAGCGTCGCGAAGATGGAGTCGGAAACGAAGGAGGCCATTTGTACTTGGAGAGGTAGAGGTTGGACGCTTTAGGCGTTGGGTGTTGGTTGGCCTGAGCTGTGCTCGGCCGGTGCGGACAGAACCTCTTTTTTGAGGTTCGTGAGAGGTGGTGGGCTCTCGAGTGCTGTAGATGAGACAGCACTTGGGGGCTTTGTGAGTGGATGGTTGTACCGTGGTTGTCGCATGATCGGTGCAGACAAAACCTAGAAATTCCCAAACTTGGCGCGCGTATTTCTGTGAGCCTCGTTTTGTGCAGCACGCAGCGCCTTTCTAGCATTCTCGTAACGGCGTTTCGTGTCGTACATTTTAGCTTTGGCGATTCTGGCTTTAGTGCTATTGCCACGCGCTAGGGCGTTATTGTAAGAGAAAAGGAACTGCATGTTCGCGCCGAGCAAACGCTCCACCTTTCTCGCCGCGTTCCGGACCTTCTGAGTATTCAGATTCTTGACGATTGCGTTGATCCTCGCATTCGAGTTGGACATTAATATACCTCGTTATTTTTTTTGGGACCATCGGCTGCCCCTCTATTTGCGCAAGCTAGCAAGTCGAAGCTTGGCCGTTTGTTCGGCATTTTTCAGCTTCTTCGGATACCTATTTGGCCTCCACGAGGATCTATAATTACCATTGGCGTTGCTGCCCTTCACCGGAACAAATCCGAGGTGCTTTCGGACGATATGTGTCGTGATCGGTACACCACCCGTCTTGTTGCGGTTCGTGTTGCTGAGAAAAACACCCTGGTGTCGGACTTTGACAAATCCCGCGTTTCGTAGGATGGCTGTCGCGAACGTCCGGAGCGCTGTTGCGATCCCCTTGTTTCGGTTGTTCGGGTGCGTACCCCCACCTTCAAGACTGCCCGTGAGCAGATCGGGGCGCGTCGTCACGCGTATATTTGTCGAGTTTCCGTACTCGACACCGAAGGCATCCGGGCCATACTTTTTCACGCGTACGCCGAGCGGTGCCAGGTTTCTGTTGAATTTATTAACCACCCGGTTGAGAGCGTTTCGCTGGGTCTGTATCCATTTTGGCGCCATACTGTTAGAACAAGTTTTAAATGAGCCTAGAGACGTGTGACGATGTGTACTCATGGTGGCGTTCCAAGCCGTTGCTTGGTCGGCACGTGAAGATGAAGACACGTACACGATAGATATTTTCGGGCGTACCGAGGATGGACAGTCTGTCCACGTCGAGACGCCCTTTGAGCCGTACTTGTTTGTCAAGGTGCCGCTTGGTAAGCCCGTGCCGACCATCGCATCGTCGATCGGTTCACCAGTCCTCATAAAACGCAAGGATCTCTGGGGGTTTCAGAACTGTACGGAACACACGTTTGCCAAGTTTACGTTCCGGAACGAGAGCGACATGCGACGCGCCGAGTGGCTCTGTCGCAACCAAAAGTACCAAGTGTACGAGGCGAACCTGAGTCCTGTCCTGCGGATCATGCACAGGACGGGAATCAAGTCTACGGGGTGGCTCGAGGCGAAAGGTACGCCGGCACGGGGGTCATCGTGTGCGATCGACCTGCGCGTCAACGACTGGCGCACGCTCAAGCCCATCGAGCGTGACGACATTGCACCTTTGCGCATCGCCTCGGTGGATATTGAGTGCTTTTCCGAGTCGGGTGCTTTTCCGAATCCGATGACGCGTTCGGACGTGTGTTTCCAGGTGGCCGTGACGACCCGGACGTACGGACGCGAAGGTCTCGAGCGCAAGGTGCTTTGCGTCAAGAACACCGTGTGTGAAGACTCGGAATGGTTTGCGACCGAACGCGAGATGCTCGAGCGGTTCGCCGAGTACATGCGTGACGAGCTCGACCCGGACATCATCACGGGTTGGAACATCTTCGGGTTTGACTTGGAGTATCTGTATACACGGACGGTCCTCAGTGGATGTTCTGACGTGGCGTACGTCTGGGGTCGTATGCGTGATACGCACATCGAGCTCGTCACCAAGGTGCTCGCGTCCAGTGCTCTCGGCTCAAACACACTCAAGATGGTGCCGATGATCGGTCGTTACGTGTTTGACATGTTCCAGGACATCAAGCGCGAACACAAACTCGAGTCGTACTCGCTGAACGCCGTCTCGGCTCACTTTCTGAACGACAAGAAGATTGACATGCCCGTGCGTGAGATTTTCGGTCGATTCCGCGAAGGTGATCCTGTCAAGCTCGGTGAGGTGGCGGAGTACTGTCTCAAGGATACGGAGCTTCCGCACATGATTGCAGAAAAGACGTGTCTTATCCAGAACCAGATCGAGATGGCCAAGGCGACGTGGGTGCCGATGTCATATCTGAGTGAGCGCGGCCAGCAAATCAAGGTGTTCAGTCAGGTGTGTCGCAAGGCGCGTGAGCTCGGGTTCATGGTGCCGACCATGCGTGTCGACAAGAACGCCGGACCGACGGATTACCAAGGTGCTACCGTGCTCGACGCACAGACTGGTGCGTACTATACGCCGATCACGGCTCTGGATTTCGCGTCTCTGTACCCGTCGATCATGCGTGCGCACAACCTGTGCTTCTCGACGCTGGTCATGCAAACGCAGTACAAAGACTTGCCGAACGTCAAGTACGAAACGTTCGGACCACACACGTTCGCTCAAGATGTACCGTCCCTTCTGCCTGTTATTCTCAATGAGCTCGCCGTATTTCGAAAGAAGGCGAAGAAACTCATGGCGGCTGCCGAAGGAACGCCGATGGAGGCGGTGTACAATGGTCAACAGCTCGCGTACAAAATTTCGATGAACTCAATCTACGGCTTCACGGGTGCGTCCAAGGGTATGCTGCCACTGCTGGCGATCGCGTCGACCGTGACGTGGCGTGGTCGCGAGATGATCGACGAGACGAAAACTTACGTCGAGGCGAACTTTCCAGGTGCAAAGGTGAGGTACGGAGACACGGATTCAGTGATGGTTGAGTTTGACGTCGGCGGACTCAAGGGCCAAGCTGCGATCGACAAGTCGTGGGAACTGGGTGAACAGGCGGCTGAGCAGTGTACAAAGCTCTTCAAGGCACCGAACGATCTGGAGCTCGAAAAGGTGTACTGTCCGTACTTTTTGTACAGCAAGAAGCGCTACGCGGCCAAGATGTACGAGGGTGCTTCGGATCCAAAGACCGGTCAGCCCATTCTGAAAGAGGATGGGACGCGGCTCGTCAAGTTCAAGAAGATTGACGTCAAGGGCTTGCAGGTGGTTCGGCGTGACACGTGCATGTACGTGCGCAAGACGCTGAAACAGCTTCTGAATCTCGTGCTGGAATCGAACGACCCGAGACCGGCGATCGAGTATGCGCGTCACTGTGGCAAAGAGCTCTTAGCCGGCAAAGTGGACGTGCTCGACCTGACAATGTCCAAGCAACTTGGCGCTGATTACAAAACTCGACAGCCACATGTCGAAGTCCGGAACAAGATCCGGAAGAGGGCCCCGGGGTCTGAACCCCAAAATGGCGATCGGGTCGCTTTCCTCATCACCAAGGGCCCTGGGCTTCTGTGTGACAAGGCGGAAGATCCGAGTCACGTCCGGGACCATAATGTTCCCGTTGATTTTTACTATTACTTTGATCACCAACTCCAAAAGCCCGTGTGTGACCTTTTGGAGCCGCTGGTGGGTCAGCGTGCTTTTGATACAATTTTCAAGAGTGTCGAGTACTTGACCATGCCGTCAATCACTCAGTTTTTCAAGCCTCAACCTCGTCCGTAGGAGCCTCCTCAGCGGGTGCAAGCACGTCGGCAACCGTCTCAGCGATCGCCTGCTCAATCTCGGGCGTCACCTCGGGCTCTGGCTCCTCGGGCTCGGGCTCAGGCTCGGGCTCCTCGGGCTCTGGCTCAGGCTCGGGCTCCTCGGCCTCTGGCTCAGGCTCGGGCTCCTCGGGCTCTGGCTCAGGCTCGGGCTCCTCGGCCTCTGGCTCAGGCTCGGGCTCCTCGGGCTCTGGCTCAGGCTCGGGCTCCTCGGCCTCTGGCTCAGGCTCGGGCTCGGGCTCATCGGGCTCATCGGGCGTCACCTCAGGCTCTGGCTCATCGGACTCGGACACGAGGTCCGGAACCTCCTCATCCGACTCGTGATCATCTGCCGCCTGTGCGTTCAGAGCCTCCTCGATAAGGGCCGAAGCCCGGACCACTGGAACGTCCCCCTCGTCTTCTACCGGTACCTCGTCCTCCTCCTCGTCTTCTACCGGTACCTCGTCCTCCTCCTCGTCTTCTACAGGTACATCGTCTTCTACTGGTACCTCGTCCTCGAATGAGTCGGCGACATGCCACTGAACTGACGTCTTGTCGACGAGGGACAGATCACCGTCTACATAAAGACCCTGGAAGTTCTGGACTACGCCATCGATAATCGTCCACTCGAACGAGCCATTCGCGATACCGCCATGATCAGCCTCGGCGAGCTTATCGCCGAGACGACAGATGCACTTTCCGGTGACGGTATTCTTCAAGTGGGAGGTGTTTTGGTCCCACGTGGCGACGTGAGGGGGGACGCCACACGTCGACTTGACGTAGACGGACCCCTCCTTTGCGAGACATACCTCGCGTGCGTCGTTCACCGACCAAAACTGACCACTCGTAGGATGCCGAATGAGCATTTACATATACTGGGAAAAATCTACAGCTCCTGGTACCCGGGCATGATTGCACCATCCTTCACGATGGTCGGGAAGCCGTGCACAAAGTTGGGGCAAGAACCCGGTGTGCTGCAATCGATAAACTTGTACTCAATCTTTTTGTTGGCGAAATAATCCTTCTGCTTGGTGCACCACGGACAATCGTTGTTGCCGTACATGGTGATTCCGGCCCCCTGGGGCACTGGATCCTGCTGAGGCGGTGCCATTGGAGCGACGGACGGTGCCATCGGGGCATCCATCTTCTCGACCGATTGACCCTTCCACCACTTGTACACAAAGTAAGCGAGTACGGTGAGGATCACGACGATCGAGAACTTCATGACAACACCGTCGGCGTCCATTACATACTGGCGAGAAATTCACTTTAGCCGTACAGCGCATTGACCAGCTGATCCTTGGTCATGGCTGATGCACCGGCGATGCCGTGCCGCTGTGCCATGGCGACGAGCTCGGGCTTCTTCTTGGAAGCCAGGAGCATCGCTGTACCGCGCCCGGTGGCATTGCCATACTTGCGAACCCGACCGTTGGGGCCCTTGTGCAAGCCGAGCGCCACGCGACGACGTGCCACTGCGGCAACATTCGCCGTGTAGCCACGCTTGGCGAGGTTCCGGCCAGCCTTGAGGTTCTTCATTGCGCTGTTAGCACTGGCACGGCTCGCGATCCACTTCGCCTCCCATGAACGGGCATGAGTCTCTGCACTGTTTGCTGCGTAGCCGACCGACGTGAGCTTCGTCTTGAGCATGCGACGAGTCAGAATACGCTGATTGTTCATCGCGTTCGCGTACCCATTCAAAATGGAGTGCGCGCGAGCATTTGACAGATTCCCACGGGTAGGTGAGACACGCGGTGCCGCCGGTGCGCGCGCGGGGGGTACAACAGTGCGACTGACAGTACGTGCTGCACGAGGGGCGCGAGCACGAGCATTACGACCGGCTGCACGATGGGCTGCAGCGGTGGCACGCGCAAGCCGTGTACGTTCGCTGTACGTCATTGCTGGAATTGGTGGAGCAGGTGCTGCCGCCCTGTTCCGGGCGTTCCGGGCGATGACTCGCCGAATCGCCCCGCTGACTATGTTACGCGCCGCCGCACGTGTGGGGGAATGACGGGCGATGACTCGCCGAACAGCCTGGTTGACCACACCACGTGCAGCGAGGCGCGTCGGTGAAGTTTTGGGACGACGACCACTGCTCGATGCGTTTTCGGGAGGGAACATCGCGCGAAGACGTTCCTCCTCTTCTTTAGTCAGGGGTTTGGGACGTGTCGAGAGGTTGCGTCCCGGGCCAGCAATCGGGAGGTACGTGCGAGGAACAGCGACGCGACGTGTCGTCTCGCGAACGATGTTTGCACCGCGCGTGCGCGCGACATTACGTACTACAACCGATCGCGAATTGGTACCACCACGTGGACGAACCGCGAAAGCTGCGCGCGACCGAGGAGACATGCGCAGAAACTCGGCCGCCGTCGGCCGACGTCCCGTGGTTGACACAGACACACCCGGAAGGTTGGCGAGCGCGTTGCTGGCAATGTCAGCGGCGTTACGTCCCGAACGGTTCGACATGACGGCCGACAGACGACCGCGCGTGTTGTTGTTCAGGCTCGTACGGCGACGAGGCGTCGGTGAACGGAACATCGCGCCAGTCGACAGGTTGGGTGACTCACTCGACCGCGTGCGACGCGGTGACGAACGACCGCTCACAAACGGATCAGACAGAATCTGTGCAAACGTCGGGAGACCCGTGTTCAGACCACCCGCCTTTAAGCGGAACGTCTTGACGTGCGTTGAGTTGTAGCCGCGGTACCCCTCCGGAAGCATGCGATTCAAAAACGCTCTCGTCTCGGGAAGACCAGACTTGATCTCTTCGCGGAGCGAATTCAAAAAGAAGTGCAAGTCGTACTTGTACGACGACATCGGCGTGATGCCCACATTCCGGTACGTGTTTCTGTTCACGACTGGGTTAGAGCCACTGGTTGTCAGACGCGACAGACCGAAATCTGCAATCATGAATCGGGGCTTCGCCTTGGTGTCGTCGACGTAGATATTGCCGAGGTGCAGATCGTTGTGACGAAACTCGGGATAGCGTGCGTGGATCTTCTTGAGCGTACCGATCACCTGACGGACAAGGTCAGCCATCAATTTATCAGTGACACGACTCGCCAATTTGCGCATCCACTCCTTGAGTGCACCACCGTGGGCATACTCGCTCACCATCACCTGCTGGTCGTCGTAGTTGAAAATGCTCGGCTTGCGATTGCTAAAGTTGGACAGCGGGATGTAATTGCGAGTCCGGAAAAATTCAATCGGCTTGGGCACGTGACGCGGTGCCACTTTGTACACCGCCTTCTGGATGTCATACTCAGCCCGGGCAGGCTGTTTTCCGGTCGTATGTTTGTCGACCGGGCTCACCTTGATCACCACCTTCCGCTTGCCGGCTTTATCGGTCGAAGCGAGGAACACCGTACCCTGGGCACCCGAACCAATCTTCGCCACACCTCGGCGGATGGTCGTCCGGCCTTTGGTGACGTTGTACACCGTACGGAGACTCCCGTTATTCGCCGGCTTCGTCAGAGCAAAGCCGGTACGACCATTATTCGTCGAATTTTGAAAAAGACGGTTTACCGCCCATGAACTCATATTACACGCGCACATTTTTTTGTCCCTTACACGTCAGCCTCCTCCTCCTCGTACTCCTCATCCTCTGGTGCGTCAATCTCCTCCTCGTCCTCGTCCTCGTCTTCTGCCGCAGCAGCAGGTGCCTCCTCGACACCCACAAAGCTGAAGCCCTTGAGCTGTGTCTTGGGTGCAAACAGAATCTGCTGCAGGCGGACCGATACGCCGCACTTCATACCGATGACCCACACCTGGTTAATCTCGATGATCGTCATCACGCTGCGACCCTTCTCCAGTGTCGCCAGATCGGTCGACTTGCGGTTCGACTCGTACGCCTCGACCGCAAACGACTTGCCGTCGCGAGTCTGCATCACCTTCATGTACAGCGTCTCGGGGTACTTGCCCTCCTTGTCTCGGCGGATCGGAGACGTGTACATGACGTCGCGGATCGTCGCCTTGTTCACCTTCTTACCGAAGAGGGTCGTCGAGTTGGCCTCGACAAAGTCCAGGACGCGCTCATCCAGTGCCTTGAACTGATCGGCAATCTCGGGGTTCGAGTCTAGGGATACACTCAGAGAGTATGATGCCTTACCGGATGCCTTGTCGACAAAGTTGCTCAGACCAAAGGGGTTACGCATGGACGGCAGCTGGAAGATCATCTTCTGCTTGCCAGGCATGTTCAGGTAGATGGCCTTGCCGCCAAAGTCGTTCACCTTGGGTGCGTTGAAGATGACAGAGTTGACATCGAGCTGATCGATCGGACGGACAATGAGCGCCATGGTTCGCTTTCTACTGTATTGTAGGCTGTCGACTTTAGGTGCTTTTTGCCCGAGATGACAGTGGGTTTTTTCTCGGACGATGGTATGGCCGTGCGAAAGGTTCGTAACCGCGTGAACAGCGCGAGCCTTAGTGCGGCTCACGCCACGCTTAAGGCGGCCATAAACAAGAGTCTGACGGCCTACATGAACAACCCTGCGTCACCCGCCAACCTGGCGAATGTGAATAGGGCGACCAGGAATCTGATCAAGGTGTACGTCGAAAACGCCGCCGCGAACGTCAAGCCACCCGGAAACGGAAATGGTAGGAACAAGCCGCTCGCTCTTCCAGCACCGGGCAACGCCAATAAGGGCAACGCCAATAAGGGCAACGCCAATACGTCCCCCCTGAATGCCGGTACGAACCTCTTCAATGGTGGCACTAAAAGCCGGAATGTGAAGGTTAATTTTTCGGCGAAACTGGGGATGATGACGTCACCTAACGAAAAGACGTATCTTTCTCTGAATGCGATGAAAAAATCCGTGACTGAAAATCCCAACCTTGGAAATCAGAGAAATGTCATGCTCAAACAGATTGCAAACAAGAAAGCCGAGCTGAACAAGAAGAGCGCGAACATCCTCACAAACTTCCAGGGGCGCATCAATGCGGCGAAGAATGAATCGGATCTCACTACGATCGTTAAGAATATTTCATCCCGGCGTTCAAACTTGAGCGGCCGAAACACAAATGCTCTTCTGACCAAACTCAGAGAGAAGCGCGGTCAAATTGCAAGTGCGAACGCAAAACTTCGTGCTCAGACGAGATTTCAAGGTCTCGTAGGGAAAGTAGCTGAAGCCGAAAAAGGACGAGGATCTCGTCTTCTAAATGTAGCTGCGACCACCAAGGCTGCCCAGGCGCAGAAGTTTGCAAATCTCAAGGCGATTATAGAAAAACCAGGGGCGTTCACAAGCACGGAACAGAACGTGGTTCCTCTTGTGAGGTCAATCAACGCGAACAGTATTTTGAACAACTCACAGAAAGAGACGCTCAAACGTCTGATCGGAAATAAGCGGTACGCTAAAGTGCGTGCGAATATCAATGAAGCGAAGGGGTACAGCAACCCAGCCAAAAAGTTATTGAATATTGAAAGGCAACTGCAAAAGACCACGGGGAAGTACCTTACGAATGCTCAAAAAACTGAAGCTCTTCAGATGATCAAGAATTTAAAAGGCCCGGGGCCGCCGCCTAATGATCCGAAGAACGGCGGCCCGAACAACAACATGAGCAAGCTCTCACTGAGTCAACTCAACGCGATCATTCGCTTGACCAAGGCTCGTTTGAACAAGGGTCAGGGTGTCAATGGGAACAAGAATCGACTTGCGCGTGCGACCAAGCTCGCAAATGCACTCCGGCCGAAGAAAAAGGGTTTGTTCGGACACATCGGGGGAGCGATCGGCGCCGTCGGTGGCGCAGCCGTCGGAGGTGTCAAGGCGGCTGGAGGGGCTGCCAAGTACGTTGCGGCGGGCACTGTTCATCATGCGTCACAGGCGGTCAAAGCGGCTGCTCCGTATGTCAAGGTAGGTGTCCGGTACAATGGACAGAAGAAGGCGCCCAAGAAGATCCCAAACACAAAAATCGGCAACAACAACAGGAACCGTAAGGCGTTCAACGCAGGTTTCGGAAATGAGCCATGGGCCCGACAACTTTAATCTCCACCTAAAGTAAAATGGGTCTCGGGCTGACTGCCAAGGCTGATTGCGGATGTGGATGCGGCGGTGCCAAGAAAAGCGACTGGGTCAAGGCCAAGTACGCATTCTACTCGGCGCTCGTCTTCTTCCTGCTCAGCAACCCCGAGACGTTCAAGGTGACGCGTAAGGTGTTCTGCGCCATGATCGGCACGGAGGATGGGTGCCCACGCACGGGCGGTCTCTTCCTGCACACACTGGTCTTTATGGTGGTGGTGTTCCTGCTCATGAAGATCGGTGCTTGATTTTCTGAACGTACAGTTTATTCATCAGGCGTGATTGGTGAATGGGACAGGACCCACCCGTCGCTGTACAGATCTTCAAACATTGGGACGTACGACACACAGTCCCTGTTCGGCAATGCGCGCCAATAGCGCATCGCTGTATCCTCGTCGGTGAATACGAGCATCTCCTCGAATTCAGCGCCGTGATGTGGTATCAGTGCCACGAGCCGTAGTTTCTTTTCGGGTAGACCGATCGTCTCCTCCATGTGTCATGGGCGCACCGTGTGTTTAGAACTTTTCTTCCAAGGGCTTCGCCCTTGACTTCTAGAACTCTTCGTCAAACCGGACGGCATCACCCTCCTGCACCATCATCTTCGAGTAGTCACCGACGCGCTTCTCGAAAAAGTTCGTCTTGCCCTCGAGACTGATCGTCTCCATCCAGTCAAACGGATTCTGTACACCGTAGATTGGCTGTTCGCCGAGCTGACGCATGAGCCGATCGGCAACGTACTGAATGTACTGCGTCATCTGGGCGGCATCCATACCGATGAGCTTGCATGGCAAAGCCTCCGTGATGAAGTGGCTCTCGATCTCGACGGCACTTTGAACAATCTTGTGAATGTCCTTCGACGAGCACTTTTCTCTGAGGTGCTTGTAGAGCGTCACGGCAAACTCCTGATGCAGGCCCTCATCGCGGCTTATCAGTTCGTTCGAAAACGAAAGTCCCGGCATAAGACCCCGCTTCTTGAGCCAAAAGATGGCGCAAAACGACCCGGAAAAGAAGATTCCTTCGACGCACGCGAATGCGATGAGCCGTTGGGCAAACGGTGCATCCGATCCAATCCAGGTTTGGGCCCATGCAGCCTTGTCCCGCACGCATGGGACAGTATTGATGGCCTCAAACAGAGCCTGCTTCTCCACGGGGTTTACGACGAGCTTGTCAATCATAAGTGAGTACGTCTCGCTGTGGATACTCTCGTTGAACGATTGGTAGGCGTAAAACGACCGAGCCTCGGCAACCTGGACATCCTTGGCAAAGTTGAGGTCGATATTCTCCATCACGATGCCGTCCGACGCCGCAAAGAAGGCCAGGACCATCTTGATGAAGTGCTGCTCATCGGCAGTCAGACGCACCCAATCCTTGAGATCACCGGCCAGGTCAATCTCTTCGGCCGTCCAGAACGAGCCCACCGCCTTTTTGTACAGCTCCCAGAGTTGAGGGTAACGAATAGGGAATGTTGTGAAACGGCTGGTGCTCGGCATCAAGATCGGATCCTCCATACAAGTGAAGCGACATAAAAGTTTAGACCGTTTCACATGTAGAAATGGAGGCTGTAGGTTCCCGCATCACTTTGACGATCGCCAAGACGAAGAAGCGCACGGTGTTTCGTGAGTGCACCATCTACGAGTATGTCGCTGCGTCGTATGACGTGGAGGGCACCAAGTACACGTACTGGAAGTGCGCGTGCGACGACGGCAACGAGTTTACGATCGACTGGTCGGACATTGTATCAGGTCGGGTTCATTTCCACTCGGAGTAAAATGTCGGGACTGGCGTGTTCCGCAAACCGTTAGCGGAGCGAAATGCGAATCGCAATGTACAGTAGCACGATCAGAATGATCACATTAAAAACGCCCCACATGGCGATATAAGGCATGAGTGCGTTGTTTTCGAGCACCATATTTAGCACTTGTTTCATAAGGGACTCGTCCGTATCTTCATCATCTGAAGACCCCATATGGACGCGTTTCTTAAACGTTTAGGAAAAACCCCGCCGACTGCGACGCAACATCTGTTCCCCCCTGGGTCAGTGACGTGTGTATACGGCCGGCCCGGTATAGGCAAAACGTACATGGTCGAGCACGCCCTGCCTGGTCACGTGTGCGTCGATCACACGATCTTGAAGAGCAAACAGACGACGATCGATTTCTTCGAACGTCTCCAGTACACGAATGCACCGATCATTATCGACGACTGGGAAAGCCTTTCGGAACTCATAGGCGTGCGTGAAATTACAGGCCCCATTTCGAGTGGTCCGTTGGTCATGATCGCACACACGGCCGTGAAGCTCACACCCGAGACGGTCTTGTATGAAATGCCCGTGATGACACCCGAGCAGATTGAGAAACTCGCTCCGACTCATCCGCGCGCAAAAGAGCTCGCACAGGCGTGCCGCGGCGACGTGCGCGCCTTTGTACGAAGTCTGACGCATGCGTCAGATGCACCGGACGCTTTCAAAACGCCGCGTGAGATTGTGACGGACCTCGTGACGTGTACCGAGCCGTCAAAGTACATGACGACGACTCTCCACGAACATGGCTACGTCTGGAACATGCTCCAGGAGAATTACGTCGACACAAAAGGTATTACGCTCGACAAATGTGCCGACATCGCCGAGTCGATGAGCGTGGCTGACATCTACGACACGAAGATTTATGCCGATGGTGCATGGGACACGCTCATGCCGTACTTTGTGCTTCACGGATGCGTGATGCCGTGTCATGTGATGGCGCGGAAACTGAATCCGGTACGCTTGCGTTCCGGGTCCATGTGGACCAAGTTTCAGAATGCATGCATGCGTCGCAAGAAGATACGGGACACGGGACTTTCACACGAAGAACTGCGGACGATCCGCACGTACGTCGAACACGACCAGTACGATATACTCGACGTGTATTCACTCGATGCAGCGTCTATCGACGTCATGAATCACATCGTCATAGGCCAGAAGCTAAAGCCAAAGGTTGTCGAACAGGCAAAGAAACATGTCCGACTCAGAGACGCGTGACGAACGTGAATTTATCAGAGTCGAGGGGAATGACATTTTCTATTACTGTGACGTGTGTGAAGAGTCGGTCGCCGAGCTCATCCACACAGTCAAGAAGCTCGAGCTCGAGGCACGTGTCGGTCTGACGAAGCTCGGTCTGTACAAACAGATGCCCGAAGTGACGATCCATATTCGGAGCGACGGCGGCGATCTGTATGCCGGCTTGGCCGCCATGGATTTTTTGCAGAATGCGGATGTTCACGTGACCACCATCGGTGAAGGGTGTGTCGCGTCAGCAGCAACGTTCATATTTTTGGGCGGAGACGTACGTATCATTCGCCGTCACGCCTACGTGCTCATCCACCAGATTGGCAGTGACCTATGGGGCAAGTACGAAGATCTCAAGGCGGAGATGGTCCAGAATGACCGGATCATGCGCGACCTGAAGAGGATTTACCTGCGCGAGACGAAGCTTCCCGAGCACAAGCTCGCCAAGATGATGAAGCGGGACGTCTATTTGTCGTACCGCAAGTGTGTCAAGTACGGCGTCGTCACGACAGCTTAATACGTAACACGACCATTTTTCCCGCGTATGCCCTTGAATGTATAAGCGCCTGCCCAGTTCATCGCATTTTTTAATGTAAGTTTATTAGCAGGTATTCCACTTTTCTTCATAATCATTCTCATCTTAGACATGAACACGGGAATTGTATGAATGCCCGTACGGTTGCTGTTTACTCCGGTGTAATACACGAATGTAGCTTTCCGCGGCGACGGCGACATTTGATATTAGACGAGAAATTTTCACTCCTCCTTGACTTCCTCAACCTGAGGCGTTAGGATCGGGGCTGCCTCGGGCTGGGCGATGATGCTCGACGGGCGCAGCATGTGCGCCTTGGCCGTCGCCTGCTTGTCCATGTAGCGCTTGTACAGGAAGAACGCGGCGATCGCGATGACCACGACCGCGATCAGGTTGAACATATTAAAGGGTGACTTGTCGAGCATCTCGGTCAGACGGTCCTGGCGAGCGTAATCGACGACGGGTGGGGCGATGGTCTCCATTACAGAAAACTGAGGTTTTGTCTCCACGGGTTGAGCGCACCCTGGAGAGAAGATCAAACACACGATGGTTGACGTCGATCAACTCTTTGCCTTTGCCCAAAAGGCGAAGCGCCCGGTGTTTACACTCGCCGACCACGACAATGAACACCTGTGCCCCCACTGCTCATCGTCTGACGAAATGATTGAAGTGCTCAATCCGTTTGGTGATCCGTGCTACTACCGCGCCGGTACACGGGTCATGAACGAAGACCACTTGCCGACGTGCGTCTCGTGTGGACGAGCCGAGTGGGCGTACATTTCGGACGAGCCTGAGTGGAATGGCAATGCGGATGGCGAGGGCCCTGACATGTGCCGCGTCGGCGCACCGGTCAACCTGACCCTGTACTCTGCGGCATGGGGACAGGGTACGATCATCTCGACCAAGGGGGCGTCGTTTGCGCAGAAACGCATGTCGCGCATCAACTTTCACACGTCGATGAATCACCGTGACCGCTCGCTTCACCACGCGTACGACGACCTAGACCGGATCGGCAAGGCTGTGCTCAACCTGCCCGATGCCGTGATGCTGCAGGCCAAAATCATGTACCGAAAGTTTAGCGAGGAGAAGCTCACGCGCGGTGCGATTCGCGTCGGCATCAAGGCGAACTGCATCATGCGCGCGTGCAGTGATGCCGGTGTGGCTCGTACGACTCACGAGATTGCCGAGGCGTTTGGTATCCCGGCCCGTGACATTTCGCGTACGAGCGACATTTTCCGCGAGACGATTCCCGAACAGTCGACGACGACGAGCGGCGTGACCAAGCCATCGGACATTATCGGTCGCATATTCACCGAGTTGACGTTCATCCCCGAGGAGGATCGCGGTCGCGTGCGCCAAAAGGTGATTCAGGCGTGTCGTGACCACGAGCGAAACATTCGACTCATGGGCAAGACACCAAAGGGTGTCGTGTCTGCGATTCTCTTCGTCACGCTGACGAACATGAAGCTGCCGGTTGACAAGGAGGAGATTCGCGACGCGTGCGAAGTGTCGATGCCGACACTCAACAAGCTCGAGAAGGTTTGCCGCGAGTCGTGTACGTGCACGGGCTGCCACAAGCGCCTCGGACAATGCATCTGCTTCACTTTGTAATAGTCACGTCGGTTACCCGCAACATATGTCTGTTCCCAGACCACCCCGCGCGTCTCACGTCCCGTGTACGAATCAGATATTTCGTCCCTATGTTGACCATGATTTCGTACTCGCCATTCTTGTCCCACTGATTCATGCCGGCGACGAGCAAAACAGGTGATCCAGGAAGTACCGTGATGCGCTGCATAGTACTGCCATATGCGGTCGAGTGTGCGAAGTTGTATGCCGCCGAGCAGAACGAGTTGAGTGTAAACCAATGACCCGGGCGATCCTTGAAAATATCGAACGATGCACCCCGATAAAGAACCATCTTCTTGCGCGATTTAGGTGCCTTGGCAATGATACGTTTGAGATCGAGCTCGTACATTCTGAGTGCCGCGAGCTTCATCTGCGACTGAAGCTGGTTTGTGTTTCTGCAGAACAAATCGTAGCGTTGTTTTTCACTCGTCATTCGTTTGAAATCTTCGATCCATGCGTCGCGGTACCCTTCGGACCCGCTTCGGCGTTTGAACGTTCCGTTGAGAATCAACTCTCGAACCTGGGGCCACAAAGGCGCGATGTGTACGTGTGCTCCGCCATGCCGACCAGGGAATGACGATGGAATAGATCCGCGATACTGGAACGGTCCGATCCACGAGTGAGACCGGTTCGTGTGTGCCTGTGCCGTCCAGAAATCATAGTCGCTCAGATTCTTCACGTACTTGTCCTGACGCTTGAACCAATCGAGGTCGATGTCGCTCGCGCGCGTCGCAACCGCGGTTCCGTCGTCGATCAATGGTGACGTGTACACGGGGACGCTCGCCGTACGCATTCTGCATGGTTTGCGTGGAACGCTCGCGGTTGCGTAACAAAACGGTACGTCCAGTGTCGAACGCACGGGATTGTTCAACCTCGATGACTTTGCCGCCGCAAGACGGACGCGCACGCGCGCTGCTGCATTCTTGAGTCGTTTCTGTACATTGGACCACTTCTTCGGCATGGCGGCGACACGTGCTGCACGCATGGCGTTCAAACGCGAACGGATCGCCGCCAGACGCACGTTCCGTTCAGCCGTCGTGATTCGTGGAGTTGCCGATGTAGCACGGCGTGGACCCGCGGTTGCCGCCGCGCCACGTGGTGCATGTGCCATCCGCGCCGCCGTCAAATTCTTTTCCGCCGTCGTCACGCCCATATTTATGGCACGCCGTTCGAGCACTGCATAGTTTGCGGTCGACAACTTGTTTCTCAACGATACGACGTGGCGTGCACGACCGGTGGGCGTCTTGAGCTTGCCGAGGTGCGTGATTGCTGCTATCAGAGCGGCTGACATCGGTGGCGTGGCGACACGAGGTGCCGCAACAGGCGCTGGAGCTCCCCCAGCCTTTTTGGCAGCGCGTGCTGCTGATGCACGGTAATTCAGCGTGTTCCTGTACCGACCGAGCTCTGTCCAGTTTGGACCGTTCATATTTCCAGCCCGTGAACGTACGTACGCCTTTCGTGCAACTGCAGTCTTGAGCGTGTTCATGTGCGCCTTGGCGTTGTTGAGCACTGTACGAACCGGTGGCGTGGCGACGCGTGGCGGCGTGGCGACACGTGGTGCGGCAGGCGCTGTCGCCTTGGTAAAATCTCGGTACTTTGCACCGGTTGGGCCTATAACATAAAGACCACCGCGTGGACCTTTGAGGATCGGCCGACCCTTGATGTTCTTATCACCTGTGTTCATCCTCCTTGTTTTAGTACTGGATTTTTATTGGCCGGGACGATTCTCGCCACTCGGGAAAGTCGTCAGTCTGTGTACCACAACGCACGAGTCGCTGGGACTTGTACACCGCAGTCACGTACGTGCCGATGATACCGGTGCAAAAGCCAAACACGAATTCCAACATTGAGTTTTAAGGATTTACTACTTTAAATATGTACATGGATACCGATTTTATCGAGTTGGCCACATTCATCAATATGTGGGAGTTGCATGACAAGGAACATCAGGAACGATCTCGCGCGGAATTCCGTCAGTTTATGGTAACTATGGTCGACAAAGGTCCAGAGCATCTAGTGCGGATTTTCAAGATGTATCTGAAAGGCGCCGGTTCTGAGCTTGTTGAAGATACGATCGAGGGGTTTACCTGATGGTCCTTTTTTCTAAGCCGAAAGCATATGACGCACCAGTCACTACGTCTGGCAAGTGCGATTGCCGCAGCCGGTTTCATCTTCACGAGTCGGCCATGGCTCCGTTGGCTCAATACGTTGAGCCCGGAGGCGGGTCTGCTCGTCAAGAACGTGATCATTTTTCTGATTGTCTACGGGCTTCACGTTTTCGTCGATGGCGGAGTTCGACCACCGCACGTACAGGCGCTCGGTCTCCTTCTCGTATATACGGGCTTCATGCTCGTGTTCAACTACCAGTCCCGGTGGATCGAAGAGGCGTCCGCACCTGAAGTGGAGAAGCAAACACCCGACGGTGCCATGTATGAGCGTGCTCGTACGACGCTCGGCCTTTCGCCCGACGTGGCGCGACTCTTTGCATTCGTCCTCGTGCCGTTCGTCCTCGTGTTCGTCGGTTCACACCTGAGACGTGGTACGATCCGTATCGACTAGACGACCACTGAGAGACCTCGTATGAACCCGGGCAGAATCTGTTGGATCGCGTTCCACGCGTACTGAATACGCGGTGATGCGCCTACGAACTCGATCGACCTGATCAAGTTTTCGCCTCGCGTCTCTTCGTGAAGATCCCAAATGATGTCTACGACACCGAGGATGTTCACGCGCGAAAGACGAAGCCCCGAAACGTCTATTCGTGCACGGACGGGTATACCCCGTGCACGAATAGTCTCAATGATTTCAGCCACCTGCTCGTAGCTGACCGGCTGACTCTGAATGTACAGGTCCGTGTCAACGATTACCACGTCATCATCAAGACTCAGCCACGTCGACGTCGTCATCTGATGTAGTCTCCCAATTTTCATCGTCATCAGCCGCCGCGCGTGCGTCGTCCCTGACCTTGAGGATCGCCTCGACGTATGCGCGTCGATCAGCTTCTGGAGGGCCTGCAAACCCTGCGAGCGTCGCAAGGAGACTCTCGGCAATGATGTCCCGCCATGCACTCATCTGTACTTATTTATAAGAAGAAATATCCACCCAAACACGGCGACCCAGCACCACATCGTCGAAGCTGTACCATACTTACTAAAGAAGTAAATGCTCATGAGCAGGGTAATGGACGAAAAAATCAGAGCTCTATGGCTCCCTGAAATCCATAGAGGTGCGAGGAAAAATACAAACCATGGGATCAAAGTGATGTACGAAGGAAGCCACTTCCATTTGAGGTGACCATTCCCACCGACAACCGTCGTGAAGTCAAACTTTTGCGTCATAAGCAGTGCCGCGACATGAGCCTGTACAATGAGCAATATCCTCTAGGATATGGTTTAAGGTTTGTGCTGACGTGGCGTATAGGGGCTTCAACCTTAAACCGGTTTAATAGACCTCTTCGTCGTCAACCAGGTTCTTGTGGTCTAAACAGATAATCGGGTATTATACCAATGGTTATTGTGCTCGTTATAGGTATCGTTATCATCGCCATCTACTGCTTTGCGATGGGATATTTCATTCGATCCCATGAAAAGACGAAAGGTTGGGAAGGTATTTAATACACTGCGTAGCCCGCGAGCATCTTGTTGCGAAGGGCCACGTCACCTGCAACGATTTTACTTTTTCACATTTGGCATATTCGGCAGCTTCTTCGCTATCAGGTTGCCCACGTTCTGAACCACACCAGTCCCTTTTTTCATTACGTTCTTCCCGAAGTTCGTCCCGTACGTGACAATGCCAGGAACGCGGTTGATGCGGCTGCGGCTGCTAGATGGCATTGGTACCTTCTACTGGGAAAAAAAGTTGACAGATATTACCAAATGGCTCCGATCCCTACCAACTTTATGAATGCCAAGCGCCGCGTGATCCACATCACGAACCGCGGCAAGTACATCGCCGGGTCGACGTACAACCCCAAGGCGAAGTTCTACCGTAACCCAGGTGGGGCGGTCGTGTCCACTCGCTACGCCAACCTGACGACGATCCCACAGGCGATCCGTCCCAAGATTGATCGCAAGGCGCGCTCGAACGCCGGTCTGACCCGTGGCAAGTATGCGGCACGTGAAGGTGGCGTCGTCGTGCGCCACGTCAAGCGCAAGGCGTACATCGGCGCCATGATGGAGGGCTATGTCAAGCCGCCCCGTAAGGTGCGCTCCAACAAGGGTGTCAAGCGTGGCCCGCGCAAGGCCAAGGCTGCGTCGGCTTCCACGAGCCCCGCAGCCGCCCGTAACCAGCTGGCCGTCAAGCTGCAGCGTTACCTGAACGCCAACACTGCGAATAAGTCGATCCTCTCCACGGCCAACCTGGCAAACATCAACCGTGCCGCGAAGCTGCTCAAGATCGTGGCTGGCAACGGCCAGGGCTGGCGTTTCACGAAGGGCTCGTCGGCCGGCAGCTACAAGAACGTGAGCAATGGCACGCCGCGACGCATGACCCGCTCCAACATCCTGCAGGCGATCCACAACTACGGTCAGGGGAACAGCAACAAGAACATCAACAAGCACGTGCGTGAGTTCCGCGCCCCGACCCCGAGCCACCTGTGGATGTAAACTAGGTTTTGTCCACACGGGTCAAGCGCCCACCACTATAAGACCACTCACACAGACGTCGTAATGGCTTCCTGCACGACTCCTCCTCCCATGGTTCCGATCGTCGAGTGCCCCGGTGCTCCGCGCAAGCCTCCGCGCAACAACCCCGCGGGTGAGCTCGAGCGCGTCGCGGATGACATTCAGCCGTTCGGCATTTATCCCGAGCACATGGATCGGCTCGCACTCATCGGCAAGGATATAGTCCGGATCTACAGCCCAGCCCCGGATTTTATCGTTGCTCTTCACGAGTTTGAAGACTACTTTGAGCGCTGGGGCGTGTGCTCCGATACGTTCTGTAGCTTCCATGGCAAGTGCATGGAGGTGTGCGGCCTCACGACGCAGGATGCAGTGATCATCGATGAGGCGGACGACGGCGAGCCGGAGGTTTCCAGTGCAGTACCGATGTCTGATATCGAGCGGATCGCCACCATCGATCCGCTCTTGGCGCACTGCGCCGTCATAGTCAATGACCCGGTTCAGACGTCCGCCATGGCCAAGTTTGCAGAGGGGAAGATGAGCTAAGCCGAAATGTGCGGGCTCTGCGACTGAGTGTGTAATGAACCCATTTTTTTTCCAAAAACAACGTTTTGTCCGCACTAGTCGCCCGCGTTCCACTGTACATGTACACCCACTACCAACGAACAAACCTCTTCCGCCATGGCCATCGATCGCGACGTCATTATGAACTCGATGGATACGCGCATCAAGCTGACGCGCGCTCATATGAGCGCGCAGCCACAGCGAATCACTGAGGCTGCAATGTGCATGGAGGAACTTCGTGCCCTCCACGAGACGCTCATGATCTTCGACACCCAGTTCACCCCCGACATGATCGCCTATCTGAACGATGTTGACTAAGCCCTTGTAATATCTCATTCACTATTAGATGACACTTATTGTCCACGTCCACACGCAAGTACACTATCACATCCACCTCATCATGCGTCAGACTTACGTGAAGGGGCTGACCCATTTCGATATGAAAGAGCCGGACCGAATGTACTATGATAGTTTACCAGGTATACCCCCCGTATATGCTCTCGCCCCTGATTTCGATACAACCACTTATCAGTTTCATGTACAGTACTTGATGCACATACACGTCTACCCTAACTCATTTTGAAATCTCGTATTGACCATGTAGTAATGCACGTACCGTTTCACGCAAAACCCAGGTTTTGTCTGCACTGGTCACCCTCTTCGTCTCTGCCACTTACCCATTCACATACACTACCAGCCACCATGCCGTCCGTGTTTCCGACGAACGCTCCCGCCGAGTTTGTTCC